TTCTTTTGGTTCTTCTTTTGGTTCTTCTTTTGGTTCTTCTTTTGGTTCTTCTTTTGGTTCTTCTTTTGGTTCTTCTTTTGGTTCTTCTTTTGGTTCTTCAGCCTCAATTAAATATTCTTGTGTTAGCATAGGTATTGTTGATTCTTCTAACCCTTCATATTTGTCAGCAATTTTATTAACGGCTATATTCCATTTTTTAATAGACGAAACAACGGGACCATTCCATAAATCTTTAACTTTATCTACTACTTTTTTAACAACCTTTTTAGCACCATCCCATGCAGCTTTTCCTGCTTTTTTAATACTATCAACAAACCCTTCTTCTAACTTTTCATCAACCATTGATAAAAATAGCAAAGCTTCTTTTTTAGTTTCATAACTCATTGCAGTTTCAAATAATTTATCCTCGACAATTTCTATTGGAAAACTACTTTCCATTAAGGAAGTACTTCTAATTAGTTGTTCAGCAAAATATTCTGCTTTATTATCTTCAAACGTATTAAGTTTACTAAAAATGTTTCTTAATTTAGCCATAATCTAATTTCCTTTTAATTTAATACCACAGGTTTTAACCCATTTATCAATTCTAGCTTGTTCATACTTCCAAACAGAATTTATTGTTTTTAGTGTTCTTTGTTGAACTAATTGATATGCTTCTTCAAAAATACTCTTTTGAAGATCATTCATTCCATTTACAAATTCATCAGTAATTTCTATACGTTGCCCTTCTTTTAAAGCAGAAACATTATTATTCTGAACTGTTACAAATAATTTAATATCATCTATATTTTCAGATAAATCTACTTCTACCTGAGCATCAAAACCTTGATAAATAAATGGTTCAGGCTTAACCTTAATATCTTCCCATAATAGGTTTTTTGCCATTTGTAAATATTTATACTCTAGCTTATTTATTTTAGCATATTCATCAGCTTCTTTTAAAATATTTTTAACATTATTGATAGCTTCATCTACTGTTTTACACTCATTTAAGTTTGTATTCTGATACTTGCTTAAAAACCCGCTATTATTAGTTACTAATTTATCTTGTAATTTTCTTAAATTCATTATTTACCTCTTTACTTTATTAATTCTGTCCATTGTTCAAATGTTAATTCACCTTCCGTTCTAGTGAAAAAATCTGGGTCTAACTCATATGCTAAATTTAACAATTCCTCATCCATAATTGTTGGATCAACAAAGAATATAGCTCTAATATCAGTTTCAATTGCCGCTTTAGCCATTTCAATATCTTGTCTTTCTACCCATTGTAATGCTGGAGCAAATGATTCCAAAGCAGCCATAATATAAGTTTTTGTGAGTGTTTTAAAATACTCTAAAATTGAACCATCTGAAGTTAGTGCTGCTACTTTAACTTCGGTACTAAATTTTTCTTCCCATCCGTCATAAAATAACATTAATTGACCGGATAATGTAAATGATGTTATAAATTGTTCGTCTGTTGGTTCATCAATCTTAAATATATATCCTGGCTCCTGAGTAATTATCTCCAAAATAATATCATTATCATATGGCTCTGTTATAAATGGTATGGCTTTAGTACCTATTGAAGATAATGCTGAGGTTTGTATTGTTTTTGTTTGTTTATCAGAAGGAACAAATTCAATAGCATACCCATTTCTTTGAACAGCATCTAAATATTGTTCATCTGTTGGATTCTCTATAAATTGAAGTGCAATACCATCAACCTTAAAGGCGTAGTCTATTAAAAATGCTCTAGGATAAGGTATAAATTTTAAAGCTAAAATATTTTGTTCTACAGCAATTTTTATATTCCTCAAGTCCTTTTTTCTTAAATACTCTAAAGCGAGTCCATTTGTAGGTATTAATGACTCTATCAACTTTTTATCATACGGTAAATAATCTAATAAAGTTATATCTAATTTTGTAGCAAATTCTATTAATTCATAACTAGGATTTTTTATAAATCTAAAAACTTGAGGATTTTTTTCTATTGTCCTATATAATATTTCATCAGTAAGAACTGGATCATCTATAAATTTACTTATCATTTTTGGTTCATATTCTACAATATATTCTATTAACTCTGGATGATAATCAGAAATCAAATCAACTCTTCTTGCATCTATATTCAAAACAATTTTATCCAAATATAAATTTTTAATAGCTGCATTTTCATATGCTTCAATATTTTGTTTAATAGCAACCTCTACTATTGTTTCTGTTTGTTCTGATGGTGGTATGTACTTTAATAACATACCATTTTGATTTAGAACCCAAATTTTTAAGTCGTCTGATAACTTTGTAAAATATTGAATTGTATTTAGATCTGTTGATAAAGCTAGTTTTATTAATGCTTCATTTGGTTCATAAACATACTGAATTAAAAAAGGGTATTGGCTAATAATTTCTTCTAAAAATGATATAGTTAGTATATTTCTATCAACAAATTCAAACGTTGTTGGATCCACCTCGATAACTTTTTTAACAAAATCTAAATCATATGGCTTCATATACCCAAGCCATGAAGAATTAATATCAACTAATGCAAGTAATAATTCTTCATCTAAATCAGCAGAAATTTTTTTAGGATTACTTGCATAGTATTTGTAATCTTTTTCATTATATGCCATTAACTCATACCCTTTGTTTTTCTATTATTTATTATATAAATGTATTTTGTATTTTGTATTGGCGATGATTTCCTTAAACTTGTTAAAGTCTGCTAGTTCCTCTAAAGGTACTTGATCAAAAAATTTAAAAAACATTCTAAAAACCTGATATAAATTACTAGTAACTGGTTGATAACTTATTCTCCACTCACCATTTACAAATTTTTCTTTCTTTTCATATAACCCGTCGTTCGGATCTAACCAATAAGTTTTTTTTGAAATTACTTTATTATATTCATCTTTATGCAAAGCAATAATAATATTATCTATGATTTTTTTAAATAAATTTCTATATTCTGGATCAATAATTTCAAAAAATTCACCCCAATTTTTAATATGAATATCTTCATTATTTTTTAAATTTTCTACCGTTTTCAATGCAGCATTTTCTACAAAATAAATTACCATTTTAAATGGTTGTGTTTTTAATTGTTTTTTACCGTTATGTCTAGGATATTTCATATCTAATTTTCGTTCTGAAGGTATAACTTCAAAATCCAAACTATCTTTCTCCAAATTCATAACAACATCATTAAAAGCATCTTTTGGTACCTTAAGCTTTATTGTTTTATCATCTACTAATTCATAATTAATTTCTAATTTTTCAGGTATGTATTTTACCCTGAAATCTGAAATTGAATATTGAGCATAATCTCTAATATCCATTTAATCTCCTTTAAACCCATCTCTCAGGGTATTTATTCATATCTTCTTTTAAAAATGAAGAATTTTCTAAATCTTCATTCATTCTTTCTAAGGTTTTATGCAATCTATTTTCACTTTCTAAGGATTTTTTAAAATCTATATAAAAACGTTTAAATGCTTCTTGTTCTTCAGTAAATACTAAAATAGGGTCACCGATAGCATGATCATCACCATATCGATTTTCTATAAAATACTCTGCTAATGCTTCAGGATCTAGGTGATATGCTCTTTCAATTTCACCTGGTTCATTAACATAACTTATATCATAAATATCTTCAGGCTCTATTTTTACTATTCTTTGTACAGGATGATAACGTTTAAATGTTGCAGATATTGATGTCCAATAATTATTAGGTGTTGCACGAAATGAAATTTGAGGTATAACAAATAAAGGTGTGTCATTAGCAATAACTTGCAATTGTTCTAAAGTTGTAATTTCCATTATATCTCCCCCATAACTTTAAATGCTTCTAGGACGTATTCTGCATCATTTGCTGCATTATGTAAGTTAGAACTCTCTATATTTAAAAATTTTAATAGTCTTTCAATACTAACATTATCATCTTCACCCATTAATGCTGCACCGATTTCTGCAGTATCTAAATATTCAATATCTAAATTTACTCCGTTAGCTTTTAAGACCTTAAAGTCATTTGTTAAACCATGTCCAATAAATAGATCAACTTTATTAATAAATTTTTCTTTAAATTCTTTTATAGCTAGTTTAAGTGGTTTTGTTTTTGAATCTTTTCTTGCATACCTATTATTTTTAGAAAAAATTCCATTTTCATAATTGAGATTATCTTGGACTACAATATGAGTAGTTGTGGTACTGCCATTATAATCCATTATAGACCAACCGAATTCTAAAATACGATTCATATCTCGTTCCCAAAATTCTAAATCAAACGAACCGATAAATTGTATTTCTCCAGATTTTATCTTTCTCACACAATCTTTTAACTTTAAAATATTTGATTCTCTTTTAGCACTAGCTAAATCTTTAACTTGTTGCTTTTTTTCAGCTAATTTTTGCTTAATATAAATATTATCTTTTAATAATAATTCATCAGTTTTATTAAAAATTTTGGCATGAATTGGTCTTATAGATTTATTAATTTTCTTCTCAATCTCTTTTTTAAGTTGAAAACCAAACTGTGATGGTACATAAGCTTTACCATCATACCACAAATATTTTAAATCTTGGTGTTGATCTACAAAACTATTAAAATAATCGTTTATTTTTGATTTTAAATGCTTATGCTTCCCATATTGTTTTAATACATTATTATGCACATGACTTAAAGAAATAAATTCCATTGTTTCACTTTATTTTTATTTTTTATACAAAATTATCTAAGTACGGTGTTAATGCACTACGAAATTTAAAAAAATTCTGGACCTGCTCATTATCAGATATATTAATTTTACTAGTTAATAAATCTATAAACGTTCCTTCAAGTACAGAACGAGGATAATTAATCAATTTTAAATAAATATCAGGGTATTCATTTTCAAATATACTCATAAGTTTATTGAATTGGGTATCATCCATTTGTACACTTTTAAACTTTTTTATACATACTATTATATTCTTTAACAACTTTAGATAATTCTTCTTCCAACATTTGAATTAATTCATTTATTTCAACCCCATCAATCATTAAATCAACCTTAGAAACTTGCTTTGTTGATTCTCTTTTGTCATTCAACATTTTAATATCTGATAATCTGGCTAATTCATCATTAATTCTTTTCATCTTATTTTTAAGATAATCAGGACTGTCAACTTTTTTAGGTGTTGTATCTTCTTCTAATAGACTTGTAACGATAGTCAATGCACCTAATGCTACAGCACCTAATGCCGCTATTGGTAAAATTCTTAAACTCATATTTTTTTCCTTTTTTATTATATTATACATTATACAAAATTTAATCATAAATATAAATAAGAAAATAAGGAGTTAAATATGACATTGAAAGAGTTAAATAAACCTATTCTTGAGGCTAGAGGACGTATTACTATGACTGATATGGAAGTGTTTTTAAGGTTTTAATTCGTGATCAAAAATTTAAAAAATACTTAGAAAAAACTTTTAAACCTCGTCATCCTAATGCAACTGTCGATTATCAAAAAGCTTTTTTAATGAACCCATTATCTAAGATTAAAAGTACAGCAAAGAATATTATAGATACGGTGCTAGGTCGAGAATATTTTGAAAAAAAATACCAACAAGAATTTAATCAATTACAAATCAATCCTCTTACTTGGTAACTATTTTTTCTGATAAAGTGGATGTTTATAAGGTGTGGGATGTGTAGCTTTATAAACCATACCACTAATAATCCCTAAGCTCAATAATCCTATTAATAGCCATTTTATTAAATCATTCATAATTCTTCCTCCTATCTTTTTAAATCTAAAGTAGTTTGTAATATTTCATCAGCTGTTTGTATTACTTTGGCTGTGGCTTCATATGCTCTTTGGTATCTCATTTGCTCCAAAAATAAGTAATTGTGAAGATTAAACCGCTTATAATAATTATAGCAAATAAGAAATTAATCAAAATCCCAATAATATCTTTTTTAGGCTTTGGCACTTTAACTTCTTTTTTCTCTTTGGTTCTTTTTTCATATTTTTTGAGTGAATCTGTTGGCATATCTAAATCCTTTTAAATAAAGGGAGTTTAAACTCCCTCCTCCTTTTTTAAACAGTAGTTCCTATTTGAGTTACAAAATCAATAATTTGTTCACCTAACATAGGATCACAAAATAAAATATAAGCCGCCCCAAACAACCCTAAAATAATACCAATAACGAATTTCTTTTTTAAATCAACTAGCATAAGAATCTCCTGTAAATAAAAGTGCTTTCAATTTTAAAAAATATCCAGCAATATTATTTATTTGATTTTAAAAGATTATTTTTTAATAAATAAAAGAAAAAAGGACTATCTATGGCTTTATCATTAAATCTCTCATTAAGTGCAAGAAAGAATATTATGAAATGGTTGGAAAAATTAAGAGAAGATGGGATTGGTATCAAACAAAGTGCTATATCGTTTTTTGACCAAGGAAATAATTATAAATCTATTGCTCGAAAAGAATTATTTAATAAAACTAGCGAAATGATTATAGATGCGATTCGTAATTCTGGACAATCTATTTCATCAACTCCAACAGGAAGATATGCCATTTCAGCAGCAAAATTAAAAAAAGTGAAACCTGAGCATTTTAGTGATGAACTTAAAGAGTGGGCAATTGACGAAGACTTAAATGAAATATCTTTTTCAAGTCCATTTACGGTAGGTAAATTAACTCAACTGGATAAAGAAGGGAAATTAGAAAATTTTGACCATATTAAAATTTTTGAAGAATTTGGAAAGTTTAGAAATATACCCGCAATGGAATGGCTTATAAAAAAATATGGAGCAGACAATTATCCTTGGAATACTTTTGAAGACGGAGGATTCAAAGGAAGAATTGTACAAAAGATATTATATGATAATTTAGATGAAAAAATTATTAATGAAGAAATATTGGATCTTTATATGAAGTATGCAATTATAAGGCCTTCAAACATAGCCGAACACCAAACAATTCCGCCGGTTTGGATTATAGCTGAAAATAATGATAAAATCATAAAAAAATTAGTTAGATATATAGGATTCTCTGAAGATACAACCGGTGACTCTTTAATAGGAGAATTGGCATCGTTTTTCCCAGATAAAAAAGATATATTTTTAGATAATATAACATTTATCGATAACGAATGGGAAGAACTAGCTAAAGGCTTAGTCAAAAGAGTTGATAATCGAGGTTTAGGTATGTGGGAAGATCTAGTTATTGCACTAATGGAAAAAAGTGATAAATTTAAAGAGGTCTTAACCAAAGAAACTGATTGGGAATATTATGAAGATGTTTTAAAATTACTTCCTGAAGTTAGAGAAATTTTTATATTCTAAAAAAGAAAAATATTCTTTACTTCATCTGGAAGAATTTCAAAATCTTTTTTCTCTATAGCTATTTCTTGCATCGCTTTACAATTCTTAACTAATTCCTTCCGTTGCTTTGGAGGAAAACTATCATAAATATTAAAAATGGTATCTCTCATAACTGCACGATTATTGATTAATACAATTAAATACTTCGTACTATAAAAACGACCATCATAATTTGGTTCTAATGGTATAAAGCCAGAAAACTCTTTAAGAACCTTTTCTAAAATTCTTATTCTTTTTTCTGTTGCATTTGAATTTAATAATTCTTGCAATATATGTTTTTGGTTAGGTCCATGTAAGTTAGTGTCAACACACAATGATAATAAATACTCAACAGCTTCTACATTCATAGCATTGATTGCATGACCCAATGGAGTTGTAGCATTGTATGATGAAAGCCCTATAACAGAATTTAATTCTTGTGTTGTTAAGTCATCAATAATTTGTTTAAGAGGAATTGTAAGCTTTTTATTAGAAGCATCTAATGCTTTTAAAAACACTTCTACGGTGGGCATTTTAATAGTGGTACTAGTAGTATATTCTCCTTTAGTTTCAAATGAAGTACTAGTATATGAAATATTGTCATTATCGATTGTTCTATCAATTTTATTATTATAAGAATCAAACCAGCCGCTCATAATTCCCTCTCATTTATTAGTGTGTTAAATTTTTAATTTTTTGATTTAGATTTGCTATATCAGATTTAAGTCGTCTATTCTCTTCTTCTAATTGTTTATTCTTTTGTGATAGTTTCATAAGCTCTTTCTCTTTATTTTTTATAGCATAATCAATAAGCTTTTTTCGGGTTTCATCCAATCGTTCTATCTCTTTTTGAACTCGTATAATCTCTTTCAATTCATTCATTTTATCTCCTAAAATATAAAAATATCCTGTGCAGTTTTTAAACGTTCCTTAAATGTTTCATCATAAATCTCATATCGATCCATTAAAAACAGATAATCCTCAAGCGAATTTCCAATATTAATAGTTATTTTATCTATTTCAATTAATGAATTAGACCAGTAATCTGTATTATTTTCTACAAAGTCTTTAAATTCTTTAAAAGTTTTATCAGCTAATTTAATTTTATTCAGTTTAAAGTCATTTATCACCCGTAATACAAACTCACCTTTCAATACATACACAGAATCATTATTTTGGGCAACAATTATTGTAAGTGCATTTTTTGAAAAACCCATTAATTGAGATTTAATAAGCAAATCTTTCATATACACTTCAAGATTTTTTTTAGCTTGTTCGTACTCTTTTTTAAAATTAGTAGGGTCATACAGTTCATCAACATCAATATTATTATATCCCATTGAATCTATTAGTAATGCATACATTGGCTTTATAGGACCAATAATAAATTTTTTATCTTCCGTACTAGGGATACTAAAAGGATCATGATAATAATCTTTAAATGATGTCATGAATTGTCTCCTAATTAATTTATCTTATTTATCCCAATTTTTCATATCTTCTAATAAGTTCTTTTTCATTATTATATTCATTACCTAAATTTAACAACATTACAGCCTGTGCGGCTTCGGAGGCTGTTAAACCACGAAATTTACAATATCCTAAAATTTTAAAAACAGCTTTATAGTTTTTACCAGCCCCACATTCTAATGCCAATTCATTAAATTTTCTATCATTAAATCTTAAATCGTGGGGTGATGGAACTGTATAACCACTATCTTCTAACATTTCTCGTTGGGTTATAGATCTTATATAGTTTCTAAGACGTTCTCTTTTTGCTTTTTTCTTATAATTGTATTTTTCTTTTTTCCAAGCTGGCAAAGGATTCAGACGCTCACCTTCTATTTTAAAACCTCTCTTTCCAGCTAATCCTATATAACCTCTCCCACATTCGGTAGTACTAGTATCATAATTCAAACCAATAATATCACCCAACCATCTATAAAAATATGTATATTCTTCAGGACTTTCAAAGGTTATTGGTTTTTCTAACGGTATAAAAATACGATATTTCTCTTTTTCTTCTGTCCAGCCTGATGTTTGTAACACCATTGTTTCAACTTCACCAAGCATGTCTATAATTTCATCAGCAGTATCACCTTCATCAGAATCATATATCAATAAATCAATCTTAGAAAGTATTGCATTATCAATTTTTCTATAATTTCTTTTCCAATAAATAGGAGCATAAACTACGTTTCTAGAAACTATTTCATATAATTCTTCTAATGTTTCAATATTATGTCTATCAAAGTGTTTAACAGATTGCATCATTATAAGATGCTTATCTGTTTTTTCTAAAGTAGGTTTATTAATTAAATGAGGGTGTGTACTAAGTTTCATACACTAAATTATACAAAAATACCTTTTTAAACTAATAGATTTTTACTTAGTAAATCCTTGTCTAAAATATCTTTTATTTCTTTCAGGGTTAAAGTTTTATATTCATTAGTTATCTCATCATAAACATCAACCTTAGTTTCTTCGTCAAGACATTCAAACTCAACTTTAAATTTAACTGGATCATCCAATGTTTTCTTTTCTCGTTCAATCCATTCAGGGGTATTTTTAGTTGGGTCTATCCAATAAGGTACAAAAAGAGGTTCAAACTCATTTTTTGGTTTGTTTTTTCTAAGATATGTCATTTCCTTCTTATCCCATTCCATACCAGAGTTTTGCCAAATCTTTGCAAATAAATCTCTTGAACCATTTGGTGTAGAAGTAACAATCATTTTACCTCGAGTTGCTGAAAGAGCAGGAGCAGTACCAGCCATAAATTCATCTTGAATCCTATTTGGTATAAATGCCATTTCATCGCAGTTGTGTGAAATAAGTCCATTAGTGAAGTATCTATGATATTCAGATTCAACTTCAACCAGATCGTAAACTTTTTGTATCGAACCCTCTTCAATCGTTTCAACTATTTCTGTTCCATCTTCTGAAATGATTGTATCGTTAGGCATTAAATACTGCAATTCAATAAATTCATTCTTTTTTAATAAAAGTCTATGAGTCTCACTTCCAGTCAATTCTTTACCAGATTGAAATTTAACTGTTAATACTTTCTTCTCTAATTCAATAATACCTGAAAAGTCACTCCATCCATCTGGAGTAAGTACTTCCCACTCTAAAATTTCCTTCATTAAAAACCCCATTTTATTTTTATTTATTCTCTAATCCTATCTAAAATAAAAAACCTTAGACAGATTCTAAGTTATTTTTTAATAATTTCTAGATCATCTATAATTGATGCTATTTTTTGTGTAGTGTTTTTAATATCGATAATTCCTGACATTTTTTCATCCTCTGTAAGCCATTTAATATATTGAATATTTAGATCAAATGGTTTAAGTTGCTTACCATCCTTATCAATTAATTTTATCTTACCATCACCCAAACTTTCTATACCTACTTTTAATTTCTTATCTATAATCTTAGTACCTTTATCGAATATTTTAGATAATCCGTCTAAATCTTTCTCTGATTCTTTTTTGGAATCCATTTCTTTTTTCTGTTTTTCATACGTTAAATCTTTAATTTTCATCGTACGTGTTTTTCGTTTTTTAGGATCTAAACTATCTAAACTACTTGGTCTTTTTGAAAGAGGGATTAAGCTTTTTAAGCTTTTCTTACCTAATGCTATAGTTTTTATTGATCTTAATTCATGAAATACTTCATCAACTAAATCCAAATTTTTTAATGGTATTTTCTTTTTTCTTTCAGAATCATAAAATAATGGCATTTCTTCATCAATTGCATTAAAAAACGTATAAGGATCATCATAATTAAATATTTTTGTTTTACCTTTGCTATGCTTTTGAACTTCAATTCTAACAACCATAGCTTTAAGTATATCATTATATTTTTCAATCCATTTAACAAGATTTTCTTTTTCTTTTTTTAATAATTCTAATTTTTCTTTATTATCAACCGAATTAAATTTTTTATCCAATATAGCTAACTCATGAGGAATACGTTTTAAACGTTTGAGTATTTCATGGAATCTTTCTGTCTGCTTTTTATATGTTGTTATAGTAAATGTATCCGTTTTAGAATAAAAATTAGCAGTTCTCTTATAACTTTTTTTACCAAATACATCATTGAATAATTTTTGATTATACTCAAGTATTTTATTGATTTTATTAATTTTTTTATCGATTATCATTTTCATATAATCAAAATCTTTTTTATATTCACTAGTTAATTTTCCATCAATCATCAACTCCGTTAAATCATATTTATATGTGTATAAGTACTCTAATTGTTCTTGCATTTTTAAGAAATTTTTCTCTTTTAATGCCTTTTTAAGTTTATTTAATCTACTTTTAAATGAATTATTAAAAGCAAGTTTAGCTAAGTTTCTAAGTCTTGTCATCTCGTGTTCATCTGGAGTTGCTTTTTTGCGGTGCCATTGAAATGGAATGCTATAATCTCCCTTATTATCTACGAATGGACTTTTATAATGTGCTAAATCTTCATAATCATCGATATTAACTTCATTTATAAGATCTTTAATTCTCATAGTTTTAATCCTTTTTCTTTTATTTATTATAATTTATAAAACCTTTATAACTGTTTTATTTTAGAGACTAATAGCTTCGATGAATTTGTTCTTCTATAACTAATCCCTTTCTTAACTTGCTTATCATACGGTGGCTTTCTTCCTAAATCAGTATATTGTTCTACTGTTGGATCTATTATAATACCATCTTGTGTTTCTAACCAATAATGGATGATATTGTCATCGTCTATTGCTTTTCTTAATTTATAACCCGCTTCTTTTCCACCTAATAAATCATATAATGCTAGTGAAGCATGATGACAATGGCCATACATAGGATTATCTAGTTTCCCATCTTTATAATGTGAAGGTATCAAATCATCAGTTAAATTTATTCTAACTAAATCAAAATATTTTTTCTCTTCTTTATTCATTTTTGTAATCACCTTTTGATTTTTCCATTCAAAAACATAATTACCACAATCCCAAATTCTATCATACCCATTAATCTGCATATTTTCCCATGCTGTTAGTTCAGGATTGAATTTTTCTAATTTATCTTTCTGTTTATGCTTCTGCCAATTCAATCGTGACTCTCTTACACCTTTATTAATTATAAAAAAATTAGGGTTTGATTCTCTTGCTTTCCTAAAACCTATTTTTTCATAAGTGACCCCATTAGAATATCTTCTATCAGCATAAGTAATTACCGATTCAGGATTATAATTTCTAATAAAATATTTCCATAATTTACTTGCACCACCTATAATCTGATAACCTTGTTTTGATGCAAATCTATGCATCTCATATTGAAAATTCTTATTATATCTACTATGACCAAATGTCATAACTTGGATTAACTCATTATTATAAAATAACCCTAGTTTGACTTTTGAAATATCAGTTCCCTGAATATGATTTTCTTCTAAAAAAATATCCTTAGTGTTATTATCGATTTCCTCAATAATACATTTTCTAGCATATATTCTATTAGTGAATAAACCCAATTTAGCTTTAATTATTGATTTTACTATTTCCTTTTTAAAAACCCATTCATCTTCAAAGATATGAAGTAGTTGCACACCTTTTTCTGTACATTTAATTGTTTTTTTAATATGATAATTTTTATCTTTACCATTTAATTCTGAATGCCAGTACAAACCATTAAATTCAATAGCTAGATTTTTTGAGGGTATTAAAATATCTAGTTCATACGGAGCAATCAATATCCTATCATTCATCAAAATATCAGTTTGGAAACTCTGAATAAAAGTTACTACTTCATTTTCTAATAATGATACACCATCAAATATTAAGGGATAGCATGTTAAACATCGAGGTATAACTTTATTATGATTATGTGCATCAAATACACTATTACATGTTTTGCATTGCCATTTAAGCTTATCAAAACTATCACTTAAATTGATATAATCATCTACGGTAAATAATGGTTTTACAGGATAGCTATCAGACATTAATTTTCTATAATAATATTTTCTTTTTTTATCATTCTTAAATTCTGATGTTTGGTTGTAATGATCTACACCAAAATTCTTTTGCATATTTTCCTTGTACTTATCTTTTATAGATTCTGATCGCATAGGTATAGAATCACCATATCTCTCAAGCATAGTACTCTTGTATTTTTCTCTTACCTTAGTAGATTCTAGTGGATTTTCAACACCGTACTTTTCTAAATTAGTTTTTTTAATTTTCTCAACAACGTCTGGATTTTCTAAAGGTGAATTATAGCCCGTTTTAGCTAAATATGTTTCTTTAGTTTTTTCTTTAATGATTTCTGATTTAGCAGGATTATCTACACCATATTTTTTTAAATTTGTTGCTTTAGTTTTATTTTTAATCTCTTTATTCTGCTGAGGATTTTCAACACCGTACTTTTCTAAATTGGTGAGTTTAGTAGAATGATTTTTCCCACACCCCTTAGCAAAACCATTAGCAACACTTAAAAATTTTCTTTCTAATCCACATTCATTGTATGGACATTGTTTAATTTTATCATTGTGGATGAATCTAGCTAAAGCTTTTTTAAATTCAATTTCATCATAATCAATACAAATTTGATTTTTTAAATCATTTGAAAATATTTTAGTCTGTATAGAAATTTTTTTATTGATTTTATTTAAGAGTTCTACTCTAATTTTTTCAGGATTTGACTTATAATCTATCAATTCAATCATACAAATAAATCCTTTTTTAAATATAATTATACAAATTACTTGTATTCATCATTTAAATATAAATCCTGAATATCAATTTCTCTTATTTCTTTTGTTATTTTATTTCTAACTGTTATCTTTGTTTCTCCATCTACACAATATACAATTTTTAGAGATTTACCCCTAGCAGCATTAGCAGTCGTAGCTTCAGCAATAACTCTCATACCATTATCAAAAGTTATAGATGTTTCGTTATTTTTCACCATTCCAGCTTTCATCCACATTGGCATAGAGAAATACATATCTCTTAATCTTTTTAGAACTTCCATAGAGTGACCTTGTTTGTGTGCAACTATAAGAATATCCCCTTTTGATTTTGGAAAGGTAGCCTCGTAAAGAAGATATACAGCTGCAAGTGTAGTCTTCGACATCTGACGAGATGCCAAAATAATTGATCGATCATAATTTTGAAAGGTTTTTAACATATCAAACTGAAAATCTTTAATAACTTTACCAAAATTTATAGGACCATCAGCCGTATCAATATCGATATAATGGATAAATCTCATTAAACCTGTTGGTCGTTTCATTAACCTAGCCATCTCCATAACTTGTTCTTGAGTTAATGGTATTTCTTGGTCTGCCTTTCTAATATAATCAGCCATTGGTTCTCCTATTTACTAATTTTTTATTTTTCATGATACCCACCACCAATCATTTTCATCTTGTTTTAAACCTATATCACCTTCTAAATATACTTTATATGGCTCATCATACAAATTATAATAGTCGTTAAAATTACGTCCATATTTTGTATCTGAAAAAGGAACAAAATTATTGGGTTTCCATACATTTTCTTTAAGTGCTACAAATAACATTTCTATATAATCTTGAAGTATTTCTTCATCATCTAATGCATCAATCATTAAATCATGCATTCCCTCAGCATCCGTCTTAACTATCAATCGAAACTTTTTTCCTGACTTAAATTCGATTTCCAATTTTAGAAGATTACCGTAAATGGTATTATCATCTTCCATATCATAATTTAATGTTAATAATTCAATATGAGGATGAATCCAATCACCACAAATAGATGTAATTAATAATGGTTCTATAATAGGTATTCTAAACATTTCTTATTCTTTTTATTTTTATTTATCTATTTAAAAACATAAATAAAAGAAAAAAAGGATTATTAATGAAATTAAAAGATATTTTATTAGAGATGGAACCGGCTGATGCAGATTTTAATAAAAAAGAGGAAGCGGATAATGCTTTTATGCAAAAAGTTATAGAAGAAAATGATGGAGAAGAAATTAATTTCATTATCTTAAATTCAGATGATTTAATAATTTCAGCATTAATTTCTTTTGATAAAAATAACTATATTAAATTATCAAAATTTACTATTGATGAAGGTGAATTAGGTGATTTGGATATGAAACAAATAGAAAAGAAAGCTGCTCTTGCAGTAGAAAAAGAACTTGATAAATTGTTTGATGGGGAAGAGAAATTACCATCAGAAATCGAAATTAAAATTTAAGGATTAAAATTGGTTATTGATGATTTATTATTTGAAGTAGAAATTTTAGAAATATCTAAAATACTATTTGAAAAGAAAGAAGGTAAAAATAATACAGTTGCTGCTTGGGCAAAGAAACTAGATATGAGTTATGATGAACTACATAACGTATGGGAAAAAGCAGCAGAAGGGAAAGGTACTAATTACTTTGCAATTATGGGAGCATTCAAAAAAGCTGTTACATCATTAAAAGGTGTTACTAAGAAAAAACTTATGGATGGTGGTAAAGCTAAATTCAATTATAAAGTTAGAACACAACAAACTATGGGGCAACTTTTAGATGATAAACCTGCACCAAAAAATACTAATAGAGATTTTGTAAAAAGAACAAAAGCAAAAATTAAAAAACTAAATCAGCAAATTAGAGATATTAAGGCTAAACCTAATAATACTCCTACTAGAAAGAAAAGAAATGCTGAAAAAATTAAAGAGTTACAAGCTAAAAAGAAAGAATTACAAGCCGCTTTAAAAGATTAAAAAACAAAAATTTCTGTCACATCTTGTGGCAGAACATCCATCATATTGTTATCCACTAAAATATCTACAATCTTAGAGATATTTTTATACCCTCTTAATAATTCTTTATCAGTTCTATATAACATTTCAATAGTTCTATAATCTAATGTATCAAAATATTTAAGTATCGTTTTAACTAATTCTTTATCCCATGAATATCTTAAAAGTAATAAAAATATATTAGTTTCTTTCCACTCATAATAAATATCGGCACCATTATTTACTAATAATTCAATATACTGATCTTTTTCTTGATTGGGTATATTATGGGATAGTATTGTAGCATATAGTGGAGGCCAATCATTAATTATTTTATTTACATCAGCTCCATGATCGACACCCCACTTAAATAGTTCAAATCTATTTTCTAGTAAAGGATTAGATGCTTTAGCATCTAAATATGATGAAAATTCATCTTCTAATTCAAAACCATATTCTATTAATAAATTAGACATTTCAACACTTTTTGTTAAATCCATTAAGGGCTTAAGTGTTGATTTTGCATAATTACTTTTCATATAATAATCAAACTTTTTTTCTTTTGAAAAATCAAGCATATATTTTACTATTTCTACATTATCATTTACAACAGCTAACTCTAATGGTGTTTTTTGGTGTCTTTTACTAATAACTTTTAAGCTTTTTTTATTACGTTTTAATGATTTTTTAACTTCTTCTAAATCATTTGTTATAACGCCATTAACTAAACTCATGAAATCTCCTAAAAAACAAATAAAGCTTTAACTTCATCTGCTAAATATATGGTATTATCATAATCATTATAAACTTTCAAGTAAGCATCATTTAAATGTTCAAAGCCTCGAACACCTTTAACAAAATAAGGGTCGTCTCTATTAAATTGCAGTTCAAAAGCAATTGTTTCTTCATCTAAAAAACCACATGCAATGGGATTAGTTAAAATATCAACTTTTAATGAAATTGAATAAACTTGAAATGCCAACTCAACAAATTCTTTTGTAATTAATTTCTTATGGTATCTTAGAATACCTTTATAAAAACTTAAACGTATATGATCACCATTTAATTCATTTCTATGTTTGATCCAAAATTCAAGTACTTCATACCCCATTATAGTATTTTTCATAATATTATCGAATAAATTATAAACCAAGTAACTATTAGCTAATACCATAATAGAAATAATATTATCATCGGTTAAATTAGGGTCAAGTGATAATTGTTTATTAAGTTTACTATTAAAAATAGTTCTGTCCAACATAAAAGATAAGTCGGCTCTTTTAGCATCCCCAGCAGTTATGATTATATGTTTAAAAGTTTTATAATCCATCATCAAAACACAAATATAGATTTAATTTCTTCTGGTAAAAACGTAAAATTATTACTAGCTACTAACACTTCTACTACTTTTGGATCTTTAATAATCTTATCAATCAATTTTTGATTATCAATAAAAAAATTCAAAACATATCCATCTCTATGAGTAAAATCCACATCTAAATTTATAAAAAGTTTCATAGCTTTTTTTCCAGATGCAAAAGGATTATATAAATTTGAATTGGCATAACTATCTAATAATTTTTTGAATAAATAGTTTGGCTCAACACCTATATTAAGTAAACCCTCTACTAATAATTTTATAGGCTCATCATACAATCTTATAGTAAACGTATCTAAGTCATTTAAAATTTCGACCTTAAATTTACTAAGATCAACCCAATCATCTAGGAATAATTTAAAAATTCTACTTTCAACAATAGTTAATAACCCCTGTTCAATAATATCTAAATAATCCGTTATTTCAAACGGTTGATAATTTTTTAAAAAAATACCTAGTGCTTTTGTTTGTTCGTTTTGAATTAAAAAAGTTAAAACTCTATGAGCAGTTTCATTAGTAAATTCCCAATTCTCACAAATTTGCTTCATTGTTTTAGGACTTTCAACAGCAGAATCTGAAAGATAACCTCTGTTATAAGATAGGTCTATGGGGTATGTTGATTTATAAGTTGACAAAGTAGCAAATAGCTTTTTGAAATCTTCATAATAAACAACATCTCTTTTATGTGTTTCTTCTATCATAAAAGAAATATCTATATACTGTTCATCTAAAGCAACTTTAAGGGGTTCAATGAAACTACTATATTCAACCAAATTTAATAAAATTATCGCTCTACCATAATCATTATGATAACTCAATAAATCTAAAATATTATTTAAAACTTTTTCTTTTTCATGTTTTCTTAATTTAGTATTAAAAATTTTCTGAGGATGTAATCCATCATATGATAAATCTGCAACTTTAATATCTAATCCATGAGCTTCAGTCGGTTCCAACTCAATATCATTATTCTTAATAGAGTCAGTTGTTAAATAACGACCTAATTCTATCTGCATATTAGCTATCAAATTAAATTCTATGTAGTTAATATTTTTAATTTTTAAATCATTATCAAATGCAAGTTGTGCTAATTCTAAATATTTACCTCGGATTGAAGTTATATCATCTGAAGTTAAAGTATCATTTGAATAATATTTTCCGTCTTCTAGTTTTATGCCTCGATCATTATATGGTGTCCAAACATTAATAATTAAATTGGGATCATCCAATAATTGATATTCTAAATTTAATTCATCTATTTTTTTTATTAATTGACTTAATCGCATTTAAACTTTCCTTCCTAAAATATAAACATAGAGCGAATTTCTTTTGGCAATAAATCAAATTCTTGTTTATTAATAATTGTATCTAATACATTTTTATTATTTATACAAATTTTAAGCAATCTAAACATATTGCCTTTATTAATTAACTTTATAATCCCTAATGCATCAAAAGATTCTATACAATTAATTTTAAAGTTTTCAAGTAACCATATCGCCCCATCTTCCCAATCATATTTAATAGCCAACTTTAAAGTATTTGAATGAAAATTATCTGAAGAGAAATCTATATTAGGATCTACTTGTATTGCCCATTCTAATAATTCAATGTTTTTATGTTTGATCAAACGTCTAGCATAAAATGAATCATTCATACTTAATGGTATTTCAGGATATTCATAGGTTAATTTTTTAAGTTTTTCTAAATCCCCCTGATCCATAGCATCAATTATTTGATCATAATTATAAGCATAATGATTATAAAATTCTTTAAGAGATTTCCAATCAATCAATGACACATCAAATTCATCTCCACCATTATTAAAATATTGATTCTTTACATCAAAATAAAACACCATTTCTTCAACTGTTGGACCCGAAATAGGAGTAAATTCTTTGCCTAAAATAATTGCAGTTATCTCATTATTAGTAATTTCAATACCTTTGAATTTATAAACTTCAATACTTAATTCTTCAATTGCATCGATAATAACACTAAGTATTTTATCATTATCTTTAAGTTCATATTCTTCATCATATACTTTTAATATCATATTTTAACCCTTTTTTAAAATAAAAACATATCTTTTACATCATCTGGTAAAAAATTAACAAATGTATCATCTTTTACAGCTATTTCATAAACTTTATTTTTCAATCTATCTTTTGTTTGGATTAGTTTCCAAGTTATGCTTACATTTAAATTATCTTTAATAAATCTCATTATTGATAATAAATTATCATCAGAGACATAAGCATCTCTTTCAATCAATTCATAAACTAAGGTGGAATGTAATCGATACATTTCATGATGTCTAAGACAAATATCTAATATAGTCTCACCACTCGAATTTTTCAAATTAAGATTTTTCATTCTTTCTAAACATAGCAAATTGTATCTTTCTGCAATACCACTATCTAACCCTTTCATTAACGCTGTTTCACCATTATTATCAACAATATCACAATCTAAATTTGGATATTTAAATAATTCTTCTAATATTTCTTCAACAGCCTTACTAAATTCTATCATTAATAACATGAGAGGAGTTTTATTAAAATTTGTTGTAGCATTAATATCTATATGATTCTGTCGAAGTATAAAAATAGTAATTTGTTCTGCTTCCCGTGAACACGCTTCATGTAGAATATTTGTACGTGAACCTCGTATAGAAAAGATAGCATCTTTGAGATTATCCCACTCTTTTTTAAACGCTTCAACATCATCTAGATTAAGTATTCGTGCAATATTATTTGGTATCATAATCACTCTCTTTTAAAATAAAAATAAATCTTTTACTTCTGAAGGTAAAAATTGTTCATCTTTTGTATTTTCATAAAAATAATTAATAAGTTCTGTGGATACATAATCATCATTATCTTCAAACATATTAATAAGCTGTTTTACTTGCCACCCATCTAAATCAGGAACGAATTCATATCCATCAGCAAAATTATATTGACTCTTAATCAAATCGATATATTTATTAAAATTTTCTTTACTAAATTTCGACTTTATATCTGAATTTAATTTATTCATCCATTTAAATAGTTGATCAATATTCAAATATTTTAATTCATCTAAATACACATCAATAAATTCATTAGTTAGTTTAAGTATAGTAGGGTCTTTAGCTTTTGTAATAGCAACTAATTTCATATAATTATTTTTCATAGATTTATCTGGGACTATTAAAAATCTTCTATAATCGATACTAATACCATATGTTTTAAACGGTCTTAAATCCAATCCACCTTCTAGAAAAAATACCATATTTCTTCCACCGAATGCAATTGAACCATTTTCTAAATCATCTTTCATTTCTTCTAATGATTCTATAACTGAATTATCAATCTCTTTAATTTTTTCTTTAATCTTCCTAAGTTGACTATCCATTAATATAGGAAAATTTTCATTATCTCGTGAAGGTATAAATTTATATTTTTTTAAATAATTTAAATCAACCGGTAAAGTATAATAAGCGGTTATCGACCATTCAGGATTATCACCTAAATAAGTACTAATGTGTAATCCGTGTGATGGGTATTTTTTATTAGTTACTGTTATACTATTATCCAAAGCACTATCAGTTGAGTCATTATTCATAACATAATCTTTATCTAAAATCTCTGCTAATTGATTCCATACAGGGGCATAAAATCTATGGTCAGTTGCTATTTTCATTTTATATCCTAAAAAATAAATACTGATTTTAATTCATCAGGTAATATCGTTGAATCATTAAATTTATTATACAACGCTACTAATGCTTGATGATTAACACCTGCATTTTCTTTTGTATATTTCAACATCGCCTTTTGTTGCGCTTCCGTAAATATAGATAAATCATCTTCTTCAAAATATTTATTAGTAATTATAGGGGCTAGTTCATCACTAAAATCAGTATTCCATCCACGACTTTCATCAATGATTGCCATATTTCTATTTAATAGTTTTTTAAATATAGTTCTATTCTCAATCAATTCTGGATAATCAATCAGTACTTCCCGAGTTTTATATTGTGATGGAAAACTTTTAAATCTTGGATGGTTTACAACCATACTTATCATCCAAGGTTTTCCACCCGATCTAATAATCAAGCCGAGTCTATTAGTCATATTAGATTCAAACCAAATTTGGTCATAGTTATCTAAAAAATCTTTAAACTGTTTTTTATCTATATTAGTAAAATCTGTTAATGTAGAAAAAAATTCTTTTTTTGTTTTTTCATTTAAAAATGAATAAATTTCTGGGAGTTCTTTCATAGTTTTAGTAACTAATAAAAATGGATAATCTGTTTCTTTCATCATTTTTTTCAATAATTTTTTTAATAATGTTTTAGTGCCAATAATTTCCATCATATGTTCATAATTACGATAGCCAGCATTTAAAATTATAGATGCTTCGTCTCCAGTAAAATCAGGTTTTGATTTCAATAAATGAATCATAGCCTTTTCTTTATAATCATTATAATTTGTACTATTTAAATTTAATGCTATATCTTTTATTAATTCTTCTAATTTCAATTTCTAATTCTCCTAAAATATAAATATATCTTTTGCTTCTTGGGGCAAATATCGAACATCCTCTGTAATATCATACAGCCACTTACCAAGAATCGGTAAATATTTCTTATTACAATTATCAGCCATATATACATTTTTTAAACTTTGTGTAGATGGTCTATCTACTTTAGTAGGCTTTAATTCTCTTTCTAAAATATCTTTCATAAGATCAATAAGTTTTGTATTTTTCCCTGTACATAGTCTTTCAACAATTAAAGTGGCAACTAATTGTTCATTTTTAGTATATTGAGTTATCTGAAGAACAGTATTTAAAACAGTTTCTAAATTATCTTTTTCTTTTGTAAAAATATAATTTATAGTTGCTCTTGTCGCATACGTTGAAGTTGTACCTAAATCTTCAATAATCCAGTCAGTTTCAACATATTTAGAATCAAATAATTTTTTTAAAATTATAGAAGAAGCTGAGGCAAACTGTGTTAGGCCAGATCCTAAATATTCATTTTGTTTAAATAATAACATTTTTTCATTAAAATCGTCTTGATTCTTAAATTTATATTCTGATAGTAAAGATGAATATAAACGTTCACCATATTTTTCAATAATACTTGTATTATCACCATCAGACATAATTTTTACAAACTTTTTAAAAATTGGAGTCGTTATCTTTATTTCTTTTCTAAAAATTTTTAATATAAAATCCCGTACTGATAATTCCTTTTTAGATAATTTACTAGCCATAAAAATTACACCTCATACTTTCTTTTATTTATACACGTCGCTGAGAAAACCCAATGGTCTTTAGCCATTGGGATGAATCAGCAATTATTTGACATTTTACATTAATTTATTGTAAAATAAGTATATGGATATAGAGTTTAAGGAGGATTGAGTTGAAATTAAATCGCAATTACAAATTCAGATTACGACCAAATAATGAACAATCCGATTTCCTTAATCATTATTTCTTTACTGCAAATCAAGCCTGGAACTTTGCTTTGAGTTTAAAAATCAAAGACCTTTCTGCCAATTCTTCTCTGCCAGAGGCAGATAGGAAATACTTAAAGTTCAAAGATATTTATTCTCTTACAAAAGAACACCTTAAAGAACGAGGAATTAAATACAATTCCGGTGTAGTTCAGGATGAACTAAGAAAATTAGATGATACATTCTCCCGATTCCACAGGAAAACCGGAGGTTTTCCTAAATTCAAATCAAGTAAGAACATCGAACAATCAATCATCATTCGTAATCAAGCAACTTCTTGGGATGAACGGAAATTAAAGATCTTCAAAAAGAAAATCAGAACTAAATTCCATCGAGAAATTCCTTTGGAATCTAAATTTACTGGTGGTATTGTAAAAAGAGAGTCAGATGGAAACTATTATTTTATTGCTAATTTGATCATTAATGACAAAAATCAATATCCAAAAACAGGAACAGAATGTGCTCTTGATTTGAATGTAGAAAATATAGCTATTTCAGATTCGAATGGAAATCGAAGATTGATTAAATTGGAGGATTTTTCAAAAAGTAAATATTCAAAGAACTTTTTGAAACTCCAACGGAAGTTAAGTAAAAGATACAAAGAAAAGAACTTTTCCAAAAATACGAAGAAACTCCAAAAGAAATCAAATCGAATGTACAAGAAAATCAAAAATAAAAAAGAGGATTTTTTTCACAAATTGAGTCATCAATTGACTAATCAATATGATAGAATCACAATCGAAAAATTGGAAATCAAAAAGATGAAAGAATCGAAATCAAATCGACTCAATCGTCTGATTTCCGATGTCAGTTGGGGTTCGTTGATACAAAAAATCAAATACAAACAAGAACAAAAGAACAAATTGATTAGAGAATTAAATCCTGCTTTCAGCAGTCAGAGATGCTTCAAATGTGGTCATATCAGTAAGAACAATAGAAAATCGCAAAGCGATTTTAATTGTGAAAACTGTGGATACACTACTCATGCAGACTTGAATGCTAGTGATAATCTTTTAGATTATCAAAAATGGTCTCTGGAACAGATAACCTTGATTGACCAGATCAATCAGAATCTTTGTATCGAGAATGTCAGTTAATTCTGAAGTTCGATGATTGGAGTGCCTCTCGGCACTCCCTTAGAAGCCCAATCGTCTTTAGCGGTTGGGTAGTTCACACTATTATATCATAAATACTATTAAAAGGAGTTAAAATGAAATTTAAAAATTTAAAAGAAAGTGAACACAAAAACCCATACACAAAACAAGATAAAGAAATAGTAGAGAAATTAATTAAAAAAGTAGAAGGAAAAGAGAAAGAAACTCTTCAAAAAATATTAAAGCATATTAATGATGAGTTACTGTACGGTATTTAAAATATAAATATATCTTTAATATCATCAGGGGCATGATTTAATGCAAATTCTTCATCTACTGATAAAAATTCTTGAAATCTTCTAGATATTTGTTTAGATGCTGCTATTTCCATTTCTTTTAAAAATAAATCTAAATGATCATAAATCATGCCGATAATATTAGATCTATCTTTTGCTGTGATATTTCTTCTTTCTGGTGTACTCTGTTTTAAAAGATACGAAAGTCTTATAGGTTTTATAGATTCAAACTCTAGTGCTTCGGGGTGTAATCCATTAAAATCATTAACATCCAATCTATCTAATTCTGGAGCAATTGTGATACGGATTGTATCATCAAATATTACTCTACCACCACCTTTAGCTTTAGCTATATCTTTTGCATCAAAAACATCACCAGACCAAGAATGAAATTTCCAATTATTAAATATTGATATTCTAAACATCATAGGAAAACTTTTACCGTTCTTACGATATGAATTAAAATACTCATTATTTTTATTAGTTGTGTAGCCATTCATAATTGATACCCAATTATAATCATTTCTAATTGAAATCCTTAATTCCTTATTAAGTTCTTCAATTAAATCGGTAAAATCACTATTATACTCTAATCGTTCTTCAGCCATATCAATCTCCTTTTAAAATATGAATATATCTCTTAATTCTTTAGGAATAAAAATATTATATTCATTACCTAATTTTGTAGCTAAATCAACTACTTCTTTTTTTGCTGAAAACAAATTTATAATATCTTGTCTCCCTAACCCTATTAAAGCGTCTAAATTTTCTTTTCTATCCAATTTAAATTTCCCAGTATCAATCAAATATTTAACCATCTTCAAACCATCCGATTTAAATGATTCTGTAAAAGGATTAAATACCATTTTAACACCATTATATTCACCTTTTAACTCTCTAGTATTTTCATAATCCGTCCGTAAAGATGGCTTACTTAACAGCAATTCTATTATTTCAAAGTGCTCTTTATATACTGCATTTCTTAATGGTGCATTATAATTCCAGTTTAAATCTACGTTCGGATTATCAATCCATCTTTGAACCAACTTTATTTTGCCATCTCTACAATATGCTGCAAAATTTTTAGATTTTTCTTCTCGATATTTCATAAAATTCCCTAAAAAATAAATATATTTTCTACTTCTGGAAGATGAGTCATTTCAGTCAATAGAATAACTGTTGGTGGTTGTTTATCAAAAAATCTAATTGTATCCCATAACTGTTTATCAACAATATTTAATTCCCCTTTAAATGATACAATAGAACCAGATACTATATCACTTTTAACTTTTTCTTTTGAAATAACAAAATGAAAACTATTACCATTTATTACTTCCAAAAAACCATATAGTTCATTTTGAGGTAAATCTTTATTAATTTCATGAATTTCTTTAATAATAGCATTGCCCGTATAAGTTTTCAAATTAATCTCCTATCAAAATACAAATATATCTTTAACTTCTGATGGTAAATAAATCTCATCTTTAGTTTCTTCGTATGCCCACATTTTTATATCATTTGATGCATTTGGATGTGTTGCTAATCTTAATCTTAAATCGTAATCAGGTTTATTCTTTCTGTTAAAATATTGATCGATTAAATACCTCGGCATTTTATTATAAGACATAATAATATCTACAACTTTACTTTGATATAATGTTTGTGTTTCATCAAACCATACATCAAAATCATTTTTACTAAAAGTGTCGAATATGCGATTTAATTCTTCAAAATATTCTTTTGGTGTATTTCCTCTACCAGACTTATCCATATATCTAGTTATATCATTTGCATAAGTAACATTATATGGTTGAGCAGTTACATCTAACCCAACGGGATTACCATTATTTTTTGAATAATAATTAAATACAAACCAATTTGCTGATGTAACCAACGTATAATCTATAAACTTAATCTTACTATATTCAGAAACACCTTCAGAATTTTCACCCAAATTTAATAACGCATCTGCTTCAAAAAGTTTATCAACGTATGCCGCAAACACTTTTCCTGAAAATTTCTTTTGAGAACGAATTAAACGCTGGTAAAAATATCGTTTATCTCTATGATATTCAACATTTTCAGATAAATCTAGTATCTCTAACATCTCCGATTCACTAAATTCAATTTTTGAAAGCCAAGATTCAGTACGGCTATCTAATGTACGTCTAAATACTCTTTTAACATTCTCATACTTAATTTGTCCCATTTTTACTTTTGGCATTTATTGTCCTTTAAAATATAAATACATCTTGAAGAATTTGTGGTAAATACTCTGATTTACCAGTAACCTCATACAACCATCGATAATCACTTTCTGATAATTCTAATGTTTTCACATACTCTATAGCTTTTTTATCATTGAGGAATTCTTCTAATTCTTTGATATTTCTAGTTTGGATACGTTCTAATATAGATACTTCCATAAAAATTAAACGTTTTTTAATCTTCTTATTTAATTTATTTATAGAGGATTCGATAACTTTATTAAAATCATCTTTACTATCAAAGTTACGTTGAGGATGAAATGCATGTAACTCGTCATAAAATACTTCAGAGTCTATTAAAGCATATCTTAAAAAATCGGGAACATCAATATCAAAATTATCAGAAAGACTTATAGAAATTAAATGTTTATCATATGGGTAATAATTGAATACAATATCTATAAGAGGGTTTATTCTTATTGCAGTTTGTTCTGTAGCCATTCCACTTTTAGACTTGGGTACACTTTTATAATATTCTTTATCCAACAATAAGAATTTTTTTTCAAATGCTTTTATATATGTTATTTTTCCTGCTCTCAATTTATAACCTTTAAAAAATAAATATATTTAAGTCAGGATATAATTCCGACAATATTTCTGGCTGGTTCTCAAAAACTTTTAAAAATCGATTTCTAAAACACTCATATTTGTCATTAATTGCCATAATAACTTTCTTAGAATTAGGAGCAATAAGAAACTTTCTGTTAAATCGATTAAAATGTTTAATAATATCCTTCTCAGATATAGAACATATCAACTTATCTAATTCTAATATCATATCTAAATAATCATTATCAGAATAGTTACGCATTACAATTTTAATAATTTCTACCTTAAAAGCCCCTTTATCATCATAAAATTCGATAAAATCAAGGAAGTATTCTGGCTCTAACTCAAATTTTAAACCAAAATAAATTAGTTGTGAAATATCTATCTCTTCATGATATTCTTTAGCTAAATATGTTCCCAAAATAGAATGTTTTGAATAAGCATACATAATTATACTACATAACTCACTAGAAATATTTTTAGAACCAAAATGCATCATAGGATGATAATTTATTATATCGATTATATCTCCAACTGTGAATTTATGATATTGATTGATAGCACTATAAATTTCATGTCTATTTTTTAACTCTGTTTCTGGTATTTTTATTTCTTGCATAATTATTCCCTAAAATATAAAAATATCTTTAACTTCCGGCGGTAAATATCGCTGATCTTCCGTAGCTTCATATATCTTAGCCGAATATAGTCTTAGTTCACTCATCCTAAATCTTAATGCATGTAAATCCTCACCTGCCCAAATATCAGCATATAATTGACCTATTTGATTAGCATTAATAAAATCAATAAGTTCTCTAGTTGCATCCTTCCAAAAATCGTCAATAGCATTTGAATTACCCATATTAACAACCTGTAATAAATTAGGGATTAAATTTGGGTTTTTAGTTTCCTTTAAAAAACGCTTAAAAATTTCCATTCTAAAATCATTATTTAAAGTCAATGAATTAATAATGGGTATGTAGAGATGTGAGGCCATATTTTTTAATTTTTTGACCATTTTTTTTGCTTGTTCTGTTGATATATTTTTTCCAGTATTTATTAAAACTTTAAATACAAACCAATCATTATAACGTTTAATGATTTCATCTACTTCATCTTTACTTAAATCAACAAGTGGAAAATTCTCAAACCACAAACGTATTGCAGCTATGTTTTTCTTACCAAAAAATAATTCCTTTCGAGCTTCACTATCATTCTCTCTAGCTATTTTTTTAAATATATCATTTAATTCTTTTTTTTGTTCAATTGTCAATTTCATATAACTGCCTTTTTTTAAAATACGAAAATATCTTTGATTTCTTTAGGAAGAAATCTTTCAAATGCTTCGGGGTTTGCTTCAATTTTAGGATAGATGCGATCATTATAATCTTTGCGGTGTATCGCCGTATCAAAGAAAGCTTCATTACCGTACCCAGTCGTTAATATCCTTTCTAAATATTTATTAGAAATAGGAGCATTTCGCTTATTTAACTCTAAAGCTACTGGTAATGCAGCATCATAATTAAATCTTGCTACAGCTTCAAATAGAGTATCCATATCTTCACTATGTGATAAATCATCAATCCAATCTATAATTTGAAAAAATCGATCGCCATAATTTAGTGAACGTGTAAGAGGTGTATAATCATTATATATTAAAAATATATTATCGTCATAATCAAAAACTTTTTTAACTAATTTCATATTACCAAAACTTATAGCTTCTGCAAGTCCTAATTGTATAGTATATTTATCAAGCTTAGTAATAGGTCCGTCTAATACTAAATCTAAACCCCATTCTTGATTCTGCCACATAGTATAAAGATACCATTCTCTCCAACCAGTTTCTTTAATAGCAGTTTTATTAAAGTAAAATATAACTCTATCTTTTAATTCAGGCTTATTAATTAATTGAAAAATAGGATACCCTTTTTGTCTGGATAGTCGACCATAAGGTTGGTTATCTTCCCATCTTACTAAATTAACACGTTTATCCAACGTCATAATTTCAAAAATATTTTTAGAAGGACCTAATATTGCATAATGATAAGGTGTAGTTTTTATTTTATTGTATGCATTTATTCTTAAATCCGTTAAAAGAGGAAAATACCATTCAAATATTTTTTCTGATCCGAAGTTACATATCAAATGTAGAGGAGTATCTTTTTGCGGGTTTAGTTTTTGTGACATAAATGAAACTTTACGTTTATACGTATTATACTCATTTTTAAATTTTTCTAAATCATCCACTTTTATAATATTAATTAAATCCACAATATATCCTCTTTTTAAAATTATAACCTAGAATCTCTTAATTTAGATTTAAAAAATAAAAATGTCTTGGACATTTTTAGGTAGAAATATAACATCATTAAATTTCTCATAATATTTAATTTTTGCTTCATCACTAAACATATCAAATAGTATATATTTTTTTTCAATCATAAATTCAATTATTTCTGGGGTTAAAAACATTAGACATAACTCATCCATATCAATCATATCAGCTAGTATAGCAATAACTAGTGACTTTTCAACTTCCTTTGGGAGATTCCAAACATAACTGTATGGTTCATCCATACTAGAATGGATAAACTCAATATCGGAACTCCTAGTACGTAAATAATATTTAGTATCAATCGACTTTACGATCACACCATATTCATCTACCATTTGCAAGTCAAGTAAAAATGTAGCCCAAAAGGTTTCAAGAGAAGCTTCTGCTGATGAACTTACATTTATTAAGTTTATATCCGTGACTTTATAATCTGTACTTATTGCATTTTCATGAGAAATCATAGAGTTTTTATCTCTACTTATATGGTCATTAAATACTTCTATAAATTTTTTGTGATTGTCAATCATATTATTTTCTCCTAAAAAACAAATACATTTGCAGCTGTTTTATAATCATTTTTCTTTAATAATTCTTCTATTGGTGTTTTTAATAGACTGGTATCACCAAATGAATTTCCAGAACCTTCATCTTTATAAATTTCTTCACCATTAAATGTAATTATAATTGAATCATTTCTTTGATCTTCTAAGCCTACAAAACCTTTACTAAAACTAAATTCAAGCACACCTTTATATTCATTTCTCCAACGTTCAACATCTTCTTCAGTTAAACGATTATTAGCTTTGAATTGAGCCATAGCTCTTTTTTGATCCATAACATTATAATACATATCTACCTTATCTAATTGTTCTTCGACATTTTCAGCATACCATCCTATTGCTCCTGATTCAATAGCATCAAGTACATCATTATCTAATTCAGCATTAAGGGCTAGTTGATTCCATAACTCGGTAGCATCATATTTAGCTACAGTACCCAATCCAGTTCGCTCATCATTAAACATATAATAAACTAAATTTGCTAATACCTCAACTTGATCTGTATCCATTGGATCATATTCTATATTCTTTATAATTTCTTCTACTTTATCATTTGATAGTAATCGTGCATCTTCCGAAGGCTTTATTTTTTTATAATTATGTTCAAAATCATCCAAATACGTAGCTTTTTCTAATTTTTCATCCCAATCATCTGGAAGACCAATCGTATCATTATATTGCATTAATAATTTTGCATTTTTATAGATTTCCTCATCATCATAACCAAAATCAAACAATTTAAAAAGTACTTCATCTGCACTCCAATTTGAGTTCCAGCCTTGAGATGGAAAAACTTCAGTTAAAATTGCAGATACAAATTCAACATCTTGTAAATCTAATTTTCCATCTAAAAAATCTAAAGCATCTTGATATGATTCATTACTATATTCACCATTCATAACCTCTGCAAACCAACCCATTTCAACAGAATGCAAATCTCTCTTTTCTATAACACTATTTAAAAAATCATCAGTATAACTCATATTTCATCCTTTACCATTCATCTTCATCATCAGTCAATTCTTCTATACGTTCTATAAATTCATCGGCAAAATCAGTTTCTTCCCATTTACTACGATTATCCTCTATATCTGTTATTGAATTGGTGTCAATACCCAATAATTCTGCAGCTTCTTCAAAATCACCACCGACAATATAGACTAACTCATTAAGTTGTTCATTATTAGGTTCGCTTTCTATATTATCTTTTATAAAACTTAGGATTTCATCCCTATCTCCAAGTTTATCCGATAATATTTCATCAAGAAGGTTGTAATAACCCAAGCCTTTCTCACTATTATCATTTATAATAGCTTTACAAAATTCTTCCAAATGTTTTTCCATCTTTTTAACCTTTAAAGTTTAAATTTACTTGCAAGTAATACATCTATAATCATTGATCGAGTCATTCTAGACATTTTACTAAATTTGGTTTTATTTTCATTCTTATATTTCTCCGTAACTAAATCAAGAACACTTTCTAATGCATCATTGATATTATGATCTGGATCTATACCATTTACTGATGAATAGTTAATATATTTAAAAATTGGATGTGAATAATTATCTTTTTTTAAACCATTTACAATCACTTTTTTAATTTTATTGAAGTAGTTTCGACCGTCTTTTTTAGCTATTGCCATAATTTCATCATCAGACATATTAAATATTTCATCCTCTGAGATTTTTTTATTTTCTAATAGATATTTTAATTTCATAATAAAACCTTTTGTATAATTATATTAGTATTTATACATTTCAATATGTTTTTAGGAAAGTTAAATGAGTATAATAGTTTTAAATACTATCAATTTGTATTTTATGTTTTATTTCTTTTTATTAGCTACAGTCATGATAACACAACATCAAAAAATAAAACACGAAATTAATAAAAATAAAAAATTAAATGATGATAATTATGTAAGTGATAATGACTTGTTTCTTATAAGTGGGCTCTTTGCTTTTTTAAGCCTTTATTTTTCTTATAATTTCTATTATATGACCTTTTTTGGCTATTCACCTTAAAAAATAAAAAGGTCGCTTATTTCTGGAACTTGTTCTAACATATCAATCCAGTTTAATCTAATTGCTTCTTCCACGTAGTCTTTATTATTCTTTTTTAATTCTTGTACAAAATCATCTAAATCTCTTAATAAAAAATATGCTGCAATTTGATCTTCATACCCTTGATACTCTTCTATATTTGGAAAATCATTAATAGTTTCATTATTGTATTCAATATCTGGATTTTCATCATCGGCTATTTTATCCATTGTATCTTCAATCCAATATTCAATAGCTTCTGGTGTGTAGTAGTCATCAGTACTTAATACATCAGCTTCACCCCTTTCCATTTCTTGAGCATACTGTGTTGCATACTTTCCTGGTGCTAAACCATCATACTCTGTTTCATAATATTCTTTTAAATTTTTCCAATAATTGCCATGTAATCCAATTTCTACCATAAGTATCTCCTAGAATAAAAATATATCTTTAACTTCAGGTGGCACGAATCTAGAATCTGAAAGTAAATCAAAGTATTCAAGAGTATGTAAAATATCTCCAACTGTCAATCTAGATAATTTAATCATCTTATCAACTTCAATCCAATCCTCCGCTATCCATTTATGAGTCTTTTTAATATCCTCACCATCAATTAATTCTTCTTCAATATCTTTAAAAATTGATTGTAACATTACTTGTACATCATCTATTTGCTTTTCAACTGAAGTCTCAATTTTTTTATACGTTTCCATTGCTAAAGAGGTATCAAATACACCATCACTACCAATATATTCTGCAACATCAATATCTTCGATTGTACTTATAAATGAACTTTTTCTATATTTTCTATATTTTTGGTCTTCAGAAAAATCCGGATCTATTTCTATACTTATTTCAATATTCATAGTTAATGTTTCTTCTTCATAAAATTCAACATAAATATAAAATCTAATAATAGTTGATGGGATATAGTACACAGCCCACCCTGACATGTGGTTACTTTCAACAGTCTCATCTAAAAATTCAAATGAAGGTATTTTTGATACGATATTATTATAACTTGAAAAAACATCAGCTATAACTTCCTCTTTTGATATACTCATAAAATTCTCCTAAAAAATAAAAATATCTTGAACATCTTTATAGTTGTCATATGTTACTTCATCAGGCAATGAATTTAATAATTTCTTAAATTCTTCTGAGATTTGTATATAGTTGTCCTGTTCTAATCGTAGTAACAATACAAAAATTTTATCTGCTAATTTTTTATCTTCTAAATGTTTAGTTTTGAAATAAAAATAAGCGAAATCATCTTCTGTTACTCTAAAATTAAGCCTAGCCTTTAAATTATTATATGGCAGATTTTTCATAAGAATGAAAAATTTTTCTTTATCTAAAGTTCCAGCATATTTCATATTTTTTTGATTCTTAAATAAATCTTTATCTTCTACTTGAAAAAAATAATCAATAACTTCTGATGTCATAAATTCTTTAAGAGATTTAGAATCCATAGAATACTCTAAATCTTCAAACGTAACTCCTGCAAAGTCTTTTAACATTTCAACTTTAAACAACTTACGTTTAAATAATTCATAGAGCATTCTAACAATTCTACTACGTCCTACCGATCTCATTTCTTTTGCTTTATCATAAAGGAATAATAACTGAGCATCACTTAACTTATCCATTTCTATTAATAATTCAGCTGGAAGTTTTTCCAAAATTTTATCTTTTACATCCTCCGATAAACAAGAAGACGGAATTAATTTTAACAACCCTTTTGTATTAAAAGATGGTCGGATAATATCTAAATAATAATTATAAAAATCACAATTACATTCATTATAAAAATCTTGACTTACATCAGTCAAATATCTCAACTTTGATGCAAATAATGCCCTTATTTCTTGATCCTCTCTAAATTCTTTATCCAATACACTCTTCGATCGAAATAACATATTATAAAGTGAATCCGTTTTTGAATAATCATCTAAAAATTCCATAATCTCGTTTTTTGTAATTACTTCTTTAGACATAAAAATAATTGAAAGCTTATCTTTTGATAATGCTTTATCTTTTAATTTTTTAGTCCACCATTCTTTTTTCATAGTACGTACAACCTGAATAAATGCTACGTCTAGTAATTCTAAAAGTAACTGTTCTGAAGGTTGCTCACCTTTATAATTATCAAATGAAGCTTCAAAATTTTTATTAAAATAGATTTTAAGCATTTCTGGTGTTTGATATGAACCAGGAATAAAAGGTAATAGATATTTTTTGCTATCAGCCGATAAAGAGTTCCATAACTTTAGGTAAAATTCCTCTCCAAATTCAGCATCTACAAATATTGCCGATCGATCTATAAATTCAACTTTGTCGGTTATTTCTTTAGTTCTATAAAAATAATATAGTACTTTCCCTATATCACCCGCATTTTTAAATTTTCCTTCTTTATCAAAATATATAAAAAGTTCTATTAAATCGTCATAAGTTATATCATTCTTTTTCAATAATCTATTCTGTTTAGTTGTCCAATTAGGATTACGTTCAAAACTTTTTCCCCAATTAGTAAAAGCATCATCTAATAATATATTCATTCTACTCTCTCTTAAAATACAAATATTTCTTGTACATTTTTAGGCAATAAATCATAATGCCCATTATTAATTAAAAATTCAACAACATTCTGATAACTTATCAGTATATCAAATACATCTTTATTTTCAGCAACAATCTGTATAGCCATATGATTATTATATGAAACATCTGCTCCATGTTTTAATAATAATTTAACTATATCCGTCATCCCTTGTCCAACAGCAGATACAAATAATTCATTAATATCATATGTAGTCAATAACTCATTTTCTATTAAAAAAATTATATATTCTAATATCTCACTTTTATGAATATTATCTTTAAGTGCTATTAACAAACTATCCTTATACTTGTAGAAATATGACCTATTAAGAGTATCTTTATCTTGACTCATAAGATATTTCATAATTCTACTAAGGTTATAAAAGTCTGGGGGTATGGACGCCTCAAATATATCACTCATGAAATAAATCCTGTTTTCTTTTATTTATACTAATTTTGGAAGTCTCCAATCATTCTGTATAGCAAGCATACGTAAAATTACACCTAAACCAATAATTGAAAAGGTGGTATATATCGATATTATATTTATAGTATATATTACCCATACTAAAATACCTATAATGATTGATACCGCACCATAAAATTCATTTTTAAGAATATGAGGAGTTTTATTTATCATCATAGAACTAATAATACCACCACCAATCGATGTAAGGAGAGCCATAAATATTACACCTCCAAAATTAAAGTCATAATGTATAGCAATACTTGCACCAGTATAAGCAAATATACTCAAACCAATTGAATCACTTAATTTAAAAATTAAATTATTACTCAATGATTTATGTCGATGTAATTTGAATACAAATGATACTATAATTGTAATAAAAACTACAGCAATAGGATAAGTTTCAGAAAATATAAAAGGCATTCTATCAACTAATAAATCTCTTATTACTCCACCACCAAATGCACTTATATACGATAAAATAAGAATTCCTAAAAAATCTAAGTTTGCCCTTGCTGCTAAAATATAACCTGATAAAGCAAATGCTATAGTACCAATAATATCTAAAATCGTTATTAAATCCAATTTATTCCTTCAATTAAAATATAAAAATAGAGCGTACTTCTTCAGGTAAAAATGTTTCATCACCAGTTTTATTATAATAACGTTCCTTAATTTTAATATCAACCGGTTGAGTTTTAACAACTTTTTCAATTAATGATTCTAAAGATTTATTCGTTGATTGTGTTGATTTATCCACAAGCCCAAGATACAATGTTCTAGCTGCTTTAGGAGGTAACTTATAACCTGCATCAATAAATTTTATAAATGTGTCTTTAAACATAAAAGTTTTAAGTATTCCTTTTACTGCTGCACTTTTAAAAGTATCATTATTTATATTGGCGTTAAGCATTGAAAAAGGAGCATGTATGGATATAATATGTGAATTGGGTACAATCTTATCTTCAATTATCCCTATATTTGGATTTGATAATAATCTACTCAAAGCATCTTTATATTTAATCATAGTGGGTGTAGTTGTTTCCATTATAGTTTCAAAAACTAAATCTAAAGTTTCTTTATCTAAAAATCTATTATTTGCTAATTCTTGAATTCGACATACCATAGCATTATTATCTAATCCACTATAAGTATTATTAAACTTTTTAGAATCTTTGAGCAATTCTTTAGCATCGGTATAAGTAACAAATCTTGATGACCAAAATGAACAATCATCTTTTAAATCATCTATAAATTCTTCTGGAAAATTTTTAACTTTAGCCCATAATCCTCTTTGAGCTTTATTCAAAGTAGGAAGTATTTCTTCTAATATTTCTTTACTAAACTTATCACCATGTTTACGTCTTAAATGACCATAAGAATCTGGATATTTTTTTATAAATCCTCTTATTATTTCATCGTTTAATGGTAATTGATTTCTAAAAGCCAAGCTTGTAAATGCATCTTTACTTTTGCCTTTTAGAAATATCTCTAAATCTTCAATAGTAATAGTTTCTTTTTTAACAATTTTTTCTAAATCTTTTTTTAAAACTTTCATATTATTATTATACCTTTTTGAGCTTTAATTTAAATTAAAAGACAAAAATATCTTTTACATCATCTGGTAAAAATTGCTCATCTTCAGTAATTTTATAAGCTTGTACCATCGTATCATTTGATGCATTTTTGTGATTCACCGCCATTTTCCTAAGTGTATTAGACCAAAAATTATCCGATTTAAGTGGTGCTGAAGCAGCTAGGTTTATAATTTCTTCTGGACAATCATCAAATTCTAAAAATGCTTTAATAACTGAATACCATTGGTTATCAGAATATGTCCAATCGGCATATTCTTTCAAAGTATCAAACCACTTTTGAACTAATGATTTCGTTATCTGTGATGTTTGCATTAATTTATCTAATCCTACAAAACTATACGACCCCATATTTTTTTCAGGTTGTAATAATACTTGTGTATTAAAAAAATTATCTATTTGAGTACTAGTAATTTTTGGATTATTCAAAACCGTTGGAATTGATAATCTTGCACCTTTAAGGATTTTATCAATCGTTTCAGATTTTATATTTGGGTGTACAGCAAGAAGATTACGAATTTTAGCTCGAGTTCCTGCATTTCTTGTTTTTGTTGAATTGGGAATATTTTTTTCACGTTCTAAATTATAATCTTCTTTTAAAAGTTTATACATCAATTCAATGTCATCACCCGTCAAATTCGGATTTAATGCTAGTCCAATCCAATCATTCAATTTTAAATTATTTAATGACTTTTCAATAATATTACGGTCACCATTTTTTATAAGTTCTGCTGCTTTAGTTAATTTAACGTCTCTTTGTCCTGAGGCTTCAATCTTCATAGCTTGTCTAATATTCATATCCGTAATCCTTAAAATATAAATATATCTGAAACTTCAGGTGGAACTCTATCTGGAGCATATTCTAAAAACTTCTCAACTGTCCACGGTTCAAGAGCAATAACATTTCTTGCTTCTTTTATAGTAAACGCACTATATGGCTGTTTTATATAATTAACAATAGTATCTTTATTTAAGCCTTCACTACCAACTAAAAATTGATACATATGTTTTGACCCACTAACTAAAGCATCCAATGCAATACGCTCTTTACTAATAGTTCGAGTAAAATTAACCATATCACCAGCATTTCTTAAATCCCAAGGTATTCCTGGAAATTCCCAGATATTTTCTCGTCCTTTATTTTTTTCAATGAAAGACATTAGCTCAGATGCAAATTTAACATCATCCTTTCTTGCAGCAACAGTCATCGCCATTTCCATAAGTGATCCGTCACTAGTTCTTGCGGATGCTATTTTCATTAACCCATAATGAATCATTTTATCATTAAGAGAATGTTTATCTAAAAACTTTATAACTTTACGTATCATTTTAGTTGAACTTGAATTCAAAGCATGACCTACTACATTTGACAGTTTTATACTTAAAATGGTATAATCATTTTCTAAGGTTTTACCAACCTCTTCCATTTGTCGATATGCTTTTTCTGCCTTTTCTGATTCTCTATTTTTTTCTGAAGCGTAGATATTCCAATATTCTTTTATAATTTCTAGTTTATCAAGCATGGCTTGTCCCGTTTCATCTAATCCTGCGTAATTTTCTTCAGCAAATTTCTCTTGTCGTTCTTCACTAGTCATATAAAATCCTATTTTTCCTTTATTTATTTTTAAAATATAAAAATTTCTTTAATTTCTGATGGTAAGAAAAATTCATTTTTATTTAGTTCATAAATTAGCATAAGTGTTGATGGTTCATATTTAGAAAAATCTGCTTTCTCTGCTAAAATATCTATAGCATTTGTATCAAAAGCTATACGTCTTATAAGGTCGCTTTGAAATTCACTATGAAGATAATTATTAGAAAGCTTATAGCGCAATATTGCATCATAAATTTGAGCTCTTTCAAAATCTTTTGCATCCATAGTTAAAAAGTCCATGATAACTGAAAGGTATTCTGACTTTCTTATAAAATCATAATTTTCTAAAATTTTAGCTTTAATAGCCTTTCCAACTTTAGCATAACTAATATCAAATGTATCATACTTACCCAGTAACTCAATAAATTTATCATCGGGAATACGTCCACCTTTTTCTACAATAAGAAATACTATATCTGTATAGTCACTAAATTGATTAAATATCAATTCATATTGAATTTGTGTCAATTTTCTTTGATCTAATAAAGCTGTTACGTATTGCGGAGCTTTATGAAACCACGACCAATCTATTGCTTTTAAAAATTCTGTTATCGTTTTATCTTTAAAGTTATTATATGGAATGTTTCTAGGTGTAGCTTCATCATTACCCATATATTCATTATCTAAACAATATAAGAAAACTTCATCTGTACAAAATGAACTAGTTAAAAGATCATCAAATCGTTCTAATGGATCTTCCATAGTCTTTATATATTCAAATGATTTATAATAAGTTTTAGACGTCATATTTTTATTATCAAAGAAATAAGCAATCATAAATGATTTAAAATTATTAAGTTTAGCTTCAGATATTTTTTTATCTGATTGAACTTCAATATAATCTGCATATATTAATTCATTAAAATATTCAGCTGACATTTCTTCAGAAAAATATTGTTTTAATCTTTTTCTAGCACGACGATATATATGTTCATAAGGCTCATAGGTTAAATAAATACTAATATCATCATAAATTAATTCATCATAAATCTTCATAAAAATCCCCTAAAATACAAACATATCTTTGATGTCATCGGGCAATAAATCAGTTTGGTTACATTTTGCCGCTTCTTCTATAACTCTAGGGTCATTTTTAAGTATTTCTATCATTCTTTGAATATTATTACCTGAAGCAGATATTTTTGTTTTTCTAATTAAACTATATAATAATTCATTTTTTGGTTGAGCCGGATCAATACCTCGTTCATTAATAAAATAAGTGAATAAATCTTCTTTTCCAAATCTAGCAGCAATTCTCATAAATCTTATTTCTGCATCTTTATAACCTTTTTGATTTATGAACTTTTTGTGAATTTCTAAAAATAATTTTGGAAATTTTTGTACTAAAAATACTAATCCAGAATCAATTTCTGATGAATAAAAATCATCAAATTCACCTAATAAATATTTTATAACGTTCTCACCATTCTCACAAGCATACCTAAATAACTTATCGAAGTCATCATAAGTATAGGTCAATAAAAACTCTTTTACACTATCAATATTATCATCTTTAATGTATTTTAATAGTCTCGTTCTCTCTTTTTGTTTTGCTTTTTGATTTATTTTCATAATTAATTCCTAGAATATAAATACATCTTGTAATATTTGTGGTAAGTATTTTGAATCATTAGTAATTTCATAAATCTTTTTTCTTACTTCCTGATCATCATCATCAATATTTTCTAATATAGCACTAAATATACCACCAGAAACATTATGAAATAATTCGCCGAACGTATCTAAAATCTTTAATATAGCCTTAGACTTAAAAATGTTTTTATTATATCCTACTTTTCTTACAAATACAACAAAAAATTTATTTGAGATAGAAACAGTAATTAAACTACCAACTTCCTCTTGAACTTTAATTACTTCATCAAAAGTTTTCAACCAATCATCCATATTTTGTAAAAAGCGATTAGAATAAATTATAAACATTGGAGAAATATTATGCGATTTCAAAATACGGATAAAATTTGGGATCCATTTTTCTTTAAAATTTCTATTTTTATATATCTCAATAAAAATATTTGAAGATATATCGTATGATTCTAAAAGAAGTCCTAATGTACTCTCATCAATGTTACCATTTAATGCGGCAACTAATGAAACTCTAGAATCATCATCAAGAATTAAATTGTTTACAATTTCAATAGGTGTATCCGGATCTTTTGCTACTTTTTGTCTTGTAGAATACCTTGAACTTTTAGAACGTTCAACTATTCGATCATACTGCTTTTGTGTCATTTTTTTTGTTTCGTTTTTTCTTATATTTTACTTTAAATTTTTTAGGTATTTGAATAGGTAATTTACTTGGATTACCATCCATATCCTTAACATCTGAAGGAGTTTCATCCCAATCCAGAGCAGCGTCTAGATTACCACTTAAAAACATTTCATTTAAATCTTTTATTTTCATTTTTTACCCCAGCATATCAATTTGTTTTTGAATCTTTTTAAGTTCAGATTCCAATTTACTTTTACGTATCTTAGCACGTCGATCAACTAAATCCATAAGAATGACTATTTTTGAAGCATCAATACTTTTTAAATGTTTGGTATCTATCGCTTTATTAAACTCTGGTACACCAAATTTCTCTTTATCTGCAAGATTTTTTAAGGTGATATAATTTTCTTCACCTATTTTCTTGATTGTTTTTGATACAAGTGTAATTGCCGTTTCTACACCTTCTTTTTTTACTGTGTCTATATAATCGTCCATATCAATCCAAAATCTAGCATCCCAATTGCTAAACATATCTAAATCACTTTTATTAACAATTTTAACCTTTTCATTTAATTCATGTAGTTTCATTTAATCCTCACTAAAATTCAAATAAGTCTAATGCTTCCTTAGCAATATATTTTGTATTATTAAACATCTGATATTCATCAACTATATATTTTGATAAATTATTCTCTTTTGCATATTCTAATAACGCAACTTTTACATCTTCAATATAATATGCATCATTATAATAACTCTTAGAATATTCAAAAATATTAGTGTCTCTAACACTTGACCATATACTATCTATTTCATCAGAATTATACTCCGATATATTCCTACAATATCTAACTTCATTAGTCTCTTTATAATATTTATACGCAAATTTATAACTTAGTGATGATTCTGTAATCATCAACTGAATAATATATGAAGTATCTTTTATACTATTATCAAACCTATTATAAGCTCTATATCTGGGTGTATAACTAATGATTTGACCATCCCAATACTTATCCCAAATTTTATTTAAATATATTTCTGATGTATTATTTTCTACTATATATAAACCTAGTGCTGTTAAAGGATGCACTATTTTGATTTCATTAATGACTTTATCAATTAATGTAACAGGGTAATTTGAACTTATAATAGACTTCATAATTGAAGATATCGTAAAATAAGTATGATGCATTACCATAAAATCATATGACCTTTCAAAATTATGAGTTGGATTCGATAATAATGCATAGAACAAAGTACTGTCAATATCATGAGTTTTTATTTTATTATAAATCCGTTGTTCAATATCTTCTGTTAAAATAGATGATCTAGCAATTTCTAGTAGTACATCATAATCAACAGTATTAATGATTTTCATTATCATTTTTTCGTTAAAATTTTCATTCATTAAAAAAAGTTCAATTTCTTTTTTTGTTATATTTTTTGTCTTTATCACATAATTTAAAAAATGTGATGGGATTGATTTTAAATATGTAGGTCCTAAATCATATACTAAACATCCATAATTTTTATTATTATCCACGACAGCTTTAAAAATTTGCTTAATTTGAGTTTTAGAAAATGTTTGATTGTCCCTTTCAAAACCATTTTGCGTAACTAACAAAATTGATGGTGCACGCTTTAAAAATATTTCATAAATCTTAGAATATTCATCTAACGCTAAATTTATATAACTTGGAATATATTTAAAATATTCATATTTTAAAGTCTGCTTTAATAATAATCGATTAACAAAGATTTCTATTATTTGATTTCGTTCCTCTAAAGAGGTATTATAAACTATATCATAAAAATCTAGTACTACTTCAATATTATGAAGATATTTTTCTACGAATGTTAATCTTGTTTCAAAATCTAATTTTTTATTATATAAAATTGAAGATAAAATCTGTTCTCTATCAAAATTCTTTTTTGATAACAATGCTCTAGATAAACTCTGACTACTAATATTTTTATGAGAAACAGCCCAATATCGAATAGTGATTGATCTATCATTAGCCAGTTTATCTACAATACTGGATTCTAACTGATCATTTTCTAATAAACATTTTTTATCATAAACTTTCATTGATTTTAGTATCATAATGTACCTTTAATATATAAAAATAGATTTAAGTTCCTCAAGTTGAGAAAATTTTATAGAACTATTATACTCAATAGTTTCTAATAATTCTAAATCAGAAGTTGAAAGTCTCAATCCCTTTTTAGACATGTTATGCATAAAAAGAATAGTTATTTTTTCAGTATAATTCTTTAATCTTTTTCTTAAACTAAAAATAATTTTGATATAATCTGTATATTCTAAATCTAAATAATTTAGTAGTATTGGTGTATTGATAGGTGTAAATAATTTAGCTATACTATTTTCATCTACTTCATTTAATTTTTCTCGAATCATAATATCAAATTCTTTTTTATTTTTTTCTAATTGGTCCACAATTTCGGAAAAAATATTTTCTAATTCTTGTTGATAATTCTCTTTTGATAATTCTACAACTATTTCTCTTTTAGGTAAAAGTAGTATTTTATATGCAATTGGAATAGTTGAAAAATTACTATACCACGGAAAGCTAAGACGATATTTAAATAATAATTTTTCAAAATCTACTTGAACAGAAATATGCATCAACGCATTATATTTATAATTACGACCTTTAGAAAATTCATTGTAAGTTTCACCTCTTGGAATAGAGTTAAAACCAAGAAGTTCTAGGGGTTTACGTATGTTTTCATTATAAAATTTAATTTTATTATTAGATAACACTAAACCCCCTTTAATATATAAAAATCGTTTTTATATCGTCTGGCAAGTATTCATCATTTCCAGTAAATTCATACATATACATTTTAAATTCATCTTCAAAACTATATTTTCTTGGATTGTCCATAATTTGAACATCTAAAGCATGAAGTAATAGTCTTGAAACTGGAGGATTTTTATCTTCCATATCCTTTACAATTCCAAAAATGTACTTGATGATATCCTCTGAAAAAATTGATATATGTTCGTTGATAATATTAGCAAAATCCCTTCTTGCAGCATTTTTATAAAGATATTCAATATCAGATAATAAAATATTATCTATTTTTTTTATCAGTTTCTTTATCAACCCCACAAATTCTTGGCTTCTTCCCGCAAGGGCATCAATTATAGGACGAAAGTAGATTTTTTTATCTATATCATTCCGTATCATAAGAGCATAATATATACTTGTACTAATATTTGATTTATTACATTCTTCTAAAAATAATTTTATTTCATCATGACTTTTTAAAGTTAAAAAGAAATTTTTAAGACTCAAGACATCATCTACTTGTGGTATAAGAGATATTAATAATAATCTTTCGGATTTAGTCAATTCCATATTAGCAATTTTTTGTATTAGTAAGTATGCACCGGTTTCATGAACTTCTTCTAATGCATCAGTTATTGTAATCTTACCTGATTCAATTTCTGCAAGTATTTCTATTTCCGTTCTCATTTTAATTCCTCTTATTTTTAATTATATTAAATATATCCTTAATTTCTCTTAAAAAATAAAAATTTCTCTAACTTCTTTTGGTATATAAATGAGTTCTTCTCCAGAATCTATAACCATTTTACTAATACCATCAATATTATCCATAATCCAGTATGTTATTTTTTTATCAAACATACCAGAAAAATCTTCAGTAAATTCAGTATAAAGAAAATGTTTATCATGATTGGACAATCGATATTTAAATGCTGTTAAATAAGGTATAATAAATTGCTTACTCCTATGCATCAAATCAACAATATCAGATGTAAATATATTTTTACTAGGTGTTACTTTTTCAATAATACGACAAAGCATATAATTATCAATAGTTAGTTCATTATGCAAAAAATTTCTATTTAAAGTACGGATAATAAAATACTTATCTTCATAATCTAATTTAAATAATAATTTAACCATCTTTATTAATTCTTGTTCTGTGAAAACATCATGAAATTCTTGCAATAAAGTTTCAATTATTGAATTAGTACTAATAACCATTGGCATATGTCTATTTGGATCCGATGTTTCAAACTCAACTCTTAGAGATAAATCTTTATAAAAAGTTTGTACCAATTTCTCTGGATCAGAATAGACTATATAATCAAATACATTTGCATCATAATCTTTTGAATTATCCCATTTAAACATTTTTTATCCTTTAAAAAACAAATATATTTGCTACTTCTTCTGGTAATAATGATATGTATGCATTTTCAATAATACAGTTTTGAAGTTCCGGTCTATCATTAACTAGTTTTATAAATTCCTGTACTTTATCTTTAGGCCATTTATCAAAAAATTCATCAATATTCCCATTATCTAAAAAGACATTTGGGGTAGTTGCTATTTTTCTATCTTTTTTTAATAATTTAATCATTAAATCAATATCAAACGTATGCCAAATACTACGTTCAGTTTCACCATTTAAACTAATTTTATCCGAATCTAGCAAATAATTGGCGAAATCTGTATAAGACTCATAGTTTCCAAAAATATAACTCATATAACTTTGGAAATAACTATGCATATTCAAAACATCCCAATCTATTATTCCCTCTTTATCTAATTTTTTAAATAACTTATGCTTTGGTTCTTGACTTTCAAAATCTCGCTTTAAAAATTCCAGCATACGTTTAGTAATAACACTATTAGATTCACTAGTTAATTTAATTAGATTTTTAAAGATAGGGAAGAAATGAGTATTTAAAAATATTATATCGATAGCCTTTTGGTCTAAAAGTTTTTGATCTAAAAGAAGTTTTAATTCCTTTGGTCTCCGTAAAGCTTTACAAAAATCTACATTATGCCAATCAATCTTATCAAGAAAATTATAAAAATCTTCAGGATATGATCTAAATTCACTTACTGCTTGATGTGAATTATTTATATAATCTAATTTATCATCATATGATAATTCTCTAAATCCTCTCTTTGCTACTCTACCTCGCAAACTTCTTGGTTTTCTTCTAGTCATTTTTAAGCCTCTTATTAAAATACAAATATATCAGTTACGTCTTTTGGTAAAAATAAAGTATCATTCGTAACTTTATAAAGGTACTCTTTTTCTTCATTTTCTAACTTATTAAAAAATTCAATATCATTCATTATCTTAATTAAATTATAATTGTAATAATAAATTTCTTCTATAATGTCCATAGTTGGTAAACTATTATTTGATATAAATTCTTTAAAAAGTTCAATAAATAGTTTTTCAACTTTTTCATTATCTACACCAAATCTACGTTCTAATTCATTTTCACTTTCATCATCCATCGAAAAACCAATAATATCCCGACAAAAGAAAAACCCATCAGAATCATAAATATCTTCATCAAAGCCATAATAATTAATTAGAAAAATAGGTTCTTCTAAAAGTACATCCCATGTAAGATGTTCAATTTCTGCATCTACAAATTTAATTTCTGGACCAACACTCAATCTCATACTCTCTTGATAACTAGATACAATATCCGACAATAATTTACTACTTATTTTATATCTCATAATTTACATCCTTAAAATACAAATATATCTTTAATTTCATCTGTTAGATATTTAACATCTTGAGTTAATCCATACAATGCTACTCCCATTGTATCATTTAATTTATATTGATACATACTTGATAGCCATAAGTATTTAGATTCATCTGTAAAATCTCCATCCATTATAATTTCAGTTAATAATTTTGCAACACTTTCATCAGGTAATAAATTTCTATATGCTGCTGTTGTTGAATTCATAACATTTACATTATTAAACCATCGACGATGATTTTCAAGCAAAAATAAAAAATCCAGACTACTAAAATTTTTAACACCAAATTGAGTTTTTCTTAAAAACAACTCTAATAATCTTAATTTATTTTCAGGCATTACCTTATCATTGTTTAAAATACGTTCAAAAAGCTTATAATCTGCTATTTCAACTAATTCATCGATATTATTTAAATTCATATTTTTACTTGCTGAAGATATTGCCCAATAGGAATCATCTTGGTCTAACTTTGGATGAACTTCTTTTATATAAAATCGGAACAAATTAACATTAATAAATAACATAATTAATGTTTCAAGATTATGCCCAACTTTAATTTTTTTTGATAGATTACTTACCATTGATGCTAACCAAGGGATATTTTTATTTTTAGAAGCTAATTTAGAATTTAATAGATATACAAAATCAGACCAAAGTGATTCAGAATCTATATCAGATACTATATCAAATCCAATTTGCCAATATTTTAAAGCTGTTGTTTTATCTAAATATTTGCGTAATAATTCTGCATATTGAAAGTCATGATTTAACTTTATTTTTATTTCATCGTTATAATATTTTATCGCTGTATCATAATCAATAATACTTCTTAATTTATATACCATTTCATCTATTTCAAACATTTTTTATCCTTTAAAAAATAAATATACTTGCTACTTCTTCTGGCAAATATGATTTGTCGCCAGTTTCATTATATACTTTTATATTAAAATCTTCTCTAAACTTTTGTCCTATATTTCTTAAAAAAAGTTTAAAATCTTCATCCGATGTATCATAAATTTTTTCCATTAGACCAATGTCTAATTTATTAGCATTTTTAATAAGAAATTCAATAATTGCTGTTGGTGCCGATTGCCTATTTAAATAGTTTTTAAGAATTTCATCTAAAATATGATCTTTAACCATTGGGTCATTGATCTCTACGGCTACAGCTGGAGCAAGTTCATAGATTTCATTTCCTCTTCTTGATGTAACTAAATCAATAGCTATTCTTGCTAATTGAGGACTTAACATTTCTTGACTCACAATCTCTTTTGAATTAAAAACCATTTTACCCTTAGCACTTTGTTTAATATCATTTAATAAAATTTTGTAATCATTTTCCACAATATCACCTAAAATATAAAAATGTCTTTAACATCAGTTGGTAAGAAAGCGTCATCGCCAGTTTCTTCATATAGTTTCATTAAATAATCCGCACCTGCAGATATTTTGTTTAGCATTTTTATTAATCTATCTTGACTAATCCTATTATCTTTATAGTTCTTAACTAATGATCTTGCTATTTTTGATTTTAATTCTTCATCAATTTCAGACAGCCAATTATATTTATCTACAACCTCTAAGAATCGGATTCCGTTAGCTAACCAATTTTTCTCTATATATTTTGAATATAATGCTTCTATAATTTCCTTTTTATACTTATCTTTTTTAATCTTTAAATTAGAAAATACTTCTTCTAATTGAGCTGGCATATGTGAGTGATGCTTTATAGTATATGTAATCAAGATTTCTCTATTTTCTTCTTTTAAATCTCTTTTAGATGCAATTACTTTAATATCGAATTGCTGCTTTTTTACCATCTTCATTAGATCACTTTCAGGTAAATCTTTTTTAGATGCTAGAGCAGTATTTAATTCTTTTGAAACATACTCTTTTTGTGAACCTGCATAATAATTTGGGGCTTTTACTTTTTCTATTCTTTTTAAATCTTCATATGATAAGAAAGGATGAGTAACAATCAATTTCAGAATTTCTTTTTTATTTTGATCTCCCCAACCATTATCAAAAGCTGTTTTTCGCTCCATACGTTTAATAATCGTTTCAAGCATATCTCTATCAAATAGAGGATCTGAAAGAAGTTCTTGATAAGATTCTAAACTTTTAATAGTTCTAGCTTTAGCTAGTAGTTTTACTCGCTTTTTATCAATTTTTCTATTTTCTCGTGCTGCTTTTAATTCTTCTTGAGATAATGATTTCGTAAAAGCAACTTGTTCTTTTGCATCCCAGTTTTTCATATCAGATTTATTAGTAGTTTGTAAAAATGCTGATTCCGGCAATACATCTAATATAGCATTATGAATATTATTAGGAATTCTCATATGTTGGACTTGGTCAATCATATCTTTTGCTGAAATAAAACCTTTTTTTAATGCTCCTGGAGTTTTTAAACCAAACTTTTTACCCATTAGTGTAATCCATTCTAATTTTATATCTTCAGGTAAATCATCAAAATATCTTCCAAGAAAGTCTTCATCAAATGTTTCAGCGTATTCATCTACCCATTTTTTAAAATTCTTTTTTAAACGTTCATTAATATCAACCCACTTAATAGGTTTATTATCTTCAGCTATTTGTCTAGCTTTAATCAACCCACTTTCAATACGTTTTAAACTACTTGGAGGTAAAAACGGGTCTGGAATTTTAAGTTTATTTAATTCTGTTTTAGTAAATTTATAGTCATGTCTCCATGAATCTTTTGTTTTATTAGGGTATTGCTTATTATGAATAGAAATCAATTTATTTTCAATTAATGATTTTAATCCATCCGTTAAATTATCATATTCTTCAATACTCATTTTAAAAGGGAATGAATCTAAATGATTCTTTACCCATTCTCGTATATTTTCTTTAGTTTGAATTGCATTTTTTCTCATAATATATCCTTAAAAAATAAAGAGGTCTCGTACCTCTTTAGGTAAAAATTCATCATCACCAGTAATTTTATACATTACCTCTCTCGCTTTATCAGGAGTATCTTCTCTTCTAAAAAATTCTAATATTGCAGCTTTTCTTCTAAACGTTACAGGTACAGAAGGTGTCATCATGGCTTTTACTTGATTTTTCATATCAACAACTTCTGAAATTTTCTCCCAAGGAACATATTTGTTTCTTGTAAGATTTTCAAATATACCATCATGTCTAAATACTGCTGCATAATCACCTACAGCTTTTAGAGCCTTTGGATTAGATGCTAAATTTTTATTTAAAGCTATAATATGTATATTATCTAAATTCCTTAATTGTCTATTTGTAATCTTTGGTGGACAATTAGGATGACTTAAAATACCCTGTTTAAGTTTTTCTTTCCAATTCTTTGCTGCCGGTTTTTTCTTTAAAATATGAGTCCATAAATAATACAGTTTTTCTCCATCAGTATGCTTTGACTTATAATAGTTTAAATAATAACCACCGGGTTGATTGATAGCTTCATCCCACTTTTTTTCAAAAAAAGTTTTTGAAGCTAAATCTAACAATCTATATATCCCTTGACTACTACGATAATTTTCTATTTGAGAATTTATCATAGTCTCAATCAAATCATCATCAGGGATTTTTTTTGCTATTTCAACATACACATCAGTACTAGTATGTTTAGACGTAGTAAATGTCATACTATCACCAATATTTTTTACTAACTCATACGCTTCTTTTTTTGTTATTGTCTTATTTTTAACATCATCAAAAATATAATCTAAATCAATCATTAAAATTCCTAATACACTATAATAGTGAATTTTAACTTATTTATACTTTAAATCACTTATGAATTAATTTAAATTAGCCACTCTGGATGATCTACTTCAATGTTTTCTAATGATTTTTCTAATTCTTTTACTATACTAATATCTACGGTGGCATCTATAAGTTTTTTAATACGCTGTTTCTCAGCTTCTAATCTTGAGCCATATCCATCATACTTACTCATAAGATCAATCATATCACTAAAACTATTTTGAATAGTTTTAATATCCGATTTTGAAATAACTTTTATTTTAAATGGAAAATCTTTAGAAACTAAATATGGTACATCTATTAAAGAGCCAAAATTTAAATTTCCACCAGAATTATAAGAACTAGTACTACTTGGATACATAGATGCTACATCTACTCCCATCACCATCGATGATGCCGTAGGTGGTGCTGATGTGATTGTTGTATTCAAAGGTCTAATCTTTGAAAGTGGGACTCCTAGACTAGATACGATTTTAGAATTAAGTGAATTTAAACTCATATTTAAACCTTATTATAAAGTATATTCTGGATAAAATTCGGCTATTAATAAACCTAATTTTTTTCGATATTCTTGTTTTTTTAAAATAATTTCTACTGCATCAGTACTCGAAGTAGTTCTTCCTTCTCCAACCCAATGATAAAAAAGTGGTTCTGGTTCAGGGATAAAATCTACAATTACTCCCTGCTTTAAATCATCCCATGATATATCCATTCCCATCATCTTTGAACGTTTCATATCAATCCCAGAACACAAAAATTTATTCACATAGTAAATAAGTACTAGTGAACCAGGAACTAAATTACTAAAATTATGCGATTTAAAGTTTAATGGAATTTCAATAACTGTACCTGGTTTTATATCTTCTACATCAATCATACTAATAACTCTGGGTAATTATCGAAAATATACTTATTGAATATTGGTGTGTTACCAAGGCCAAAAGCATAGGTATCCTCCGTTTGATAATTAAATAAATCAACTATCATAATTTCTCCATTTTCTTCATAAACAATAGCATTGTAGTTCCTAATTATTCGATCCATTATAGAGGTTAGCATTGATGGATTTTGTACAGGAATTTCAAAACGTTCTATTAAAATATTAACTCGCTCAAGTATAATATCGAACGCTTCTTCATTAATGGAAGAAGTAGTTTTCCACCATTTATTAAGCCATGTTCTACCTCGGTGTTCCGGCAATAAGATATGATTCAAATTAGCCATTCTGGATGATCCTTTTCCAAATTATTCAATTCAGTTTTGTATCTATTAAGTAACCTTTTGGCCTTTAAACCATCAACTGAAACATACCCATTAAATTTATACGATTTGCGCTTAAATTTAGAAGTATCTGCTAAATATTTTTTATATTGTTCATCATAATGTTCTTCTAAAGCTTCCAATCTTATTTTTTCAGCTTCCAATCTCGTTTCACAAAGATGATAAGTAATACGGTCAAAAAAATCAAAAACTGTTACTTCATCAAGTTCCTCATGTCTAGAAACACTAAATGGAAATCGTGTTAATACCCGATATTTATATCCGGTTTGGAAAGAGGAACCAAGATTAAAAGAACGCTTGATTCTTCCAGTACTTTGGTGTTTTTGTGTTAGATGATGTTGGGCTTGATAAAGTGGTATCGTATTAATCGTATGTACATGATTTGTTGATGTATTCATTAAATAAACCTTTCTGGATATTCTGTGATAAAATCTTCGTTTTCTTGTTCGAGCATTTCAATAATTTTTGTAAGACGTTCAACTTGTTCTTTCTTCTTTGGTGCTTTTTTAATTTTATGATTATAGTGAGCAATCAATTTTTCATTTTGTGCTACTTTAGCTGCTTCTTCATATTTGTACTCTTTAAAAAAATTATTGGTAGACATCGTTCGAGCATAATAATGAGAAGGGTTTCCATATAATCTTGACGATGGTACTCCGTAACTACCGTACGTTGAATTCATCATCATTTGTACCATTTTTTGAGCATTTGGTAATAAACCAATTTGAGATAAAATTTCATCTTCATTTTTTAAAACCATTTCATAATCTCTGGTTATTTCAAAAGGATAACTAGAATCAACAAACCAAATATCTTTATAAACCTTGACATATTCTTCATCTATATATGTAGGTTGCCACATATTTTGCATTTTACCTATCATCTTTATAAAACCATTACTATCCATCTAGTACTCCTATTTCTATAAGTTTATTTTTGTGAATCGTTTTTATAATTCCACCATCTCTTCTTAAAATTGAAACTAAATTGTATGATTTGAATTTAGATAAAAATAAAAATTCAGGATTATTACCAAACATAGCTTTAAGAATTACTTTTGTAGTGCCCCGCAACTTATCAATTTTGAAAGTGTCTCTTTTCAGTTTATCTTTTATTTCAGCATTAAGGTTTTGTAATGGTTTAATCTCTTTTATAATTTTATTTTTATTCTTCTCTTTACTTCTTTTTATGGAAAGTTTAACTCGTTCAGCCGTTTGTTTTTTGCAATTAAATCCGGAAAAATCATCAGAATCAATCAACCATCCTGTACCACCAAAAAAGGTGATAAATGTGAATTTTTCTTTTTTCTTAGAAATAATCGCTGATGTTGATTTCCTACGGAACTTATATCGGCCATCTTCTTTATTTTTTAAATCGTGTTCTTTTATAAGATATGTTGCAAAGTCTATTAATCTTTGCGGTGGGATCTTACCTTTCTTTCTTCTATTTTTTACATGATCTGTTAATATTATATGCATCAATATCCTTTAAAAAATGAAAATATCTTTTATTTCATCAAATAAAAATATCTCATCATTTGTAATCTTATACATTTCAACCCAAATTTCAATATCGGTCATATTTTTATTTTTCTTTCTGAGTTCTAATTCAATACTTCTATATTTGTTAAACCATAATTTTCTTTTAAGGTTATTGATTTTAACTGTTGTTTCATCATAGTTATTCCTAGATCTTTCTCTTTTTTTAGCTGCACAAGATTTACTACATGTTAATCCCCATCCTCTAGCTAAATCAGATTTTTTAACATAATAATCAGTATTACAAATATCACATTTTCTTTTCATAGATTTATTATATCAAAAGAAAGTTTAAGAATAAATAAAAGAAAAAAAGGAAATAATATGATTGTCAAGACACCCTTAGGCACTATCAATATGAACGATATTGAGATTGGTGGAGAAATTGGAAAACTTATTAAAAATCATATTGATGCTGCACTAATGTTTTTTAGTTCTGAAACTACTATCAAAGAAGAAGATTTAACAGATGAATTAATGTCTGAACTATATATGGCTTTAGCTGATGATGAATATTGGAATAGTAGCAGAGCATTCGCTGTAATAATGCATGTTAAAGACAACCTAAATTCTGAAGTAGATGTTAATAATCTATCTTCAATTTATAATTCTATTGATGAATTCGATTATGAAGGAGAAGGTACATTTTTAGTTTTAACCGATGAAGAAGCTGATACCAAAGTATTAGAACACATTGAAAGTTTATTAGATGATATTGGTATATTTGAGGCATTTCCAGATAATATGGTTGAAAGCATTTTAGCAGAAGATTCACTAATTGATAGATCATGGTTTGAACCAATAATGCAAGATAATAATTATGATTATGTACAAGAGATTGAAAATGAAGCTGTAAATGAACAACCTCAATTTAATGAACCAATCAATAGACTACATGAAGAATTAATTGAAAATAATTTAATGGATGAACCAGAATGGCCTGAAGAACCAGAAGATGAAGATAGTGATGAGTGGAGTGAATGGCAATCAGAAATGATGCAATTATACGAAGAAACATTACAAGAATGTGAACAAAATAAAGATGATTATATTGAAATTTTAAATAATCAATATGATTCTGCGATAGAATGGTATAGAGAGCACTTTGGTGATGAAGCTCTTTCTGATATAGTTAAAAGACATAATTTACTATATAATGATAAAATTGCGAAATGGGTGTTTGATCACGGCTACACTAACAGAGGCGATGAATTAGCTTCTTACGATGGACAAGAATGGGAAATATCATTTAAATTTAATGGAAAAGATTTTGATTATTATATCTATCAAACAAACTAAAATAAAATATTAGTAGTCTCTTTATTTCTTACAGATTCTATCTCTTTTATTTTATAAGATTGTCTATGATACAAAGTATATCCATATTCTAATATTGCTTCTACATGCTTTTTAGTAATATATCCAAAATTAGTATTCCAACTATATTGAGGATATTCTTCATGATGTTCCAACATCAACTTATCTTTAGTTGACTTAGCAATAATTGAAGCCGCACCAACACCTTTAATTTTTGCATCAGCTTTAACTAAGGTTTTTAAATTAGGTTCATCAACACCGAATGTTTTATCACCATCATAAAGATAATTACTATTCGGAAAATATAAAATTATCGTTTCTAAAGATTTTTTAATAGCAGATGACAAGCCTATCTTATCGATTTCTTCAGCAGTAGTTATAACTGTACAATGTTCAACATTATTAAGTATTTTTTGAAGCATTTCTTCTCTTTCTTTAAACGATGTCTTTTTAGAATCATTAGCAAATGATACATCACCAATCACTTTAACCCCTGTAAAAACTAATTCACCTGCAGCACAACCTCTACCTGCTTCATCAATATAAATATAATCTTTAAATTGTTCTTCTAAATCCAAATTTCTGGTCTCCGCTCAATAATATCATTTTTTATTTCTTCTAATAATTTTTTGGTTTGCTCAGAATAATTTTCCTGAATACCCTTTTTAAATAAATCAACAACTATTGAATCAATATCTAAAAATGAATATTCCTCATAGAGTTTATCAACAGTTATAGTACCTTCACCTATTTTCTTACGTATAATCATAGAAGTTATAGCATCTCCTATAACTTCTTCGGAATATATTCTTCCATTACTATTCACGGTATTCATTTTCAAGTTCATACAATCTATCAAGTTGAGACTCGCATTCGACAATTTTAAGTTCATCATCGGTTTGTTTTATTTTATCTAATTTTAATTCAAATAAATCAATTCGTTTTCTTAATTCTTCTTGCTTTATAGCACGTTCTAAAAACTCAGAACTTATTAATTTTTCAGAGATTAGAATATCTAATATATTTGTTTTATCAACATACGTCAATTTAAGATATTTTTTAAAATCCGATGATTTTAAAATTAAATGAGCATGATCAACTTTAGGTGTAAAGTAAATATAATTATCTGAATCAATAAAATCATCTAGAGATTGTTCCCATAGTCCTAATTCAGCGTCAAATAATGTAACTATTTGGGTGTCAAAATTAAATCTAATTGTAGCTTTATCTTCTGATGATACATCTAATAAATTTTTTAACTTATACGTTGAAGTTTCATTATACTTATCTAACCATTTTTTATCATTAATTGACATAACTTTAAATTTATCCAATTCTTCTCTTTTAATTTCATATTCATAATCGATATTTCCATTATTGTCTATACTGCGAACACATATATCATTACCGGGTTTAATTGACATTTGGATAAAAACTAATATTTCATCATATTCTTCAGTTATAGATATTGTGAAAACATCATTTTTAATACTATTTAAAAAGTCTATATCTTCAAGTGTATCTAAATCAACTACTAAAAAATAATTTGGTAATGATGAAACTCGATCCATAATAATTTTGCTCTCAGATGAATCAATAACAACTATTTTTTCTGATGAAATTTCGTTAAACAACTTAATTAGTGAAAAATCATTTGGCATAATTTGTTTACAAACAAATGAAAGTGTTTGGAAACCAGCAACATGATTACTTTCATTCATTATATCTTTATATAAATCAAATGAATTTTCACCACCAACTAGATTGTAAGGATTAAAAATATCTTTAGATATTTCAAAAAATAATCTATCCAACGGTATAGACCATAAATCGTATTTGGATATTTCTAATAGTAAATCTAAAGTAGCTTTACTTACTTTAACTTTCCCAAAATATGATATATCTTGCCACACATCCATTTTTACAATATTTTCATTAATACCTTGGGATTTTTGCCATGTAGTATCATTTTTCATGGCTCTTAAAAAATTAGACCATAAATCCCAAAAGCTACCTTTTGTAGTAAAATCTACTTTTTTATCATAAACACTATTAATTAAATTTGTAGGTAATGAACCATTATCTTCTAGTATTGCTAAGGCTAAAAATTTATTAAAAAGGTCTTCAGCATATTTTTTATCCATTTGATTCATAAGCATTCTGTATAATGCAGTCGTTTTAATAAAAAACTCATCATCAATTTTTTTATCAGATTCAGAAGTTTGATCAATCATGAGTTTTGTTAGTCCAGACCAAAAACTATTTGATGACAAAATTAAATAAAATTCTTTAAATTCTTCATAATCCATTTCAAACAATGAAAACTCTTGACGAAAGTATTCTTTTTTATCAAAAATTATTAATGAATCAAAATTAGAAACTACTGCTAATGCTGCAAGAGGTTCAGAAAACAAATATATTGATGCTTGTTGAATAGGTGCTAACCCATGCAAACCAGATCCACCTTTACTATTTTTTTGTACTAATAAATCTTTGTGATGTGTACTTTTGAGTTCAATAACAATTCTCGAACGTCCATTTTTATCAATTATAGCTCCGTCAATATACTTTTGCCCTTCCTCGATTTTCTTTTCAACTATTAAATTTGGATTTGAAATAGATTTATTTCTAGGAATATATCCCAATACATCACCAAAAATACTTGATAAAAATTCACTTTGAAATTCTGTCTCTTTCATTTTTAGAATCTGATTTTTAGATGATTGATAATTTTTGAGTATTTCATATTTTTCTAAATATTCATCTTCAGAAATTGTAGCTTTAAATTTGTTTATAACATTCGATGATATTAATGTTTTCATATATAACCTTTATGAGTAGTTTATATAAAATTATACATTATTTAAATGATTCTGGGTATTTAGTCTTTAACTCTTGTTCTAATTCTTCATCGATTAAAATTTCAATATCATCACCATAATAATTTATAGTCAATCCATCATAATGAGCTATTAGTGGAAATTTTGTAATTAAGCAACATTGAATAGTTGATAAAAATAATTCTCTCTTAGCAATAGAATTTAAATCAGGTTGGAAAGTACTATGAATCTGAGATATTCTAGCGTAAAATTCTTCCATAATTATCACCTTAGTTGGGTTATAATTATTTATATCAAATCCATAATTCTGGATATTGGTCAACAGGATATAAATGAACTATATAAGTATAAACAATTTCTGAATTTTTTATAAGATTATCACTTAATTGAAAATTTTTATATTCTAGAGTACGACGTACAAATTGAAGAACAAACATCAACTCAAATTCATCGATAATACTTTTAGGTGATATACATTCCATACATAGTTGATTTATAAAACTAATATTCTTAAATTCTTTCGCTAAATCATCATTTAGACCCATAATTCTGGATACTCCTCTTTAGAAAAATAAGATGTAAGTTCACTAAGACGGGCTTTTCTACGCTTTGATGTTCTATCTTCCTTAAAACTAGGTAGTTTTCGGAGTTCATCCATAAGTAATAGCTCTTTGCGTACATTAAAAAAACCATATCTATCAACTATTTCACTTATAGATTTTTTATTTTTAACCCTATCGATCATGGCTAAAAGGTTACATCTATCATATATTATACCCATAATTCTGGATACCCCTTTCTATGATTTATTATTTCTTCTTCTATAGCTTTTATCTTACTACTCCAGTCAGATGATAAATTAATCAAATCTCCTAAACATAATAAATGATTATAATGAGATATAATTAACTTATACCATTTTACTCGTACTTTTTCAATAGTATCAACATACATTATAATAAAGTTACCTGATCCCGTATCAGTACCTGCAGGTAAATACTTTAGCAATTCTATATTACTATGAAAATCTTCATCAATCGACACATTAATTTTTATAGGATTAAATTTCAGATTGCATTCAGTTATATCTTTACCTATTTTAAAATCACCACCACCTTTTTGCACCCATAAATATTTCATATGTAATACTCTGGAAATTTACTAATAGGATAATTAATTTCAATATAATTTTTTATTGCAATTAAATCATCCAAATATAAATCTTTGTCGTGTGGATAATCATTAGAATAAAAATATCTTTTAACCGTTTCTACTGCTTGAATTATATTATTTTTTGATGGTGAAGTTAATAACTCAAATCGCAATTTACTAAAAGGAAAAATAAATTCTTCTAATGATTTTTCTAAAATACTCATATTAAAATAAAAAATCTGTGGATGCCATTGGTTGCATTTTATAGTCTACTCTCTCATGACGATCCAATCCAAATTCTTTAACCTCCGTTTTAAATAATTTCTCGAGATCTTCGCTCAAAATGTGTCTATGGCAAAATTCGGTCGGTTTTTCATAACAACACAATACAATATTTTCTAACGGTTTATTCTTCTGATTTGCTATTTCTTCCCATTTTTCTAACAACTCTAACCAATCGATTTTTTTAAGTCTTTCTTCTTTGAATCTTCTGGTATATTTTTCCCAATCAGGATTATCTTTATATTCAAAATAGATGTCTTTTGATGGTGCTAACTTTCTGTCCCAACTATCAACTACCGAGGCTATTTCATCAGAAATTGCTCCACTTGTAGCGACTATAAAATAATCATCGGGTATATGTCTAATATTAGCATAATACGAAGTATAAATTTTCATAGCATATTATTCTTTTTTATCGATATTATTTGCTATTGCAGAAATCGACATTAGAAGTTTAAGAGTATTAAAATCTTCTTCTGTTAATAAAATTTCACCACATTCTGGACATGGACGTTCTAGCCACTCTGCATAATCTTCAAATGGAATATTTTCCTCCTTAAAAGTGCATTGGGGATTATCACATTGTATGCCTTGTACAACTAATGGTATCTTACTTTCTATTCGCATATACTTTCCTTTTGTGTGAAAAATTGGGGATATTTTAAAATTATTTCAGGGTAATCATATCCAATATTTTCTACAATATTTGTTAATTCTTTGTGTTCAAATTTTAGAGCATTTAATTCCATTTGTAATGTTTCGACAGTCGAATTTAACGTCTGAAGATTTCGTATCTCTTCAGTAAGAATCCTAATAATTGCCTCAACTTTAGAACCATCTAATTGAGGAACGGAATATAATGTTTGGTTATTTAATTCCATTTCTATATCATATATATTATACATAAAAGCCCTTTTTATTTAAATTATACATTTTTAAATAAACAATTCTGGTGAATGTTCTAGAAGATTCTCAACTAATAATAGTTTGGCTTTTGGAACCTTTTTATTAAGTTTCTTCAATCTTAAAATATCATCAATATGACATTTTAGTTCAAAAACAGCATTAGTCCTAGTATAATAAATACCTTTAGTTTTAAAATGTACTAATCTATTTCCATTTTGAAAATAATCTCCTACTGTTGCACAAATAGTAATCTCGGGATTAATATTATTAGATGTTTTATAAATTAGAATACTCTCAATAGTTTTATCATTTAATCTATTATCATAGACATCAACAAAATTTAATTCTAAAATTTCTCCAGTAGTTAAATTGGTCTTATATATTTTTCTGGGAAACATTGTTTTGACCGGTTTAGCTATTGTCCAATATTTTTTAACCATATCATTCGGATTTAATAATGATATACCTTTTGGTGAAATACGCTTAAAAGTACCTTTTATATAAGTACAATATTCACCATTATATTCGCTTTTACTTTGTAATGTAGATTCAATTATATGATAGCCATCAAGCATAGCTCTGATGGCATCTTCTTTATCCATTTGAATATCAACTCTAATCATAATTATACCTTAAACGTATCTTTAGAACAATTACCAGTACCATCATTATACTTACAATATTTACGTTTCTCTTCTATCATTTTTGAATTAATAAATCGTCCGAATATTAAAACAACAAAGACGACTAAACTTACCATAATAAGTGTAGGGTCACTATCAATTTTGAATTCAACAAATCCTATATATAATTCTTTCATAGAATAAAAAATAGCTGCATCAATACCATATCGAACTTTAAGCTGACCATCTTTTAAATAATGTGTAAATCCTCGTACAAGTTCAAAAATAACTGTAAATTCTAACATATACAGAATTACAGCATTGATTTGATGAGTCAAATATCCTATAATGAATAAACTGATTGATACAGAAAATAAAATAAATGGTGAATACATAAATCGTTTAAATTTAGCCATAAAAAACCTTTTTATTATATTATAGTTTTAATTTTCTTAATAGTGCCTTAAAGTAATAAATTAGATAAGTCAAACTGTTAATTACGAAAATACTCAATAAAACAGAAATATAAATTAAAACTATAAAAATAAAATATATTAAAGCAAAGGGTATTATTAAACTATTCATATCAATTTTTCTGGATTATTTTCTAAAATTTTTTTATAAATATCATTGAATTCGTCTAATGACATATTAAAATGTTTTTCAAAACCACCACAAACAATATCAATAACTCTCTCTTCTTTTGTTTTTTGAATTGGTTCTGCCAATACTCTTTTTAATTCTTCAAGTAAATTAAGATCAATTTGGTTACTATGAATCGTAGCTAATCGATCTCTTAACTCTCTCATGGAATCAGTATCAGACCATAAGACTTCATTATTGATAGTTCGTTCCGTAACAATCGAACCATATGTTTGTTCCATATTTTTAAAAGTTCCTGTAACCCGTTCTTCCACCATTTACTCCTAAACAAAATATTCCGGATATATTCTTAAATATTTTTTTATAATTTCTTTAAGTTTAAATAAAAAATAATCATATTCTAAATCATAATAATTTGAAAAATTCCTAAGTAGGTTAGAATCATCATTATTTAATTCCGAGTAATACCATCTTAAAACTTCTTTTTTTGTTAGTGCATGCCGAGTATTACAATTTGTTGCAGTTCTTAAAACAAATATAAATTCTTCTTTCTCTTCATCAAAATGCAACATATAATGTTCTTCCAACATAGCTTCCCGTATGCTATTACTAAAACTATATAAAAACTTTCTTTCTGCCTCAGTCATAGATCCGCAACCTTTTGTTCTGATAAATATTGAGATAATAAAGAATAATTTTCTTTATGCTGATTACATAAATTTATAGTTTGAGCTCCATCCCAGTAAATCTCTGCTCCACCAATACCACATTTAGAACATTTTCTTGCTTCATGCTCTGCTTTTGTTCTCATTTCTTGATATTCTGATAGAGATAATGAAGTAGGGGAACTATGAATACTACAAACTACTCCCCATCTGCCGTTATCAACTCTCAATTCGCCACGTTCACCACATTCTTCACATATAAATTCTGATCGAGATTCAGCATCTCTAACCCACTCTCTAATCTGTGCATCATTGGTTTTATCAATATAATAAAAACGGAGAGTTCCAAATTTTTCTTTAATTTGGCGGATTTGAGGAAGTTCAATTTTTTTAGCATTACAATAACCTAGGATTTTCATACCCAAGTCGTAAATTAATTCAAACCACCCATCATGAAATTCAAAAATCATTTTTGAAAATAGTGGATTAGTTTGTAATAAAGATCTGTGTTCTGATGATAAACGCTGCATAATTAAACTCCATATTTAGAGTGAATTATACATTTTAATAACTTAAATTAACCTTTTTTAGTGAAAGTCATAGCTACTCCATCACCAAATGGAAATGGACCAGTTATATCGAATTTTTTATTACCATCCATACCAATAGCTGCAATAGTAGCTTGTTGAACAGAATTGATAAAATCTGAGTTTGTCGCTTTATCTTTTACACCTTTAATAATAACCATAGATTTTTCAGCTTTAATATCTTTTGCACCATATGATTGAGAAAGAATAGGTTCTAAAAATTCTGCTACTTTAATTGCTGTATTTTGTTCTTCATTAGCAATACCATCAGTAGTTTCTTTATCCAATTTTCGTTGTTTATCTGTTTTAACAGGAACATTATTATTTTCCGGTTGTTTAGTATCTACATTTTCATCAACTTCAATAAGGGTTTTTAAATTTTTAAGTAACATACAGAATCCTTTTTTCCTTTATTTATACTATAATATCTTTCCCTTCAAGATTTATTATTTTTGAATAATCTGGGGATAACTGAACATTATGAAATGCATCGACCCAAGGAAAATAATTTCCCGCGGGTGTTCCTTCTAAAATAAGGTCAAACATATATTCTGAATCATATCTATGTTCAATCTTACATTTTTTGGAACCATACATAAGATTATTGGTTTTTGTAGTGAGCTTTTTTAAATCTTTAGCTTTAATAAAACCATTTTCAGCATGATTAAATAAGGTGTGAGACCCATACGAATAAACAAACTCATAATCATATTTTTTTGTATCTTTAAAAGCTGAAATAGCAATCATTATATTTTCACAACGTTCCCCAACAATACCCTGGATTCTATGCATATTATTGTCAGGACTTAAAACATATAATGAAAGATTAGGATTGTATTTTAGAGCTTCTTTAATAAAAAATAAATTCATATCTAAGGGCATCATAATTCGTCTAGTTGTATCAATGAATTTATTATAATAATTTATTAAAAACGAATACTGATTATCCATAGGAGCATTTTTATCTAATGCCAAGTTTCTACTCACAATCTCCGAAACTCTTAATGCATCAGCATAAGCTTCTTCATCAGACATACCAATTTTTTTATTATAATCTGTTAAACCATTAATAATATCTGCAAGTTGAGCTTTACCTTTAAAGGTGGTTTTCATAGCATCATCATAACTCATACCCTGCATATAGATTTTTTCCATAATGGAATTCTTATCAAAATGAATTGATGGGTCGAACATTGGTGTATTAGGTATCGATTTTATATTTCTATCTTTTTTTGATGATTTTTTTACGAATCTAGAACCTAAGCCCCACCAAGTCAAAACATATTTAGAGAATTTAGCAAAATATTCATAGTATGGATCACCTACTAAGCCCTGATAATACTTCTCAATTTTTAAATATTTTTTATTAGATGTAATCCAACCTAAAATAGAAAGAGAGCGCTGATATTTATTTGCATGTCGTCTATTATTTTCTAAAACCATAACTTCATCGGCTCCCCATACATCAGCAACTTTCCAACGTCTTTTGGCTAAATGATAAAATTTTCTCAAATGTTCATAAGTGTATTTATCATTAGGCCCAATATAAACTCTAACTATTGTATTTGCACCATACATCTTAAACCTTCTTACCTTTTTTTTCCAATAATTTAATTTTTTCTAATATTGTTACTTCTAGAGTATTAGATAATATTGGTAAATGTACCTCATCTATAATATTTTGTAAAAATTTATCATTCTGACTTAATGCAAATTCAATTTGTTTTCTATCACCAATAAATAAAAATCTCTTAGAATCATCTCTTCCATAATTTCGTAATATGAATCGAATATCTAATCCAACTAAATCAAATACTTGCACAGGGAGTATTATAATACATTCTTCATCCCTTATCCAATTATTATGAAATTCTTTAAAAGTATTAAATCGCTCAATATTATTTTTTTTAAGTAAATTTCTGTAAGGTACAAAATAATTATAGAATATTATTCGCATTTTTATAACATCTTAACTTCTCTGTTAAGTCCTTTTTTCTTTTTACCACCAAGTCCCTTAATAATACCTTTGGTTTTTTTACCCGATGTGCTAGAATCATCATCTTCATCATCCGATTTTACTACTGCACCCGAATTACCTTTTAAATCACTAGCAGATGGTTTTTTCTTACCTTTTGTAGTTTTTTGCAAGGGTTGATCTGCATTTAATGATTGTGCTGCATTTTGCGCTTGTGCTGCATAATTCAAAACTGATGGATTATTCTCTCCAGTTGTATCCCAAGGTTCAAATGTTAAGGTACTCCAATCGACTTTAAAATCAACAGTACTACCAACACCACTACTATCTCTTGTTTTTAAGAATTTAGCTCGCATTATACCCATTTCTCTTGATTGTGCATTTGGTATAAAACCAATAACATTATCGGCTGCTTGAATTTTAGAAATACCCCCTTGGATATTTTCTTCTGAGACATCAGCAACATCACCTGCTGCTGAATTATGAGTTAAAATACCATTACAATAAAATAGGTGGTCTCCATCCACTTCAATATCAATAGTTTTTTCAATACCGATCTTTTCAATGTTTACAATCTCATCCAGAATCATTATTTCTCCTATATATCAACATTATACATTATCCCATGTAGAATATGGATGAATTATAAGATTATTATTATAATATTTTGTATCTGATGTTACTTCTTTAAGTATCCATTCAGGCAACTCTATATCATAATCCTCAGATGGTATTTCTATCTCAGCGACTACAAGACCTTCGTTTTTGCCATGAAATTTATCAATTTCCCAAATATCATTATTTATTTTCAAAATATATCTAGTTTTTTCTATAATTCTATCATCAGTAAATTTTAATAATTCGATAGCATTATCATATGGTATTTCGTACTCAAATTCTGGTCTTGAAGCGCCTTCATTTTTACCTTTAATTGTTAAAAATGCATCTTTATCGGCAACTCTAATACGTACTACCTTTTCAGGACTATTCAGAATATATCCCTGCTTAATTTCTATTTTTTTATCATACAAGTCTATCTTTTTAAAATCAATTAAAAATTTTCGTTCTATTTCTATTCCCATATTATTTCCTTAATATCCATATATAACAGCTATATCATTATCCCAATCAAACACTTTAAATAACCTAACTAACTCAAAAATAGCATATTCATATTTCCATGAATCGGTTATATAATCCACATCTAAATTTAAATTTACTGGATTATTTTTCCACTCCATAACCATTGAAGCAAAGTGCTGTTTTATTTTTTGGTCATCGACACCAATAATACCTATAGAATCAAAAAGACCCTGATAATACTTATGTGTATTTTCCACATAATCATTAATTATTAATCTAAACCCTTCTTGAGTCAATCCTATAAAAGTATAGTCTTGATTATAATAGTCATTTAGATGATCATCTGAAAACAGACAGTACGTTTCTTTTTCAATATTAACATATTTTCCTAACTCGTAAACCATTTCTACTAAATCATAAGGTCCTGGCATTTCATCTTCATCAAAATCTTCATTATAAATAGGCATTTCTTCAAATGATTTATCCTTTATCTTATTAAATTCCTCTTTTGATATTTTACCTATATATGTTCTAAATCCCATATGATTCCTTTTTAAATTTTATATTCAGGGTGTTCTTCAAAATATTTTTCCAAACTTTTTAACGCCGTATTATATTTTTTCGCAAGTCTTTCTGTATTTTCGTATTCTCTTTGAATTGCATTAATTGCATTTAATTTACTTCTAAAAACTTCTATATTTTCTCTTGAAATATCGAATCTTTTAGAAAGAATATTTTTTAAATCAAATTCATCAATTGAATCACTTTCTACACCTAAAGAATCAAACGTAACTTCCATAATACCTTTGCTAGAAATAATATAAATTGGAAAATCACTAAGTTCATAATCTAATCCCAACAATCTATCAATCTCATCTTGTGATAAAATATCCGCCATATCTACCCCTTTAATTTATTAAAAAAATCTATGAATTGCTTATCATCTTCATCTTTATATTGTTCATATTCATCAAATTTTTCTAAAATTTTATTCATAGTATTTAATTTTTCGATTGTCTCTTGACCACGATCTCGAACTGAAGCATAAATATCTTTAAATAGATAATATTTAACAGTTTCTTTATCTTTAACATCTAAAAGATTACAGAATAAATTCCAGGCTTTATCAAATTCTTGATTTAAATCATTTAACCAAGGTTCATCGGGTAATTTACGTTCAAATACATACCCTACTAATTTATCATCACTATTTAAGATTTCCCTAGCCGAGATAACCCCAGAGTATCCTACTGTTAAATTTATAGCATCATCCGATGATTTCCATTTCTCATACCCATCTCTATCATCCCCATAAGTATGATTCAAATATTCGTCTTCTCGAAATCCATTAGGCGTTTTTTTAAAATACGAATACTCATAATTATAAATTTTTGTATATTTTATTTCATCAGCTTTTTGCATTATTTTTCCAAAGTCTGTATCTGGAAAATTTGGCTTTCTTAATCTTTTATCATTCATATCTACTCCTAAATAATATGTTCTGGATAGATTTTTAATACACTTTTTAAAATATCTTCTTGCTGTTTAAGACGATCCAATTCTACTAAACGTTCTTTAAATGTCCTCACCATCGATAACGAATCCTCAAAGATAATAAATTCTGGGTGTCCTAAGTATTCTGCAAAGCTTTCCCATATAGATGATATAGTTGATGCATCTAAACCTAGTTCATCTTCTATATATGATTTTGTAAGTTCCTTGACAGTCCTATCTCGCTCATTAAATAAAAATAATGGAAAATGAGGAATATCTAACTCATCCATCATTTCTTCAAGTTCATTTATACTATCACCATCTAATACTACACCCATTTTAAAACACCTCCACTTTATACGTTTAATTCTGGAAAATTCTCATCACCATTTTTTAACTTTTCAACTGTATGGATTTCCCTATATACTTTTGGGTATAAAGTTCTTAAATTTTCTAAATATATTTCAAGATAATCCATTTCATCCTCAAGATCATTTAAACTGTCAAAAAGTGTTTCTAAAAATTTCTTATCTTCATCATTTGTTACACGTTTTAAAACAGCTTTAAATTTTCTTGTTCTTACACATATTTTACAATTACATGGTTCTAAGCTTTTACTTGATTTCAAACCCATAATTCTGGGAACTCCTTAATAGATAAATCCATCATTTTCCTATGATATTTTATTTGTTCAATATCATTATCTTCTATACTTCTATCTATATCTCGCTTCAGCCAACCTTTCTTATAATTAACAGCGAAAGCTAACAATTCTATACGTTCTTTAGAAAAAGAAATATCTTTTTTAGGAACTCGTAAAGGTAAATCAGGAGGCAGAATATCTTCATTTTCTAAAATAACATTATTTTCTTCTATCTTAATAATCGAGACTTTTCGTAATCCAGAATCATAAGTATAAAACCACACTTTATCACCTATTTTATACATTATAAAACTCCTTCTGGAAATTCATCCAATAATGTAAGATAAGTTTTATTAATTTCTTTATCATATTTAATACGAGTACTTAATATTTTAACTAAAACTCGACACCCTTCTTCATAGCTATCAAAAACAATACCCGGTAAAAAATTATGTAATTCAACTCTAGCCATATTATCATTATACATATAAACTGTATTTTTTGGTTCATCACCCATTGAAAGTGCTATCTCTTCTTCTGTTTTAATAAATCCTACTGTTACCACGTAGTCTGTTGGGATCTGCACAAATACACCGGCAACCTTAATTGGTGAAGTATTTTCATGTATAAAATAAATCTTTTTCATTAGATACCTTTAACTATTAATTCAGGATAATCCCTTTTTAATTTTTCAACTAATGTTAAAAACTTTGAGAATTCTATATTTGTTGCTATTTTAAAATCTTTAATAGTATTTAACACCCACATTATTTCGATGTCTTCTTCTTCATCAAGATTATATAAATTTTCAATTCCATCTTCTTCAGAATCTATACTAAATTCATTATATTCCAAATTAAGTGGTATTTCATTATAAAATAACGATTCTTCCTCATTTTCTATAATAACTTCAAATTTTTTATCAATTACATACTTAACTTTTATAATTCTATAAGAACCAGATGTACTAAAAAGATACAAATATTCATTATTTGGTATTAAATCTTTTACAAGTATATATTTTTTAGTCATCTTTTATAACATCCATCAACTTAGAAAATTCAATTAAATCACCTCGTAATTCATCTTCTGGATACTTTGTTGAAATTAGCTCAATTAAATCTTTATTGTAACGTTTTAGCACATTTAAAATTGACTTGGGTACTATTGTGATTTCTGTATCTAATGCAAAAACTTTTTGCGCATACAAAGTTTCCAATTTATTATCTTGAATACTAAGATCTATTGATGTATAATATTCATCCTTATCTCCTCGAGATACGTTGCATGATTGATATATCATACCCGATCCTTTAAAATTTTATACAATGTATTAAATCCTTCTTCTGAAATATAATTTTTAACTTTATCCAAATTATTTGTTTGAATAAACATTCGTAACAACGATGATGAGGTATTTAGGTGCTGAGTATATGGTGATAAATAAATAGTTTCCATATTCGATGTACCTCTTGTAAATTGCTCTAACGAAAATTCATAAGTTAGGTCATTACCATCTCTCAATCCTCGAATCATAATATCAGCAGAGTGTTTATTAGTCCAATCACTCACAATACCATCATACATAATAATTTCAACTTTATCAGATAAATGGTCGAGTGAAGCTTTTACTATTGCCATTCTCTTTTCAGCACTAAACATATGATTTTTATTACGATTATTAGCAACTATAATTGTAATTTTTCTTGTTGGGAATAAATTGATTGCTCTTTCTATTATTGATATATGACCATTATGAATAATATCAAAACTTCCTGCATAAATTGCTCTTTTCATTATAAACTCCTTATATAAATTCTTCCGGATACTTAGAAATTAATATCTTTGCACTATTTAAGATTTCAGGAATAGGTACATTATATCTTTCTTGCCAATCAAACAAGGGTTGTAAAAAATGTAATTCTGCTTCCTTAAAACTTAAAAATATCATCCTATGATTTGGTTTCGCAATATCAAAAACAATAGGTTTATTATTTGTTATTTTTGCACTCGGATTCAACATTTCATGTGTTATAGGAATACCGTCCTCATTTTCAACAATATACGAATCTCTTAATTTTGCCATACGAATAAATCCTAGGATAATTAACCCTCTTGGATTCGTAACAAAAACTTTTAATCCCTGCTTAAGCTTCCTAAAATTCATATCTATTGGCTCTTCATAGCCGTCAATCATTTCCTGTCTTTTATTTTCTCTTTTGAGCTTTGAATGTTGGAAACTCACTTGCTTAAAATATTTTATCTCTTCATCAGTAAATTCATAATCCGAGTTAAATGTGTTCATATTAGTTTACCGTAATAACTTTGATGGAATAAAATTAGCTAGATATACACCATTTTCCGATTTATAAAATTCTATCCCTTGATTTATGGCCTCAATAGTTGAAATTTTAAAAATATGAGTTTCAGTATTATCTTTCTTCCTTCTATCTCCTACCTGTAAAGCAGTTTCTATATTATCCGATAAGTGTACATATTGTCGACTCATAGGTTTTAATCCAATTTCTAAAATACTATCCACAAATCGACTATTTGTACCATGGTAAAGCCATGTTGGGAGTTCATTCTTTTCTAACGGTTTAAAACCTAGATCAACATCAATAGAATGTCCTTGATTTGCTCGAATTTTAGTTTTATCATCATTAAATGAATAACGACCTTTTGAATCTTCTAAAACTACAATTTCTAAATCTTGCATTGATACATTTTTACCGTTGTTTTTCATAAGATCGATTAAATCTTGAGTATTTGCCCAAGCCCCATTATATTCAATATTAAAATTAAATTTTTTAGGGTTATGTCTAAGAATCAAACTAATAAATTTTGATATATGCTTTTGTGCGTTTGTCATTATATAATCCTTTTTTAAATTATATAAAATATCACCTTAATAAGAGCTTATGAATTTTATTGGAATTTTAAATGAGTTAAGAAACGATTCAACACAGTCATCACATAGTTCAAATTCTAATTTATCTGTATCGAATCTACTACCATATCCAAATTCATGAGTCCATGTTTCAATATCCGATGCATAAGCAACATGATCGCCTTCTACTGTTTTACCACATTTATTACATGTTAAACTTATAATTTCTTCTTTAGTAATAGTTTCAGTCGTAACATTGATTTCTTTCATAATATTTTCTCCGGAAATTCTTTCATAAATTTATCTCGAAATTCTATCTGTTTTGTAGTTTTAAGATATTTTATTCGACTTTTTAAAGGCTTCTTTAGTGTATATTTTTTAAATTTTTCATATTTTAAATCATCTTTATTACGATATGTATCTTTTTTATCGATTGCAAACTTACTCTTAGTAAATTCATTATAGGCTATATATTTTGTTTCAATTTCACCAATAATAGCATATTTCCTAATACGATCATCGTAATCCGTCCAAATATAAAATTTTATTTCATAATTATTATTATCATTTGAAAAGTAATTATAATGCATATGATGATAATACATTATTTACCTTTCTTCTTTTTTTTCTTTTTATCTTGTTTTAACGCTTTTTCTTCCTGTTTTAGCATGTACTTAATAAATTTTTTATGTGGCATAATTTCGATTGATGCATAATCAAAAACTTTTTGCCAATCAGGAATTGCAGCTATAAGATCTGGTTCTTTAGGTATTTGTTCAAAGGCATATTTTATATCCAAAATTAATGGAAATTCTTCATACCCATAACTAATTATATAATCTTGCCTGCTATCCATAACTACTAAATAGTATTCAAAGTCTTTAATTTCCATTTCAGTATTTTTTTTACCCATAATATTAATCTCCTATTATATGTGCGTATGCTTTATAAGTATAAATTCTCGGTCCATAATGTGAAAATTTTTCAATTATTAAAAACTTAATTTCTTCCCCTTCTGGAGTTATACCTTTCCATGAAAGCTGATTACTTTTTAATGATTCGTTGTATTCTTCCATAGGAACTTCTAAAACTTTAAATTCGATATTAATCCCAGCTTCGCAATCATATAATATATCGCCGGCATTTATTTCTTTTAACTTATTATAACTTAAACTCATTTTCCTTCTTCCTTTATTAATTTAGTATCGAAAACTTGACCTCGCTTAACTAAGCCTGCGAAACCTGCATCCAATACTTCTTTCTCTAATTCTTCAAAGGTTTTATTATATAACATATAATGATATAACCACATTTTTTGTTTATACTGTGCAGGTAGCTCTTTTAGCTGATGAAATTGCGCATGTACAGAATTTGGATATTCTAACATTTCACAATCATGAAAGATAATATCAGCGTCTTCATATTGTCCAATCATCCTCCAAAAATCAAATTGAGTATCACCAGTAATAAAAACTTTAATATCATCATCTTTAAATTTTAAACCGAATGCTGGAACTTCTTCGTAATCATCGATTACATGTGGAACCTGAATCAATGAAAATTCTATATTTGCAAATTGAAAACCATCTCTAGGTTTAATACGTACTACATTAAAATAAGTATCTAGTTCAGTTCTACTTCCATTTATACTACCCATTGTACCTTTTAAAACAGCATTCCATAATTTATCTGATATTTCATTGTTTAAAAGAAGTTTAGGTTTATTAGTACCAAATTCAGGAATAAAGTAGCGTTTGAATCCAATGTATTCCAGACCATGACAATGATCTCCATGCAAATGAGAAATAAAAATTGCATCTAAATCTATTGCGTCTATATTTTGAGAGAGTAATGATTCTTGGATATGAGTTCCTGCATCCATTAAAAGTTTATAAGTTTTGGTTTCTTCGCCAATGGGATATACACCACCGACCATTGGTAATGGTGATGATTCAGGGGTTGAAAATGTAGTTTCTGTTAATGTTTTTTCAAATAAAATATTTGATTGATAATTTTCAGACATTGGTACAAATGCTGAACCCGAACCTAAAAAAGTAATTTTCATATAACAAACCTTTAAACGTTTATTATTATTATACAAATATATTACTTAAAGTTCGGTTAAATATGGTTTTAATAAAAATCTGGGTCTTCTAGAGCATCTATTTCTTGATCAATAGTGTACATTAAATCTTCAATCTGTTCCATAATTTCAGAGTATTCTCCATCACCTTCATCGGTTTCATTTAATGTATCCGCAGTTTCACTTAATTCTTCAAGATCTGTTAAAATATCTTCTAATGCATCTAATCCAAGCATATGAAAAGAATTATTAGAGATTTCATTTAATTTTTGTTGAATTTGTTTATAATTCATGTATAGATTTCCTTCTAAGTTTTTTTTTCGATTATATTTATATCACTTAAAACAAAATTATACATTATTTTAACATAATTTTAAACTTCTACTAATGGTGGAGGATCATCGGTAGCATCACTATCATCATTCATCATATCTTTAATTTGTTGTAAAACCTCTTTTTGGGTACCACCTAACATAGCTCCACCAGTATTATCACCTAAATTATTAATGGTAACAGATTTAATTTCTAATTTAGATTTTTCAATTTGTAGTTTTTCTTTAGACATTGTAAAATTCATTAATGCTTTTGCAGCATCCGATGCATTAGAGAGAGCAGAAACTGCTACTTCTGCAAGTCTAGCAGCTTTTGAATCATCTACTTTAGCCATTGTATCTATTAATTCATCATGGTCATTCATAGCTTTTTGAGCACATTTCATAAGGACGACTTTACTAAAATTTTCCAACCCTATTCCCGCTTCAACATCATTAAATGCATCAATATCAGCTTGAGTAACCAACGATGAACTATAAACCGGTTGTTCCGTCAATGGATTAACACTATCTTCAGATTCATTAGAAGTACCATTAATCTCATCTTCGACATTTAATACTTCTGCAAGCTTTTGCGAAACAATATCAGCCATTAAAAAATTCCTTTTTTCTTTTATTTATATAAAAAATAAGGGTTTAGGATTAATAACCTCGATACGCTTTTAATTTATTAGTTATTTCTACTATAGCTTTATTATTTTTTTCTTGAATGTTACTACTAATTATACCTGCAATAGTACCACCTGTTAAAAATACTACCCCAAAAAATTGAGGAAATGTAATACCAAATAATATTTTTGGACCAACAATTAAATTAATAGCCCAACCTAAAATATATCCAAATCCGTAAACTAATGCTCCTATAAGAGCAAATAATAGTACAAAACCAGTTATTAAAAGTATTATTGCACCAAATCCTATAATTATATCTTTCATATTAATCTCCAATAGTTATTTTCATTTCATCTTCTAAATGATATATAAAATCTTGTAGTGATTCTTCATATCTCTTTTGTTTAATCTTATGTCTTAAATTAACACTTCTATTATCTACTTCCTGTTCACCAATAATCATAATAATAGGATTTTTCATTTGTTCGGCTGTTTTTATACGTCTATTAAGCGTGTTGTTATCATCATAAATAACAATATCTGCTCCTAATCTAGTTTCTAAAATTTCTTTTATCTCAGATACATAATTCATAATTTTTTCGTCCGAACCACTAATAGGTACTATTGCTACTTGATTTGGACTCATCCAAACAGGCAATAACCCTTTTTTATGTTCAAGAAGAATACCTATAAATCTCTCGAAACTACCCATAATAGCTCTATGAATCATAACTGGTTGGTGAAACTGTCCATCAGACCCAGTATATTCCAAGTTAAAACGCTGAGGCAAATTAAAATCAATTTGTACAGTACCTAATTGCCACTCTCTTTTATGATTATCAAGAATTTTAATATCAATTTTAGGACCGTAAAATGCACCGTCTCCATCATTTATACGATAATCTAAATCCATAGACTCTAATGCATTTTTTATTGAATTTTCAGCTTTATCCCAAATTTCTGTATCACCTACAGCTTTTTCTGGTTTAGTTGAAAATTCAATTTTATATTTAAAATCAAATGTATTAAGGAAATCATCAATAAAATTCATAACTTTTCTAATTTCGTTTTCAACTTGATCTTCCCGACAGAAAATATGTGCATCATCTTGTGTAAATTCCCTTACTCTAAAAAGACCATGAAGTGAACCTGCATTCTCATTTCTATGCACTTGACCAAATTCAAAGTATCTCATTGGTAAATCTTTATATGATACTACATCATGTTGATACATAATAACATGTCCTGGACAATTCATAGGTTTAAGTAAATAATCTCTTTTTTCTACTTCCGAAGGAAACATATTTTCTCTATAATTTTCATAATGTCCGGACACTTTCCACATTGTATCCTCCATCATAGCAGGTGATAATACTGGTTTGTATCCTCTTAATTTATGAGCTTTATAAACTACGTCATCCAATCTTTTTCTAAGTTGAGCACCATTTGGAAGCCAAAATGGCATTCCAGGAGTAGAATCACTAAACATAAATAGTTTAAGTTTATTACCTAGACTTCTATGATCCATATTATCTAATTTTTGATTATTTTCATCCAATACTATTTCCTTTTTTATATTATATTATACAAAACTCATTATTTAAAAAAGTATATGTAGGAATAAATAATTACAAAGATTAAAAGGGGAAGCAATGCCATATTTACACAAAGATATAATTAATAGACCTTTTATTTTATCACTTGTTAAAAAAATAAAGCTTAGTAAAATTATGAGTTCTAGCGAAAAAACACAACTCTTAAACAAAGTCAATGATTCTAGTTTTTTATCAAATATTAAAAAACAATTCAATCAACTTCATTTTACTAAAGAAGATACAGATAACGTAATAGCGTTTTTACAGGAGAACTAAATGAGAGCATATGTAATTGATAGTAAAGATCAAGATATATCATATATACCAATAAACAGTTTTGTTTATCATGACGGGTGTGGTTTTATTAAAAGAAAGCAAACAACCAATTTCTGGTCAGATACCGATTTTGAAAGAATTTACTGTACCGATAATAGTAAATTAAACCCAACAATAAAAAATCCTGAAGATGAATTATTATTGCGAGATGCAGAATTATTAAAATTTGTTGTTAATGGTGCATACGGAATAGATAAAGGTGCAACTATTACTGAAATAAGATTCAAGGATATTTTAGGAAACAACCTATCATATAATTTAAGTAATTTTGAAGATTTAAATCTATCTAATGATTTAAACTGGTTAGAAACTGATAATTTTGAAGGTGAAAACCTATTTAATGGTAATGACCTTTATCAGACTACTGGTGATGGTGAAATTTCATCAACTATTTTTAATCTAGGTCCAGATAATTATGATAAAGAAAGCGTTTTTTATATAAGATTAACTCCTAAACAAATGCAAGTTATTGACAGTATAGAACTTATAGCTGGTTCTCCAGAAGGAAGAATCCCATATTCAATATCTATTTTTGCTGTTAAAAACAAAGATGATGTTCAAACAAAAGTTGAGACTTTAGTTTTCTACAAAGCATTTAGTATGGAAATTGATGGTATGCGACCTGCTAGACCATTTAAAGCAACTCAAAATATTAGACCCGATGATCCATGTATGGAATTATTTTTAAATGGCTTAACTGAAGATGGAATTCATTTAGTTATGAATCCATATACCGGTCAATTAACTTCAATTTATTGTGAGTTTCCTGATTTGATTGAATATAAAGACCCTAATGATCCAGATTATTTAGAATACCTATCATCATTATGTGATAAAGATCCAAGATCAATTATATTAACAAAAGATTTAAACAATGAATATAAAGAAGAAACAATTTCTTCATTTTTAGTTAATAATAATTATATATGTCAAATTGATGGGTGTAGTCAATTCTCCGGTTCTGAATACACGCAATGTATAGAAACTTTATGTGAAGCTAAAGAGCGTAACCCTTTAACTAAAGTAATTGATTATGATATAAATTTAAATAAAATTGAGCAAAATGTTGAAGATTATTTAAGAGATCGAAATATTATTTGTACTACTGATCCAGATCCAGTTTTCTTACCGGAAAATACCGATACTCAAGAATCATTATTATCTAATTTAGATGAAATTATAGATTCTTCAAACCCTATGATTACAGTTTTAAATCCTGCAACAGGTGAAAAAATCACTATAACTGCAGCAGAATATAAAAATTTAGTTTTTCCTGCCCAATCACCATCAGAGTTACAACAGGCATATATAGACGGTTTAATATCAGATGGTTGGACATTAGTAGAGAATTTAGATACACTAGGCAATCCTTGTGAAGTTCTACTTGAAAACCCATCAACAGGAGAACAGATAATTGTAAATGTTGAAAATTGTGTTAAACTGCCTCCAGTATATGATAGTGATAATACATATCAACCAGAAATAATTATTACAGAAATGAACTTAGATTTAAATAACTTAGAAATCGTTGATTCATTAGGTGCGTTATCCTATAAAATTGAACGAGAAATTATTGAAGTTCCAGTTTTAGATATTGATGGTAAACCTATTCCAGGGGAGTTTGAACAAAGAGAAAATATTAAAATAATTTTTGATACTATAAATTTACCAGAAGGTATGACATCAGGTGTAGCAGAAATAACTTTATCTGATGGGATAAATACATATTCATTTAGTTTAGATATTAAAGAGCCAACTCTTTCAGTTTTAGAACCAATTAGTATTAATGCTCCTTTTACAAACCCTTTATTTGAAAAAGATAATAATACAGTAATTAAAGCATTTGAGTATGATGAACCAGGAGCTCTTCTAAATTATTATTATGCTGACACAATTTCAATTATTGGAGCTTCAGATAAAGTGGTTGTAACTATTGAGCCTGGTGAGAATAAAAATGGATTAATAAAAATCAAGCCAAATATATCAGCTGATGAAATTACTGAAGGATGGTATTTAGAGGAATTTAAAATAGTAAATGGATCAAGTGAAATCTTATATAAATTATACATCACTAAACATATGAGAATAAAGGGTTTAGAAAATAGAGAGAAAGAGATAAATCTAGGTGAATTAATAGTGGATGATGGTGAAGTACAAATTGATTTATTTAATATTGATAATATTGTACCTACTTCTCTTACTGCTGGTGGTTTTAGATCATATTTACAACAGTATGGAAGAAGCCATTCTAATAGAGCTATTTTGGATATATCAACAGGCCCTTGTTATCAACCAGGAATAAATACATATTGCACACAAAATAAATTAGTTATAAATCCATACCAGCAACAATTAAATGAACGAATGATGTATATCATAGATCCATACTTCAATGAAATAAATGTTAGAGATGGGTTAATTGAACCATCTATGGTACATATAGTTACTGCATATTATACTGTTAATAAATACCTAACAGTTAATGGTCAAGAAGCACAAAACTTTATAATAGACAAATATCGATTTATGAATTCCAAAACAGAATTTATCTATAATGAAGGCACAAATACTGCTTATCGAGATTTAAAAATTGAGTATCAGGCAGAAGGACTAAATATAAATATCGAAAATCCAAATATTTTAGGATTGAAATATGCAAGTATATATAATGGTGAAGATAAGTATTTTGATTGTCGTAATGGTGGGCCTAGACCTAAAATGTTTACATTTGTTACTGATACTCAATATACAGATATAGGATCATCTATAATAAATTTTTCAGATTCTGAATCTGAAATAAATATTAATGTTGAAGTTGTACAATATATAGATATAAATTTACCATACAATAACTCTTCTAGAACTCATACTCTTTTTCCAGTTATAATTGGAAGTCAGGCAACAATACAACTATTACACCCATATAATAATGATTGGGACAACTTATTGGTATGGAGTGATGATGATAGTATAGCAGATTTTAATATTAATAAAGAAACTCAAGAATTAGAATTAACTTTTAATCATATAGGTACAACAAATATTTTTATATCCGATTATCATAAATCATTAAAAATCAATATAAATTGCAATTATAATGAATTATTATTACCGTCATATAAACTTTATAAGTTGATAAATACTGATATAGACTGGCATACGGTCGATATTTTAAATGTACAGGGTACTCTTGAAATAATTGATAATTATGATTCAACACTTGTTGAAGTACGCATAGTAAATAATAATAGTATAGAATTCCGATTACTTTCAGATATTCCTGGATCAACAGTAATCAATTTTAATGATATTATTTCCACAGGCAATGTTAGTAATTCATTTACTGTACAGTCAATAGATGCATCATTGTGGTTTAATAGTAAAAGTTTAGCTGAAAATCTATTTTATTTAGAAATTGATACATCAGAAGTATTTTTTGAAATTGAATTAAATGAGGAGACAATATAATGGTTGTTAATAATACATACACAGTTAAAATCGTTTCACCCAATGGTGGTGAAGTAGCTATTAATACAATATGGGCTGATAATGAAGATTTAGTAGATTATTTTCTTTCGGGTGATGAACTGACAGTTAAAACAACTAATCAATTAGGTTTTACTTTAATACATATAGAAACACTACTTGGAGAAGTTTTAGATATTCCAGTTGAAGTTGATGCTATAGACTATTCATACAGTATAGAAGTATATGGAAAAATACTTAGTGATATAGATGATATTATTCTATATTATAATAGTACTAATAATACCCAAGATATAAAAATTGTTGAGCAGAGGTGGTCTCATCTTTATAATCGATATTTAACAGCTGATGATAAGGTTTCTAGTCCCTTTGACATTTCCTTATCATATACCAATACGTCAGAAAACTTTACACATAGTATAAACAGCGGTATAGTTTCTTTAAATATGTTATCAGATTATTCAATAACCGATGTACAGTTTACAATTACTGCAGCAGATAATAGTGTCGTTAGTATTTATAAAAAGGTAATGATTATTGATGGAGAGCGACTTGGTATTTTACCATCATCACTAGCTAATGATTTATATCCATATGATGAATTTAACAGACAACTTGCTGGTACTATTAGGTCTATAACTGGTGGATACGACATAAAATTAAATGAACTTTCAACTAAGTATGAACCGTTTCTTATTAGTGGTACTACTGAGGAAATTTTATGTGATTCACCATTAAATACTGAATGGTTTGATTACTATATTGAAGGTAATTTATTATGGATCAAAGTAAAAGCTCCACTAATTGAGGGGTATCGTTTAGATTTATCATCGAACGTTGCAGGAACAACAAAAGTAACATTTTGTAATATTTATATAACTCCGGAAGATTTATACGTTAAAAATAAAGATTATGTTTTCGGAAACGTTGGAGCCGAATTTAAAATATCTCTAGGGAATGTTATTGGAGATTTAACTATAAATGCAACTAATAATTTACCTTCATTTACAAGTCGTTTTGAATATGATAGATCAAACTTTTCAGCTGAGTTATATATAACACCTAGTGCAGTATCTAATATAGAACCATTAGAAATAGTTGATAATGTTATAGATAGATCACCAAGATTGGTAATATCACATGTTAAATTTAATAAAGATTTAGAATTAATAGTAGAAACTCCAGAAGTAATACAATTAGATATACCTGCAAAAATACGATTTTCAAATGCAAAAGGAACATTATCAATAATTGGAATGGCTCCTTCTGGAAATTTTGTTAGGTCCGAAATTAAATATGATATAAATCCTTATAATGGCGATGTATCAACATCTGAGGGTTATATATACTTTTATCCTACCGAAATAGGTACCGTTAATGTTAGAGCTATTGATGAAACTAGTTATGTTGATATATCATTTAATGTTTTGAAATCAGATAAAGTTTTACTAGATTGGATAGCAATTCTTCCAGATGATTCTATTGATAATTTAGCTGGAAATCTATCATCTACAGCAGTATATACTGATACAAAATTAAAAGCTGGAGACTTAGTTGGTAATCTATGGGTAGAAGGTGCAAAGTATGGACATAATAGAATCAGAAGAATTAAATATAAAGTTTCTCCACCAGATGAGATTGTGGGTGATTCTAATGCAGGTTTAGATTGGTTACTCACTTTAAAAAATACAACCTCAACATTAAGAATTGATATTAGAGATGGTTTTATTTTAAATAACATCGGAAAAGTATATGATGTTACCTCATATTGGGTTGAAGATAATATTTTTGAAACAGAAATTATTTCCGACTTAACTATCGATTTTAGTAATGCTCAAACTCCTCTTATAACAGACTTAAATCATAGAATTGCCGTTACTGATATTTATGATAACTCTGGTGTTATAATCTATAATGAAGGCGATGGAACTGAAACTGTAACTGCAAAGGTTAGTTTAGAACCAATCGTATATTTTGACTATATTGTTGTTGAAGAACAACCTAAGATACCTGTTGAAAAACCAATGAGTTGTTATGATATTAAGAGATTAGACCCATATGCTGAATCTGGCGAATTTAGAATATTCCCATCAGTATTAGATGATACATCTATAAATGTTATTTGTGAATTTAATAAAGACCAAAATGGAAATGATGAAATATGGACCACCATACCAAATACAAGTATTAGAAATTTAGCCGATTCAATTGGTAGATATATAAGTGATGACAATACTATTTTAGACGGTGTTATCAATAATGGTATTAGACCAAAATATTATCCAAGTGACGATACATCTTCTGAATCACCATCATATTTATTTTTGGAGTTCCCATATAAAATTAAATCATTTAGCTATAAACTAAGAGTTGATCAACCTAGTACTAATTCAATGGCTACTTTCAAAATAATGACGGATACATCAACCGTATTCAATATCAATGGGTCTATTGATAATTATATTATGAATACTAGAGCTAATACTTTTATTGAATATAATGAAGATATTATAAAATCTGATCTAGGACAGATAGTTATTGTTCCAGATGATTATACTCAATATGCAACAACAGCAAATGCTCCATTAGGTGCAATAACACCTATAATACCAACTGATAGAATTGTTATTTTTAATACTGGTGCTGTAACAGGTTTTGATGCGGCAGAAATATTTTTAGAAGAGATAAAATTCCAGAGTATTTTTGACCCTGCAATGATCACTACTGAACCTTGGGAAGAAAAAACAAGCAGTATAGATATTCCTAATGACTTTGTGAAACTATCAACTATTCATAAGTCAATAATATCAAATTCGATAAATGATATTATCAATTTAAATGAATATATTTCAACAAATATAGAAATTCCATATAATATATCTAAAGATACTGAGGAAATAATAGACATCAATGAATATATTAATTTAGATTCTAAATTTATAGCGATAATTTCATTAGATAATATTGGTGTAATAGAATTATCAGAATTTATAAATACATCTTCAGATGAAATAAATATAATTAGTGATACAGAAGATAATATTTTAAACATAAATGAATTTGTTTCTTTAGCAGTTGAAGAAAGACCTTATATGGTTTCTAATACAGATTTAGAGGTTATGGAAATTGCTCTTGAAATGCCTAATATTGAATTTGAAAGAACAAATTTTATTTATAATATATCATTAGTTGAAGACAATCCTCTAACCATAGATAATAATTATAAATTAAATATCGTTTCACATGAAAATATTATATCTAATATATATAGTGAAATTATTGAACCTATATCTAATTATAGCTTAAAATCTAATATAGCTGATATTATATCAACTGATGATGTTCTCGATATTATAGATTTAAATGAATTTGTTACACTATATACAAATACTACCAATATAATTACTCAGAATAGTACAAATATTATCGATTTAGGTGAAGCTATTAATAATGATGGTAATAATACTCTAAATAATATTTCTTATATCGATGCGGAAGTGATAGAACTAGATACATTATTGTTATTCATGGATGCATATCATCCAACTGTTATAGCTCAAGTTGAAGTTCAAATTATTGAAATTGATGAATTTGTTAATATAAATTCAGGTAGAGAATTAGATTTTACAGTTTACCAAGATGGGACAAAAGCATTAGATTATATTGATGAAGTTACTGTTGATTTTACATCATTAACCGATATTTACTTTGATACTGATATTATTGAACAGAAAAATAGAGATGAAATAGTTGAAATAAATTTTACATCTGTTGAAACCATTTACTTTGATACTGATATTATTGAACAAAAAAATAGAGATGAAATAGTTGAAATAGATTTTACATCTGTTGAAACCATTTACTTTGATACTGATATTATTGAACAAAAAAATAGAGATGAAATAGTTGAAATAGATTTTGAAGCAAGTGCTGAATTTATTGGTGGTTTAGTAGTATTTGAAACTAAAGAGAATGAAGAATTAAGAATTCAATTACAAAAAGATATAAAAATACCAATAGTACATGGTAACTTTAAAATCAATACTGGAAGAAATATAAGTGGATCAAATATTCCAAGTCAAAATAACTTAAAAATTCCTAGAATTGAGGTAAATGAATCTTATTCATATGGTACAAACAAAAATGGTACAAATGTTAGATCTCAAGAAAATAAAAATATTTCTATAATAGGTCAAGATATAAATATACTTTCTACAAGAACTAGAGTAAGTACAACTAAGGAAATTAAAGTCGCAGATCTAAATGAATTAGTAAGAGTTGGTTTACCTACTATATACTATCCTGACACTACGATTAAAATATCTGGAACATCAATTACAGCGGATGAACCTACTATCGAAAGTACATATATAGAACTAAATTCTGAAGCATCGACTACTTTAGAATTATCGATAGAAAAAGATTCTGAATTGGAAATAAATATATATGAAGATAGTACAGAAATTATAGAATCTGTAACTATTAACTAGGAGTAATGAATGTTAAAATCTTTAAACAACAATACTAAAAAACCATGGTTCGATTATAAAGTTACTGCTGAAGTAACTTTACCGAATTTATCATTTAATCCTATTTCTGATACAGAATTTCAATCAGATTATATCTTTGAAATTGGCGATTATGTTTTAGGAGATAATGATATAATAAGAATAGCCTCTTTGATCCGTGATGTTGCAAATACAAATACATATACTTTAACTACCGACAATATTTTTGGTGCTGAAGTTATTCTTTCTGATTACTATATATCTGAAAGTATCGAGTTAATCCCTGATGAGAATGGATTTTCTAGTATAATCGTTACTAATGATGTTGAAGATATTATCAGAGGATTTCAATTTAATACGACTGGTTTAGACACTAAAACTATTACTATTTCGTATAAAAATTTAGATGGTACAATAGAAGAATTACTATCATTTAACGAAAATGAATTGATTGAAATAGAATGTACAAAATTAACATTCCAAACTTCCGATATAGATTCAATTTCAGTAAATCTTAAACTAATAGAGGTAAAATAAAAATGATTCCAAATGAAATAAAAATAATACCAAAAATCAATATTGAAGAAAATTCAAATATCACAAAAAGTCTAACTCCAAAATACTACTCAAATAATTTATTGGCTTATGAAAATGAACATTCAGATATTTTACTAGAAACATTGGATTTTGATTATGATGATAATATATCATCAATTAACATTGACTTTCTAAAAATTTTAAACAAAGTAGAAAATAAAACTATTTTAGACACTACAGAATCAAAAAAAATTATTTCAGATTTTTCATTTACTGATTACCAAATTAAAAAATATGAGTCTCTACTTAATTTAGATAATCTTGTAGTTATAGATGGAAATAGTTTTAGTTCTACAACAGATATTGATTATTTAATAATAGATTATATTCTTTATAATTATATTACAAAATCATCAGTAGATGGTATAATTATATATGTGCATAACTTAAATCTAAATTTAAATGCATTATCTCATACATATCATGGATGTAAAAGAAATTTAATAGAACGTATATATGCTGATAAAAATCATATACTTGAAGAAAATATTAAATTGGTTACTAATAAAGAGATGGTGTCAAGTAAAACTTTTGAAAATACAACAAATACTACTTGGATGAGTTATAAATTAACTACAACTTCTAAAGTAACAGACATAGAAGGTTTTGAGTATGTAGACAGTACGCATTTTAAAGCTATTGAAAAATTAGAGATAGGGTATAAAATTTTAAATCAACATAATATGGCTTTTATAATAGTGGATAGGTTACTGGAAAATGAGAAATACACATACATAGTAAGCCCTCTCAATATAAGTAATAGGTTAAATAGTATATATCATGAATTAGATAATATAGATATAAATAAGTGGACTAACACAAATAAATTATCAACTCAGGAAGATAAAATTACTCATAGATTATTAAATCACGATTATACTAATTTAGAATTAAAATTAAATGAATATAATGCTGGAAGTATCACTATAAAAATGCGGGTTTATAGTAATGGTGTATGGAATAAAGAGTCGGATTATTTTTATATTTTAGCAAATGGAAAAGAAATTATTAGATTGTATCAAGGTGGAAATTATCCCATAATTAAATCCACAGGAGGCAAGTGTAGAGGAATTTTTTACACCTATAATTATATATCGAATATAGATGATTTATACGGTTTTGATTGGACCAAAAATACAAATACCGATAGTCGGCTTTATTATAATAGTTATCGATGTTCGGCCTCATATGGGTGGCATGTAGAAAAGATTGTCACATCAATATTTCATTCAGTTTATAAAGATATTTCGATTACCATTCCTTATGAAGAATATATTAACTTAACGATTGGATGTAACTTATCAAGAGACGTATTTGATAATATAGATATATCCCACCCCGAAATCGGAGCAAATATGAGTGTTGATTTCAATAATGTCGATATAATAGTTAATAACCCATGTATAAAAAAACAAGCAAAAAATACTTACAAAATAACAAACCATAAGTTAGAGTCTATAGAAGATATTAGTACAGAGGCTATATCGGTTGAATATAAATATCCTTATATTAAAGAGGAATTTAATATCCATAATCTAATAGGTGATACTTATGAATTTAAAGTAATAAAAGAAAGTGAGGATAGCTTTGAAAATGCAAGTATTGAAACATATACTAAGAATGCATTTTTGGGTGATTCTGAGAATCAAATTAAAACACCTTAATAGAAAAAAAAGTTATATTTTAATATAAATACTATTAAGTAAACAAAAGGAGAACAAATGAAAGTTTTAAATTTTTATGGTCTTAGTTACCACTTTATGCCCGTTGGAAATGTAGTTTCTAATAATGTAAGTACATCTTTAACAAAAAATGTTACTGTTGATGGAAATAAAATTATCTTTTTTGATGGTGGAATTCCAGCAACAGAAGATTTATACAATATAGTTACAGAGGAAACATTATTAAATGCATTTGGAACTAAAAAAGTTTTTGAAGTTGCAGATCTTCAATTCGTATATAGTTATGATGAACTAACTAAAGAAAAAACAATTAAAAAAATACCTGTTGATGCTTTAGATACTGTTTATGAAATTGATGCAACTATTGGATGGGCAGCAATAATTTTAAACGATGGTGATGATATGGCTAATCCAGAAAAGATTATTCTTTTTACAGATACTATCGGTACTTGGGGAGATCAAACTTCACCAATAATTATAGATAAATATACTGGTGTAACTGGTGATAAAAATATTTTTAAAGATTTCTCTTTAATTTTAAGAGATATTTCAACAAATGAGGGAGTTTAATAATGAATTTAGTAGTAAATAAAAAAATGAATGAAGGTTATTTAGAAAGTTATCTAACATCTATAATGGCACCTAATCCTGATGCATATATCGGTTTTACAGTTTATACAGATTTAGCAAATACTGAAAATATGAGTACTAATGGAGATTATCCATTTTTATTATTTGTACCGGAAAGCTACTTAACTCTTATTAATAAGTTAAATGAACTAAACTTTAATGAAAATTTAAATCTTGGTGGAACTGTTAAATTTACGGTTTTAATGAATACTCTTTATTCAAAAAATGCTTTAGAAAGAAATAGTGCTATAGATTATTTAGTAGCTCAAGGTATTGTAACTGATTTAGAAGTTGCGGGAGCGAAAGCACTAACAACAGATTTTAAAAACTTTGATATTGCAGCTTTAAATATGAATTATGTTGATACTACTATTCCAGGTAATGAACTATTAACGGATGTTATTGAATATTCATATGATACACCTATTGAATTAGGAACTTATTACGATCAAGCTAATAACTCAAATGGTGAAGCATTATATTTAGTTGTTCTTCCATTAGTAAACAAAGTTTATGGTGGTACATCTGGAACTTATGGCGATTACGTTGCAACTCATATGTATAAAAATACTAATGGTGTATCTGTTGAACAATCTACGTATTTAGCAGTAGCATTAGGTGATATTAATGACGTAACAGCGGACATTAAATACGATCATGTTGATAAAATTGATTATATAGATAGTTTTAGATTTAGATTTAGATTACCAAAAGTTCTAAACTAAGGAGGTATCATTATGTTATTTAGTGATATTTATGGTCATGCCCTTTCTACTATGCCAGTTAGTGCAATTAGAGGATTTAGATTTGATGCAAAACCTGGTTCAGATTATGCGTTATATCCTGCAGTGGCTTATAATAACCATACATTTACAACTACTGGAAATAATTTTTATTTCTTTAGTGGTGTAAAACCTAGTGAGGCTGAACTTTTTGCAATAGAGGATGAAGCTACTCTTTTAGCTACTTATGCTGATAGATTAATAACTAGAAAAGAAAATATTGATGTTATTTGGGCTTATGATGAAACATCAAGAGAAAGATCAATAAGAAAACCTTATGATGCTTTAGATATGACTGTTGAACTAGATGGTGATATTGTTTGGGCTGCTGTTGTAATGACACACCAAAGAGTTGAAGGTGAATTACCTATTGATGAAACTAAAGATAATATTATGTTTACAGATTTTATAGGTATTTGGAATGATGAAGATATGGTAATTACTCTTGAGAAAAAAATTGGATGTGTTACTGGTGAAACAGTTTCATTTAAAGACTTCTCTTTTATGATTAGAGATAAATCAAAGTATGAGGGGGTATAAAAATGCAACAAATACAATTTAATAAAACATGGTCAGATAGAGTTCCAAATCCAATAGTATATTTCTTTGAAAACTTATATTATTTTAATCTAGGAACGACGAAAAAATATACTTCATACTTTAATGGTTCGTCTGGAAATCATTTTGAATATGACGGATTACTTTATGCAGATCTGAAGTACGATAATTTATTGCCTATTAATAACTTTCGTCCATCGGATATTTTGCCCCTTCAATGTTACTTAACATCTAAAGAAGGTCTTGATGAATTAGATAACTTAAATAAATTAATATTTAACGCCAATACTAATGATTTTGAAATAATTATGGACAATGCTTATCCTGGAATTATTGCTACTTCTGAATATAAAACTGAGCGACAAATATCTTTCTTCTGGAAAGGATTTGGTGCAACAAAAGGTTTAAGATTCCAATCATTTATTAGAAAATGGATTCCTGGAAAAGAAAATGTAGTTTTTCAAGGTTTTACCATCAATTTAAATGATATTGAAATTAATATTGATGTACCAAATAATACTGTTAATTTTAAAGCTTTAAAGCCGATGAAATTAGAAGAACGATTTATAAAATCTGAATATGATGCAGGTGGAAATACAGATCTTTATATAGTAATACCATATAGAAATTCAGACGGTACACAATACGGTGCTTCATATAATAAAGTCTTGGATAGAAAGCAGCAGCTTTTATCTTACATTGCTTTAAAAGTTACAGATTTAAATGGTGATGGAGATATTAAATTCGATCACATAGATTTTATAGATTACATAGATAGTTTTGAGTTTACACTTAAAACTCCACCAAGTATATAAGGAGATTAATGATGATTTTAAAAAATTATTTAGGTATAGCTTGGGATTTTAATACCGAAGTAGAAAATAAATATAATACTCTATCACCAGCTATATATGCTTTTAGAAGATATTATCCGAATTCAACAGTTTACGTTATGAATGGCCCAATACCATCAACAGACGTAATATATGAAATTATGGATAAACATGCTTTTGAAAGTGCTTTCGGCGATAATATTATTGCTAGATTTGATAATAGAATGTTTTATGCAGACTATGATAAACTTAAAAAAGAAAAAATTTTAAGACATGCGCCAGATGCTTTAGATTTTAATTTTGCAATAGATGGAACTATTGGTTGGGTAGCTGTTCAACTACACAATAGAGAGTCGGAATTATACCCAACAGATATTCCAATTTTTACTTATGAAGGATATATTGTATATCCTTCAATCACCACAATTACCGATAATGAACCGCATGAATCAGTTATGATTTTATCTAGTCTGGAAACTGCTGTAGGGAATGAAACAATATTAAAATACGACCTTCAAGAAAATATATCCTTGGAAAAATATATTTTAACATTAAATCAAAGTGATTCTAATAATTATAATGCAATTGATTATGCCTTAATTTCATATTCTGATGATGGAATAAATTATAATATAATAAATAAGCCTGTATTTATAGAAAAAAATATATATGGACGAGATAGACTTATTACTGATTTATCAGATATTTCTACAAGATATATTAAAATTCAATTCATTATGAAAGAAGGTCTTACTAGTATAAGAGTAAGAGCTGTCTCTGGGAAATTTTACACTAAATTATCTAATGAAGAATCATTTATTTTTACTGATTCTGTAGGTGTTTGGGAAGATGATAATGTTATCAGTTATTTTGAAGTTCTAAGTGGAAATCAAGGAGCTCCTAATATTTTCAAAGATTTTACAATTGCTATGAGAGATGCATCAAATATTGAAATTGAAGCGTTACCAGTTGTAACTTATGAACCAGATAATAGTCCGGGCGTTGTAAATATATATCCTATTTCAGATGGATTTATCACCCATACAGAAAAATTAGAACCATTAGTTATTTCTGGAACAACTATTGATATTGAAGATAATCAACCTGTATTAGTTACTTTAAATGGTCAGGAATATTCTACCACAGTAAATGCAAATACTTGGAGTTTAACTATTGATGATATATCGGCTCTTGAAGATGGTGTTGATTATATAGTTAAAGTGGAAGTTAGAGATATTGCTGGAAACTTAGCAACAGCAGAACAAACAATAACTGTAGCAGGTACAAACGTTGGTCCTGTTATAACAGTTAGTGACACATTATTTGTTGATGAAGATAATACAATTTCTGTTGATATGACAGTTGTTGATGCTGATGAAACTGTATCCTCTGTTGTAGTTAGTGCTTTAAATGGTACTGTATCCTTTGACAGTAATTTAAATAAATTAAGTTATACTCCAAATACAAATTTTAATGGAAGTGATACAATTACTATTACAGCAACTGATAGTCTTGGAGCAGAATCTACAAAAGTTATAAATGTTAATGTCAATCCAATTAATGATGCTCCTACGATTACTGGAGCAACAAATATTACAATAGATGAAGATACACCGACAACTATACCATTTACATTTAATGATATTGATAGCACATTTACCGTTGAGGGAGTATCAAATAATGGTACATCAGTTTGGGATGGTACTAATCTAATCTATACACCAAACGCAGACTTTAATGGAATTGATACTTTAACTATTACCATAACAGATGCTGATGGTCTTACTGATTCTACTTCAATCGATATTACAATTACACCAGTAAATGATAATCCTATTGTAGTAGTTGATAATGCTACCGTTATAGAAGATAATTCGATTGCAATACCTATTTCTATATCTGATATTGATAGTGACATTAGTAATATCACTATTTCAGCATTAAATGGTACGGCATTATATAATGTTTCTAACTCAGATGCACCAGTTATAGATTATACACCTAATACGGATTTTAGCGGTGAAGATACAATTACTATTATAGTTGATGATGTTGATGGTGGACAAACAATTAAAACTATCAATGTTACTGTTACACCAGTAAATGATCAAATTCCAACGCTAGTAATAGATCCTCTAACATATGAAACGAATGAAGATACTCCAATCACTATTGCGATTACAGCAACAGATGATAGAGAGTTTGAAGTTACTGGTATTGCAGATAATGGTTCGGTTGAATGGGATCAAGATAATAGCACTATTATATATACACCGAATAATGATTTCAATGGTACCGATACAGTTGTGATAACAGCGAGTGACTTTGAAGGTGGAAGTGTTTCAGAAACATTAACAATAACAGTATTAGCTGTTAATGATGCACCAATTATTGATACTGTTGATAGTATAGAAGTTGTAGTTAATTCAACAACAGATATTAATGTAACTATTAATGATATAGATGGAGATACACTAGCATACAATATTACTGCAGGAGTAGGTACTGTTACATTTGATGAAACTAATAAAATCATAACATATACTGCGACCGATACTATTGGTTCAGATACTATTACATTAACTGTAAATGATGGTGTGATCAATACAGTTAAAGATATTGCAGTATCTATTATAGGAGCATAGAATGAAGAAATTTATAATTAATAAAAAAATGAATAGAGATTTCCTTAGCAAAACTGCTAAGGATATTATATATCCAGATGGACAAAAAGTAATAGATGGGCTTAATCAATACCAAGTTGACTATTTAAATAGATATATGTTTTATACTGGTATGATACAGGTACAGAAAAAAGCCGGCCTTAAAAAATCTAGATGGATGATTGCTTCAAAAGCATATTTACAATTACTAGATAAATTAAATACGATTTTATATGATGGTACATTTGAAACTACTATTACAGCTATAAGTGGGGAGACACTAGTGGATATTTATTATATTCGAGCGTTAAACCTACTAATGGTATTTAATAAAGATGAGCGTATGCTATTATGGAATGAACTTTTTGAAAAATATTCATTAATTACTGCTGAAGAATTAGAAATAGCAAGAAACGAATGTGAGTATTTTGATCAAATTAATTTTGGTGCTATGACATGGTCATACAATGAACAATTTGATTATTTTACTATGAAACATAGTACACCACTTAGACTGGAAAATAGATGGGATAATATTATTAACAATCCTAATAACGGTGAAATATACTTCGTAAATATAATTCCATCATTTATTCACTTAAATGGAAAAAATATTAGTACTCCATATTTTAATAAAAATACAATAGAAACTGCAGCTGCATTATATTATAGAGAAGACTTAGGTAAAAACATTTATCAAGTTGGTTATATGGCACATCTAATAACAGATAGGTCAGGGGAAGGAGATATTCAATTAGATCATATTGATAAGATTGATTATTTAGATAGCTTAGAAATAGCTGTTAAACTTCCTAAAGAATACCTTTAAGTTTAAGAAGAATTAATTCTTCTTAAACCCCGCTCTAGCTCCAACATCTAAATACCAATCATCCAATTCTAAATCATCATCTATCACAGATTCTATTACTTTAATTTCGTTTTCTTCTTTAAGAAATAATTCTAAAAACTTATACCACTTTTCTCTTACATATTCTAACATTTCAACACCATTTTATTTTTATTTATTGACATTTTTGTATAATAATATATAATTTTAATTAAAAGGAAACTGAAAATGACAGATGAAATAATAGAAACGGTTAATAAAGACGTTTTAAGAGGATTTAAAACCTTACAAAAAAATAAAAATATTTTATATACATCGTCTGATGGAAATTATTTAACATCAATTAATGATAAATCTATGATAGTATATGCAAATGCAAAGGAAATTGATTTTGAAGGCACATTTAAACTAGCAAGAAATAAACTGATACCTGTTGAACAATCACTTGATACGAATCCTGGAGATGCTATATCTTTATCAAACTTTGATAAACTTAAAACTTTTGATAGAAGTATGTTTACAGAATTTCAAAAATATTGTTATGAAGAAAAATTATACGTAAATATAGCAGAGATTTTTGATACTATTAATAGATTATTTGAAGTATATTCTGAATTTACATTATATAAAAGTAATAAATCAAATGAAGTTATGCTATCATTCACTAACAGAACCCATAAAACATTTTTACTTTCTAAACTTTTATAATTTAAAGGGATATACCCTTTAAATTAATCCTCTTTTATAAATAATTTATTAAAAATTAAGATATTCTATAATAAATAGATTTATGGACAACTTAATAAAAAATAATCGATTCTTAATTAAAACAACCGAGGGCTATAAATCATTTGCAGGCCTTGCTGAATCAAAACATAAATCATATTTAAGCATAACATTTGAAAATGATATTAATATTAAATGTAGTAAAAATCATATTTTTTGGACAGATGATAATGAACTTATTAAAGGATATAATTTAGCGGTTGGACAGAAATTAAAAACTGAAAATACAATTCTAGAAATCTCCAACATCAATGAAATCTTTTCCGAATCACAGATGATAGATATTATCGAAGTTGAAAGTACAGATAATAATTTTTTACTTTCAAATAAAATTAAATCACATAATTGTCAATTCCTCACTTTTGAAAAAACACTAATTGAAACTGATATTCTTGATTTTTATCAAACTCCTGGTGTAATTGAAGAGATTATGGGCTTTGAGATTTATAAAGATAAACTAGACCATGTAGACTCTCTTCTAATTATAACTATTGACCCTAGTGCAGGAGGCGAAGATTCATCAGTTTTACACTTATGGGAAATAGCCCCCAAACAAGTATTTCAAGTTGGATCTATTGTAGATCCAGATATGGATGCATCACTAATATTTGAAAAGATTTTATGGTTACAACAATTTATGCAACAAAGGTGGAACTATTTGCCTGATGAATCATTATTGATTTTTGAAAGAAATGGTATCGGTGAGGGATTAGCTCAAATTCTAACACAGACAGAAAAGGCAATTGAAAATTTAGAAATACCTATTTTTTATGATGGTAAAGGAGCTGGATTACACTTAAATCCAACTATGAAAAGTAAATTGGCACTACAATTTAAAAATTTATTAGAGTATAACAAACTAATTATCAATGATGAGAAATTTATTGACGAATTATATGGTTTTATTAGAACTGGTAATGGTACTTATTCCGGTAAAAGTGGATACCATGATGATAGAGTCATGTGCGCATTTCAGATAGTTTATTATCTTATGAATGTTTTTGCCGATTTTGCTCAGGGAGATTTCTCAGTTGATAATATGATGTTGGTTAAACCAGAAGAGAAAATAGTAAATATTGATAAAGAGGAGTTAGATCCTGCTGAACAACATAGAAAACGAATGGCAGCTGAAGCCTTAGAGAAAGAGAAGTCAGAAGAAGAAAAAAAAGCCGAAGAATTAAAAATTATTGAAGAAGCTAAAAAATTAGAAAGAGAAATGTATGCCAAACAAGCTGCTATGGGCTCTTCGATAATTGAAGATGAAGATGATGATAATCTAGATCTTGATGAATATGATATTTTACCTAGTGTATTTTAAGGAGTTTAAAAATGAATGAGTTAGATTTAATTAAAGAGTTAGCAGGGTTAAATGACCCCAATTACAGAGAGGTAGAAAAAGCATGGGGTGATGAAATGATTAAAAATAATCAACCCGAAATTAAAGACCAAATACCAGAACCATCAATATCTGATTTTCAATTAAGTAGTTTAAATAACAAAGATATTAATATAGAAAATACTGCTAATAGATTAAATAACCTATTAGGTAATGAATTTATGAATAGTGTAACGATTGAACGATTAAATTAATAATTCTGGGTTATTTTTAAAATCCAGTATCATATTAAGTCTACGCAATAATAAAATTACTTTCTCATCATCATAATTATCATTTTTAATAGTTGGTACTACCAATCGTAATAATGATAATGCATCTTTTGTAGTCATTTTATCAAAATCTTGAGTAAATTCATATTTTAACGTACTTAATTCATGCATACTAAGAGGCTCCAATTCCATATCTAAAATAGTCATTTTTTATTTTATTTTTTCTTTCATATTATCTGAACGTTCTGCTGCTAATTGACCCAAAGCCATTGTAGTTTCACCACCATTCTTTAAAATATTTTCAATAACTTTTGATAATTCTTCTTTAGCATCAACCCACTTATCTTTAAAATTTCCAGGTTCTGAAATCATCTTATCAAAAATTCTTTCTTTATGATATTTTATTCTTGTAAAAACTTTATTTACTGTTCTAAAATCAGAATTTGTTTTGTCATATTCCAGTTTATCTGAAGCCAATGAATCGGCTATAACCCCTAAGTCAATATCATTAACATCATTTTCCATTTTAGATATAAAACGGCTCAATAAATGTGACAATACATTTTTTAAACATGATTGAGCATCTTTATTATTAACCCAATTACCTCTAAACATTTGAGCTGCAGCTCGAATAAGTTTTTCGTCATTCATACGGTATTCGGGCGTTTCTGGTATTAACACACTATTTTTATATTTGCAAACACCTCCAAAGGGTTTTGATGCTACTTCTTCTTTAGTTTTATCTATTGTTTTGTTATTTTGGATTATATTCTTTTTATCATTTATAAAAAAAATACTCCCAATCATTCCCATCATACTTTCATCAATCTGTTCTTTATTAATAATATCATTTAATCGCATTTATCTACCTAAGAGTTTTTCTTTTATTTATTCTTTTTTTCTATTTTCAATCTTTATTTTACATATTTTAAGTTTAGCAGTATAAATAAATTAAAATAATAATTAGGAGTTAGAAATGGCTAGATTAAATGATATGGTAGACTACGAAAGTGAATTAATGGAAGAAATGAGTATGATTAAATGCACTAAGTGTGGTCATGAATTTGAAGGTGAAGAAGGTGATAGATGTCCTGAATGTGGTTGTTCAAAAACAGTAATGATGGAAGATATTGATTCTAATGAAGAATTAGTTGAAGCATTACATACATTAATTGAAATGATTGAAGAAAATGCACTTAATGAAGATGAATTAGAAGTTTTAGATTCTACTATCGATTTTTTATCTGAAGATTTTGATATGGATGAAGAAGATTTAACTGAAGCTAAGAAACTTAAAAAAATGTCAGCTAAAGCAAAAATGGCTGCTAGAAAATACAGAATGAAAAATAAAGCTAAACTTAAAATGGCTGCTAAGAAAAGAAAACTTAAAGATAAAAAACTTAAAAAGAAAAAAGAAGCTTGTAAGAAAAAAGGTATGGTTTATTCTAAAAGAAAAGGTGGTTGTGCAAGACCAATGGAGAGAAGATAATGGCATTATTATCAGAAATGTTAAATAATACTTCTGATAATAATACGTCAGAAAATTATGTCATGGCGATAGAAAGCATTATTGAAATGGTTGAGAATAATGCTATAACTTATAATGAATTAGATATTTTGTCAGAAGATATAGAATATATTTTTAATTCAATTTTAGATGATGAAAATTTAGCTGAAGCTAAAATTATTATTAGTGGTGTTAAGTGGGATGCTGATGATGAAGAAGATATAGCCGATCTTCCGACAACAGTCACATTAAAAATTGATGATGTTGAATTAGAGGGCATGTCTGAAGATGATATTGATGATTTTATCGCTGATAAACTAAGCAATGAATATGGTTTTACTCACGATGGATGGGGATCAAGCAAAGTTATCAATGAAAACCTAATCGCAGAAGCTATAACATTTGACGATTTTAAATCATGTTATGGATCAACATATATTGATGATGAAGTTGAAATGTTATGGGATGATTATATGGAAAATCCAGAAGCATTTAAAAAATCAGATAAAGGGCAAATGTTGCTAGATTATATAGAAGATGAAGGACTAACTGAAGGATTAATGCTTAAAAAATCATCCATGAAAAAACGTATGGCTGCTAAGAAATATGCACGAAGTGTGGCAGGTAAAAAATCTAGAAAAATAATGGCTAAAAAAAGAAAAAAATATGCAACAAAAATTAAAAGATGTGCTGGTAAAGGCAAAACATTCTCTTTTAAAACTATGAGTTGTATTAAAAAGAAAAAAAGACGTTAATCAAATTAATAATTCTGGAAAAGTAGATTCAATGTAATCTACTTTTTCTTCTAATTCTATTCGTAAATCATCACTTTTTACTCTTTTGAGTTTTTCATTCAAACCACTATATAAATCTCGATAACAATCTAATCGTTTTAAATATACTTTTCCCGGTATTTCATCCATCAACTCTACAATTTTATTTTTCATATGAATTACAAATGTTGTATTCATTATAAATTCATTAGCTAAATCATTAATCAAATCAATGGTTATATCAAAATCTGATATTTGTATAACTCTAAATTTATAAATTTCTAAATGTTGTTTATTTAATACCCAAAAATCAATACTACCGTTTGCTCTGACCTCTGAAACTAATGTATGTACAAAAGTATTTTTTGATGTAAAAATATTAGGGTTAGACTTTGAAAAAAAACTAGCCATGTTTATTCCTTGTATCATCTAAAATATTGAAAAAGCTGTAATAATTGGTATCATTACATAATTTATCATATTTTTGATCTAATACCTTTAAAAAAATATTAGGATATAATTCCTTATATTCCATAACTATTTTTTTAGATATATTATATAATTTATTATTTCTCTCTAATTGCAACAAACATTTTACTTCCGCTTCTTCCGGAGTTTCAGCAAGCAAATAAAAGTTAATCATATCATAATCTTCTTGAAAAATAATTTCATATTTTTCCGTAATAGGTTTATCTAATATTTTTTTAGATCCAAATATTTTCTTCCAAAAATCCAATTTTCTAATTTTCCTATTAAATTTAGATTCAACCTCAAAAATATATTTCCACTTTACGTCTGTACGTAAATATTTAGAGCCGGTGGAAGTTGATCGAACAGTATATATATCTAATATTTTTATCGGTCTTGATTTAATCTGATTTCCACTTTTAAATCCGATATAATAAAACTTATTTCTATCAATATTATATTCAGTTAAATCTTGTCTTGTATATAAAGGCCTTTCAAAATCAAATAACATTATATATCCTCCAATTTTATTAACTGAGAACTCAATTTAAAACATTCTTCTCGGACATATTCTTTACTACGAACTTTTTCATTTGGACTATTAAAATTCAGAACACCATACTTAGCAAATAGCGAATGTGTAGATCTATAGCTATTCTTCAATCTTTGTTTGGTTTTATCATCTAGTTTTGTATCAGCAATAATTAAATCCATATCATCCGGAGAAATCTTTCCATCTCCTAAATGACCACAATCAAATCCAAAATAATAAGGATTATCCGCACCGATTATTTCAGTCTGTAAAAATCCACTATATGTTATTCCACCATGAACAGATATGTTATATTCGATCGATTGTTCGTAATCTTCAATTTCTAACAATCCATGAGTATAGTGCTTTTTATAATATGGATGATTTTTAAAAACACCAACATAACCATTACGTGTACCTAAAGTTTCATCAACAATAATATAATATGGTAGATTATCTGGAGTTAAACCAGATTCTTCAACAATTAAACCAGCCATTCTGGAAAATCCTTTTCTATTGTTTTCAAATATTCTCTAGTTAAGAATCTACAACTCATATCACAAGTTGTATTTTTTAATATATTTTTGAGAATATAGATAATATCCTGTCTTGACGATCTTAAAATATAATTGCCTGTTTCTAAATGAGTAAAATATATAGTGACCGGTATTTTTAGCTCATAACCATTATTAGTAAGTAAAATATACTCTGTCATATCATCCGAATATTTGCCTTTATAAATATAGTATTTAGGGTGAGTTATTTCTAAAACTGATGTAGCCAATAAATCTAGTTTAAAGACCCATATACCATCACCAATAATAAGTTCTTCATTACTTATCTTAAACAATATTAGAAAATCCTTTTTTTCATTAATTATATAATAAATAATCTTAGATAAAGATTAAAAAAAGTATAATCTAATTTTTGTATAATTAAGATAATAAGGAGCAAGTATATGTTTGAAGCACAAATAGAGATGTTAATAGATGCCATTGAAGAATATGATTCTATTGCGCCATATATAATTCTACTATATATTCCTAGTGATGATGATGAAATAGATGATTTTTATTTTGCAGCATTAGCAGCAATAAGAATACCTAATAATGATGAAATGGCAGACTTGTATAGAGCAACAAAAGACGACGTTGGAAATATGATCTTTGCTGCCGAACATATCATTTTATCAAAAGACGAAGCTTTAGATTATTTAGAAAATCTCATTTAATTATAATTAATCATAATTTAAGTTTGTATTTGGTATTATATTCCAAATATTTAAAGGAAAATTATGATTGATTTATCTACAACAATCAATGACGATAATTGGATTATATCCGATACTCATTTCGGTCATTGGAGAGTACTTATATTTGAACCTATACGTTTAGAATATCTATTAGACTATAATACCGATATTATTTCAGAAAGTACTGAACTCTTATCTCTTATCAACTCAATACCTATCGATGAACAAAGAAATAATGAACGTATGACTAAACTAGCAAAATTTTTAATACCTTATCATGATGAAATGTTAGTTGAAAAATGGAATAATAATATAGGTGTAAATGACACCGTATTACATCTTGGGGATTTTGCATTTAGAGGAATTGATGAAATAACTAAAAGATTAAACGGTAATAAAATACTTATAAGAGGAAATCACGATTTAAAAAATGCAAGAACATATATTGAAGCTGGTTGGAAAGATGTTATTGAAAATATAAAAATAGTTATAGGTAATAATACCTTTGATCTAACTCCAAAAATCGATAGATATTGGAACGGTTTATTTATTGAAATTGATAACAAAACAGTATTATTTTCACATTATCCTATTTTTAATAATAATGAGTGGGATGTGAAAAAATATGGGAAGATAACAGATTTATTAGAAGAAATTTTTACAGATGTATCGGGCGAAATCAATATACATGGACATACACATACAAAAAATAGTATTTTTTCAAATAGTATTAATGTATCGTTAGAACATTGTACTAGCCTTTCACCAATAAAAATTTCATCATTATTAGGAGATGTTAAAACATGTCAATAAAAAATTCAGCCGAACTGAAAGGTCTTGAAACTAGACGAAATAAACTTCAAGCAGAAAGAAAAACATTAAACATCGAAATTGCTGAGAAACAAAAAGAATCTGCTGCTATGAAGAAAAAAATCGACTATTTACAAAGCGCAATAGAAAAACTTAAAAAGAAGACTCCATCAAATATAGTAATTAGTGAACATGCTATGTTACGTTATATAGAACGAGTACTAGGAATTGATCTAAATGAATTACAGAATAAGATTATTCCATCAAATAAGTTAGATGAAATTAAATTGATTGGAAACGGCACATTTTCTATAAACAATCATAAAGTTACTGTAAAAGATGGTGTTGTAGTTACCGTAATTGGGGATAATAATGTTTAAGCATGGTGATGATATTTATATCCTTGATAATGGTAGGTGGAATTCAAAAAATGAAATATTAATTATTAAAAGAACTTTTGAGCGATACTTTAATGAAGAAAAAACATATTTAGAATTTTCTGGTGAATCCTCATTAACTATAGCTTCGTGGGCAGTATCAAAAAATATAGAAGATGCTACAAAATTTGCTGTTGCTTATCTTATTACTACACAAGAGTTAAAAGAAAATATGGAAAATGTTGATTTTGAAGATATTGAAAAAATTAATTTTCAAGAGCGATATAAAGAATTAGAAAAATCTCGTGCAGATTTAATATTTAAATACATGGACAAAGTTAAAGAGGCTTAAACCTCTTTAATATTTTGTTGATCTGGTCCAGACTTTTCAATTTCATCTAAATCTGGATTATCTTCATTTGGTTTTCTTGTCCATATAACATCATCCAAAATATATTTAGAAATATCATCAATTCTATTTTTTATCAAACGTTCTGTATCTGGATGGAGATCATCAGTATATAACTCTCTACCAGTAGTGATACCCTCCATAAACATTTCTCCCATCATAATGGATACTCTTTTTTTTAGTTCAATTAATTCTTCATTTGTTAATTTATCAGTTAATAACAATTTCATATTTTTCCTTTAAAATGTATCTTCATCAAAACCATGAGAAACTTTTTTAGACTGTTTTGGTTTTTGTGATATTTTAGTTTCTTTTTTTATAGGTTCTAAATCTTCAATAATTTTTGGTTCATCTACTATTTCGATATGCTTCATAGACTTTTTAGTAATTTCTAAATCATCTATAAACGAAGCTCTTTTTGATTGCATTTTTGAATAACTATTTTTGAATTTTTGTAAATCCGCAACCGTTAAAGTTTGCGAAATAATCTCTAATAAAATATTATCGTTTATTGAATATTCAATAAGTTTATTAAATACAATATCCATATTTTTTGATGCATTTGGGATTAGCTTAATCCATTCTTCATGCTGCGGTGTTAAATTTATTTCAAAATTTTTAGACATTAATATTCCTTCATTGGTTTTATATAATTATACAAAAAATATAAATTATGAAGCAACTCCAAATTCCTCCGGAGTTGGTCCTGGTAGTGCTGCAGCTAAATTAGTTACAGCAGCCACAGCTTTCTCTTTTGCTTCACCATCTAGAATTGTAGTAACGCGATCTTTTAATTGTTTAGCAATATTATAAATATTTGTTATCAAACCAACTTCAGAATCTGTTTCTATTCCAGATTTTTTTAATCTTTCAGCTACTATATGATCTAAATGAATTCCTGTTATTGCTCCAATCATATGTAAAGGTCCGGTAATTAAATGAAGTGTTACCATATCTAAATTAATAAGAAAATCCATTATTTCTTTTTGTGATGGTTTTAATTCCTCCCATACAGCTTTAAATTCATCTTCTGTAATCTTTTTATTATAAAATTGAACTACAGCTTTTAAAAATTTCCATCCATTTGTAGTCGCTTTTTTAATTTGTGAAATTAAACCACCATGAGCATGTTTTTTAATTGTATTAGAATGCTTATAAACTGTATCCATCATATTTTTAAAAGTATCGGTTATTCCTTCTTCTAAAATAAATCCTTCGTCTAATAATTCTGGTCTTCTTAAAATTTCTTGCATTTCAAAAATTGTAACTAATTGCGTATATTCTTCTTCCGTAAACATATATTGCTCTAATTTCATACTTTTATGTTCCTTTACTATTTTAGTATTATTTATTACTTTTTAGCATTTTTTTAACATCTTTAACTATTTTTTTAGCTCTATCTTTTGTAGACAATTCTTTATCTAACACTTTATAATTAACTTTATGCATATCTAAAAAATGTGGAATACCTTTTTTAAGAATTTTCATCTCTTGTTTAGATTGGTATCGTACTCCATCTTCCATATTAGGTTTATGATTATGCTCCAAGACATAAACTAAATCATAAGCGGTTCTACTCTCTTTTAAAAATTTAAAATATAAATCCGCTAATAATTCTACCTGATCAATATCATTATAATCTATATACATTGCAGCATAAACATACGATAAAATATGAGGACTATCTGTTACAAAGAAATCTAAGTTTTTTGGCAGTATCTTTTCTTTTTCTAATTGACGCTCATAAACTATTGATTGAAATGTAATCGATGGTACTTTTTTATGCTTATTAATATGTTCTCTAATATATTCTTGAACGAGATCTCCATCTAATCCTTCATCTTTTAACATAGCAAAAACATATGCTGCTAATGTCGATTTCCCACATCCAGGTGCACCCAATAACGCAATTCTTATCATTTTTCATCCTTAAATAATTTTTTCAGGAAAATCATTATAAAATATTTTTAGTAATTGTTTATAAGCCGATGCACTTAAAATATTATTAGTAACATCATATATTTTATCTGCACCTACATCAAATTTTGTAGCTATAAAAGCCATCTGTATTGTTGCATCTGTTATCGTGTCATAAACTAAAGATTTTTCAACCAATTCAGCACCATACCCTATTAATTCAGATATAGATCTATTTTTTGGATTTGATATTAATGCTATATTAGCCCAATTACGATGACTAATAATTAATGATTTTTTTGACTTGTCATTACTTGACCATCCATCATAACCACTTTCAGTTGTATCGTATAAATGATAAACTTCCTCTAATATTAAATTGATCGGTAATGAATGACTATCAACAATATGTATTCTATAAACATTTTTTAAATAGTCTTGCATATGATTTTCCCCTTTATACAAATATTTTACATTTTACTGAATAAATAAGTAAATAACTAAATGGAGTTTGATATGCCTATAAGACCATACGACGATAGCAGATCTAGTGTACCTCAACAAGAACAAGAATGGTTCAAAGTTCAAGATACATCAAAAAGAGATGTTAATAGATTTTCATATATGTTACCAGGAACAAAAAGTAAAACATGGGAACATAGAGTCGATTTAAGTATTGCAGAATTAGATGATGATGTATGGACTATTGACCATGCAAAATACACTAATAGACCTGATGCAATATCATATAAATTCTATGGTAATTCAAAATTTTGGTGGATTATTGCCGAACGAAATGGAATAACAGATCCGTTTACAGGATTCTACTTTGGTAGAAAATTAAAAATACCTTCTATGAATTCAGTAAGAAAAGCATTAGGATATTAAAATGAGCACATATACAGGCATGTTTAGACTATTCCCTATTGAGGGATCTAGTATTGATGGATTTGTAGATCATGATAGAGAATTAATAAAACGATCCATTTTAAATATTTTAAAAACAGAAAAAGGTTCAAGAGTTTATGATCCAGAATATGGTACCAATCTTCATAGATTAATTCATGAACAAAATATTAATAGAATTCGTAATATAGCTAAAACTGAAATTCAGACAGTTATTGAAAAATATGAACCTAGAGTACAAGTTCTTAGAATTGAAGCATATCCACATGGTAATCTAGAACAAGAAGTTATAATTGTAATGGAATTATTATATCTAGAATTTGAAACCACAGAAATTTTAGAATTAAGATTAGCTACAGACCAACAATGGATTAATGATTCCACCGTAGGTTATGACCCGAAAGAAAGTATATTTAAAAGAACTTAAAGAACATTTTCACCTGTATGAGAAATATTAAAAATTTGAATTTCATATGCAATAAAGGTTATAAGAGATAATATTTCCTCATTTCTATCTTTAAATTTAGTTGCTTGACCGGCAACACCATTTCTAGTATTCTTTAATGCATCCTTTCCTTCTCTTAAAAGAATAGTATTAATACTATTAAGGTTATCCTTTAAAATCATAACCTCGCCTCTTACAGCACAATCTAGCTTTTCTCCTAATTCTTTTACAACACCATCAAAATAAATAGCATTTTCAGTTATATTCTCACCGACTTTACCATCTCCTCTAGTAATAGCTTTTTTAAATACACCTTTCTCGTATATCAATTCTAAAGAAATCCCATCTAGTTTTTCAGATATAACTTTATGACTAGCAATAATATTAGGCTTATTATTCCATTTCTCTACTTCTTCTAAAGTATTGCATTTACTCAATGAACCCATAACAATAGTATGTTTTTCCTTCTCCCAAGCTTGTACACTAGGTTCAAACATAATTGGAGTAGTATCATTTGTTTCTTGTTTATATATAGAATCATATAAATCATATTCTGCATCTGTGATCATCGGTGCACCAATTCTAAAGTGAACATCATATATTCGTAAAACTTGAAACTGTTCATCATCAGATAAATCTTTAAATAGATCTTTATTCATATTATTTAAAAATAAAAACTCTTTAGAAAATTCTTGCTCGACTGCTTCTTTACTAGTTTTGCTATCATATAATTCTAACGCTATTAACCCCGAAATTTTTTCATATAATTTATTTAATTTCATTTATAATCCTGTACTTTTTGATTCAATTGTGATTGTTAATACTTTTCTATTTACACCTTCAAAATGATCTTCTATATCAAAAGATTCTTCATACTTTGGACATTCAATTAATTTATCATAGAAAAAATTTAAATCCATTTCATTATCAAAATGAAAAATCAATAATTTATCCCATTCCTCATACTCCCAAAACGTACATAATTCTAAATCAAATGAATCGGTATCAGGAGGGATTAATTCAAAATAATCTTCTGCTATGCGTTCAAAATCCTCAAATGAATGTGTAATATCTGTTCTCATTTTAAAACTCTCTTTATTCTAATTATATACTAATTTTACATTTTTTTGAATAAATAAAAAGAAAAAGGAATCTTCTATGACAAAAATAAAATCATTCACGGATATTTTTAATGAAGCAGACATTATTAATGTGGGTTCCGAAGTTGAAACTTATTTGATTGAATTAAAAGTAGATGATTATATTGATAAAGATGCTATTGAAATAGCAAGAATTGCTAATGCATTAGTACCATATAAAATTTCTCAACCCGAAAATAACAAACTATCATTAATATATGAAACCCTTGAATCTAACAGATATTATGAATCATTAAATGATATTTTTTTTAAAACCATTGTTGAACATATTTCAAATGAAATTAATTATTATGATGAAGGACGTTTGAATAATGATAAAGTATTTGAGAAATTTATTAATAAGTTAGATAAAAAAATTAAAGACACAATTCAAACAGACCCGACATTAAATGAGATGTTAATAGATGTGTCATCAAATAATAGTCTATTAAATGAAGCTTTAAATGAGGGATTTTTAGATAATGCTAAAGAATTGGCAAAAAGAGCTATGGATAGTATAGTTGGTTCAAGAGAATTAACTCCTGAGGAAGAAAAAGAAAAAAATAATTTAATAAAAGAACTTGAAAGTTTAACTAAAGAGATTGATACCTTAGAAAAAGAAGCACTAACACAAAAAGATAATGAAGAGGCAGATGCATACGCAATAACAATTAATACAATAAAAGAAAAACTTGCTCTATTTAATGAAAAATCTAAAAGATTAGAAGATTTAGATGCAGCTTCAAAATCATTATTACAAAATTTAAAAACCGATATTAAAAAAAATCTAGATACCCTTAAACAAATAGCAGTCGATCTAAGCAATCTATCTGTTGATAATATATTACAAAAGATAGCAGCAGGTTGGAAATGGGCAGTCGGAATGTTTAAACTAGTTGTTAAAAACCTTAAAAATGGATGGAAAGAATTAGTAGGGATCTTTAGAAATGAAGGTTTTATGAAAGCCATGAAATCGTTTGCAAATAAACTTAAAAAGATGGTTGAAGCCGGAGCAATAAAAATGTCGGAAAAATTAGCTGGGGTTCAAGCAAAAATGTTCAAACCATTTACAGAATTAGCTTTTATTAAAAATTGGGATAGAAAAATAGATGAATTTAATACTTTTTTATCTGAACTTGAAGCTGGTACAAAAGATGAAATATTAGGCTATAAAATTCCAGATAATCTTAAAAAACCATTATCTTATGCCGTAAGAGGTTTAAAGATGGTTCTAGGATATTATCTCGCAAAAATGGCATATCATATATGGACACAAATGTTTTTTATTGGTGACCCAAAATATGATTTTGATTTTACTGCAGTTTTAGTAACTATGGCAGGCAAATATAGTTTAAATGATTGGTTCAGTAGTGCATATGGTCCTACTTTATTTTGGTATTATCTAGGTATTAAACACCCAAAAGATATTACAACCTGCCCACCACAATGTCCTTGGTTAAGAGATCAAAGACCATTCGGTGAATTTACTATATTGGGTGAACAAATAACAGGCAATCATATTCTAATGGCTTTAATAACAATTATTATTCTTTTACACAATTATAATCTAGTGAAAACACTAACTAATTTAATTGATGCACTTAAAAAAACTCTTAAAGAAAAATTTAGTTTTCTTACAAAAATACCCCAAAATAAAAAGGCTGTGATTGGAGTAGCTGTTTCTAATGGTATTATGAAACCTGGTTCTGGTCGACTTAAAAACGCTTAAGATAAAGTTATATAATCCAATACCTGTTTTTGTATATGGTATTGGTCAATATCATTACACACATAAGTTATTTCTTCAATATAATCTTTATATTCACTAAATGGAATTGCAAATCCAGATGTTTTTGATGATTTTAATGCTTCAACTTTTTCACTATAAAGATCTAATAATTCGTCTGAAAAACGTATTTTCATTTCTAATAATAATTTTGCACCATCAGTCATATTCATTATAATTGTTGGGCGCCCTTCTCGAAATTTTCTTTCAGTAGCTTTTGAAATTCTATCAAAAATAAGATCACAATTTGCACGTTTATCTTTTTTATAAACATATTTTCTATTTTTAACTTCATATACATTATTATCTTCATCAATACCATCATGACCTTTTGTGTGAGTAATATAATGATAATTATGACGGTATGCTACTAATTGTTCAATCATTTCTTTATCTGCGGCTAAATGATTTAGTACATCATGTTTATAATCTTCACTTAAATTTTGAAAAACTTCTCCTGCTTTCTTTTGTCCCACCGTAAATGATGAAATTTCAGCATGAATATTACTGGGGATGCCAATATGGCCTCTCGATAAAAGTGTTGTATAATCTTGATGATGAATATCAAATTTTTTCATTTGAGCTTCTATTTTAGCTTTTTGGTCTTCTTCAATTTCCTTATTCAACCTATTAATCTCATTTAATAATAACATAGCAGAATCTTCATAGGCTAATTTTGCAGCTTTTGTTCTAGCATTTTTTGATTTTTCCATAAGATCAGATGATAACTGTTCTAGGGTTTGAAATAAATTACTCATATATTAAATTCCTAAACTTTTTTATTATTATATTAAATCAAAACTTAATTAACCTTTAATCTCACTTTTATTTTTGTATAATTATATATAAAAAAATAAAGGAATAATATATGAGTCAAATCACAGCATACGGTATAAATTATAGTTTACCTAGAGCTACTCTCTTACACGCTACACCACTCTTTGTAAGTGAATTTGGAGCGAGAACTTGTTATAATAGTTTTGATAAATCAGAACATCAGGAGATTCTAACTTTAGAAGATGAATTAGAAAACCATTATATTAAAAATAATGATACTCTTTCAACTTTAGAAAAAAACGTTAATGAGAAAGGAAGTAAATTATTATACGACCTTTCACATACTTATTTTCATGAGAGTACATTAGAACATGTAGTACTAAATTTCAATATTAAAAACACTTCAAGAGGTGTTTTGCAAGAATTAGCTAGACATAGAATAGCATCATTTTCAGTTCAATCAACTAGATACACTCTTAGCGATTTAGTTAATACGTTTCTAGTAGTTATGAAATACAATCTTGGTGCGAGTGGCTTTATAAATAGAATGAACCGATTTAAAGGTCTTTTAGTAACAGACGATATAGATTATAATGCAATTGAATTTGGAACTATTTTCAATAAATTACAACACCAATATATTATATTAGGCGAAGAAAAATTTATTTCACTTACCATTGCTAAATCATTAATAGATCAATTTAATAATTTTGAAGGTAATGAAGATGAATGTTTTAAATTACTTTCTTCTAAAGCTAAGAGAAATGTTGGTGACGTTGTAAAAGGTACTGTAATAGCGGATACATTTAGTGTAGATTTAATGTTTAGTATTAATTTAAGAAGTTTAAAGAATTTCTTTGATTTAAGATTAAGTGGTGCTGCATACTATCAAATGCAATGGTTAGCATATTCTATATATAAAGAAATACCAGAAACTTATTTGGACTTAATAGTTAATGATGCTAAGAAAAACCAATTTAAGAATTTAGAAGCTAAAATCAATAGTGGTAAATGGGAGTAATTATCTCCCATTCTCTTCATCTAAATTATCTAATGAGATAATCTCATATTTTGACATATCTTTACCATCTAGAAAAGCATCAATCGTTTCAACTGTACCTTTCATAATTTTCTTTTTATTACGTTTTAATCGTAATAAATGTGTTGGAGCTTCTAATAAATTAATAATACTTTCATTTATATCTCGTAAATTCATTACTAAATCCCAGATAATTTAAGTAAATAATCCATCTCTGCTTTTTCAGCCGCATTTTCAGTTTCAACTAATGTTTCAACCGATTCTTTCATAATTGCTTTTGTTTCTATTGAACCACATTTTGGACATTTATCCTCTGACGTACTATACTCTTCTCCACATTTAGCACAAATAACCATATCTTCTTCTTTTAAAACTTTTTTCTTTTTCTTTTTACAAGCTTCAACCATTTCTTCAGAGTTATTTAGCATATCCGATAATTTCATTTTTAATTCCTTCTTTTTCTTTTATTTATATAGATTAAAGAAAAAATTACTAAATATATAATTCTGGATATGTTTCTATATGATTCTGAGTGAATAATCCTTTTAAATATTGATTAGGACTATATAATAGATAATGCTCTAAATTATATTTCTTATACGTTAAAATTTTCTTATATAGTTCATATTGATTTATAGCAAAATGGTTATATTCATATGTATCATAATCTACTTTACCTTCAGTAGTATAATCAACATAATTTGTAGGATACTCATCCATTTCTTCAGTACATATTTTAATATTTGTAACTTCTTCTTCATCTATATAAGTTAAACGTACTTTAATACTATAAATAATCATCAGTATCATAATCCCAATGTCTTGAATCATAAATCATAAAATTTATAAAAAAATGATAACATTCAAATACAAAATAAAAACCGGCGTGATCTACTTTTCTAGTCCAATCTATCGAAACTTTAAACCATGATGTTTCCATAGTATTACAGACTTGTAATTCCCAAAATTTATGTTGAAACCCAAAAAAACTACCAAACTTAACTAGATTCATCAAAAACTCCCTGTTCAAAGCTAGCTAAATAACCTTCGTGAAAAAACATTTTATCCATTTTTATAACTTCTTTATTTACAAATCGTTTATACACTTGCATAAATAAAAAACTTGGGATACCCTTAAATTCAATAGTACTATCTAAAAACTCTTTAACAAAAAATTTCTTATTACCTATTGATTTTAATGTGAAAGCCTCAACTCGAACCCATGCTGCAAAATCCGATGTATTATCATTACTTTTTAATTTTCTTTCAATCATACCAACAAATTTATCGGCATCTTTTGGATCAATAGCAAATAATACTTCATCGGCACTAGCTGATACAAAATCATTCATATCAATACCTATATCTTTATTTAGCATTTCGACAAGTTGTCTCATAACCCATTTTTGTAATTTTTGTTGTTTTTTAGGCAACATATTACCAAATATTACTTGGCGTAAATACTTAGACTTTTTAAAATAGTCAAAATCAGTTACACTAGATACTAATTCATCATAAGTTTGATACCCTAACGTTAAAGAACTATCATACATTTTCATAACATTAAAGTTAGCTTTAACTAAATCCAATGAAATAAATGTTCTATTAACATTCTCCATCGTATAAATATCTTTCTGCTTAATACCATTCGGTTCTATATCATATTTAGTAAGTTTATCATCTTGTAATTGTTTATAAACTGGAGTAGATTGTATATTTTGAATTATATCATTTTTTACTCTATTTGACTCAGAAAAAAATGCTTCTTCACTACCTAATGCGTCGACAACATCTTCTAACAGTTTAAGTTTATCTTTTGATTTAAAATGAGTATCCACCTCATTAATCATATAGCTGAACATAGGTTCCTGAACTACATGAAAGGGTAATTTCCAATCTTTTACAAATCGTTGTTTAATAGTATTACTTAATTGCATTTTATATACCTTTTATTTTTTTCTATATTTTATACTAAGTCAACTTAAATTTAAATTAATAACTCTGGGGCTTTTTTTAAAACTTTATCAAAACCAATATCCTGATACAATAATAATTCTTTAAAATAGTCTAAATTTTTAGTCTCTTTTATTTCTGAAAGCATTTCTAGAAATATTTGTTGAAATGCTATAGCATTCAATTTTTCTTCAAAAATGAAGAAATTTTGTCGATAAGCGTATTTAGAATTAGGTCTGTAATTAACCGGTATTAATTCTTTTGTATTATTCGTCATAATTTGTAAATTTAATTCTCTACGACCATTTTCAGATGTAATTACTCTCGTTCTTGCCTTCTTTATCTTAAAATGTTGTGAATCAGATGGTAAATAATGATTATAATCATCAGATGCTAAAATAGGTACAACATAAACTTGTTGCCCATTTATTTCTGTACGTAAATGGAGCTGTTTAAATTTTTCGGCTGCTGCAATAATATCATCAAAAAAGCTTTGGGATGGTTTAATATGTATAGCTTCATGTCGTTTAATATCTAAAGAAGTTATTAAATCATTTTCTATATAATTTTCCAATTTCTCTAATTGTTTTTCATCTTCAAATGTACTAAGATTATATTTTTTTCTTAGTTCTATAACTTGTTTAAGTTGAAATTTATTTCTACTTCTACCACCGTGAATAAACATATCAATAAATTTTTTCCATTCATTTTTTGAAGCTCTTACTTTTGGAGGTCTAGCTCTAGTTCCAATATTATAGGTTTGCACATTACAACATATGGGGGTATCTTTATATGCTTTAAAGCACACCAAACATAATTGTTTAGAACTATTATGACTATCTTGCCATCTTTTTGGTTTAAATTTAGCCTCTTTGGCTAATTTTATTTTAGATTTATTTCCTCTATTCTTTTTCATCTTGAAGTCCTAATTCTATTTTTCTTTCATTTAATACTCGTTTCCCATGTATCATTTCAATAGTCTCAAATACTTCATCTATTGTTTTTGTAAACTGAAAATAAGGTTTTGTGCCATTATCTAATTTTTCTAATACACTCATAGCTTGTTCTCTAGCTCTTTCTGCAGCTTCTTGTGCAAAATATTCAATAATTTCATCATCTGTTGCATCATACACTATAATATCATCAGAAATACTAGAGTATATTAAATATTTTTTTGGATTGCCATATGGAATTATTTGTTTACTCATTTAATAGTCCTCATTCAGTTCATCAATAAGGTCATCTATGGCATATAAGGATATTTCAATACCTCTATCTAAACCAGAACAATATGCATTTTCTTCTGGATAACATGAAGCTCTAGACCACCCTTTTTCAGCTTCTTTTGCGGACTGTTCAATTGACTTTTTTATATTTTTTAATTGTTCAATGATAATTTCTTTTTTCATAATAAAACCCTTTATCATTATTATATTATAATTTAACTTAAATATATATTAAAAAGAATTCAGATTGTTTATTAGAAAAGATAATATGAGAGTTTAAGATGGTTGAGAAAGAGTTTTTATAACCCTTTCTTTCTAAGTAATTTATGTACTTCTGGATTAATAAGATAAGTTTCGATTACCTCTACCTCTCCAGTTTCAGTATTGAAAATAGGATGCTTATGGTTTTTAGAAAATGATATTTTTTCATCTCCAAATTCAATAATATATTCTTCTTTCTCAACTGAATTATTAGCAATAACAAATTGATAAGTACCATCATGAGTTAAAACTTTTTCACCAACTAAAATATCTTTGATTGGTTTAATGCCACCTTCATAATGAATTTTAGTGTTAGAGTCAATACAATCTCCTTCTGAGAATGCGATTGTTGCTTGGCTTCTATCCTTTGTATAACAATCGATTAGTTTTGCCAATTTACCTTTTTTCTTCTTTTGTTTTTTCTTAACTTCAGCCATATCAGCAATACGTTGTCTAAATTCGGCTCTATCAAGAATTTCTTCTATCCATTGTTTATTAATTGATAAAAATTTTGAAATTTGATCACCAATCATTTTATCAATATGTTTTTTAATCTCTTGTGAAATTAATCTAGTTTTTGATTGATTATCATATCTTGGATTTTTCATCTTAACATCAGCAACAACTAAAAGGTTTTGTTTAACATCATTTTTATTTAAATCAATTTTACGTTTTTTAATTTCTCTTTTTAAACCATCATTCACACTAGAAAAGAACGTATTAAAAAACATATGTGCAGCTGTACCACCTTCATAAAGTAATGATGAATTAACATATACGAATATTTTTTCATCTATTCCTTGATATTTGTCAAGAATTACATAGTATCTGGCTGTAAATTCGTCATGGTCATACTTAAATTCAAAAAATCTTTCAGAAACACGCTTGACATATTCTAACATACCACCTTTAAAAGCATAATGTGCTTGAATTTGTTCTTCTTCTCCATCTTCATCTAACTGTTTTCTAACATATGATAAATCTAATTGTGGATTATTAAGTGCAATCTCAACAACTCTATTTTGAATTAGTTCCGGATCCATTTTCGTTGTAGTAAATTGAGGTAATGCAGTATCAATTTTAAATTCAATACACGTTCCAGAATCTCTACCTTTATAATTATTAATTGCTGGTTCATCTATTGATGCTGTACCATCTCTATACATTTGTTCATAAAACTTACCATCTCTTTTAATTTGGACTAAAAACTCTTCAGATAACATAGCAACACATGATGAACCTACCCCATTTGTACCAATTACCCCAGAATCCTTAGCATCATCATCAAAGTTTCTACCAGATCTTAATTCTGTAAAAACGGTTTCAGGTGTATATTTACCAGTTTGAGGGTGCATATCAATAGGTACACCTCGACCATTATCACAGACTTTAAATCTATTTTTTATAGTATCATGAGCAAAAGATATTTTTTTATCTTTTTTAGCAAGCTGAGTCAATTCATCTATTGCATTATCTGAAATTTCATTAAATGCTTTATAAATTGCAGGTATGAAAAATTTCTGCTTAATTTTTATATCATCTTTTTCAAAAATTGGCACTTCATATGATGTCTCCTCAGTACTACCTAAGTAAATTGCTGTTCTTAAACGAACATGTTCGCGATCACTTAATACTTTAATATCACTAGCTGAATAATTTTTATCTGCCATTCATTTTCCTTATATCATTTATTATATACTATTTTACATTTTTTAGAAAAATTATTTTTAAATCTATAAATATACTATATAAATTGGAGATGTTATGAATATTGAAATTGATTTAGAGTATTTAAAATTAAAAAATGTATTATTTGAGGATGAGGTTTTACGTTATAAAGGTTATAGATTAGAATTATGGAATACTAATTTAGGTAAAATTATTGAAGATTTTACTATTGCTCGAGATATGTTTTTTCAGTCTGAATATACTATAAATGAAGATGTGTTAATGTCTAAATCATTAGATATTGAGACTGCAACATTAGAATTAGCAAATTTATTATTTGATAATTTACAGATGGCTGAGGCTTTACGCCAATTCACATTAGTACCATTCAATGAAATAAAAGAAGAAAATGTTACTTATGATGACCCTGTAACATATGAAGTAAATGGAGAACTGTTTGAATTATATAATTACGATATGTTGATGGCTACAGCTAAAGAATTTCATAGATCAAACTTAGAAGATAATCTATATAGTGATGACTCAAAAGATTTATTAATGGTCTATAAAGAGTTTATAGATATAAATGGATTATCTAAAGAATTAGAAATAGAGAAGTCATTACCATTAGATGAAAAATATAATATACTTTTAAATTTAGCTGCAGATAATTCAGAAAGTATATTTGATAAAATTATCGATTATATAGATTTTGATAAGGTAACTGATGATGATATTAGAGAAGACCAAGATGCTATAGATGTATTAACAAATATAATTGGCGATTTTGAAATTACTAAAAGAATAAGTATTCTTAATTGGAAACCAGAATTTATTTATATTTTTTCTAAATTTTAAAATTCCTTTCCAAAATTTGGTAAATCAATCGGATGTACTAAAAATTTATCTTGTCCTATATGGTCTGGGTGCAACCAAACTAGCGATACCAATATAACCATTTTAAGAACAATCATAATGTCCTCATATTTATCCATATAAATATCAAATAAAAAACCGATAGTAGTAAATAATCTATTGGATGTTACTCTATTTGGACAATATATTGCATTTAATTTATATACCAACCAACTAAATTCATAAGCATATTCAGTTATTATGATTAATTCATCATTAGAACTTATATTTTTTTTATCTGTAACTATTAGATCTGATGAAGTCCATAATTGATCATTAAACTCATATTCTTCTTCTTCAATCGAATTAATAAGGTTATGTATTTTTTCAATAATATTTGCATTTTTTTTATCTTCATTAACTTGATGAAGAACTTGACCCATTATGGTATCTTTTTCAATTTTCACAATACAACCTTTTATATTATATATTTCACTTTAACCCTTTTATTTATAAAAAAACCTTCTGGATCTGCATAAATTAATATTGTCTGTTTATCTGACTGTAATTCAAATCCAGATTCTAAAATATCTTTATTATCAAAAGTAATACCTATTACATCTTTAACTTTTAATGTTAATATAATTTTAGAATATTTAACATGACTTATAGTATTATCATCATATAAATATGAATCATTTCCATTTGCAGCTCGAACATGCTTTACTCCATCTATGGTTGAAATTGAACGTATATATCCATTTGAAGTTGAGTCTACAACTTCTTTATAAAAAAATGAATAATAATCATCTAAATCCTGATTTGAATTTTCTAAGAAAACCGGATCACTAAAAAAATCATAACCGTTATCGAAATGTTTATCACCAGAAACTTGTAAAACTATATCAACAAATTCTTCTGATATACCTTTATAAAAACTATCATCTATATTAGTTAAATCGTTTGAATCTAAAATATTTCGTAATTCTGGAGATCCATCAACTTTACTACCTATTGCAATCGACATAGTATTAGTTGTCTTATCAACCCATAATCTACCGATATCATCAGAAGTAATTGATACGGGTGGTGTATCAGATATAATTTGAGGATTATGTAATTTATTTTTTTTCACCAAACCCATTAATATTTCCTCTCTATATTATTACTTTTTTATTTTGTAGATCCGCAATAGTAACTTTCTGCTTTTTATAAGCTGAAAAAGTCTGACCATCATACATAACTACAAATTCTTTATTCTTATTTAAAGCAGTAAAACTATTATCCTCTCGTTCTAATGTTGAGATTATACCTTCATAAGAAAATACCTGCACTGCATCAGTATAACTAGTAGATAAAAGTGATGTAATATTAGCTGAAATAGAATTTACACTTAAATCAATTACATCATAATTTTTTGGATATTCATTAATTGCTATCTGTACATGTGATTCATCGACCTTACTGTTTACATAAACCGATGAACTAGTTCCATCAAAAACAATAATAAAATCATTGTAATTATTATTGATTAATACTGTCGATAAAGTACCAGAATAAATAGTAGTATCAATCTCTCCCTCATTACCACGCACATATAATATTTCACCATCCGGTATTGTCACACCTGAAAATATAGTATTAATAATATTTGTGACTGGTATAGTAGTAATCAACAATTCATCGGTTGAAGATGTAGATGATGCACTAAATTCAGTCCAATTAGTATTATCTATACCCCCTTTTAATATATAAATCATATCTTCTGATTCAACATATACCATCATTCCACTTTTACGTCGCAATGATGTAATGTTATCTCTAGCAGTAAGATCTAATACTGTACTATAACCACCTTTCCCTAAAATATCTTCATGTGTTGGATATTGGTCTAACGTATCCGTTGGACTTATCATACCAGATAAAACTATTGTACCGCTATATGATGCCATATTATATCTCCCCTTTAACCTATTTTGATATTAACTGCGCCAGTCAGACTATTAGTAGTACGATAACAATAATAATCCGTTGTAACACCAAAATCATTCGTTATTGATACCGTTTGTGGACTTTCCATAGCTACACTAAATCCAGTATCAATATCTGTAAATTTACTAGCTAATCCAAAAGATACTGGATAACAAATCCATTTAAAATTTTCAGCTGGAGTTGCATAAGTGTAATTCTCTGTGGTATATAAAAAGCTATTTTGTAGTGTTTTTACATTATTTTCATCAATTACTTCTAATGCAGATGAACCATAATATAAACGCCACTTCCAATAAACTGCAAATATTCGACTTATAGTATCTCCTTGAGTATCAGTTGCATAAATATAGAAGTAATTTGATGTTGCACTTGTATTAATAATATCAGAACCAATATCTATTGTTGCAGAGCCACTATCTGCAACATTTTCTAATAAAATTGTTGAATCCAACGTAATTTTAATTGAATTACTTGATATATTTTCAGAAGTAGTTGTAGCCCATGTAAATGTTCTACTACCACCCGAAATTTTATCTCCTACTTCTAATGATGTAAGTTGTGATGATAAATAAAATGAAGAAAATGTTGGTTGAACATATGGATATAAAACTTTATCCAATGCATCTGCAACTGTTCCATCAAACGTTGTTCCTGTTGTTACACCACCAACAGAAATTGGTGTAGCTTCCGTTCTTACATAAGCATCTTCTATATTTGTACCAGAACTACCATCCACAATGGTAGTAGAATTAACACTAAAATCAGTACTAACAGAATCACTAGGAACAAAATCTATTCTTTTATCTTTAAGATTAAATACTAAACCCACATAGTTATTAGCCGTATCTAAACTCTCTGCATTATTACACGCGTTTAAAATATCTGAATTGAATTCATCAGCTGTTTTAGCACTATCTGATTTTAATATACCATTAATTGTTTTTATAGCCATTATTCTATCCTATTATAACTTCATCTATTTGAATTGCACCAATTTTATCATCTACAATTTGTACAATCTCTGATTCCACTCTATAATTTGTTAAATCAGGGATTTCATCTTTAGTAGCATAAGTTACTGAAGCGTCGCTTGTTTTTAAGAAAGTTCCAGAGTTTTCAATCTCTGTAATTACGTCTGCTGTCAAAACAACATTAAAATATGAATCTCCGTTATCTGCGTCTCCATCAATTACGGCAGAATTATTTGTTGCACCAACCGAATAAATACGATATAACGACCCATCCCTCGAATCAAATAGATCTGCGAAAAAATTATCAATATAATCACCAGACGAACTTATATTTTCCTCTGCATCCTGTTTGTTGTCTAATTGATCTCGAATATAACTATTAGCCGCATCAATACTAACAGTCGAAGTTTTCCGTATAATCCATTCTTCTTTTATTAATGCCATTATAACTCCTTATAAAACACCACCACCAACACTTTTACCACGATAAAATGTTAATGAATAAATATTATTTTTTAATAACTGAATTTGCATAAACCAATTATATGCAATAAATTGAGCTTCATCAGCTTTTGCCGACACCCAATTTATTAGTTTTTTCTTACCTTCTGGAGAATATAAAACAGCTTCGACATCATCATCATTCAAAATATGCTCTGTATGGTCAGTTATTGTAGCATAGTAACCATCTTCAAAAACAATTTTATATTTATTTGTTTTATTAAAATCCAATTTAAATTCTGAATGTTTATTTTGTTTTTCAAACGATGATTTAACTTTTATAGTTTTTTGTCGTGCCATGTTAACTCCTTTATTTTATTTATACTAAAATAGAGAGAGATTTTATAATCTCTCATCTATATTATAGTGCTCCACCACCAACAGAATCACCTTGAGTGAATGATAAAATATAAATATTTCCTGTAGAATCATTTGCATCTGCTTCAATAGCCATTGTCCAATTATACTGAATGTACTGAGCTTCATCACTAGTTCCTGGCCATGCAATAGATTTTTTATCTAAAGCAGCGTAATCGTCATCATTTAAATAAAGATTTGCTTCATAATCAGTTGAATTAGAAGAATGAAATCCACCATTAGCAGAATGTGAAGTATCTAATACTACTGAAACTTTTGGATTCCAATCAGTACCATTACCATCAGCATCTTCTGTTACGTCAAATTGTACCATATAATAGTTACCTTGTGAAAAATCAATCGAATAATTTGTTGTTCCCGAACCTTGTGATTCAAATTCAACATTAGTATTAATTATAATTGGGTGCGCTTCATCTGTTCCTGGAGTAACTGTTGTTTCAGTTGTTAAATAACATACTTTAATTGTTTTTCCTGCATAATCATCTTCATCTGATGTACTTGCTAACGTTACTGCGATTTCACCATGTTTATCAGAAAAAAGAGAAACATTTTCAAATACTATCGATTGTCCAGAACCATCATAATCATAAATAGTAATTTCATCATTTACTGCAATTAAACCGTGTGGTGTTTTGCTTAAAGGGAAAGAAAACACATAATCAAGATCGTTCGCAGATTGTGTAGATAATATAGGTCTATCTACAGCAATAATTGGGGCTTGTGATAGTGTAGCATTATTTGCATCTATTGCAGCGGTTACATCTGATTCTGTTACAATTTTATTAGTAGACGATGTTGATGTTTTAATATCAGTAGTATTAACTTTTGTTGATAATTCCGTTTCAGTTACTAACTTATTACTTGTTGAAACACTAGTTAAAGCTACAGCATCATCAAATTTCGGTAAAACGATAGCATCAACTTCTGATTTAGTATAAACATCCGCAGAATTAGCAAAACTAGTTATTTCTGATTCTGTAACTAATTTATTAGTATCCGAAACAGAAGTAACACTATCCGTAGTATTTAATTTACCAGCTAAACTAGAATCTATTTCTGATTTTGTATATACATCTGATGTATTAGCCTTTAATGATAAATTACTATCGCTTTCCGACTTAGTATATACGTTTGTTGCATCCGCTTTACCTGCAATATCTGTTTGAGTAACAACTTTATTACTATCAGTAATAGATGATAACACATCGCTGGTATTCACTTTTGATAATGCTAATGAATCTATTTCTGAAGTAGTATAAACATTTGTTGCATCTGCTTTGCCTGCAATATCTGTTTGAGTAACAACTTTGTTTGATGTTGAAATTTCACTTAATACATCTCCTACATTAACCTTTGTTAAAGCAATATCATCAACTTCTGTCTTAGTATATGTTTCTGCTGCATCAGCTTTTAAACTTAATTCACTATCAATTTTACTAGATGTCCATGTAGTGCTTGTAGATACAACAGAATCATCAGCCAATGTACCATCAGCCCCATCCTCTCCTGGAAGACCATCTGCCGGCTTATCAACATATACTATATTACCACTAGCTGCATCATACGATAATATTTTTGTATCTGCAATATTAGTTTCATCAACAACTTTAAGTGAGGGTCCAATTTTTCCACCATCTGTCGAATTCAGTTTTGTTCCTAAAAATGTATCGGCTTCTGATTTAGTGTAATATAAATCATCGTGATTATGTGTAGCATCCATTGCATAGAATTGAACCCAACCATCTGTAGCATCATATTTATAGACATATCTATCCGATTCAACCAATGCTTGATCATCTTGTTCCATATCTGTTAAAGCATTCAATGCATCTATATCAGCAACAGCATATTTTATCCCTTGACTTGCTGCAGAAATAGATGTATCAACTTCTGTTTTAGTATAAACATTATCCGCATCTGCTTTTAAATCTAATTCTGTTTTAATTTTTGATGAACTCCAAGTAGTAGTACTAGTTATAGTACCATCATCAATAGAATCACCAGAAGATGGCTTATCAACATATACTATATTACCACTAGCTGCATCATACGATAATATTTTTGTATCTGCAATATTAGTTTCATCAACAACTTTAAGTGAAGGTCCAATTTTTCCACCATCTGTCGAATTCAGTTTCAATGCTAAAGCATCATTAATCTGTGTTTGGGTGTAAACATCAGTAGTATTAGCTTTAGTTGAAAGTTCAGCTTCAGTTACTACCTTATTAGTAGATGATATCCCCGTAACTGTATCAGTAGTATTAATCTTACCACTTAAACTAGAATCAACTTCCGGTTTAGTATAAACATCGGATGAATTAGCTTTTAAATCTAATTCTGTTTGAGTCGCTATTTTATTTGTTGATGAAATTGCAGTTATAGTATCGGTGGTATTTACTTTATTAGCTAAACTAGAATCAACTTCTGTTTTAGTATAAACATCGGATGAATTGGCTTTTGGTGCAATTAGATTATCTGTTTCTGTTTTAGTGTAAACATCAGATGTATTAGCTAAATTAGCCGCTATACTATCAACTTCTGTTTTCGTATAAGTTGATGATGCATCAGCTTTACCATCTAAATTAGTATCCATCTCAGATTTACTATAAACATCCGACGAATTAGCTTTTAAATTTAATTCTGTTTGGGTTACAATCAAATTACCCGATGAAACAGTACTTAACACCAATGAACTATCAAGTTTTGTTGATACAATATTATCAACTTCCACCTTAGTATATGTATTTGTAGCGGTCATTAACTCTGAAGTGGCGTCGATTATTTTTTTATCAACTGATCCCACAGTAGTACTATCAGCATTTAATATATTAACTGTAGCCGTAACACTATTAAGATTATTGTTTATTACACCTTCTGCATTTTGTGCTCTTGTAATTTCAGCATTAAGATTGGTTAGATTATTAGTTATATTTGTTTCAATATTTGCTAATTGAACATCTAATCCAACAATCGATTGTTTACTTCTTTTTAAAATCGCCATAATTTTACTCTCCCTTTATTGTAAACTATTTGTTCACATAATTAACTTTCTATTTATTTATTCAAAAAAGAGAAAAAATTATTTAAACTGATATATTGTATTTTTTTAAAAATTGCGTAAATTTAAATTTTGTAGCATTGATACATTACCATTTATATCCATAGGTTTTGAATCATACGTATCAATTTTTATTTTAAGATCATTATTAATAAAAGAATTTTCAAGTTCATATATACCTCTATATGGTCTATCATATTGCTCACCATTTAAGGCTTTTTTATAATTTATAATAGTATTAATAAATTTTACCGAAATGATATTCTCAGTTTTATTATACACGACACTACCATTCATAACATCCAAATCACAAACACAATCTATTAATTGAAATCCTTCTGAATTTCTCACAATACTTACAGAATAGTTGCTTTCTTTATTTTTATCAAGCATTTTAAATATAATACCAATAGCTTTTGAATTTTCATTCATAATACCATTAACAAACGATAAATCTCTTGATTCATAGTCTAATCCATCTGTATCAACCATTAGTATAACATCACCTATCGCACCGATATTAATATATTCAACTGATAAAATATTATTATTGCTATCAATATTACTTGCTAAGCCAGAGATACAATATCTTTTATTCGATCTAGTATTACCTTTTGTTATATCATAGATACCATGCATTAAAACTATAGCGGTTTTTTCAATAATCATTGATTCCGCTCTACGTATAGTTTTTACAGGATAATCGATACTACCACCATTAGTATCTAAACCTATGGTTTGATCTACGTATATTACTTTATTAAATTGAGTTAGGTATAAATCATCAATTATTAGTCTATTTTGTTCAAATATATTTTTTATATCATCATTTATATTAGAATAAATGTGGGTGGTATCAAATTCTAGTTTTCTAGCTTCCGCTAAAGCTATAATTTTATCGTCTTCATTAAAAACATTCAGAATCTTTTCTTTATCATTGGTATCATAGTATTTAATAAAGTCACTCTCTAACTCTTTTTCTCTAAACCTTGCCCAGCTAGCATATTCATTCAAGATAGCATCTCTAAATGTCAAATTATCAGTCAATATAACCGACTGGTCTTTTTTAAAATATGATTGAGTTTCTTTATTAAAAACTATAACATTATTTGGTATATCATTTATAATATCTGTTTGTTTTACTTCTATAACTTGCATTAATTTATTTCCTTTAAATTTAAAATTCTAACCGAGTTTTACTCGGTTAGAAAAAGTAAGCTTACGCTATTGTTAATCCTGAAATATCAGAAGCAATAACAGCTTTAACAGTAACATCTATTGAAGAAGTGATTTTTACAATCGCATTAGCAGTATCAATATCAATAAACATACCGTATTCTTGACTCAAAATGGTACCATTAACAGAATAAACTGTTACAGCAACATTTGTAGAAGCTAAATCAGAAATATCGATTGAATACTCAGTATTAGCAACTAACTCAATCGCATCAACTGTTTTTCCAGATTTACTTAGCATATCATTAATAAATGCTTTAATAACTGATACTTGATTTGTATTAGCATCAGTTTCAGCATTAACTTCATTAATAGCAGCAACAACAGTATTTTGAGCATCAGTAGTAAGAGTTGTTAAATCTCCTATTTTTGCATCTGTTGCACCATCTAAAGCAGCGATTGCATCAGCATTAGCTTGTTCTGCTGCTGTAGCTCTAGCAATTTCTGTATTTAAATTATCAGTTAATACAGTCTCAGCAGCAGTTGCTCTTGTATTTTCATTATTGATAGCAGTAGTATTAGCAGCTTCAGCAGTAGTTGCTCTTAATAATTCAGCATTAATAGCATCTGTTAAATTAGTAGCATCTGCTAATGGCGAGTTGAAAATTAATGAACCATCATTAGTACTTCTAGTTAATGCTTCTGCATCAATATTAGATTGAAGTGTGCTTTCAGCAGTAGTTGCTCTTGTAGTTTCATTATCTAAATTAGTTTGTAAAGTTGCTTCAGCAGCAGTAGCTCTAGTTACTTCGCTTGCTAAATCATTAGTTAATGTAGCTTCAGCAGCTTGTGCTCTTGTTGCTTCATTATCAATATTACTTTGTAGAGTTGCTTCAGCAGCAGTAGCTCTAGTAATTTCAGCAGATAAATCGTTATTAGTATTTGTATTAGCAGCAGTTGCTCTAGCAACTTCAGCATTAATTGCTTCAGTTAAGTTTCCAGCTAATCTAGTACCACCTTCACCATCATCAACAGTTAATACAGCATTAAAACCTAAATTACCTTCAGCAGTAGTTGCTCTTGTAGTTTCAGTCGCAATCGCCGCTGTATTTGCCGCTTCAGCAGATGTCGCTCTTGTAGTTTCAGCAGCTATATCATTAGTTAATTGAGTATCAGCATTAGCTCTTAAAGTAGCTTCATTAGTTATAGCGTCTTGTCTAGCTGTAATTTCAGTAGCTAAACCTGCAGCATTTGTGTCTGTATGAGCATCAACTTCATTAATTGCAGCAACTAAATTAGTTTTATCATCAGTAGTTAATGTATTTAAATCACCAATATTTCCATTAACTTGATCTTCAACAGTAGTAATTCTAGCATCTAATGCATTATCAGCAGCTAATCTAGTAGCAGCTTCAGAATCAATATTAGTTTGAAGAACTGTATCTGCATCCGTTCTAGCAGTAGTTTCAGTAGCTAAATTTGCGCTAACAGTATCAATGTTTGATTGTAATGTAGTTTCAGCAGTAGTTGCTCTTGTAACTTCATTTGCTAAATCATTTGTTAAAGTTGCTTCAGCATCAGTAGCTCTTGTAGTTTCAGCAGTAATTGCATCAGCATTAGCTTTAACTTGTGTATCTAATAATTTAGTTTCATTTCTTACTGAATAAGCAGTACCAATATAATTTGTTGCTGTATCTGCAGTATAAGAACCATCAGCGTTTAACCCAACATTACTTTCAATAGCATCTACTTCAGTTTGTAATCCATCATTACCACTTTCTACTTCTGCTGCTAAATCATCGATATTAGCTTGTAATGTAGCTTCTGCTGTTGTTGCTCTAGTTACTTCATCAGTAAGTGCTTGTTCTTGTTCAGCATCTCTTGCATCTCTTGCAGCTTTTTCAGCATTGAAAGCATCTTCAATTTCTTTCATTGTATCCATAGCTTCAGATGCAGCACCTCTTAACTCAGATTTAGCGTTAGCTATATCATTAGCAACAGTTACAGAGAAATTTTCGTCATTGTTGATTGCTTGAGCCAGTTCATTTAAAGTATCTAATAATTCTGGAGCACCATCAACTAAGTTAGAAACAGCTGTATCAATTTTAGTATCTAAAGTTTGCTCAGCAGTAGTAGCTCTAGCAATTTCAGCATCTAAATCACTTCTTAATGTATCAGTAGTTGCTGTTATAGCAGCTTCATTAGCATCAACATCAGCTTGAATAGCAGCTTCAACAGTTTTAGCTCTAGCATTTTCTTTATTAATAGCATCAGTTAAATCACTTGGAGTTGTTACAACTTCAGAAGTTGTACCATCTTCATTTTCAACAGTAGTAGTAGTATTTAAACTTTCATCGAATGTTAATGAACCATCATTAGTTGCTCTAGTAGCAGCTTCAGCATCAATATTAGATTGTAAATTAGCTTCAGCAGCTTGTGCTCTAGCAGTTTCATTATCTAAGTTAGTTTGAAGAGTTGTTTCAGCAGCAGTGGCTCTTGTAGTTTCAGTAGTAATCGCATCAGTATTAGCTTGTTCAGCAGCTGTTGCTCTAGTTACTTCATTTGCTAAATCAGTTGTTAAAGTTGCTTCAGCAGCTTGTGCTCTAGCAGTTTCATTATCTAAGTTAGTTTGAAGAGTTGTTTCAGCAGCAGTGGCTCTTGTAGTTTCAGTAGCTAAATCAGCCGCATTTTTATCAGCATGTGCATCAACTTCATTGATTGCATCAACTAAAGTGTCTTTTGCATCAGTAGTTAAATCGGCTAAATCACCTGTTGCGCCATCTACATCAGATTCTAATGAATCGATTCTATCACTTAAAGCATTATCAGCTGTTATTCTATCGGTTGTTTCTGTAGCTAAGTCTGCAGATACAGTATCAATATTTGATTGTAATGTAGTTTCAGCAGTTGTCGCTCTTGTAGTTTCAGCAGCGATTGCATCAGCATTTACTTTAGTTTGTGCATCTAATAATTTATCAGCTCCAGTTAAAGTTGTTGCAGTCGCTATATAATTTGTTGTAGCATCAGCTGTATAACTTCCATCTTCACCCAATCCAGCAGCAACTTGTGTAGCATCTAACTCAGCTTGAATCGCAGTATCAGCAGCAGTTCTTGCAGTTACTTCATTATTTAAATCAGTTGTTAATTGTGTTTCAGCAGCTATTGCTCTTGCAGCCTCTGCATCAGTATTAGCATCAACTTCATTAATAGCATTAACTAAATTAGATTTAACATCAGTAGTTAAAGTAGTTAAATCACCATCATTAGCAGCTCTTGTAGCAGCTTCAGTATCTAAATTAGTTTGTAATGTATTTTCAGCAGTTGTTGCTCTAGCAACCTCAGCATCAATATTAGATTGTAATGTAGCTTCAGCTCCAGTAGCTCTATTAGTTTCAGTAACAACATTTCCTTGAACCTCATTAATTGCAGCAACTAAATTAGTTTTATCAGTAGTAACTAAATTAGCTAAATCACCAGTAACAGCAATTGTAGCATCTTCATTAGCTTGAACATCAGCAACAATTTCATTAATTGCTTCTACTAAAGAATTTTGGTTAGTTGTTGTTAATTCAGTTAAAAGACCTGTATATGAAACTATGATAGGAACAACATCTTCTGCATCTAATTTAGTATTTTGAACTGCAATAACCTTGTTGATTGCCGCAACGATTGAAGCTTTATCAACAGCTTCTGTTAAGTTGATAGTAGTTAAATCACCAATATTGTTTTGGATTGTTAAAATATCACCATCATTAGAAGAGATATTTACAACCAATTCATTGATAGCACCTACAATAGTACCCTTTTCAGTAGTAGTTAAATCAGCATTATCACCAACTCTTGTGTTAAGAGCTAAATGTTGAGCATAAACTTCGTTAATAGCTTCAATAATTGTTGTAGGATCTGTCAAATTAACAGAAATACCAGTATTTAAATTAGCTAAATCTCCGATTTTAGATATTTGTGCTGTTACATCATCAGAAAATAAAGCCCCAAAAATATCTTCGTCAGATACCTTAATATATGCTGGGACTGTTCCTGTAACATCTGTAATCATATAGTATGCCCATTTACCATCACCATCATCTTGTACAAAAATTCTCTGATGTGTCATTACATCATTATTTGTCAATGCATCTAAATCGGCTTTAGTTGCAACAGTAATCGGTGCAGACATCCCTGCTATTGCTGTTTGTAGTGCTTCTTCAGTAACAAGTACTTTTTCAGTACCACCAAATTCAAACGCAATATTTCCATTTTTTAATGCCAACTCTTGGTCTAATAAAGAAACCGTTTTGTTAGGCAATTGAATAAAATGTGTCATGTAAAACCCCCGTGTGTTTTTAATTATAAAGTTTGTTGGAGATAATCTCTCCTCACTTTATATTTATATCAATATATTAATTTTTTTGGGGTATTAAGTATTTTTTATCGAATCGTTAAATATTTTATAAAAACTTCTTTACCATCATATTCATCCGTATCTAAGGTAATTATTTTATTATCAGATACATAGTTTATAACTTCAATATAACCTGGATCGGCACTTGTTTCTACATTTACTAATAATTCTTGAATACCAAAATTATCTTTACTCAATAAAATCGTTGATCCATTAACTAATAATTGTTCGGAATCTAAAATCAAATTTGATGTTATAGTATAAACATTTTTATCAATATTTAAAGCAACAGTATTATCCGTACGTATAATAATAGATGGATCTAAATACCCAATATTATTTAAACGTACTCTAACTTCTTCACTATCTAGTAGTTCTACCGGTGGTCTTGCTCCTATCATTTCAAATGTTAATGATTGCATGATTCCTCCTTTTTTCTTTTATTTATATTTTTTTATAGTTTTGCATCAAATAACTATATTAAATTTAATTTTTAGTATAAATAAAATAAATTATAATACCTAATAGGAGTTAGAATATGAAATTAATGGACATTCTAAATGAAGTTGAAAAGTTAAATACTGTTGAGACTGATGAAGTTTTAAGTGAAGCATCAAAAGAAAAAATCGCAACAAAATATAAAAAAGATAGAAGTAAAGCATTCAAAGTAATTACTGGTAAAGGTAAAGTTTCAAAAATGCAAGCTAAAAAAGCATTAAGTAACTTAAAAGATGATAAAGTTGTTGAAGCTAGAAATCAAATTATTAGTGCATTTATGAGTGGTGATATTATGGCATTTAGAAAATTATTAAAAGGTAATTTAACTAAAGAAACTATTGATTATATGGAATTATTAGTTAAAGCACATGGTGGAAAAGATAAACTTTTAAGAGCTGCCGGAAATAAAAAGAATTTCCTAAAGAAAGCATTAGCTGATATTGAAGGTATTTCTGAGTTTGCAGAAACTGAAGAAGATATGTAATTTCTCTGATAGTGGAGTTAATCCACTATCAAAACCTAACTAAATTTTACTACACCATCTAAATTATCTTTAGATTTAGAATTTTTACTCAACCATTTCTTATAGTTTTCTTGAATAGAATCAAAATATTCTTGAGCAGCACTCGATCGTCGACTATTATATACTATTTTTTTATCATTGTTAATCATAACAGCAACAACCTCATTACCATCAAGCTTAAAATAATCAACCTGATCATAAAATTCGTCAGAGAACGTAACTTCTTTTTTTCTCTTTAATGAAAACCCAATCAATAACCATAAGATTATCAGTCCAATCATTATTAAAATTAAATATGGCATAATTTATTCCACCTTATCAGAAACAATCTCTTTTTTATCTTTTTTAACATTTAATTCTTCTTGAGATGTAAATTTTAAAATGATTTCACCATCTTTATCAGTATCAACCTTAACTCGACCACCATCTTTTAATTTACCTAATACTATTTCTTTTGCTACTGGTTTCTTAATAAGATCTTGAATAACTCTCTTCATAGGACGAGCACCCATAGTTGGATCAAAGCCTTTATCAGCCATAACTTGTTTTGCTGATTTTGTAACTGTAAGTTGTACATTTTTAGTTTTAAGTTGATCTCTTATCTCATTAAGTATTTTTTCAGCTACTTTAAATACTTGTTCATCACCCAATGGATTGAATTGAATTACACCATCTAATCTATTTCTAAATTCAGGAGAAAATGCTTTTTCAATAGCTGCTATAGATTTTGATTTACCTGCATTACCACCAAAACCAACAGTTTTACTAACTTTACTTCCCGCATTAGTAGTGAATAAAATAAATACATTTCTAAAATCGGCTTTTGTACCATCAGAACTAGATAATTCTGCTTCTTCTAAAATTTGAAGGAATGTATTCTGAATTTTTGGATGTGATTTTTCAAATTCATCCAATAAAAGAATAGAATGAGGATGCTTTTTAATATCATTAATCAATCTTCCTCCTTCTTCATATCCTACATACCCTTGAGCAGATCCTGTAAGTTTAGCTACACCAGTTTCTTCCATAAATTCAGACATATCATAACGCAGTAGTTTAAGGTTTCCTAATTGTTCAGACAACTGTCTTGCTAATTCTGTTTTACCTACACCACTTGGACCAGCAAGCATAAATGCTCCCATAGGTTTCCCTGGTTCATTTAATCCTGCTCTTGCTAACATAACTTTTTCGGCTATTTCTGATACAGCATGATCCTGACCATATAATTTAGCTTTGATATTAGTTTCAAGATTTTCTAATCCTAATTTATCATCACCATCTTCAATAGTTACTGGTACTCTTGCTTTACTTGAAATTAAATCAGTAATATCTTTTTCTTTGATTGCAACTCTTTCTTCTGTTTGAGTAGCTAATTTTATAACAGAGCCGACTTCATCAACAATATCTATCGCTTTATCTGGAAAATGATTGTCTACTAAATGTTTACCACTTAATGAAACTATCTGTTTTAAAATCTTATCAGAGTAACTAACATTATGATATTCTTCAAATGTATTTTTTAAACCTTTTAAAATTTTAAATGTTGTTTCCTCATCAGGTTCTAAAATATCTACTTTTTGAAATCTTCTAGCCATAGGTTTATTTTTATCAACAGTATTCTTAGCTTCTTCATATGTTGTAGCACCCATGATTTTAATTTTACCATTCATCATAGCAGGTTTAAGAATATTAGTAGCATCTAATTGATTTGAACTATTAGCTCCAAGACCAAACATTGTATGGAATTCATCAAAAAATGCAATACATTTATCTTTTTCTTCTAACTCAGTTAAAATATCTTGTAATCTCTTTTCAAAATCACCTCTAAATTTAGCTCCTGCAATCATAGCGGTAATGTCTATAGAAAAAATTTGCCAATCTTTTATTTGAGAAGGGACATCATCATTCACAATATCTAATGCTAATTTTTCAACACATGCTGTTTTACCAACACCAGCTTCACCGACAAGTAGTGGATTATTTTTCTTTTTTCTACAAAGAATTTGAATAACCCTATCTGTCTCTTCATCTCTCCCAATAACAGGGTCGATTTTACCTTCTTTTGCCATATCCGTAATATTCATAGCATATTGTTCTAATGCAGATTTCTTTTTCTTCTTAGATCTACTATTACGTGGTTGAACTACATCTTCATCTTCGTCATCTTCATCCATATCTTCAGGATGACGAATTTCTGTTGCTAATTCTTTAAGAGCATATTCATCAATACCGAATTCACTCATAAGATAAACGGCTGTAGTTTCTGGCTCATTAAACATCGCAATAAGTAGGTCTTCGACTTGAGCAATCTTACCACTATTTTGAGAATGAAATATCAAATGCTGAAGAATCTTCTTAAACATTATCGTTTGCTTAGGATGTTGTACATTGTCAACTTTTTCAATTTCTGTTTCTAAAAAAGAATCCAATTTAGCTTTTAAATCTTTCCATTCAACATCCAAATCATGCATAATATCTTGAACTTCTTTATTATCCAATGCACTAAATAAAATATTTTCTAATAATAAATATTCCTGTTTACGTTTAGCGGCATCTTCCCATGCAACATTAATAATATTTTCTACTTCTTCACTTAATAATTTAATCATTGATTTTTTCCTTTTTAATCTTCAACAATACGCATTGTTGTTCTAAGAGGTTGTTTATTAATTTTAGCATATTCAGTAGATGCTGCAACCTTAGATTCTGCTATTTCTTTAGTATAAATACCACATAAACCTTCACCAGAATTATGAACACTCGATGTCAAATTATTTGCTTCTTCTTCACTTTTATTAAATATTTTAACAAGCGTAGATACTACAAAATTCCATGGTGTATAATCATCATTCAATATATATACAGCATATTTACTAGGTTTTTTGATTTTAGTTTTTGTTTTTGATTCTGTTTGTGTTGAAATTGCACCCACTAAAACTCCTTGTTTCTTTTCTTAGTTATTATATTAAATTAATACTTAAATTAATATTAACTATTTTACAAAAAGTCTGATAAGTGTATATCGTGGATAATATGCTTTCTTATCTAGAAAGCATATTTTAAAAGTGAGTAATATTTTTTTTGTCGCCTAAAAGTTTAACAAAAGCTTTATAATCTTCAAGATCAGTACCTATTAAAGCAAATGCTTTTGGTCCTAATTGTTTATACATACGTTTAAGTGTTTGAGCATTATCACCATATGCTATATCTGTATCACTAAATATAACAGTATTAAAATTTAATTGTGTTTTCATTTTAATAACAATATTAGCAATTTTACTATTTAAATTTGTTCCACCACCATAAGTAGATTTAAATAATTCCAATGCATTTTTAGTACATTTAATATCCGATTTACCAGTTTTAATAAACTCTTGGATATTTGTTACTCGACCATATTTTTTCTTTTTAACATCTACTTTAAATAAATGTACATCATTTGAAAACTTAATAATATACATAATACCATTAAGTTGTTTTGCATTTTTCTCCATAAGTTTTAGGATAGCTGATTTCATTTCACCAATTGCACCCATTGTAGAACCAGATTCATCCAATACAAAACATAAACCTTTCTTATCTGAAGGATTTTCTTTAATTCCTGGTTTAACAACACCAGAACCTGTTTGAGCTATAGATACCATCGATGAAGTTGTTCGTCTCGATGGTTTCGTATAAGTTTCGTCTTTATCAGTACCACTAGGTATCATTTTCTTAAGCATTTGTTTCCAATTTAACTTTGGTTTATATTGTCTTTCAGGAAGAGCATATGGATTTCCATCAGCACTTAACGGTCCTCCATTATTATTACCTTTCATAATATTTGATATATCACCGGGTTGCATACCATCTTTATTCATTCCGGGTTTTGTTTCTCGTCCTAAGTCTTCTTGACCTTTTTGTTGCATTTGTTGATTTTGTTTAATGGCATCATCAATACTTTTTGGAACTGTTCCAGAAGTTTTACCTTCATTTTCTGCCTCTTCTCTTTCTTTTGCTCTTTTTTCAGCTTCTTGAGCTTCTTTATCTAACTCTTCTTTTGATTTTTCACCATCTCCAGAACCATTTTGTCCATCTTGTTTATCATCTGATTTTTCACCATCTCCAGAACCATTTTGTCCATCTTGTTTATCATCTGATTTTTCACCATCTCCAGAACCATTTTGTCCATCTTGAGGTTGTCCATCTTGAGGTTGTCCATCTTGAGGTTGTCCATCTTGAGGTTGTCCATCTTGAGGTTGTCCATCTTGAGGTTGTCCATCTTGAGGTTGTCCATTCTTATTTTCAGGATCTGCACCTTCTCCCTCATCCGGCATTTCATCACCTAATTGATCTAACTGATCCATCATTTTTTCTTTTTCTTCATCAGATAATCGTTTCATTTCTTCTTCAACTACATTGTACATTTCTTGATATGAATTATAACGATCATAATTAATTTCATCATTAAATAAACCTATCGGTAATTGAGCATAACCACTTTTAACCAAATTATAATTAGTTATGAAATCTCCGACATAATTGACTAATTTCCCATTTAAATTGAAAGCTTTTTCAAAAAAGAAATCTCCATTAGCATAATGCATAATTTCATGTAATAAAACAAATTCACAATACAGATATTCATCAGGAATATCTCCACCTTGTGATACATACTTTTGACCATGTAAAAAATTTGGATTAGCTTTAAGACCTTTTATATTTGAAAATTTCATAAGATTTTCTAAAAAAGGAACATTAAATATTAATGTTGCAGTTGGTGTACATGCAGCTGTACCTACACTAGCATATTCTGGAGACAATGGATCTGGTACAAAAACAATTTTTGGTTCTATTCGTCTAGGTTCAAATGAATTTGAAAGAGGGTAAAATTCTGGCACTTCATATTTTACCTTTTCAAATAAATCTAAGAAAGTACGTTTATTAAATTTAATATCTTCTATTTCGATAGATTCCAACATTTCAAATGCAATACTCTCACCAATATTATCAATCATAGTACCATTAATTTTCATAGATTTTTTCATATTATCTATAGCTTCTTGTTTTTTTAAATCAAAATATTGTTGTGCTTCCTGCTTAGTAATTTTATTAGCTTCTGCAAATTTTTCAAGTATGGTTTGAATATGAAATTCAGTCCCATCAGTTTTTTCAAAGGGGGTTTCACCCTTTTTTTTATGTTTATAATTCAAACCCGCTTCATTTAAATATATTGAAGCTAGATTTTCTATATCTTCTAAAAAATTCATTTCATTTAACCTTTAATACCAAAATTACTTAACATTGTTCTAATTTCATTTCCTGCTTCCGATACTTTCTTAACCATATCAGCATCAAGATTTTTATTTAATACATATGGTAATAATCCACTTTTAGACATAAAATCTTTACCATGCATTTGTAATGCGATATGAAGATTACTTAGATATTGACCCGTTCTTTGAGCCTCTTTTACTTTCCCTGCATATTCACTTTTATCAGTTAAAACTTTTAATATTGACTTTGTATATAAAATATACTTATAAAATAATTCCATCTTCTTAGCTATATTTTTAGGAATTTCAACAGGTCCATTTTCAGATTCAACAGTTACCATATCCGTACTAGTATCTTGTTCAATTTCCACCAATTTATCACTTAAATAATCTGTTATTTCTTGTGTAAATTTTTGAGGAGCTGTAAAGTTTACAGTTAAATAATTATCAAAATGCGGTGAATCATATAATTCTTCTGGATTATCCCAATAAGCATCGAACATTTCTTCAATATTTTTAACATCATCCACAACTAATGTTTTAATAGCCTCATATTGATCATATACTACACTATTTGTAGATATAAAACCTGTTGTTAATGATAAAACGTTTGCCGCATCAATATCCATTTTTTTACAAATAAAAGTTAATTTTGAAGCCCACGCTTCCCGAAATTCATTAATCATAGCTCTTATAAACACATCGTAATCTTCTTCACTATACCTATTTCTTAAATTAAAAATACCCTTATCTTGAGCAATTTTTTCCTTTACACTATCTGGGTTTTCAGCTTGTTGCATCATAAGTTGCATAAATTCATCATCACTCATACCATCTACTTCTTCAGATTGAACTTCATTTGAAAAACTTTTTAATCCAACTTTTGTTAATCTATTAACGATATTAGCATTAGTCATAGTAACAATATCCGTAATTTCTCTTGGCGAAATATAAATTATATTTGACCCATCTCGTAAATTGAATAATCGCTCTTCTTTTGAAACTGGATTACCTCTCCAATCTTCATCTTTAGATTGATATTGTTGTAGTAAACCTTTTAATGCTCCAACTGTTGCAGTATTTAAATCAAACCCCATAACTTCTTCTAATCCAACAGGACGTTCTTCACTCAATAAGTATGATTCTGTTTTAGCCCATGATGCTCTAGATGGAATAATATCCAATACATCTCTCATATGTTTTGTTAATTCTTCTGCTCCATTATCAACTGGATTGAGAGCACCAACAGTCATAATTGATTTTGGTAAATCATATTGTTCATTAAATGATTTCTCTAATAATAATTTTCTAATAGCATTGAAGACTTGTGCATCTGCTCTTGTTAATTCATCAAATAATAATAAAAATCTATATTTACCTTTACCTTTTTTTCTTTGATCTTCTGGAAACATTTCATCTTCAGCTAATTCTTCTTGCATTTTTTTCTCAATCAAATCTAACAATTCAGGTTTTGAAAATTCTGTGGTCATAACAGGATTACCATTTTGATCAAATTCTGGATTACCATCAATATCTGTTGCTTGACTTGCTTTAGGAATACCGGTAGTTGATTCTCTAGTTAATGTCGATACATCAATATGAATAAAATGGAGATCTAAATCATCAGCTACCGTTCTCATATGCGCCGTTTTACCAATACCAGGTTCACCCGAAACAACAGGCACGTATTGTCTAACCTCTTTCTCAGAATCACTTTGTCCATCTAATTTAATTTTAACTTCTAATTGTTGTTGGAGAGTATCTTTCCAATCAACTTGATTAGTTGGTCGTCCATCAAATTCAATTCCTGAAGTTTCTTTAATTAATCCAACTACCATTTTTTCAAATTTAGGATATAAATTTGAAACAGTTTCTTCAGTATAATTTCTAAAATTAACTTGTAAATTTGACATTAATGTTCTAGCTTCTTTAATATTTGATACCGGTAAAGATGCATTAACATATAATAATATTTGCTCCCATCTTCTTGGAGAATTTCTAACTTCTGCTGTAGCATCTTCATATGATAAATCTGATTGCTCTAATACGTCATAAAATTTATTAAAAACTTCTGGTTGCAGTTTTACACCAGGATAATCATTTCCTGAATTCTCTTCATATTTATTTAATATATATTTAAACCATTGTTCTCTATCAGGAGTTTTAAATTCCATTTCTGCAAAATCGTTATTCATAGGAATATCTTCAACACCATCATCTTCCATATTTGATGCATAAACAATAAATGTCCCTTTTGGTATTTTATCATTACCTATTCGCCCATTTAAAATATTTCTAAGAATATTTCTGATTTTCATATTATCATTTCTATAATATTCATCTAAAAATAAAATACAATGGTAACTATCTCTAATTGAATCAATTAATGATTTATAATTTAAGTATATAGGTCTTAAATTTTTATCACTAGCTATTGATGCAATATGTTGTTGATCTTTTAGTTTAAGATTCTTCATAGCTTTTAATTTAGTGACTAGATTTGATTCTGCTTGAACAATATCAAATTCTTGTTTATCATCCAAATTTGCTTTTCCAGCAGTTTCAATAATAGCATTTTCTTTTTTTACTTTATTACCTCTAATAATCATAAATGGTATATTTATAATATGTTCTTCTGTAATATGAGGTGCCTCTATTGGAATAAGAGGTAATCCTAATAATTTAGCGAAATTACGAATAAATGAAGTTTTTCCAGTTCCAGGATCTCCTGTCAACATTAATGAGTTTTTAACACCTGCCTGTGCTGCTTGACCATCCATTAATGATAACATTTTAAATACTTGTTCAGAAAATAAATTATTAGAAGAAACTTTTGGTGCTTTAAATTTTTTAACTCTCGCATTTAATGCTTGAGATACTTTACCCGATGCTTTTACTTTACCAGTAGATTCCTTTTTATATTTGTCAAGAACCTCTCCAGATGAACTAATAAATTTATTTGTGACTGCTTGTTTGATATACCGTTCTAATGTAGGAATAGTAATATCTAATTCATCAGCTATTTCTTTTTTATTTTTATCTGTGATTTTACCATCATCAGTTGCTAAAATTATTGCTATTAATGCATCATACGTTATTTTTGCTCTAGATGTTATTTTATCATTTAATGATGCTTCTGTTAATATTATAGATTTCAATTTATTCATTTCCTACTCCATTTCCATTACTTTTGTAAACTCTTCAGGTCTATTAATTAATGTTTTCATATACTTTGCATATTGATATATATAGTCTTCATCTTGATATGAAAGCATAGGGATAACAAACCTTTTATTAGTTTTAGGATTGGTAATACTTCCATACATACCTATTATAATTTCTCGTCTTGTTTTATTATTCATATCAATTTGTTTTATAGAATCTTTAACCATTTGATATTCATCAACTGTTAGAGTTCCTATGGTACTTGTTTCACTTTCAGTTATCGTATTAGTATCTAACTTAGTAGTTATTTTATTCGTCTTTATTTTATTTTCAACTACGTTATTAGCTGACAATAAATCTGTTAATCGACCCATTATTTTCTCCTATTCTAAAGAATTTTATCTTAATTTTATCTTATTTATTCACAATTTAGATATTTTTTATTATTTTTGATTTAAATAATCTATCCAATATGGAATCATAAAAAAATTATCATATTCAGTTATTAAAAGATCTTCTAAAGTACTGATATAATTGGATAAATTATCTTCTTCATCTTCTGAAAGTCCTTTACCAAAAAGATTCTTAGATTTTGAAACTATATCACTAAGGGAATCTATTAATTTTTCGCCTTCTTCCAATTTTAAATTTTCATACCCATAGTTTAATTCTATTTTTTTATAGAATAAATACATATTATCTTCTTCATACGAAATAATATTACCATTTGTATCAAGCGAATAACGTAAATATGGTGTTGTAAGAATTATATCATTGTCGACACTCATTATAAGCATATTAATAATTAATTTAAGTTTATACATTCTTTTACGTATCAATTCAACTACTTCACATATAAATAAATTATAATCATTTTCATTTTCAAAATATATATTATTAGATAAAATATTACTAAGTTTTTCTTTAAAATATGAAATATTAAAATTATTATAACTAAAAGTATCTATTAACAATGATAACAATTCATATTCTTCTTGATAGTAAGATAATATAATTTTTTTATGTATCATATTATCCTTAAATTCTACACTAGTTATACTATTTACTAATTGTTCAAAAGTAAGACAAGTATCAATTTCATTTCTATACTTAGAAGTATATTCCTCAATATTGATACAATCATCAACATTATTTTCATCTATAATACATGAATTAAAATATTTCATACTATCATTAAGTTGATTAATATTCATCATAATATGATTTAATTCTTCAAAAATAAAAAAGCTTTTGTTTTCATTTTCTAATAATTCTATTTCATTATGTATGTTTATTACCGTTTCATAATCATTATTTGTATCTAATTCTAATTTAAGTGATTCTATCTTTTTGAGTCTAGAAATAAGAGATGTAAATATTTCTTTAGAATCTAACTCAAAAATTAATGTAGGCACAACATAATTAGTACTTAACGGTTTAAACGTTGAACGTTCATATTCATTTATAGCAATATTAACATAAAACTTAAAATTCATCTCGAAGTAAAATTCTTCTAACTCTATATTAGTACTTTCATTTATCTCAATAATCTCAAAAACCATATATCTACCAGAAATATTCTTCATAAGAATTAAATCACCATTGATTATTTCGGTTTCTTCCATACTATGATCCAAGAATATTGATGCATCATCTATCTCATAAACCGAGTTAATTCTCTCAGGTGATAATTTAACCATAAATTCTACTAATCTAGAGTTTTTAATTGTTAAATATGACTTACCTACAATAGGATCACTAACATGAAAATCAAATAAAAATTCATTATCATTAGGAAATTCAAAATCATCAGAAAATATTTGAGTTGTATCAAACTCTTGACCTGCAAATATTACTCCTTCATAACCCATTATAATATAACCTACTTTATTATCCAATAAACCATTGTCATCTAAAGCTATTTTAATATTCCCTTCATCAATCATAGGAGCTATGTCACCATCTATAATGAGTGGTATAGTACGCTGCATATTTAATTCTATATCAAAATAAGTTAGTTTTGGTTGGTTGATATTTTTTATAGGATTATATAATAAACTTGATTCTTTAACAATCTGTGAATTTGTTGGTCCACCTAATTCTAATTCAATCCTTCGAGTAGAAATACGTCCATCGGGATAATTCATTTCACACTCAATTTTATAATTATCTTCTCTATAAAAGGTATAATTTATTTTATCTCCTTCTATAACATTACCGTCAATATACCATTTAAAAGTCGTTTCTACTACATCATCATTATTAAATTCTATAATTTCTGGTCTAGCACTAAATTCAACATTAAAAGGAATATTACCTGTTATAATGTCTATATCACCATACGAGACTGGGATTATATCTCTTATATTATTCATTTCAATTAAATTATCCCATTCTTCTTTGACTTTTAATAATTTAGTATTAAATTCCAAATCTATCTTAAAACTTGCTTCTAATTTTTCAATATTTTCAACCAATTTTTGATATTCATTAAAATCCTCTATAAATTTAATATTGAATTTATCAATAATTTCAATACTATTTTCAATACTTTCATCATAAGTACTAGATATTCCTTCTTGTAACATTCTATTAATGTCCGCAATAATTCTATATTGATTCATAACTAGATTTTCTATTTGTTCTAACAATGTATATGAATTAAACTCTATTACTTTAGAATCTAATAGACTACTACTAAATAAAGTTTTGTCAATATGATTAAATCGATCCATAACATTGATAATTCGATCATACCAATAAATATAATTCTCCTTTATTAAGATATTATCTAAATAGAGTTTTTTAAGCTTTTTTTCATTGTTTAAAAATGTCAAATCATAAATATTATCATCAATAAAATAACTATATAAATTATCAAGACTTTTATAGATTTCTACTCTTATAGTTTTATATTTTTCTTCTTCTATTAGCGAAATTAAAAATGCCCGTATATATTCCATAGAGCTATCATTTTTTTTAGATATTTGTTCTTCCATAAATAATTTATCTACGTTTTGTTCATCATCAATAATATTCGATAATAAATCACTATAATTTTCCAGGCTATACATAAAATTAAAATCTATTAGATTTTTCTTATATTCAATATTATAGTATTCAATAAGTTCTATATATTGTTTGTTGTTATAAAATTGAATTAGCTTTGTATATATGATATTAATCTTACTTATTAATTTATCATATATAAAATCTTTATAACCTAGAAGAATAGTTTTATCAGATAAAGTTATAATATTGTCTAATACACTTAAATTATTTTGAATTTTATCCATTATTATATTCGCACTTTCATAGTTTTCATCTAAACTATCGAGAGATTTTGAATTTTTTATGTTAGATACATTTATTAAATCTTCTTTTATCTCATCTAAAAAAAGATTAAATTGATTTTCAATACTTGTTTTATAAGTTGGAGGCGAAGTCAATATTGCAGAATTATAAAATATAGTAGCTATTTTTTTTAATTCTTCTTGTGTTTTGATAATATCATCTACGTAATCTTCGATCTGATATAAAGTCATATATTGAATAGGAAATGAAACCATTTTTTTATAATTAGCATATAAATTTAAGAACTCATTACGGACATCATCAATAGTATTATCACCTATTTCATATACTGTTAATTGAGAATTATTTGATATAGTATTATTAACTAAATTATAATAGTATTTTTTAATACTTTCTAGAAAGTCTGAAGATTGATAAAACTCAAACTCTTTAAGTAATGGTACACCAGTAATATTAATATTTTCAACATAATAAATTTTTTGTTTCAATATGGATGATAATTCAACAATTTCTAATGTAATATCCTTTAAGTTAATATTGTCAACTATATAATTTTTGTCAATATTAATTTTACCATCTTCAATTAATGTTAGCACCGACTGTAATTCTTCTAAGAGATTGTTAAATTTAATTTTATTTAAAAATTCTTTATATAAACTATTATCTGTATAATATGATATTAAGCTTTTTATTTGAGTTTGTAATAATTCAAATGAAATATATTTATTATAAAATCTTTCAATTTCTAAGTTTATTAATCTAGAAATATACCCATTTAATATATCTATACGTGTATTAGCAGCATTATAATATTCTTCTGAGGTCATACCATATTCATATATTTCTTTATTATTATTATAATCCCGAAGTATCGTATTAGTTTCAATTAGCAATTCATCAATATTTTTTTCTTGAACCTCTAATTCTTCCAATAATAATTTGTTCTGGATTTTATAAATATTAAATAATTCGAGTAAATAATTATATATTTTATTCGTAAAATCATTCTTGTCTATACATTCTACTTTTTCTGGAATTACTAAATCTAGACTTTCATCAATATTATATGGATTATTTTTATAAAATTCAAATAGTTCAATATTATAATTATTAACGACATCCATTACTCTTTGAATATACTCAATATCTATTTTACGTAATGGTATATTTACTAGACTTCGTTCATAATTGTATATTTCAGAATATAATCCTTTTGTTATAATATCATTATTTAAATCTTCGATATAAGCCTTGATAATTGGGTTATCTTTAATACTATCGAATGCATTATTTAGATCTTCTTTATAATCAGTTAAAGATGAATAAATATCTATATATTTATCTTTATCTACTTCATTACCTAGCTCACTTATAAGTAAAGTATAAAAATTAAATTCATCAACCAAATTATGATAAAAATCGATTTTTTCTTCAAGTGTTTCAAAACCTAAAGTTTTTTTTGTCTTTATAATAAAAGCGTTGATACCAATTACTAAATCATTAAATTTCTCTTCAAACATTGTTACACCCCAATTTGATCCCATATTTTATTAATTTCTATATTTTCTTCAATCTTATCTATTAAAGATCCATATTCACTATTTTTTAATACTAGTATATATCGAATATTATCCAATATACCTTTAAAAATTTTGTTAATACTTTCAATATCACCTAATGTATTATCAATGTAAAAAACTTGTTCAATTTCATAATCAAACATATCTTTTTTAACCATAATATTAACCTTATATTTAAATGCTTTCTCTGATAATTCCTTAAATATACTAATTAGTTTAGTTTCATAGACATCTATATTTAAGTTCAATTCATTATCAAATGTTTCATCTAATAAAAACTTATTACTCCAAGCAAAATATTCAAGCATGACTATATTTAGATAATCATTCATAATTTTAATATACTCATTAATATAAATTTCATGATTAAATTCTACTTCCCATTGATCACTTAAATTATTTTTTAACGTATCAAGTATATAATAATAATATCCAAATAATTTATCTTTATTATCTTTATCATACCATGAAATATTATTAGGGATTGTACTATCTAATTCATCCAACTGCAATACATATGACAGATTAAATCCTTCTGCAATAATAGTATAAATATCTATATCACGTTGTATGATATTATTAATATAAAAATCTAATCTAGTCATAAAATAATTTTTATAACTATCCACTAATTCTTCTTTCTTTTCCAACATTTCAAATAATTTTGATTCTTTTATTGTTATTTCATCACCATATACATTTTTTTCAATTTCAACCTTATCTTTCAATTCTATTAAATCATCTATTTTTAATAATAATGAATCTTTTTCTAAAGTATAAAAATTAATTTTTGAAACATATTCTTCATTATTATTTAAAGTTTGTTGAGCTTCTTGACTAATTATTAGATCTGAAAGAGTTATTTGACGTTGTAAATCATCACGTATAAATTTATATTGTTCTAAGTCATAATAATAAATCCAATAGGTTGATTGATTAAGCTTATTTTCAACTTTTAAATATGTCGGATATAACTCTTCAATACGCAGATTATAATTTTCAAGCACATCATCTGTAATATTATCAATGTGAAGATATATGTATTTTCGTTTCTCTAATACTATTTCTTTATATAAATAATATACATCCATATCCTCTTTTGAAATAACAGAGTTTAATGCAAAAGATGAAGATGCTATAATATTTTCAATTTCTATCAATTTAGATTCTATAATTTCTTTTTTCTTTTTCTCTATTGCAATTGTAAATTCATCATATTCAAACGTTTCATGGTTTTCTAACCATTCTAATGAATAAAGTTTTATATCTTTCTCAATTTTAAAGGAATAATTTTTAAATAAATGGCCACGCATTATATAATATGTTTCCTCGACTAATGCTTTAGAAATATTAACGTACTCTAAATGTTCATCATACATAAGACTACTGCCATAAGTCCATATCGAATCATACTCTTCTTTAAAATACACTACTAATTGTTTATAATAATCCTCAGGTCTTTTGAGCCATTCTTCGTATGAAGTCTTTAAACTTACTTGGTAAAAATCATAGTCACCTAAATTTGAAAGTTTTGAAATCATTTCATCAATAGTAATTTTAAGTTTATCTTTATAATATAAATATTCTTGATTAGATTGATCGATCACATCATCAATTACCATTAAATCTGATGTAGTTTTATCAATATAATCGTTATTATACACATATGTATTATCAACTAGTTTACTCGAATAATATAATACCAACTCATCTAATTTCACAATATCATCATTAAATTGTGAGATTGTATTAGAGTAATCATCAAAAGTTTTAACTACTTGATCAAATTCTATACGTAAATTATCTAATTCAACTAATAATGCATTATAATCATTCATAAGTTCATCATAATCATCTTGTAAAACTTTTCCAACATTATTAAATTCAAATATAAAGGAGTTAATTTCTAAAAGACTTTTAAATAATGATCTATCTAATTCTAATACTTTATTTTTAAATTCATGCATAAGAGTTATTTCATCATCAGTTAAATTATAAACATTTATAAAACTTTCAGGTAGACTTTCAAAAAAAACATCTATTGAATCATTATATGGGTATCCAAATTTATATTTTGAATTTTCTAACGTTTCAATCTTAATCATATTGGCTCCATTAAGTTAATTTATCTTTATTTATACTTTTATTTTAAAGATTATAGTAACAATTTTTTTAAAAAAATGTATAATAATTTTAAAAATATCAGGGTATAATACATGAGTAAAGTTATTAATTTTATAGCCGGTCCTGGGGTTGGTAAATCTGTAATGACATCATTGATTTTTGCAAATATGAAAATGGCTGGAATGAATTGTGAAATTGTGCCAGAATATGCAAAACAATTAGTATGGACTGAAGAATTTGACCTATTAAATAATCAATACCATGTATCATATTATCAAAATAAACTAATTCAAGCATTAAATAATAAGACCGACTTCATTATAACTGATGGATGTTTATTACATGGTTTAGTATATAATATGATTAACCCTGATAATACTTCAGACAAAGATAAAACTAAAGCTGCGATATTAAAATGGTTTAGTGCATCTGAAAATATCAATATCTATTTAGAACGCAATCCAGAAATAAATTATGAACAATCTGGCAGAATTCAAAATTTAGAGGAATCAATACACATAGACAATTTAATTAAATACCAACTATTCCAAAATAAAATCAAGTATAAATCATTTGTTAGTTCAGAAAATAATATAGAACCAATTCTAGACTATATTAAATCATATATTTAAAATATTCTATCCTACTAATTTCTTTAACGCTTTAAGTGCTGCTAATTCAACTTCCGATGGTTTCCCATTTGCTAATTTTTCTTGAATTTCACCTAATAAAGGTAGAATGCCTATCCCTTCTTTTGATGTTTCAATTTCTTTTTTCTCAGATGCGTCTTTATCTGTACTTACTTCATCTGGCTGATTTGATTCTTCATCAGAAACATCTAAACTTAATTCTGTATCATTGTCATTATTAGAGTCTATTTCAGTTGTTGGTTCTGATTCTGATGGTATATCTAAACTTAGTTCTTCATCATTACTTTCATTATCATCCACAGTCAAATCGGGTTCAATAGTTACTTTTTCTTCTGTTTCTTCTGGTGCTTCTAGATCCAATGATAACTCTTCGGCTTCTTTTAATTTATCATTAAGATACTCTGCATTTTGACTGGCATTTGTCAATATCCACATTTCAGTTTCAGTCAATTCATTCGAACCATAATTTTTTATTTCCAAATGAGCAATATATGATTTTCTTTCAGATTCTTCCAATAGAGATAATTCTTTTATATAACGTGTTACGTTCATTTTTTTTCCTTCTATTTTAATTATTATTGTTATTTATATTAAAAAATTTTTTATAGTAAAATATTATTATCTACCATATATAAAATTTCTTGCTCTGTTAATTTAAAATAAAATCGTTTATTATTTTTTTTTATAATTGCTAAATTATCATTCAATATTAAAATATGATCACCATATTCAATGCCGATATTATCTTTTTTTTCTTTTAATAAAATATCTTTATATAATGTCTTATTTAAATCTGAAGCTACAAAAAAATCCTTAAGCTTTGATTCATCTATGTTTACTTTGATATTATCAATCATGTCAAATTCTTTTATCAAATCATTTTTATTATTTTCTATAAACATTATAAAAACTTCAGTAGATTCATTTATCATAATTTCAATAGCTTGCTGTAAATATTGATAATTATTATCAATCAAACCATCCATAAATACATCTTTATTTTTTATTAAATTATCAAATCGGTGCATTATATTAGATAGATTATTAAATTTATCTTCAAATATTTGAAAATGACCTAATACTGTTTTTTGCTCATTTTCTTTACGCAATTTAATTATTTTACTATTATTTTCTTCATTTTTAATTATTTCTGGTAAAGGATTTACTATCTCTTTTGATTCTTGTAAACCGGCTAATATACGTAATTCTTCTGTTAGCATTTAGAATCCTTTTTAAATTGTAATAATCTCGATACAATATTAATTGAATATATGTCATCATTAATTGGTTGGATCAAATCATTAAGAGTTTTTGCAGTATTTAAATTATCTAAACTTATAAGTTTGAATAATACTGGTGCGAATAAACCGTATTTAATTACATCATTAGCAATTGGTTCGGAGCGTAATGATTGTATAGGAATCTTAATATCACCAGATAAAAATACTTCAGTTATTTTTTGCTTAATATATTCAATATTTGTAGCAGTAGAAATATCTACATTTAATATTTCCGATACTATATATTTTACATGTAAATTAGTAAAACTTCTATATATGTGTTGAGGTATATATTTTTCTATTATTGGAGAAACTATCTCAATTAATAGTATATTACTCTCATTTAATATTGGGTCAAATGAATAATTAAATTGACCATCAAAAATTCTTTTCTTTGATATAATTTGGGGGATTTCGGTAAGTAATGTTGATGTATCAACATCTTCTAATAATATATAATTTATAATATCATTAATATCCTGATCATTATAATCTTCTAGATTAATTTCTAACAGAATTTCATCAATATTATATATTTCATTTATCATAATTTAATACTCCCTATACTTTCTTATATTTATATAGGGAGATTGTTTTTTTATGATGCTTTTTTAATCATGAAATATTTATATTCTGCTTTATCATCTTCTTTGATTATTCTTGCAAGATTCTGACCTTCAGAAATAGCAATCTTAACACCTTCTTTACCAACTCTTAAAATAGCAAGTAATCTCTCTAAATCGATTTTAAATGGTTCTTCTAAGATACCATCTTCAACATCAAAATCAGTATCATAATCAACAGTATCCACATCATTTGTAAGTTTAAAGCTTAACTTACCCTTTGATGATTTTGTTAAAAATATACTAGCATTAAAAATATTAAGACTTAAATGAGTGACAATAGATGAAATGTCATCTGATGTTAATTCCACTTCAATATCAGGTTTAAATCCTGAAAGTTTTTTAGGGGTTTCAGGTAGAAGCGATTTTGCAACATTTTTATTTTTAATAGTTGCAGCATCCATTTTAAAAATAGTTTCAACTGCTAATTCATCATTTTCTTTAAATTTAACAGAACTTTTCTTAGCATTTTTTTCAATATTAATAATTTGTTTGACAAAATCTAATTGTGAAAAACCTTGAATTTGAGGCATATCAATATCAGGTCTTTCTTTATAATTTGCAACTACAATTAAACTTCTTGTTGCCTCATATGCAACAGCAAGCAATTCATTTTCCTCTACGTCTTGTTCAATTTTAACAATCTCAATCATTTTAGAAACTCTAAAATTTTCTATGATATCATCTAAAAATTCAAAATATGTCATGTGGTAAACCCTTCTTTTTTTATTTATTTCTATATATTATACAAAAATTAAAATTAAAATTAAATTAAAAATTAATCTCTATGTGCTATATCTAAACGATCTTTCTTTCTTTTTATAGATTCAAAATCAACATCAATATCACTATGTTGATCTAACGCCATTTCAATTGCTTGATCTTTAATCTCTCGATTTTTTTTCTCTTTTTTTAATATCTGTCTAAATGCATTTGTAATAATTTGTGTAAGGTAAGAAAATGATGAACTTTTTTGTCCTGCATCATTCGTTTTATCCAAATTAAATTTTATAATACCTCTAATTGATTGATAAATAGCTTCAGCTTTCATATCATCTAAATAAGTATAATGTCTAAACTTTGTTTGTGTACCAACTCTATCTACCGTAAGAACAACAATTTCTCCTAACCTTGGAGTACAGTACGTTTTAGTCTTCGCTCTATCTAAAGCTTTTTCTTTTTCAATTCGTAATGCCTCTTTTTCAGGTTCCGTAGATGCATTTTCAATTTTTTTATCCCACTCTTTAGTAATTTCATCAATAGCCTTTATAGCATTTTGTTGAGCTATTGCAATTTCATCTCTTAATTCACTTTCTTTAACATAGTGTTCCGATTTAGGTCGACCTTTTTTCTTAACTTGTTCTGTTGATGTTTGTTCTTCCATTTTATTCTCCATTAATTATTCCAAAAATTTTTATAATCTAATCCAAATTTAATAGGATTAACTTTATTTAAACCTATTAAATAAAATATAAATGATGCTACTCCAGATCCACGCATTAAATAAACCGATGTATTTAATGAATCCAAATGTTTTTTAAGTATAAAAGCCATTTTTAATAAAAGTATATTATGTTCTGATAACTTAATATAAGTATATTCTTCTTCAATTAATTCACTTAACTCAGAAAATTGTTTTTTCAACTTCTCGATTTCTATATCTGTATCAATATCAGATATAAGTGAATAATCAAACTCATTTACTACCTCATTAAAAACTTTAACCCCAATAGACTTAGCATATAATAAATCTCTATCATCATCTGAAATATACTCAGCATACACCCCCAAATCATTAGAAATTGAACTCAATTTACTTCCAGAATTTATAATATAGGAATTTGAATACACCAATTTATTTAAATCATTAAGATATATTAGACCTGGAGCTAACTCATCCATATTTCACCTTTATAAGATTTTAGTATATTTTACATTTTTTATATAAATAATATAAATTTATAAGGGGGTCCTATGAAATTAAATACAATATTAAATGAAAAGTCTTGTACTTACTATGCGTGTATATGTTGTGACCATTTTGATGGTTGTTCAATTTTTAAAAGTGCAAAAAAACAATTCAGTTTTAGAGTTTCTGAAAGAAGTTTTAAATGTGAGTTTTATAAAAATGAAGATCATTATCCAGGTAGAGAATTCAAAGTAGTAATATCTTAAAAATACTTTAATAAAATATCTGGATTATTTTCAGCATAATATAATATTATTTTATCTGCTTTTCTTACTGCAATTTCAAATTCATCTGTCATAAATAAAGTCGGGTGTTTTTGTGTATATTTAAATTCTTCTTGCATCGTAATTGCCCAAAATATATCAGCATCTATTTTTGATGGATACATATCCATATTTAAAATTTCAAACAATCTATTTTTATATTCAACTTTATATTTTAGACTATTTTTAGTTGTAATTATATCTTTAATAGTTACCAATTTTGGAGTATCAAATTTATAAATAATACTCCACATTTTAGAATCTATTTGGTACATTTCCCATCCAATAATATAAAAATTTTGAAGGATTATTTTTTTCAAACTTATTTACTAAAAATGATGCCTCTTTTAAAATTTCTTCATCAATATTTTCTGAAATGAAAAATGGATCAAAACTATAATATAATTTCATAAAATTTATTGAGCCATAAACTTTAGCGTCTAATTTAGTTTCAAATAATAAATGTGATGGGTAGCATAATGTTTTATTATTATATTTTACAAGAATTAATTTATTAGATATAGGAGATTCTATATCTAAAAATTTAGCTTTTATAGGATATATCATTTGATCTAATGATTGTGAAACACACCAAACAACATCATCTTTTTTAATTTTTTTTATATCAATCATAAATTTATTTATCGAATTTAAATTAATATTTTGAAAAATCCTCTATATCTAAAATACCTTTTTTTAGAGCATTTTCAATCATTTTTAATAATGACCCTTTTGTAAAATAGCTACTAATCATCTGTTGTTCTAAATCCCATATAACTAAATTGGTTGTTGGTCTAGTTACAGCTGTATATACTACACGTTTCTCTTCTTCCAAATCATAAAAATCATTTTCTACCTGTTCTAATAAACTGAAATCATAAATAAAAATAACATTATCCCATTGCAACCCTTTACTTTTATGAACCGTCATTAACTGTACTTTCCCTTGCTGTTTTTCTTCTAAAAATTGAGCTTCAAATAATAATTCTTCTAATGCTTCCATCCAAGAATCTAGTCCTTCAGTTGTTTTAACAGTATTTAGGTCACGATAAAAACGTTCTAAAGACTGTTGTATTTGTTCAGATGATTTTTTTGAATTTTCCATAAGCTTTGCTATTTTAGGTATTGCCGCATTAAATGCTCCTTTTTCTAAATCATTGTAAATTTTTATAATTTCTGGTATCTTTTTAATATCTTGAAACATTCTTCCAACCATTTGCATATTATCACATTTATTAATTGAAGCAGCAACTTTCATAGGTATCCCACCTTTTGCAGCTTTAATAATATCTAAAACTATAGCTTTATTATACCCATGACTTACAATACTCAACATACTCATTAAAAATTTTACTTCTGATCTCTTTAATATATCAAATTCAGTATGTAGATAATACGGTATTTCTAATTTTCCTAAAATCTTAGCTAATGATTTTATAACCATATTAGTTCTAGCTAAAATACAAGTTTGTTCTAATGGTTTTTCAATTAATTTCAGCTCATCAATAAATTCTTCAACATCATATATATTATATACTTCTCCTTCAGATATACTAGACCCATGTTGTGCATATTTTGATTCATTAAGTGCATCATTTCCTAAATCAATAGTTTCAGCAATTTCATTAGCTAAATCTACAATTTCTGGAGCACTCCTAAAATTATAAGATAATATTTTAACAACAGGATTAAATTCATCAACAAAAGTATTTATTATTCTAGGATCACTGCCTCTAAAACCATATATTGATTGTTTAAAATCGCCAACTTTTACTAGATTTACACTATTATTTTCATTACTAAAAACTGACTGCAATAACTTGGTAAATTTATATTGTGCCGGATTTAAATCTTGTGCTTCATCAGTTATAACATATCCTATTGTACCTATATGTTTTTGTACTTTACCTGGCTCTTCTTTTAATACAAAATTAGCTAAATGAATCATAAAATCAAACATAGTTAAATTATGACCGACAAGATATTGTAATAATCGTACTGTCTCTGGAGCCGTAAAATCTTCTTCTTGTAAATCTTTAGAAACTACATCCATAAATTTTCGATTAAATCCAGCTCTATCTTGTTTTTTACCATGTTCTTTGTATTCTTTTTCCATAAATTCATCTGGAAATTCATGTACAATGGTTGGTATTGATGAATAACCAATTTCATTATAAAATGGTTTAATAATTTCATTCCAACAAAATGAATGTATAGTTGATATATATTTAAAATCAAAATCCATACCTTTAAAATGACTATTAACTCTATCTTTCAATTCATTTGCAGCTTTACGAGTAAATGAAAATGAAATTATTTGATTTGGACGTAATCCACTTTTAATTTTATCATGAATAAAATGGATTAAAGTATGAGTTTTTCCTGCTCCAGCTGATGCTAATGCCAATATATGGGTGTCTCGTGTTTTAGAAAATTCTTCTTGTTCTTGTGTCATACCCATTATTTTTTATCCTTATATTATATTTTTAGTTATTTTACATTTTTTTGATATAAATACTATTAAAATAGAAGGAGTTAAAAAATGGCAGAACTAAAAAAAATACCATTTGATAGTGTAAATGATGAAGTAATAAGTATGAGTTTTGATGAAAATCCAAATATACCTACTGCGAATTATAGTGAAGAAACATTAGCAAAAATAAATGAAACTATTGTTAAAAAGATGAGAGCTGAAAAAATTAAAAAATTAATTGAATCAGAATTAAAAGATGAAAAAAATATAGAAAGTGATGATTTATCATTTTCATTCAATTTTAAAAGTATGTAGGATTTTATTTATGTTAGATCAATTAGAATTAAGAAAAATTGAAATGAATAGAAAATTATTCTCTATTAAAAAAACCGATCATTTTGAAATATCTGATGTTTTAGATTTTTTAGATAAAGAAACTTTACCTAGAGATATACCTATCACATCAAATAATTCTGTATTCATACGTGATCTAACAAACTATTTAATTAATAATAATTTAGAACCAAATATCAATAAACAATAATGATGCTATTTTATTATCTAAACAAATAACATTCTCTAAAAACATTATTTTGTATTCCATATCAAAAATCCTTTTAACGGGAATTTGAACTTTATCGGGTACAACCATAGAGCCTATTGATAATGGTTCCGACAACATTAGTTCTAAATATTTACTATCAGGGGTTTCTTCTAATAATTCTTGTTTTTCTAATAAAACTTTAATATTATTATAGTGTTTTACTATTGTATCCTCCAAAACCCTTTCAGCTTCACGAATATAAAATTCTTTTGGTACAAATTGCTTTGTAGAACCAACAAACATACTACGAGGATATGTTATCATTTCACCATTTTCTTGTTTAGCAGTATATAAATTTACACCATTATACATTTGTGTTTTTTCAATAATAGTAATTTCCGAACCATCATTTATATTAATAAACGATTTATTACGTACTGACGAAATATTCATCCTACGTTCTTCTAATGGCGATAATTGAATAATTTTATCTTCATCTAAATCTAAAATTTCCTTAGAAATCGTTATTGTTGTCCCAGAAGCATTATTATGATGTTGCATACTTTTTTCATGAATAGATTGTTTTAGTTCATTCAAATTAATCTTTTCTGAATTATTAGAAGATGTAGAATCTATAATAGATTTTCCGTCTTTTTTAAAAAAAACATCTTCTATATTACCAAATGATTCTCCAGATGAATTATTAAAATCAAAACCCATTAATCCACCTTATCTTTTTTCTCACCTATTAAGGTATTCAACATCAACGAAACTTTTTTAGAAGATTTAATACCTTCAATAATTTCTGTTTCATTGAAACCTATATATGAATTAGAATTGGCAGCTTGAGCAATTGCATTATTTACTATTATTTCTTGTAATTTTTCTGGAAGCATAAGAATAGCGTCTAAGACACCTTTACCAATACGTCCACTAGTCATTATATCAATTTGAGCTTCTTTTATAAACTTATTAACCCAATATATTTCTTCTCCAGTTTCATCTTGCAAAAGTAATTTTGGTGATTCATAATTATCTTTAATTTTTTTATAATTTTCTTCAAAAATAGCAATTTCATATTCATGATTTTTTATAGTTTTTTTCATACGTCTTAAATTATTTTTTTGTTTCTGAATTTCTAATTTTTTAATTTTTTTAGTTATATCATCTTTAATTTCGATATATTCTTTTTCAGATTTTTTTATTTCCAATTCTAAAATTTCACAATCTATCAGTATATCTTCATAAGCATTATATCGAGTTCCTAATTCTAATAATATTTGTTTTAGAATCTTATAGTCTGTCATTTTTTCATTAATAACAAAATTATCAATTTGATATTTGGACATTGTTGTGGGCTGCATGTCAATAAGTTCTTTGATTTCATTTTGATATTTAGACATAGATATATTACCTCATAATTTTTAAATTATTTTACAATATTTTCATCAATAAATAAATTTAGTAATGTATCTGTATTCATATTTTTCAATTTATCTTCAAGCGTATGTTTTTCGGCAATAATTTTAGCAAATTTTTGTTTAAATTCTTTATTTTTTGCAATAATTTTTTCAATTAATAATTCTTTACTAATATTTCGTTTTGAAGATAAAATATCTATAAATGGGGTGTCATTATTTCCATTTTTGTATTCAATAGCTTCTGAATATTGTATCTCCCATGAATCAGATTCTCGTCCGTATTGATTGTATAAACTATCAATTTTTTTATTAAAAATACGGATAATTTCTTTCTCTATTAGAAATTTTTTAGCTTTTACTTGTAGATATATCTCATCTTCAGTCATAATTATTTCTTTTTTTTCATTATTCGGATTTGGTCTATTATATTGATCATATCTTTTTTTTGAATGGTTAATAATATTAAACGATTGTAAACCCCTAGCAATATCTAATGGTATTTCTATCATATTAAAATCATCCAACATAATATTTGTGTACCCAACATACCAATCTAATTTTATAGGAATACTACTAGGGATAAATGATTTGGTAAAATTATGTGGAAATTCACCCACTTTATTAGCCGTATATATTACAATTTTTTTATCTTTAATATTATTAATTATTGGGTAATCTATTTCTGGAACTATCATGTTTATACTCCTAAGTTATTTATTTTTTCTTCTAAATCTGCTATAGCTAGACTTAGTGAATTTATTCTACTATCAACATCACTTTGACGATAATATCTATCATCATGAGTATGAGTATTACTAGTAATAATTATCGAAGGTGTGTTTTTTACCTTACTCCAGTCTATATTATTAGCTTCATCCAATATCGTTTGTTTATTAATTTCTAGTTTTAATACATCCATTATATTCTCCAGTTTTATTATAGTTCTATTGAACTAGCTCCACTCTTATTTAAAGAAAGAGATATAGATTGCGTAATTGAAAGAGTAGACCACATCAATTTATTAGTTAAATTACCATCTATTCCTCCTGCTACAATCATACCAAAAAATTCAGTTGTTGAGGTTGATGAATTATCCATATCATCTATAAAAATATTTATCGATCTAAAGCTTTCTGTTAGATAATTATGTTCATAATTACCGTTTATCTTTGAAATCCAATATCCTAAATTTGAACTTTTATTAAGTCCTGTTGTTATTCCGATTGTTCTTATCTCTGATAATTCTTTTAATACTTCCGTTGTATATGTTAATTCTTTTACCATACCTAGATCCGATCCTTTACAATATCCAGTAACACTAGATGATAAAAATGTACGTCCAGACACATCAACTGGATTATCATTTTTAGTTTCCCATATATCTAGTAATTGATTGAGTTTATTCCACCCAATACCATCCGTAATAAATCCTAAACTTTGAACAGCAAAATCTATTAATGATGCTTTTGGTTCAATATTTGATTGCAGGATTGATTCAATTACCAATGTAAAATGATAAAATTTATCAATCATTTTATCTTTATTAGTAAAATAACCAAATTCTTTTGATGAAATACCAGGTGTATTAATACTTATCATATTAGTATTTGTAGATATTTCATTAGTTACTTCAGTTGAAAAATTATAGTTATGAATTTTAGTATCATTTAAAAATCCACCCGCCATCATTATATCTGTTTTATAGGATAATACTTCAATACGTTTTTCAAGCAAATCAATCTTATCCTCTTCCAATTTAAATTTATCATTAACTACTGATGATTTGTAATACAAATCATCATGATTATGTCCCGAAGCACTTACTAATGTCGATGGTGTATTTTTAAATCTTGTCCAATCTATCCTATTGTTAATATCAAATATATTATTATTATCTACTTTAAGTTGATTTAATTTTGCCATTATTTATTACCTTATGATTCTGCCATTCCAGCTGATGATTGTGGTATTGCTAATGATCCACCTAATACATTACTAGCAGTCTCTGTTTCCCATACCATTTTTTGAACCTTCCCGTGCTGCGCACCATCATAACCACCCATCATAAATCCTTCTTTCTCAGACCCTAACGCATTACTTTCACCAAATCCCTCTGTAAAACAGACAATATTGGACACACTATTATTTAACATATCTACTCGCCAATTATTAGCAGTACCATAATCAATCCAATATCCTTTATCTTTATCTTTTGAAAGTCCAGCAGGTTGTTGTCTAATCTGTTGTGTGGTACCTATATCTGTTATATTTGTTAAATAATCAAATTTTAATGAAGTTCTTTCATAATTACCTATTTGAACCACATATCCAAACGTTTCTGAAGATAACCCTTGTCTACCCATTCCATACCCATTAAGTGTTGATGAAACACTATCAATGGTATCCGTTATAACAGATAATTTAGACCATCCAGCTCCATCATTCGATAAAAATATTTTAGATTGCGAATATATATTATAAATTGTTGATTTTGTATTATGTAATGTTATATTTCCTACATATTCTTCTACCTCAGTTAAATATGTAATTTTATCTAAATCTCTTCCAGTTCTAGAATGATCTCCAGCAGTTGTACTACTATTAGCATCACCAAAATAATAACCTTTCAATTCCGATGAAGCACCAGGTGTATAATACGATGCAACTGTACCTATTTGTCCAATTTCAACTCCAGTTTCAGTAACAGTATTAAACCGTTGGACTCTTTGTGCATAAACATAACCACTTTTATAACCACCGTTTAAAAAACCTTTCGTTTTTAAAGGTCTAATGGTTAATGCCTTTGTTAAAGATGCTACTTTATTCATTATACGTGTAAATTCATCTTCAATAGTATTCTTACTCATGTATTCATTATCATGATTATGAGTACTAGTATCAACTAAAGATGGAGGGATATTAGATATTGCATCATAATTAACTTGAGCATTAGAATCAATTACTTCTTGACCATCAACAGTTTCTATGTTTATCAAATCAGCCATCTAAACCCCTTTTAAAATTGGAAAATCGCAATACCATTCCATATTTCATCTTTACTTTCACCTTCAGTTTCTATTTTAATTGTTTTATCTATTTCTATATTTATAGATTCAAACCCATATTTTAATCCCTCTTGAACCGTATCAAAATTATAATCATCAAAAATTAATATAGTATCTTTCTTAAATAAAAACGCATATAAGTTTATAAACTGTATAATATCTTTGACCGCATGTGGTCCATCATAAAATATCAACTCAAATTTTCTTAATCTTAATTTAGACCAAACAGTTTTTGAAAAAATATTACCAATAATCAAATTAATATTATCAACAGATTTTGTATTATTTTTAAATATATCATATGTCTTATTTATTACATTTTTTTTTATTTTAATATTGTTTTTTATTGGTAAAATTTCAGTATCAGACCAATTATCTACGGTTGTAATTTCTTTTGCATAATATGCTAATGCTAGAGTAGTTGCACCATATAAACTACCTATTTCTAATACATTCTTGTTTCTTGCTAATTCAGCCAATATATTTTGGGTTTTAAAACTGGTTAGTCCTTCTATTTGATATATAGTATTAGGAAGTATATTTTTATTACTAATAGTATGGATTGATTCTATATTCATATTATTTTTTAAATAAATCCTCACAATAAGTACAATCCCAACAATCAAAGTTACAATTTTTTACTTTTTCTACCCATAGATTATAATCAATATCTTTTATATTATATTTAATACGAGTGTAATATAATTCATCTATTATTTCAGTTTTATCATATGTAGACTTAATTATATTTAAACTATTTAAAAAAACATTTTTAGATTCACGACCATGTAGTTTAAATACATCAATCATATCTAAACCATTCATAAATTTCTCATCATTTATAACTGATGCTTTTTTTAATAGTAACTCTGGAGATTTCTTTTCCCATTCAAGACAACTAATTTTACTCATAGATGATTTAAAAAAAGTATATGGTTGGTTATTAATATTATTATGAGAATTATATAAATAATGTTCGTTCTGTATAGGACAATTACCTATACAGTTCTCATTAAATAAAATACTAAGTTTGATAGGCTTTCCTAATTTTGATTCTGCAGCTTTTCTAGCTTTATCTATAATTTTAAGTTTATTTTGATTACGTAATAAATTTCGGTCTAAATTAATATAATCAAATCCATTTATCGCTAGATTGTAAACTTCTCTTGGTTCGGATACACTTTGTAAAACTGTATTTTTTATATATAATTCAGGGAAAGAATTCTGCAATTTATCAAACATAAGCCATGATGTAAAAGGAATTGTTATTGATCTGACCCCAAAATTATATAGTGGTGTAAAATGTTTAATAAAAATATCTAAATTTTTCTCCGATGGAGATATAAAAATATTATTGAATACAGCTGAAATAGGTATTTTTGTTTCATTTTGAATAATTAAAGCATTAGAAATTAATGATGGTATATCTTCTTTACTAAATATGGTACCCATTGCATCTTGTTCAAAAGGAGGTATACGTACTGTAAAATATAAATCATATATTATTGATTTATATTTTTTCAAAAAAGGGATAAATTCTTCTCTAATATACGTTGGTTCAAGATCTGGGTATATAGGTAACGAAAACATTTATTATCCTTTTAATTTTTTTACCTCATTCATTAATTCTGTAATTTGTTTTTGTTGTTCTTTTATAGCCTCAACTAAAACAGCAGTTATTTTTGAATAATTCATTCCTTCAATTTCTCCATCGTTAATTTGAACTAACTCAGGAAGTACTAAATTAACATCTTCAGCAATAAAACCAATATCATCTTTTTTTGTATCTTTCCATACGTATCGAACTCCATCTAATTTAGATACAATTTCTAATGGTGATTTTATCAATTTTACATTTTCTTTATATTTAATAGATGAAGTTTCAATTATTGTTCCGGCTGTAAGTGTACCATCTACGGTTAAATCTTTTAATATATGATAATTTGCATTCATAGTATAATCTATGTCACTTCTTACAAATTGTGTATCGCTTAAACCATTAATTAATAAACTGTCTTTAGACTGATCATTAATACCTAAAAAATAATCTTCTAAATTACCATATAATGATGACCATATCTGACCTGTTTTATTAAATTTAATAGTCTCAATAGCATCCATAGTATAAACATATTCGTTTATATTTGTACTACTATTAATGTTAATAGTAGTCAAATTTTCATTTATAGAATAATAAAACCATTCTGTTGATAAGGACCATGTCAGTATTGAACCATCTAATTTTAAATTAGGATTTATAATCTGTTCGACTGATGTTGACTTGTTGAGAAAATTTGTTTCTAGATTTGCTGATAAATCAGAAACCAATATATTTAAGTTATCCTCAACTGCAGTTGCTCTATTTACTTCGTTATCAATATTTGTTTGTAATGTACTTTCGGTAGATTGTGCTCTAGTAGTTTCATCTAATATTGCTTGTTCAATATTAGCACTACGTTCATCATTAACTAAAACATAATTAGCGAAAACATTATCATTTTCAATATCAACCGAATTTATCAACGTTACTATCTCTGCAAATGAATCTTTATCAGCTTCACTAGCTGATAAGATTGAATCAATACGTCCTTTTTCAATGTTAATACTTTCAACGTTTTCATTTATAGCAGAAACCAAATTTGATTTAGAGTTAGTTTGTAAATTATTAATATCACCTTCTACTATAATAGCTCTATTAACTTCATCATCTATTTTTGTTTGTAATACAGTTTCAGCAGATTGTGCTCTTGTAATTTCATTATCAATATTTGTTTGTAATGTACTTTCAGCAGATTGTGCTCTTGTAATTTCATTATCAATATTTGTTTGTAATGTACTTTCAGCAGATTGTGCTCTATTTACTTCATCATCAATATTTGTTTGTAATGTACTTTCAGTAGATTGTGCCCTTGTAATTTCGTTATCAATATTTGTTTGTAATATAATTTCAGCAGATTGTGCTCTAGTTGTTTCAATCATTATTGAGTTATTTACAAACGGTTTAGTAGCTACTTCTTCTTGATTAATAAGTCCTTCATTATCTATAACTGGGATCTCCACATAATCCATCGTTTCATTAAATGTTAAAATATTTAATTTACCCAAACTACCACGATCTACTTCTATCCCTGTATTCTGAAAAGGAGAACCCACGAATCCATTATTTAAGGTTATTATATTATCAGCAACAGTTAATGTTGAAGATTCTATTTCAATGTTTTCACCCATTATTTTTAAATCACCAGTAATATTTAAATCACCATTAATATCTAAATTACCATTTACAGATAAATCGTTTTTAATAATAATTTTACCATTTTTATCAATAGATAAATTTTCGGTGTTTACTTCAATATAATAAAAATTATTTTCATCGGATGTTATAGCAAATTTTCTATCAGCAACAATTAATGATGAATCAATCCAATCAAATCCTTTATCCATAATAATATAGACTTTCCCTGATATTAATTCATTAAAAGTTAAAGTCATTATACCATTTTTAATAACATAATCAAAATTAGAAGTATATACTCGGTCATTTTGATCATATACAATAACATGTATATTATGAGTATAAAATGATATAGGAAATGACCAAATATTCTTTTCTTCAGCTTCAACATACATAACAATTTCTTTTTCATATGTCATAGGAAACCATTGTCCAATATCTGAACCGGTATTATCTAAATCAACATAAATGTATAATATCCCATTAACAACATATAACTCCCCATGCCTTGCATATTTAGGCAATTCGTTATCAGAAAATTTTGCAGTTATCCTATTATCAGTCACTATTGATTGAATCATCAAAGGTTGAGCCATCATTATATCCTATTATTTTACTTCTAAAACTTTAAATACTTGTTTAATTTCATCAATCAAACCATTCATATTATCACTTTTTGTTAATTGACTTCTAACCATAGTTTCAATAAGAGTACTCAAACTTTTCCAATATCTCGTTTTATTTAGATCTTTTCCTGTTATTTCATCTTTATTTGAGGCATAAGTCTTTGTTATGTCTTTCATAATCAATTTAATTATTTCATTCAATGTTTCACTTTTTAATGATACCATTGGATGAACAAACATTACTTGTCCCCCATCCTCAAAATCAATTATCGTTGAACTAGATGTATGTTGAATTTCCGTCATACCTATCATTTCTTCAATGGCTTTATCAATGTCTTCTGTGGGTGTATTCATATCATCTTTTTCTTCTGTTGGAACGTCATCCATATTGTCTTTTTCATCATTAGTTGATGTTTCTTCATCTTCAGTAGTATCATCTTGAACTTCTTCCGTACCTTCAACTGGAGCCTCACCTGCTCCAGGATCTTTAGTATCAGCTGAAGTATCATCCAAAGTTAATTCATCAGTATTTTCAGCCGGAGCTTCTTCATCGGCTTCTTTTAATTTTATCATTTTATTCTTATTCAGAATATTAATTAGTCTAGACATTTTAAATCTCCGTTTTTATTAATTATCTTTATTTATTCTTTATTTAGACAAAATTGTAAAATAAAAAATAAATAAAATAAAAAGGTATTAAATTATGATAATTAATAAAATTATAGCCGTTGAAGGTCTTGATAAAACTGGAAAATCCTCATTTTGTGATTCGTTTGAAATGGTATGGAATCAAATGCAAGGAACAAATGGGAAAAAATTAAATAGGTTTTCATTCCCAAATGCATCTACCCCTATTGGAGCTATAATTAGAAATGAATTAAATTCATCAAATCCAGATTTATCAATAGTAAACACTCCTAATTTTTTATCCGAAATGAGTCACTATTGGATGAATGAATTATTTTTAAATACTAAACTTATTAATGAAACTACTAACAACAATAACCAAATTGTAAATACTAATATAATTGATGAGGCGAATTATCTATTTGATCGTTATTTTATATCTACATTAGCATACCAAGCATTTTATAATAATAGTAGAACCGATCTAGAATTTATAAAAGTTGCACTCAATACAAATAAATTTATAAAAATGCCGACAGATATTATATTTCTTGATTTACCAAATGAGATAATAATTGAAAGAACAGAAATAGATATTGAAAATGGTTTAGTAGACTCTAATGATACTTTAGATATAGATATTTTAAATAAACGTAGAGATGCATATTTCAAATCGTTAGAATTTTTAAAAGGCTCTGGTGTTAATATACATTGGTTTGAAGATGTAAGTTTATATAAACTTGAAGATTTATCGAGAGTCTTATTAGGTAAAATATTTTAATAAATAATAATATAGGGATAAATATCCCTATATTAAATCGCTTTAAGTATTTCTATTACTGTTGTTTTTCCACCTAATTTTCGTGATATGCTTTTTAAATCATCATATAATTGTATATCTTCTTCAGTAGCTTCACCATTATTTATTTTATCTAACCACACTCTTACATCATTAGCAGTAGTTTTTCCTTTCTTTCTAGGTGCTGATTCAAATAATTTTGAAATTCTCATATTAATCTCCTTTTTTATTTTATTTATTTCTATTTTAGGATTTCATCTATTTTTTCTTTTACATATGGTAAAATTTCATCCAATCTTGGAGTTTTTACTTGTAAACTATTTTTAAAAAAATCCGTTTTTACTATATCTACCCACACAAGATTAAATTCATATGCAGCATTATAATACACACCCATATCTTTTGATAATAATTGTCTAAATAGAATGTCGTCCATTATACGTTGGTCATAATCATCTAATAATTGAAAATATTTTTCAATAAATTTACCTAAAACAATACTATCAATATCCAAACCTTCAGTTCGATATAACATTGACTTACTATCTTCATTCATTTCTGGAACTTGATACAATATAAAATCTCGGTCATCAATCATTATATTTTTTACTGCATCTATAAACATTCGCATAAAAAGAAGTTTATCTTCTAATTCTTCTATATTATAACCTAAGGCTTTTAATTTTTTTAAATTTTTTTCCGTAGAAATTATAGAATATTGCTCTGATACTAATCCCTGATCTTTTAATTCTAAATATAATTTTAATTCCGTCATATCGTTTTTTTCAGTTAAATAATAAATTGTTTTAATGTTTTGTGATATTTTAAGTATTTTTTCTTCTGTTATATTATCAATATTAAATCGTTTATACCATACACCATATTTCAATTCATAATCATATGAGTCAATATTATCAACCTCAGATCCCAATATTTCTAAATCGGTTTTATTTATAAAACCGTCATTATTAACATCGTATATAGGCTTATTATTTTTATCTAGTGCCAATACCATAGATAAATCTGGTGCTATATTAATTTGTTTATTGTTAAATTCATCGGTTGAAATTGGCAAATTTGATGGAACACTAATCAAATCAATATTATCACTTAATTCCTTATTCAATGAATATAAGATATTTGCAAATTCAACAATTTCATACTTCGTAATATTGTATTTTTTGCTGGCGATTTTAAATAATTGATCATTTTCTAAATCATTAATATCATCAATATTATTTTTCAATTTATTAAATATCAATATAGCAATAATAAATTTATCTATCTCTTTAAATGAAGAATTTAATACTTTTTCTATATTAACTACATTTTGTATATCATTACTTAATTCCAATGGAACTTTTTGACCATTAATAAAATATTTCTCATTAGAAAATAAACTATCCGATGGATCATATAATAAACCACCAAAGATATAATTTGATTCATTTGATATTATAGCATAAACATTCATAGTACCAATCGGTGGACTAAAATTAAATTTTGTATCATATTCTAATTCAACCAATTCATTATTTTCTATATAACAAAGTCTAAGATCTAATTCTGTTTCAAGAGTTAAATCAATACTTAAATCATCATTAATAGTCGTATATATATCATTAATAACTAACTTAGTATCATACTTTTTTAATCTTTCATCAATTTCAAAATCATTTGGCAAATCAAATTTAATAAATGACGGTTTAATTGTACTATCAATATTAGATAATATAGTTTCTTTTTTTACTTTTAAATTACTAAGTACACTATAATATAACTTCATTCTATTTAATGCATCATCAATATCAATTCTAGGTGTACCAAAAATATTTAATTTCTCAGAATTTGTTATTTGTACATCCGTTAAATTAAATCCCATTGTTACTAAATTATTATCTAGCAATTTTAAATATATTTCAACAGTTTCACTTTTATCATAAATCATAGTATCAAGTACTAAATTATCAGCTTTTAAATCTTGAGCTAATAATTTTTCTTGCATATTAAAATTATCATATAGATATTCAAGATCTTCGTTTTCATCTATTAACCAATTTATATATTCGATAGAAAGGTTTTTTTCTTTACCCTTATAAAAAATAGTAATATTATCAGTTGTTAAAATATGACCATCATCACTAATATAACCCTCTGCTTTTAATATTTTAATCATATCTAATGTCTCAGAATATAATTCATTTAAATTAGAACTTTTTATAAATGATTCGATAGTAGTTTCTTTTTGAGTATTTGTATTGGTATTTCTACTATTATTATCAATTATCTCATGTCCAATAGAATAATCAGAGTCATTTAAATCGACCCCTTGAGTAATATTCTCTTTATCCAACATAGATAATTCAAACTGCATATTTGTTGACCAAATTCTTGGTTGTGATAATAACCATCCATTTAGATTGAAATTCATTGTTACTAATGCAGAATATTTTTGAGAGTCTGGCTCAGTATCAATATCTAAACTTTCTAAAAAAACTTCTGTTGTTGAAACCGGACATCTAGGAAGGGGCTCTATTGTTACTTGTTGAGGGGTATTAAAATATGGTACTATTTGTTCAACTATTTCAAACGCCTGATAATCACTACTCGCCCATAACAATAATTCAAAAGTAAATTTAAATGGTGATGGTTTCATAGCTACATACCCGGTTCCATATCCTAATGGACGTAAATCTACAGCAATAGAATCGAGTGGAGCTCTTCTACGTTCTAGATTTTGCTCCATCGATGTCATACGAAATGAAAATAAAGGTACAGATATATCTTTTAATCTATTTCTATTATGAGTTTCATCATTATCTACATTCATTTCTAAATATGATATTATATCTGATGGAGAACCATAATGAATTGGCACACTTTCCAATTTGCCCTTTCGATTTTTATAAGGTATTTCAGAAAATATACTTGCAAACCCAATTAAATAATTTTTTATTTGTCGACCTTCATAATAAAAGTTATGATTCATAATTTACTATTCCTTTTATAATGTCATAGTCATTATATCTAATGCAGTATCAATAGATTTTTTTCTAGGTTTACTATTATTATGACTATCAGTTTTTGTTTTTTCTTTTTGTATTTCCGCATTAGATTCATGATGTTCTGTACCATCCATAACATCTAAAACACTTTCCAATTTTGTATATGTATCTTTGTATGATTCATCATATTGATCTAATTGTGAAGTATAATTATCATAAGTAACTTTACTTAATGTTACCATACAAAATATATTCTCCCATAAATTAGAATGCCCATAGAATACATCGGCTACTTTAAATCTCGTTCGATCCATAACAGTTTCAATTATATCACCAACTAGAGGTTTACGTTTTAAAATTTCTTCTAAATCAGTTACATGAATATATAGTTGGTGATCAGAACCGGCTGGCATCATAACTCCCCATTTAGATAAATCGTTTTGGTATTCTTGTGGTGTCCATGTTGCAACCATTTCTAATGGTTTTCCTAATGTTAGATGAGTATGATCTTTTAAACTATTATCGAAATCTAAAGACTGTAATAAATCATTTGAAGTTGGGTCAATTGGAAAATATAAGATCGGTGCACCATCAAGATGTATTTTTTCTCTTGCAATACGTTTAATAAAAGATACATCTTTAGGTTTATTATTATATACCTTTCTAGAATTTGGTCCCGATTCAGATAATGAACCTTTTATAGTATATGATGTAGGTAATATTTCATTTAAAAAATCAGTTCTAGTCATAAATTTATCTCCATTATTTCATATATATTTATTCATTATTCAATAAATTTATAAACTAGCCGATATAAATACCACCATTCATAATAACTGATTTATCAAATAACTCTTGCTCTAATTTTTCAATTTCTGTTTGAGCTTGTGAAATTAAATCTGAACCATTCATTGACATATCCTGAGGTGCAGATACACTAGAATATTTACTACGAATATTGCCTAGTGTAAATTTTGCTTGAGCTAAAGCATATTTTTGTACCCAAGGATCAGAATATATTGGTGCTAAATCTTTATATCTCATAACTTTTGCAGCTACATTCAAATCCGATGTCGGGGCAAAATCTGTTTGTATAAATCTTTTATTATCTCTGTATAATATCCTTGTGGATACAGGATTAATTACTCGTTGTAAATCGTTATCTTGATTATTCATAGCTAACATAGCATTTTCATAAGCCTTACCGACAGTTTCTGGGATTAATGATACTCCTTGTTGTCCAGCCATAGCATTCATACTTATAATGAAATCTATTGAATCATCTATTTCATGATAATTTTCACCCGCTTTTAGTGGTATAACTACCCATTCTTCATTCCATGCCTCAGATGAATTATGTCCATAATAATTTATAGCATGATATATCGACATATCTAAATCTTCATCAGATAATTCAACATCAGTTTGTGATGCTCCTAACATAGATAATATATATTGTTTTAAGAAATCTTTTGTCATAATATTTTTAATAAAGAGCCACTATGATTCTTTTTTCTTTCTCCCTCTTCTTTTAGGAGTTGGTTTTTCTTCAACATCTTTAATATTATCACTAAGTTCAATATCTATATTATCATTTGATTGAATTTCTTCAGTTTCAACAACAGATGTTATTTTATCTGCTACTTTTGCTTTCGGATTAGTTTTTTTAGATTTTACTTCATCAGCATCTGGAACTTCTCCATTAAAAATAAACATTTTGAGGTATGTACCTGTGAGTTGTTTTTTAACAATAATTTTATCACCTGTAAATAATTTTACTGTTTTATTTTCACCAGGGATAGTGAAACTAAATATCCCTGGTGTTATACTTGTATATTCATATGCCATAAAAAATTCCTTTTTCTTTTTATTTATATTAAATCTAACTTTTCATTCAATATTTTTAAATATTTTCTTAATCTACTTTTTTCACGTTTAGCCTGTGATAATTCTTTCTCTTGTGATTGAATATAATTCTTTTGTTCTAAATAAGACATCTGCGTTTTTGATTTTACCATACGTATAGTTTGATTGATAGATTTAATTATACGTTCATAGAATTGTAGTAATTCCCGTATTTTAACTTTAAGTGATTCTAAATCGTGTTTTGAAGGATTTTGAGAAAGGATTTCTTTAATCCTTTTCTCAGTAATAAGTTTTTTTTTGGCTTCAGCTTCTATTTCCGAATTTGGTCCACCAACTTTAACATTCATGTTAATTCCTAGTCTTGAATAAGGTATTTACCTTCTCTCATAACTTTACATCCTAGTTCATCTCTAGCTTCTTTCATGAAAGTTTCGCCAGTTCTCGGATTTCTTACTTTTCTAGCATTTTTATGTTTTTTATAAACTTTAAATAGTGAACCAAATTTTACTTCACCACCATCTTTTACCTCTTCTGCAATAATTTCGATTAAACCATTCCAGATTCTTTCACATTCTGCTTTTGAAACTTTTTCTTCACCAATAATTTCTTGTAGTTGAACTACCATATCTGCTTTTGTCATATTAACTTCCTTTTTTTTGATTTAAATAAGATAATAATCTTATTTTTATAATTCATTTTTATTTATATGTAAAAAGACCCAAAAAATCTTTTTTTCTATAATTATTCCTTAATTTTATGACTTTTTTTTAAAAAATCAATCAACAATACATAGGCATAACCGATAGCGTGTGGTTTTTTATATCTATACACACCATCATCAATACCTATCTCTTTATATTGTTCATTAAAAATTGGAACTCCATACGTGTCTTTTAAAATATCATAATACTTTATATCTTTACTAATCTTTTTTTTTGTTTTCATAGCTTTTTTTAAAGCATCATATTTTTTAATTGATCCAGGTCTTATTATAGATAAAACCATTGCAATATCAAATACTGATGAAACTTGAAATTCTTTTAATATTGATGGATATTTACTAAGTTGATAAGGTTCATCATATGTATAAAGCTTTTTCCAATCAATTTCTTCCATTTCAATTAAATCTATAAATTTGTCCATTTCATCATTTGTAATATTATCTAAAAATGTATTATTCAAAATATCAATTTTTTGATAATTATTATCTTCCATAAATTTATAATCATTTACAGCAATTTTATTAAATTGAGGAATATTCTTATATAGATATATACCTGCTGGATGAGGTTGATAATTCCCATTATTTTTAACCGATGCTCTTATAAATTTATACCTAATATCATTTGACAATTTAGAAGGTATATCTAAATCTAGATCTGAAAATTTCATTTTATATCCTTCTCATACTTATTTTACAATAAATCACATAGGATTTATTTCAATAGTTGATATGCCTCTTGATTTTGTAACCATTATAACTTCTTTAACTTTTTCTTTAATTTCCTCTCTATGTGAAATTAAATAAACTCTCATTTGTTCTTCTTTTGCTACATTTTTTATAAAAGTGTAAACACTTTCTAATAAGGCACCATTAATACCACTATCAAGTACTTCATCCATAAAAATAGCATTAAATTCAACGTTATTTTTAAGTTTAAATACTTTCATTAATGCCATCATTATCATTATATTTCCAATCCTCTTTTCACCATTTGATAAAGATGCAGGATTAACTTCTTTACCTAACTTCATAACTCTAATGGTAAAGTCAGGATTGAATTGAATATGAATATTATAATCCGGTATTAATTTTTTAAACCCTCGTAAAATTTCATTAGATTGTTTTATAAATTTTCTTAAAAATTTCCCTCTTGTCTTAGGATCCTCAGATAATTTAATAAATGCTTTAATATTTTGAATCCAACTATCAACTTTGTCTAATGTTTCCGTATCTATTTCTCGAAGTAGTGATTTATTTGCTTCTATTTCCATAAGATAATGGTTTTCTTGATTTATTTCATTTTTTAGTTCTTTCTTAATATTAGATAATATAATATCAATATTATCCAATTCTTTTTTATCAATTTGTGTTTCTACTTCATCTATAGCTTCTTTAATTTCAAACAAAATACTTTTTTTATCTTTAATCTTTTTTAGAATTTTTTGTTCAACTACCTCAAATTCATTTAAGCTTTTCTCAAAAGAAATTATTTCAGAACCTATTTTTTTTAATTTATTATCACTTGCTATTATTGCATCTGGATCTTCCCAATCTTGATGACAAGTTGGACAAATATTACCTCTTAAACTCTTATTATTATCTTCTTCTGATTGATAATCATTGACTAACAATTCGATTTCCCTATCAACTCTCGATAATTCAGTTTGAATATCTTTTAACTCAATTTTCAATTCCGAAATAGTTGAAGTAATATTAGTTTTATGTTCTTTTAACTCATCTATAAATGCAAATTTATCTTTTTCTTCTTCAATATCAATATTATTATAAAAAACTATACTTTCTTCAAGTTCTTTAATACGTTTATTTCTACGTTTTTCAAATTTATCTGAAGATTCCTTCAGTCTTTCTATTTGTGATTCTATTTGTTCATTTGAGATTTGAACTTCTCTTAATGAAGATTCTAATTCAGCTCTAATAACTTGTTTGTCACGAACATCATCTTTTATCTCATTAATCATATTATTAAATAAATCAAAATTAAAAATATTTTCAAGAACTTTTTTTTGATTTGATGGAGTCATATTTAAAAAAGGTTTATTATGCTCTGAAGCTACAGAAAATAATGATGTTTGTAAAAATGTTTCAAAATTGATTTTTATTAATGAAACAATAAGTTTATCATTATCTTTTATATCAGCTCTTGATATATTTTCCCATTGAATATCATCATTTTCATCTCTATCAATTTCTTGATAGATATTTAATATATTTGGTTTTCTACCCCTTTCAATTTTAAAAAGAGTATTATTCATTTCAAATATTAAAACAACTAATGCATTTTTACCTTTTATATAATTTACTATCTCATTAGCTTTTACATTTGAAACGGTTTCACCAAATAATGCATATGTTATTGCTGCAAGGAATGATGATTTACCAGAACCAATTTTTGATCCCTCTGTATCTTTATCTATACCATCTATTAAAACAACTGTACTTTTAAATTGATCTAAGTCTACTTCCTGTTTATCACCATAACTATAAAAATTTTGTATTTCAATTTTACGAAATTTAATCTTCATTTATCTTCCATTTTTTTATCTTTATACATATTTTACATTAATAGGATTTTAAAACCATATTTTATTAGGCTTTTATTCCTGATAATCTTTAGATTTTTCTCTAAGATATTCTAATGCTTCTATGGCATTATCGTCTGTGATAATCTTCCCCATTTCTGTTAATAGATAATCCATATAACTAGGGTCTAAATCTGTAACATTATCATCTATTTCATCTTCATCATCTATTTCATCAATATCAAATGCATAAAACTGGTCGTCTAATACTAAATCATTAATTTTATAATCCAAAATTAGTTTTGATTTAAACTCCTCTAATTCAGAATATTTTAATTGTTTATCAATAACCAGTTTAAGATTATCACCTGGTTCAAATATATCATTTAAATCTTCATCTAAATTCATTAATGTTGATAATTTAAATTTATACATTTTAGGGTGTTGGTATTCAACAAATTCATAATCATTATTTTCAACATCTAAGATAGTCCAACCACGCTCTTCATCATTTTCACCATAAAAAAATCTACACATATTACCAATATATGATACATTCCCTCTAGATTGTCGCTTATGAAAATGACCTAAAAAAACATTGTCATATATATTTGTTATAGCCTGCATATTCAAACCATCTTCAGCTTTAACAAATTGATTTAACATAAATCCTTGTACTTCAATATGAGCACACAAATATCTAGCTTTTTCAAAAGTATGATTTTTGAGATAATCATTTGGGAAATAAGGCATAAAATAAAAATCTGAATCGAATATTGAAATTATTTTTGGAGTGTCAATAACCTCAATATTACTATAACCAGAAAAGATATGTAAATTATGTCCATCATTATTATAAGTTTTTTTGGACATATCATGATTACCAACCAATACATAAACTTTATCGAATGTTTCATTTATTAACTGGAATGCTTTAGCTAAATAATTCATAGTACTAGTAGTAATTGATTGCTTTACATCTAATGTATCACCAAGATTAATCATAACTTTGATATTATTATCTTTTGCATAATTACATTGTTCAATAATACCATTTAAAATAATATTGTCAAACCTTCCATTTGATTTACCAAAATGCCAATCTGTACTCATTGTGATTTTCTTTGACATAAATTACCTTTAATTTAATAATTTTGTTTTAATTATACAATTAATTTTAATAGGAATTTTAATAGGTAGTGTGTAAAGATGAATCAGATTAAATAAAGATGATTTAGATCAACCAATCTATTTCATGCCGAAGGCTATTTATCTATCCTTTATTCTATTTGTATTTTGTACAGTCCTAGTTTTGCACGAGAAAATATAGTGTTACCCAGTGACCCTTGAAAAAAACTGTGATTAGATTGTGTAGTTTTCGTGATTAGATTGTGAACCAAAAAAAACACCTTATTTTTATAGTCTTAAAATGCGGCAAAAAACCCATTTTTTAACTCAAAAAATAATTCTTAGTTAAATTTTTAAATTTTAACTTACGTATTTATTTTTAGTTTTTTAGATAACTCAAAAAATATTTTTTAGTTAAAATATAGTTTATTATATATTTTATTGACTATTAATGAGTTCAATATATAAGAATAAATTATATAAAAATATAAATAAAATAAAAAATGCCATAACTAAGATTTTTTTTTTAAGTTTTTTTCTTCTGAAAAATAGCTATAAACTACATTAAATTTAACTAAGAATTATTTTTTGAGTTATTTTTGATATAATTTAATATATTAAGAACCAAAAAGAAAAAACTGTGATTAGATTGTGTAATTTAAAATTAAAATAAAATGTCATATAAATATAGGTATAAAATTTAAAAATATTAAATAAACTATAAAAAACTGTGATTAGATTGTGTAATTTTAATTGTGATTGTAAAATCTAATAAATACAAAAAAAATAAGGTTGAACATATGAGTAAAAAAGAAGTAACAAAAAATTTAGAATTAAGAAAACCATCAGAATTATGTCAAGTTTTATATTACAAAGATTTTATAAAAGAAGAATTTGCTGTTTTAACACCAATTCAAGTTGATTTAATTGGGACTATGTTTTTCTTTATTTCTGATATTATGTTGCAGCAAGAATTAACAGAAGAAGAGATTTATGAATGGGCGTCACTAAATCATTTTGAAATTAATTTGCAGTCGATTTCGGATGTACTGGGTAAATATAAAAATGGGTATTATAATGAAATAATAAAAAATTTACATGAAATATCCAAAATACAAGTTTTAACAAATGTATTACATAAAAATAAAACTCAAGAATCGATATTATTTCATTTTCTAAGAAAAATAGCTTGGTCAAAGGATAAACAAACTACAAGTAAAAGAGTTAAAGTCTGGATAGAACCAGAATTATTAATAATGTTTTTAAATATAAAAAATTATTATACTAAATTTTCATTACAGATTCAAGTGGGATTAAAATCGAAATATTCAAAACTATTATATGAACTTTTAAAAGATTATGTTGGGTCTTATGAAAAACGTATAGAGATAAATATATTAAAAGCTATTTTAAATGTTGATATTGTTAATAAACCATCTTTACAAAAATGGGCTAATTTTAACAGAGATATATTGAAAAAAGCCGTACAAGAAGTTAATGATAAATCGGATATTAAAGTAACTTATGAGGTTATTAAAGAACGAATAGATAAAAAACTTGAAGTTGTTGCTGTTAAATTTAAACTTGAATCACAAAAATCAATACTTGTTGATTATACCGATAATATACCGTATGATTTAGATACAAAAATTATTTCTAATGAAGAACTACCTGCAATTGAATTATCCCCTATTGAAATGAAATATCGCTCTTTAGCAAAAAAGAGATTAGAACAAGCAAAAATTTTTGGAACTGAAATTAAGAATGAAGAAAAATATTTAGAAACAATTATACGTAATCTTAAATCTGAAAATTTAGAAATTGAGAATATGATTGTTGTTGATAATCTATTTAAAGAAATTATATCGACATTGGATATTCCAAAATCAAATAAACATAAAGTCTTAGTTATGGAAAATTTTGAAGGTCAGCCTATTGTTTCTATCTCGAATCAATATTTATTATATTCACCTATTAATAAATCTAATATTAGTGAAACAATTGAATCAACTATAAATAAGATAAATAAATTTAAAGATATGGGTGGACAGTTCAAAATTATTGAAACAAATGAAATAATTTCTGAGATTGAATATTCATATTTGTAAAAATGTAGAGGTAATATATGGGTGATAATAACACACAATTAATTTCGGATATAAATGGGGAAGATATAACTTGGATAAACCCTAATACAATCGACCATGATAAATTTTCATTACATTTATTTGGTCGTAACTTAATTGATATAGCTGATGAATTAAACGAAAATTATATTAGAGTAGTTCAAAATTTTTATGGTATGTATCAACCAATAAATCCCATAATTGGACAAACATGGTTTAATCAAAATGATCATATGATATATCGATGGCTAGGTGATAATTGGGTACAAACAGAATTTGATAAAACTTTTGATGTACAAGTTTTTATCAAATTCAATTTAGATGAATTAGAATTTACCTTAGATGAATCAATTTTTAATTTTACTATTGATAATATTATGATATATGATCAAGATATGAATGAAGTTAAATTTATTATAGATCCTTTTGATTCAAAAAAAATAATTTTAAAAGAATCAAATATAATTGATTTATATATATTTGTATTTCATCCGAAAGATAGAATAAGTAACCCTAAAATAAATAAAAAAAATGAAATTTATACAACATCTGGTCAAACACAATTTGATATTGAAAGTATTCTTGAAGGTACAAATATCAATAGTTTATCTGTGGATTTAAATGGTATATTATTAAAAAATAATGAATTTTCAATAATTAATAATATTTTAACAATCGATGGATTAGTATATAGAGTTAAAAATAATGATTTATTAACGATATGGAAGCACGGTGGTTCTATTGGTGATTATTATTCTACTTGGTATATTAATATTGATAAACCCAAACCATATTTACGTATCCCTAAAAATTTTAAAACAATTTCCTCTATTGAAATTATAGATATTGATACTAATAATTTAATAAATCCTATATCTGTTGAAGAAAATAATTTATATATTCAATTTAATTTTTTAGCAGATAAACGATATAAAGCTATTATAAATGTTCGTATAATTTAAGGAGTAAAGATGAAATTCCCATTTAATATTAATAAAGTAGAACAGTTAGAATTTGATCCAGTAGTTCAAGAAAATGGTTTTGTATGGTATAATACTACTGAAAAAGTATTTAAATCTTGGAGAGATAATGAAATCCAAATTTTTCTAACCGATATAACATTACAAGATGGTCTTAATGAATATATTGATGAAAGTATTTCTCAACATAGTTTTAAATTTGCATTTGAAGAGGTATATACTATAAATATACGTCACAATAAAGATACTATCTTTTTCAACTATAATATTTTTGATAGTAATTTAAATAGTATGATTAATAGTTCGGTATCTATAATAGATGAAAATGAAATAATAGTGGAATTCATTGATCCTGTATCTGGTTATATATTTATTTATTTTGAATAATAGATTCAAAGATATAAATAAATGAAAAAGAGGTTAGATTGATGATTCATAGCAAATTACACAACCCAATAATAGCAAGTAATTCATTTTTATCTAATGCAGTTATTGAAAAACTTGATAATAATGGTGAGTTAGCCATAAATGACTCATCTAATACTACCCCTATTATACCAGAAACTGGTAGAATATGGTATAACACAGATAATGAAGTATTTAAATTTGTAAATATTAATAATGGTGAAATATATATTGATGAATTCTTATCAAAGACTGATACTAGGATTCAAAATATTATATCTAAGATAGAATTTAAAAATAGTATATCGATTATAAAAAGTGATTTATCAAAATTATTAAATATTGATAAATTGAATGAGTCGTTTGAATATAATGGTATGGATGTTCAATTTAATACTGCTACTATAACAATACTTGCAACGGATTCATTTACAATAAATGATGGTATCATTGATAAAATTATTGCCGATCATACAAATAATGAATTAACCCTATCTTATGCTACTACTAGTATTATTAGTGATGTGTCAGTTGATGGTAATATGATTATATCTGGTGACTTGACTGTGGGTGGACAAACTACAAAAGTAGATATTGCTGCTGAAAATATGACCATAGCTGATAATATAATTATTTTAAATAGTAATTTAACAACAGAAGATCCACGATTAGCATCGACAATAGTTGATGGTGTCGACGTTGATATGAATGCCGGTATAGCTGTTAATCGTGGATCTGAAGGTGTTGTTGATTTGATTAAATGGGTAGAATCAACCGATACATCAACCAACGAAACATTAAAAGAAGCAACAGCTAATATTTCGATATGGAATTATGAATCGGCTACACCATCATATGAATTACATCAAATAATAGATTCATATACTTTAGGTAGAAAAATATTAGATAAGTCTGGTGCATCTTGGATAGGTTATGATGGTTATGAGGGTATAAATTATATAATATCTATTAATGATGGTGTTACAGAAACAGAAGCATTGAAATATTCGTATAAACTAGATGCAGGAAAATTAGATAATGTTGTTGATAATATTGTTCAGAAAATTGATCATGATTCTTTTAATAGGGTTAATAATGTAAGAGTTGGTGAAACAACCACAGCAGGAACATCATTTCAAATTTCGCATAATTTAGGAACTGTATATGTTGATGTTAGAATTCAACGAGAAGATAACGATTCATGGTTTTTTGATACGTTACCTATTGAAGTGATTGATGAAAATACTATATTGATTGAAACCTCAGAATCTACAAAAATAAGATATATGATTAGTACTATTGAAGGTTTTGATATAGACCAAACAACAGACTTAATAATAACATAAAATAAATAAATTAAAATCTAGATTTTTTAATAATTAATCTAGATTTTTTATCCAAACTCACTATTTATAACATAAAACTTTTTCTCAAAAAAATAAATTTATAAATCGGTATATTTTTCCTCACATTATATAAATAAAATTGAAATAAAATAAAAAGATTTTAATCTTTAAAATAAGGAGAAATATATGTTAGTAGGTGTAGAAACAAAATTAATTGATAATTCCCCATCATATCCTGGTGGAGATTCATCATTTATTCCAACAATCGTAACATTTGCAAGTAAAGGTCCGGTTAATCAACCGTATCTATGTGGTTCAGCTCAAGAGGCTTTACAAATTTTTGGAGAAGCAGATCTTTCAAAAAAACAATATGGAATGTTTGCAGCTTATGAATTTTTTAAACAAGGTTCTAGTGCATGGATAATTAGAGCAGGAGCTGATACTCCAGGTTTTGCTGAAACAACAATTAAGGCTAGAGATGCTAAGCCATTATTAACAATTAGATATAAAACAAGTGGTGAGTTTGGGAATTCATTAAGAGCTGTTTTTCAAGATATAAATCCTATAAATTTTGATGGTGTAGTTACAATGCAGGTTCTTATAGAAATGAAGAATCCATTAACTCCTGAAGAATGGGCTGAAACTGAAACAAGTCCATACCCAGAATTTATTCCTGTTCCAGGAAAAAATAGATTTAATGTAGATTTTGCAACACAAAGAGTATATACTGCTATTGATGATGCAGACCAAGTTAATCATTTTGGTGAATATTTATATGATCCAGTATCTGATGAATGTGTTAAACAATTTAATGAACTAGTAAATGGAAATGAAACTGAAGACTTTATGTTTATATTTGAGAGAGAACCATTTACATCAACTATTTTAATTGAAAAATTAAAAGCTACAGTAAATTTTGCTGGTGGATCAAATGCTATAGAATCAGCTTGGGCTCCAATATTTAATTTAGCTGGTTTCAAAAAATATGATGCAGCTAGAGCAGAATTTAGAGAAGAATCAGATAACTATACAATGGCAAAAAATGAATATGTTCAATTACCACTAAATATACAAAAATATGTGCGTGATAATGGTATTTTGGTACTTTCAGGATTAACATTAGATACTATGAAGCAAGTAGTATATTCAGATAAATTAATAGATTGGGGTACTTATAATAATGTAGATTGTTCTAATGGATCTGTAGCATACGCAACAGCATATCCTGTAATAATCAATATGGCGCTTGGTGATTCAACAATCATCACATTAAGAGATGTTGATGGTGTAGAAAGAGATTTTACAGCTGGTGAAATTAGAAATTATGTTATGCCTTTAGGTGGAGATGTTGAAACACACAATTATTTCTTAAATTCAGATGAAGATGTTTTCTTATTAGGTGAATTATTTAAGAAAGATTGTCCACGAGTTTCCGATGGTCCTGCTACATTACCTGCAATAGAAGGTACTGGTAGAAATTATAATGTTACTGTACAATTTGCTAATGCAGCTGAAAAACTTGCTGAAATTATTGAAAAAATGAATAATATTAAGAAAGATCCAGCTAACCAAGCATTTAGAGTTGATGCTATTTCACCAGGTGAATGGGGTAATAATTATCAAGTTTCTGTTGATTATGATGTTTCTATTGATGAAGTTAATATTCATATCTATGAAGAGCGTGGTTCAGATATAGTTGAAATTGAAAATGGTGTTTCAGCATCATATAAAGCTGATCAACTAACATTTAAAAATGTACTTATTAGTATTGCTACTCCAGTTGATCCAACAAATAGCTTAACATACCCAGTTAATGATATTGATCCTGATACTGGAGCTGAACTTCCTATGCCACTTATGGGTGGAGCTGATATGTTTACAGAAGATGATTATAAAAATGATGAAAAATTGATACCATATATTGCTGGATCTGTTGCACATCAAACAGGGGTATGGGCTGTTCAAAACTTTGAAGAATTTGCTTATAAAGCATTAGCATGTCCTTATTTTTCACAATATGGTGCTGTTAGTGGTGAAATGGTTTCATTAGCTGAAAATAGAAGAGATTTTCATTGTATTATTGATACTCCAAATTTAACAGCACAAGCAGTTATTAATTGGAGAACTAGTGGTAATCACAATTCTAAATTTGAGTCTATTTATTACCCATGGGTTATGAAATTAGATACTATGACTAAAAAAGTTGTAGCTGTACCACCAAGTGGTTCTGCATTACAATCAATGGCATTAACGCAGAAAAATGGTAAAATTTGTGATGCCCCTGCAGGAACAGTAAGAGGTGTTATCTATGATGCTGTAGCTGTTTCTAAAGATATTAAATTATCACAAGTAATGAGAGATAGACTTTATGGAATGGGTATAAATCCGATAACTAAAGGATTAACAACAGGTATTCATATTATGGGTCAAAAAACAACTTATAGTAAAACATCACCTATGCAAAAAGTAGGAACAATGCTTATGATTGAGCAAATTGTAAGAGATTTAACAATGGCTGGTAAAAATTACTTATTTGATTTAAGTATTCCTGCATTATGGGATAGAATTCAAAGTGATTTCCAATCATATTTAAATACATATGTTGTTAATAGTTGTTTAGCAGAAGCAGAAGCAAGTGTAACAGAAGAATATAATCCTCCGATTGTATTAGCACAATCTAAACTTAATGCTTTAGTTGCAATTAAACCAAGTCCTTATATGGAACACCTAATAATTCCTATATCAGTTAGCTAAATTGATTAATAAACCAACCAAAGATTAATTTCTTTGGTTGTACTATTTAGAAGATTTTTTAATTTCTTCATTTTCTTTTTCACGTTGTTTAATTAACTCTTCAATCCAAAATTTTCGTTCATCGGGTGTCATCAACATAGTTTCACTACGTTGAGTACTCATATGATAATTTAGAGCCCAAATTTCAAATAAAATATTATCTTGTTGAGTTTTTAAAGATTTGAGGATTGGTATAACATCACGTTCTGTGAAATTTTTCAATCCTCTTCGGAGAAAAAATTGGTTATATCCACCACTACATCAGTTTTCTCTTTATATGCACAATGTGCACATTTAACATCTAAATCTAATACAGTACCAATTTTATTAACTTCAGTAAAATGGTCTATAATAAATTTAAAATCTTTAGGATTAACTTGTTCTACCCATTGAGCTATAAATTGTTTATCTTGAACGGTTTGTTTTTCACCTGATTGATCGATCACATTTACTCGTTGAATACAACTAACGATTTTATCTAATTGCTCGGAAATATCATTATCATTAACTTTTTGTATTTCAACTGCTTCTTTAAATATAATAGGAATCATAAATATTTCATAATTTTTAAATTTTAACATAAGCTCATCGAACGAATTTAATTTTTTAATAGGTAATTTTGTATAGTCTACCGTAATTTCATTAGTATTTGAACACTCTGAACAGGTCCAACTAACTTTTGTCATTTTACCATATGTTAAAACTCTTGCTTGGAGTAATAATGCTTCAACATCAGCTCGAATTAATAACTCTGGATTCTTTAAACCCAAAACTGTATTCTTTAAAATAATTATTGGGGCTTTTAAATCCTCAACTAATTTTTGATCCGTCCAAATAAGTTCGTCTTTGGTAGTTAATGGTCTAACTTGAACAATACCATCATGGATAGTTCCTGGTTCAAAAATATTATCGATATTTTCATATGGGATACCATGTGATGGTAATTCCGTATCATAATACGTTGGTTCTTGACTTTGCAATAGTGGATTAATCGCACTCATAAAAGATCTCCTTATTTCTCTATATTTTATAGATTTATTTTATTTATTAGTAAAAAACTACGATTTTTAAAAAAAAGTAATAAATAAATAAAAAATATGGTTAGTAGTGTATAAATAAAAATAGATTAACCGAAAATAGGAGAAAGAAATATGAAGTTTGTTGAGATCGTTGAAATCGTTGAAGACATTGAGTCAAAGTTAGGAACATTATCTGAATCTAAATTGGATCTTATTGAAACAATTTTAGAAGAGGGGAGCGAAATAGAATTTGATATAGTACATCATTTAGATTACTTAGTTGAATTTGTAGAAACGCAAACAGATGAAAATGCTAAAATTATATCTGAAACAGTTGATGGTTCAAAAATTTTAAATATTATTTTAGAATCTGCTAGAAAAAATGCATCTAAACCAGAATTAATAATTGAAGAAGCATTAGAAAATATTGAAAATATTGATATAGAATTTTTAGAAGAAGATGAAACGGCATCAGTAACTCTTTTATCGATTGTAACAAATAAATTAACAGAGATGTTAGGTGAAGAAACAGTTGAAAAATTACCAGCTGAAATGGTATTTGATATTGTTGAAGCTGCAAAAGATTTAGATATTGATGATTCTGTTGAAACTATGGATTTAGTAGAAACGGTAGAAGAAATTTCTAATAAATTAGAAGAAGCTATAAATGAAGGTGTGATTGACTTTGATTCTGAAGATTATGAAGGTGAATCATTAATGGAATTTTTAGATGATTATGAAGATACTGAAGATTTATTAGAAGAAATGGCACAAGTTAATGATGAAATATTAGCAGAAGCAGAAGACGAAGCGGGTGCTGAATTATTAAGAAAAGCAAAAGAAGCAACTGTTTTAATTGAGAAAAAACTTACTAGATGTAAACCGGGTGATATTCAATGTGCACAGAAAAAAGCTAAAGAAGCAAAAAAATACTATTTGAAAAATCCAAAACTACATGGTGGTGAAGATATCAAAGATTTATCTATGGATAAATTAAATGGTAAATTAAGAAAGCATGTTAAGAAAGCTGCAAAAGCTCATAAACAAGCTACTGGTAAAGCATATTCAGATGAATATTTACAATTTGTTTTAATACCTGGTATTCTTAAACATATGAGAAACAAAGGTAAACATATGAAGGCTAGTAGTAAAATACTAAAATAATATTTTTAATAGGGTTACTTATTTAACCCTATTAACTTTTAATTCTTACTATTATAAATAAAAATAAAAGGTATATTTATGATAGTAAGAATTAAACCAAAAATTGATAGAAAACTTAAAAAAATATTTGATAAATTATTATCTACTACAGACAAAACTCTTCCACTACATTATAAATTTTTAAAAAATATGACCCCAGATATTAGAGATCAGTTCATGAATTATTTTTCATATAAAACAAAATATGATTTAAAAGAATATGAGATACTAAAAAGAAAATATAAAAATAATACAAAATTATTATTAGATTCGATATTAGATCTAGTTACTGATTATAAAGATAGTGCTGTTTGGAAGACCGATCATATTAAAATTGTACGAGGAATAAAATTAGGACAAATGTACCAGATAAAATATAAAAATTATCAACATGATCCGTTTCCATTAGTAATTTTTCTAAATTCCTATGATAGTAAATTTCAAAATTTTAATGCTATTAATTTACATTATTTAATACCAGTATTTCGTGAATTTTTTGTTAAACAGATTTTGAAAATTAATGGTCCACGAATAAAAAGTGGAAAAATGCCAATTTTAACATTTGAAATGGTTAGAAAAATTATTCCGGAACTTTCATTAGCGTATAGAAATTATAAAGCTGAAGAAATAAAAGTTATTGAAGAAGTTTCTTATAAACGATGGTTAAGTTATTTAGAAATTGATAAACGTAATATCCGATTACAAAAATAGTTAATTTAAAGAAAAAATAAAAAAAATGAATAAATAGTTATATTAAATAAAAGGATTTTTTATGAGTTTATTCGGAAGTTTATCATCACTATTAAAAAAACGAAATAATGGATCTGATGATTCATATGGTAAAGAAGTTAAATCATGTTTAATAAAGTCAAAACTAAACAAAATTGAATATGAATTAATGTCTATTTATTATTATAAAGGACATACTTCATATAGATCATTTTTTAAATATGTTTTTATGCGAAACATTTCAAAAATTAAAAAAATTCTTGATGAAGCAGAAAAAAAAGCTGCAAAAGGATGTAATATTGATTTTACTTTCGTCCGATTTTATAAAGATACTTTAAATTATATTGATATACCTTTTGATGTATTTTCAGAAAAAAGAAATATGCGAATGAATAGAAGAAATAATAAATTATGGAATAAAGCTAATATTGTAAGACTTTTAAGAAATAATCCATCATTACGAGATTTAGATGATGATATTATAAGTGAATCCATAGAATCATTAAGAATGGAGTTATTAAAATAATATGGAATTTAATAAAGGTAGTCAAATAATTGATTATAAAAATGTATCAGAGAAAATGTCGAAGCTCTATACTCTTGTTGAAAAATTATCAGGGCAGTCAAGCGAAAAAATAAATTTACGAGATGATTTTCTTAATGATGATATTAATCCAAGTGAAATTATTAATAGACTGAATCAGATTGAAGAAAATTTTGCTGATGAGTTAAAAAAAGAATTAAATTCAGTTACCCATGATTTTGCAAATGATCAAGATGATGAAAAATTTGCTGAATTTATTAAAGAGCTTGCTGAAGAACGTAAAAATTCAAATAGTAATGAAGCAAAAGAAATGCTGGGTTCTTATGTTGCAAATTTAGGTAAACCTAAAGAAAAAACAGAAACTACAAATAATATATCATTAGGGGACAATTCATTTACACTTGATAGTTTGATTGATGATGGTTTGAAAGAAAATATTGAAAATATTTATAATGTAGATGGTAGTAATATTACTTTTAATGGTGACACTACATCATTTATAGATAGTATAGATGATTTGAGTGATGATTTGATAGCTGAGCAAAATAGATTGGAATTAGAAACTAAACGACAAACTAAATTAATAGAACGTTTAGTTGCTGATGGAGCCGATAAATCTGAAATTATAGAAGCTTCAGAAAATCTAAAATCAACTCAAGATTCATTATCGACAGTTATAAAGTTACAAGAAGAAAACGCTAAAGTTATAAATGAATTGGGTCCTGCAATAAAAGGTAAAACTAAAAAAAAAGTAGACAAACAAAATACTAAAAATGAATCAAAATCTCAAAAAAAATTAGATGAAGCGGTACAAAAATCAAAATCTAAATTTGATATTTTATCTCAAGGAGCGCAAGGCTTTTCTAATCAATTAGATAAAGTAAGTGATGCTGCTGGACATTTATCATCTGCATTTGATAATGTTGGTGACGGAATGAAATCATTTGGTGAAGTTAGAAATGTTGGAAATGATTTTATAAGAATGATTAGTAGTGTTGGTGCACCTGTAGCAGCATTAGGAGCTGCAATGGCAATGGCTACAAAAGCTATAGGTATGTATCATGACCAGTTAAATATATCTAGAGAGATGGGTAGTAGTAGTGGTAATCTAGTATCGGATCTCCAAAATATGCATATTAATTCATTGATAGATCCAGCTGGATTAAAAGCCTTGTCTGATAGCTTACAAACTACATTTAATGTTTCCTTAAATAATAATCGTGTAGAGATGGAAAAAGTTGCAGTTAAACAAAGATTATCAGAACGTACAATGGGTAAAGAGTATGCTGAAAATCAGATGGAAGCTCTTAACTCACTAAAAACTGTCTTAGAAGGTCAATCTCCAGCAGGTATGATGGATGACTTAGCTGCTCAAACTTCGGCTTTAGCAAAAACAATGGGTGTTAGTAATAAGTACGCTCTTGAACAAATTAAAGCTATACATGAAAATTCAAAATTAATAACAAAAGGTATGAATGCTGATATTGCTAAAGAAATAGAAAAAACAATGGGTGGTATGGCATCTGGTATGAAACAAGCTGGTTTTTCAGAAGAATACATAAAAGCTACTTTAGAGAAGGTATCTAATATTGCTGCAGACCCAGAAGCAATTGCTGATTCTATTAAAGATATGAATATGATGAATCAAATGGGTGGAAAGGGTGCTGACTTCTTAAAACAGGGGTTAGATACTATTGGTATGAATCAAAAAGAAGCAAATGATTTAGCAGCTAAAGCATCGCTTGTAGGATTTGAAGGATTAAGTGAAAAAGATAAAAAATTATTTTTACAGATGCAACAAGTTAATGTTCAAGCACAACAAGTTATGTATGCTGATTTAGCTAAAAAAGTTAATGATGGTACAGCAACAGCAAGTGAGAAAGCGAAATTCCAAATGTTACAACAAAGTAAAGAATGGGCTAAAGATTCTGAAGTAGCAAACAAAATAAACCAACAAGGTGTTGCTGCAACAATAGCTGCACAAAAAGAGGGGACGAAAGAATTTATAGCACGTTCAAAAGGAGAAAAATCAACTGCTGATTTAGATAAACTATTAGTTTCAATGGGTGCTACTAATAAAGATGGTTATAATAAGATGTTAGACCAACTTATAGCAAATGATCAAAATGCAGAAGAAACCAAAAAACAAATGATGCTTATTTCTAAGATGAGTGAATCTCAACTTGCGGAATTAAAAAAGAATGATCCTAAAAAGTATGCAGAATATCAAAGAGATGCTTTTAAAATTTCCAATGCCGATTTAATAAAAGAACAAATCAAATTGGCTAAAGATGGTAAAAAATTAACTATGTCAGGTTTAACAAAAAAAGACGGTAGTGCTTTAACTCATAATGATGTTAAAAAAACGATTGAAGATCCAAATTATTTACAAAATCAGATAAAAGCTAACAGTACGGGTGTTGAAAATACTAGAGATAGAGTGGAACAAAAAGCAACAGCAGCATTATATGCATTTCAAAATAAAACAATGGAATTAGTTAATGACGTACTCCCTTATTTAAATAAAGCATTATCATTTTTAACTGAAAATATTGAAACTATATCAATGGTTATGGGAGGATTATTTTTAGCAAAACTATTAAAAAGTTCTGGAGCATTTGATTTAATTGACAATACTATATCAAAACTTGGATCCGGTATAATGAAAACTGCCAATTTAATAGGTATTGCTGGATGGAATGTCACAAAAGGTATAGCAATAGGTATAGGTAAATTTACAAAAAGTTTAATGAATTTCCCTAATACTTTAAAAACAATAGCATCAAATATAGGTAGTGCTACTAAAAAAACAATAGGGTTTATTGGTAAAGCAGGAAAAGGAGCTGTTTCTGGATTATCAAATATTTTTGGGGGATTTAAAGAATCGTTATCAGCTGGATTTGGAAAAATAAAAGACGTTTTTTCTAATGTCGGGTTGAGTATTGGTAATACTTTTAAAAATATTAAAACCTCATTTGCTAAGGGTAAAGACACAAATAATGCTGCGACAGTATTAGAACCTGATGGTAATTTTTGGCAAAAAGCAGGAAAAAAATGGACAGGGTTTAAAAAAACTGTTTCTGGTGGATTGAAGACTTTAGGTGGTGGTTTAAAAAGTATGATGGGTCCTGCCTTTCTTGCTGGAGCGGCAATGAAAGCACTCCAAGGTGGAATGGAAGGTTGGGGTAAAGCTGCCGAATGGTTTGGAAAAGATTTAGAGCCTCAAAAAAAATTATTAACAAAAAATACCAAAGAGGGGAAAAAATATGCTGAATCATTATCAAAAACAGGAAAAGCAGTTTTTGTTAATGGTCAATGGGAAGATGAATACGGTAATAAATTAGAAGCTAGAGCTTCTTTAACTCAAAAATCCGCATCAGCTGTAGGAGGAGCACTAGAAGCATTATCATTTGGTATGTTGGATGGACAAGTAGTAGCTCATAAAGTAGCAGAGGCTTTCTCATGGTTAGGTAAAAAGATGGATGAAATGGGTATTACTGCTACATTTAATGAATTAGGTAATGCGTTAGGTGCATTCTTTTCTAAAATCGGTGAAGTAGTTGGATGGATTTTTAATAAAATACAACCATTATTAAGTGTTGTTGGTGATGTTTTTAAAGGTATATTTAAATATATTAATGGTTTTTTCCAAATTATTACTGGAATTTTTACTGGTAATTTTAGTAAAATTGGTGAAGGTATCAAAACAATTTTTGATGGATTTCTTGATATAATTACAATACCATTAAAAGCTGTATTGGGTATGGTTGATAGTATTTTTGGTACAGATATGCTTGGTACATTTAGAAATTCATTTACAGCAATTAAAAATATCTTTGGTACATTTTATGAACTTATAACTGCACCTTTTAAATCGATAATGTCATTTTTCAAAGGTGAAATATCATTTGATACTATGGTAAAGGATATTTTTACTAATGTTAAGAATGCTATTATTGGTGCTTTAAATGGAATTGTTGATCTAGTACGAAAACCTTTTGATTGGGTATTTGGATTAGTTGATGATTATTTTGGAACCAAATTTACAGCTGTTTTTAATTCATTTATAGATGCAATAAAAGGTTATTTTAATAATATAGTAAATGCCGTTTCTGGTATTTTGGGTGGATTTATTGATATAGTTAAAGCTCCATTTTTGGCTATTTCTGCATGGATTTCCGGCGATTTATCATTCATAGATGCTGTAAAACAGATATTTGATGGTGTAAAAAATGGAGTAATATCATTATTTAATGGTTTTACTGATTTAGTAACAGCCCCATTTAAATTTATAATTGATTATGTTGATGGTATTTTCGGTACTGATATAAAAGCAACATTTCAAGGTATTGTAGATGGAGTTAAAAATATTTTTAGTGGGTTTATAGATTTAGTTACTGCACCATTTAAAGCTGTTGTAGCATATTTTACAGATCCCGATATGAGTCTTTTAGATATGTTTAAAAATATGTTTAATGGTATTGTAGATGCGGGTAAAAAAATATTTAGTGGTTTATATGATGTTGTAACAAAACCTATAAGTGATGCTATAAATTGGCTTCTTGGAATGATTCCTGGTATGGGTCCAGATTCTGAAGAAGAAAAATCATCTGCCGATCTTGAAAAGAAAGGATATTGGGTTGATGATTATGGATATAACACCCTAAATACTACTAAAGTTCAAGAGGGTTTAAATTCTGGGGAAATAGGTTTAAAAGAATTAAAAGCTATGCGGTCTGAATCGGGACTGGAAGGTAAATATGAGGATGAGTTAGACAGACTTATTAAAGCACTTGAAAATGGTGCGGATGCAAAAACTATAAAAGTAGAAGCAAAAGCAAAAGGTGGATATACTGGTGATGCAGCAAATAAAGCATTAACACAATTAATAGATCCAACCGGTTCAGCAGAACCTAATGGTATTGCTGGAGTACATGGTCCTGGAGAATTTGTTATACCTGCAAATACTGTTGAATCATTTTATAAATTATTGGATTTCTCAACATCAAATAATAAAAAAACAACTAAAAAAGAATCTAAAAAAACAGAGACCAATGTTTTTAGTAAAATTACAGAAAGTATTAAAGGGTTTATTAGTACACCGGTTGATTCTGTTAAGGGTGCAGTTAGTAATGCTTATGATAAAATAATACCTAATAAATCGTCTGAAACTAGTAATAAATTAACAGAAATAAAAGAACGTAATAATCAAAAAGAAATTATATCAAAACAAAAACAAATAGCAGATGAACAAGTTAAAAAGACAACAAAAGAAGGTATTGATGATAAGCAAGCAAATGCTATGGTGAATAGTCTTGATGATGTTAAAAATATACTTAAAGATAAATTAGGTGTCTTGGCAACAGGTTTAGGTGCGACGGCTACATCATTTTTTGGTGGACAAGTTGATATTGGTAAAAGTGTTGTAGATGGCATAACTAATATTTTTACTGGAAAGAGTACAATAACTGAAGCATTAACAAATATTGGTGGAACTGCATCTCAATCATTACAAAATTTAGCACAAAATGTAACATCATTGTTACCTACTTCAGTTCAAAATATAGTACAAAATGTTGGTTCAAGTATTAAAGAAGTAGGAACTTCTTTAAATACAAACATAGCTGGAGTCCTAAATGGTGATACTAGTATTGGTGAAGCTCTAACAAATGTAACTAGCTCTTTAACAAATGTATTACCTAATACATTAACCAATGCGTTAGGAGGGATTACATCTAGTTTATCTAGTGCCGGTGATTTAGTATCTACAAACATAGCTGGAGTCCTAAATGGTGATACTAGTATTGGTGAAGCTCTAACAAATGTAACTAGCTCTTTAACAAGTAATCTATCTAATACATTCACATCATTTACAGTAGAAGGTGGTCCTTTGGATTCTGTTATGGATGCATTTGATGGTGATGGTAGTATAACTGAAACATTTAATAGTATTACTGGAAGTATGGGGGAAGGTTTAACTGATGCATTAGGTTCATTTGACTTTGGTGGTATTATGGACGGTCTTAGTGGTGCACTAGGAGGGCTATTAGGTGGTGGAGAATCTGGTGGAGGATTATTGGGTGGTATATCTTCTGCAGCAAATAGTCTTTTTGGTGGAGAATCTGGTGGAATTGGAGGTGCAGTTTCTTCAGTTGCATCATCCGTCGGTGATTTTTTTGGATTTGCAGAAGGAGGGAAAACACCATCAACACCAGATCCAGTATTAGAAACTTTAACCGGTATGAAAGGTGCAGCAGGTATTGTTCATACTAATGAGAAAGTAATACCAGAATCATTGGTATCTATATTTGATCAATTAGTAATGAATTCTAGTTCATCTGAAACATCAAAACCAACATCAGGAATTATATCTGGGACTGGTACATCTGGTATTAGTACAAGTCCAAAACTAAATAATGTTTCAACTCAAAATTATAATAGTTCTAGTAGTTCAACAACAATAAATAATGAAAACGCTGAAACAACCACTTTAGTAAACGTTGAAAAATTATTAGAACAAATGTTACAAGTTCAAAATCAACAACTAGGTCATCTGAATAATACATCAAAAGAATTTACAAAACAGAATAAAATAGCCCAAAAATCATATAAACGTGATGTTGATTCTAGTGATAATATACGTCAAAGAGATATAAGTAAAGCTCAATATAGATAATGAATGTTTGTAATTTATGAAAAAATATATATAAATAAGAATAATTAAAGTATAAAAGGGTATCAGATGGAAATATTAAATGAACAATTAAATCATTATTTAAATGAGGACGATACATTGTTAAATGAATCTCCAACTCCTATGTGGATGTCATATATGGAAGCGTTCACTCAATTTGTAGAGCAAAGTGGAAAACGTTTAGAACGATATGAAACATATGAAGAAATGGATCGCTACCCAGAAATTCATTTAGCATTAGATATAATTTCAACAGAAATATTTATGTTTGAACCGATAGCTAATTCTCCATTCCTATTTGATACTGATGATAAAGTTCCAGAAAATGTATTATCTAAAGCTATAAGTCAATTTACTGATACTTTAAAATTAAAAGAAATATTACCATTTGCAGTAAGACAATCTTTAAAATATGGTGATTCATTTTATTTTGTTGTTAAAAATAAAGACAATAGAATTGCAGGTTTAAGAAGAATAGAAAACAAGGATATTGACTTTATTGAATATGATGAAGTTGGTATTGAACCATTAAATTATTATATTGCAAAAACAAAAATTGATTCTGCACAAATGGGTAGTTATTTACAATTTTTAAAATATCAAAATTTAGCAAAAGCATCAGAAGATAAAACTGCCGGTATAGCAGTTAAAGAGGGAGAAGAATTTTATATAATACCATCATCTTCAATGGTTAGATTTATGAATAAGGGGCAAAATTCTAAATTTTTTCCATTTGGTGAAAGTTATTTAGAAAGTATATTCCCATATTGGAAAAAAGTTTCATTGTTAGAAGATTCATTAATTATTTACAGAATTGTTAGAGCGCCAGAAAGAAGAGTTTTCTATATTGATGTTGGTAAAGCTCCAGCTAAAATTGCTGAAAAAGTTGTTACTCAAACTAAAGAAGAAATTAAAAGACGAAGAACTGCCGCATCACAAGAATCAAAAGAATTAGGTATAGCATCATCATTTAATCCGTTGTCAATGCAAGAAGATTATTTCTTTGCTCAAAGAGCAGACGGTAGAGGTTCGAGAGTTGAAACTCTTCCTGGTGCATCGAATCTTGGTGAAATAGCAGATGTAAATTATTTTTATAAAAAACTTATAGCAGGTATGAGAGTTCCAAGTTCATATTTCAATTTAGAAAATCAACCTACTTGGAATGATGGTAAAGTTGGAAGTGCTTTAGCGGAAGAAGCGAGGTTTGGTAAATGGCTTACAGAAATTAGGGAACAATTTTTATGGTCATTCAAATCATTGTTTATTGAGTTTCTTAAAGAACGAGGAATTAATATTTCATCAGATCAATTAAATATGAAATGGAGAGAGTCAATTAATGTTGCTGAAAATCAAGAATTAGAAAAAATGATTCAGAGACAATCAGTTTTTACGGGTTTTCCTATGGAACAATTTGCACCTACATATTTACAAAAGAAAGTACTTGGTTGGTCAGAAGAAGAAGTTCAAGAAAATATTACACAACTTAAAAAATGGTCAAAAATTCAAACCCAAATTGAAGGTGGTGAATAAACCTATTTCTAAATTAAAAGAAAAATTATTTTGATATAAATAATTAAAAGAAATAGAAAAATAACTCATAAAGGAGATATAATTATGGCATGGTATAATGGAGATAATGGAACTGCAGTAGCAACTTCTGCGGCAGCAGCAGATGCATTTGCAGATTCTAAAGCTACTGGTGGAAATGAATTTGGATCAGCAGCATTTAATGTTGGTGGTGATGGAGCCCATAATGTAGAGGATGTTGAAGTAAAATTAATGCATAGATTTAGAGTTAAATTTGGTGTATTTAGAGCTGTAGGACATCATGTTAAAACAATAACAAAACCTAATGTTACATTTGCTGAGATTGAAGTACCTAAGCTAAATTCAAAAGTTTATTTTGCTGGTAGAAAAACTCAAGATCAAGCAACAGTTGAGTTAGATGACTCATTAGATGGAGCAGTTTCAAGAGCAGCTCAAACACAATTACAAAAACAAGCAAACTTTGATACAAATTATCATGCTAAATCTGCAGCAGCATATTTTTTCAATATGACTGCGGAAGAGCTAAGTGGTGATGGTACGGCATTAATGGCATGGTATTATCACAAGTGTGTAGTAATGACTTGTGATTTTGGTACTTTAGATTATTCAGATGATGCTGGACTTTCATCTGTAAACTTAGGTATTAGATATGCTAACTTTACTACTTGGATGCCTTCATTTAGTTATGGTACTGCTGTGGATGATGGTACTGATGATTCAAATGCTACTACATCTAATGCATTCTCACAAAAATAAAAATAATTCTTAAATAATTCTATCTGGAGAATTTTCTCCAGATAATCCCCAATTTTCATCAACAAAATCCTATTAAAAATCAAAATCAAAATATTAACATGATATGTAATATATTCCTGTGAATTATATAAAATATATAAAAAAAGATTTAATTGTAATAAATACTAATGAAAACAATTTTTTGCGCAAAAAATTTTAAAAAATTGTAAGGAGATTAAGACATGTCAAATATTAGAAAAATGGTTGATGCAATCGAAAGTGAAGATTTTGATGGTGCTAGAGAAGCATTAAAAACATCTTTAGCTGAATATATGGCCGGAAAAAAATATCTTTCAAATGAAGAGGTATTTGGTAGTGCATATAAAAATCCTAATGATGAAGAAGCAGAATTAAAGAAAGAATTAGATGAATCTAAAGATTCATATAATGAGGAGTAATTATGGCTGATTTATTAATTGAGTCATTAGCACCAAATGTAGCTAATTTGCAAGAATCAAAAAGTGATGGTAAAAATTGGTATTTGGAAGGTATTTTTATGCAATCTGAAGCTAAAAATGGTAATGGTAGGATTTATCCTAAATCTGTTTTAACTGAGGCGGTATCTAAAATTCAAGATAAAATGTCAAAAGGATATACTGTTTTAGGTGAATTAGAACACCCTGAAGCACTTACAGTAAATCTTAATAATGTATCTCATGTTATTGAGAGTTTTAAATGGAATGGAAATGATGTAATTGGAAGAGCTAAAATTTTAGATACACCAAAGGGTGAAATCGTTAAAGCTTTATTGAAAGAAGGAATTAAACTAGGTGTATCATCTAGAGGTTCTGGTTCAACAAAACATGAAGATGGGATTACATTAGTAGAATCATTTAATTTAATTACTGTGGATATTGTAGCTACACCGAGTGCTCCTGAAGCATTTCCAAATAGTTTACAAGAATCATTAGATATAATTTACAATGATCCAAAAATTGTTTCGTTGAGTGAGGCTGTTGTTGAAGATGAAGCAGCTCAAAAATATTTTACTAAAGAAATTCAGAAGTTTTTGAATTCTGTAATAAATAAAAATAAATAAAAGAAAAAGCTTGAACAGGAGTTAGACTATGATGACAGAAATCCTAAAACCATTATTAGAAAATAATGTTTTAACAGATGAAGTAAAAGAAACTTTAGAAGTATCTTTAACAGAAGCAATTGCAGCAAGAGAAGAAGCGGTAAGAGCTGAAGTTGAAGCTAAAGCTAAAGAAAATTTTGAAGCTGCTAAAACTAAATTTGAAGAAACTTTTAAAACATTAGAAGAATCTTATAAAACAAAATTAGATGAAGCTAAAAGTGTTGCTGAAGCAGCAAAAGAAGAAATAGAAAATCTTGAAGATACTATTGAAGAATTAGAATCGAAGCCGTTTATAAATATTTCTGAAAGTGATTTAGAAGAAGCAGAAGCAAAATTAACTGAAGAATTAGAAGCAAAATATGAGGCTGCATTTGATATAGCAAAGGAAAAATTTAATAATACATTTGAAATTGCTATGGAGAGTAGTACATCTATTATTACTGAATTAGAAGAATCATTAGAAGAAGCAGAATTATTAAATAAGGAATTAGTTGAAACAATTAATGAATTAGAAAATAATTTAGAAGAAGTTGAATCTGAATTAGTTGAATCTGAATCTATTGATAGAGTAGAAGAAGCTGTAAGAGAAACAGAAGAAAGAATGAAAGCTGAAGCTGATGAAAGAATCGAAGCTATAAAAGAAAATTTAGTTACATCAACAGAGATTTTCTTAGAACAAGAATTAGCTGAAGTTAAAGCTGATAAAGAATCTATCATGAAAGAAGTTCAAGGTAGAGAATTATTAGAATCAATCAAAGGTATTGTTAAACAATATTGGGATATTGATGAAGAAGTAGCAGAAGAAATTCTTGAAATGAAAAAAGAAACTGAAGCAAAAGTTGAACAATATAAAGATATGTTGAAGAAAGAACATGCGAGATTAGAAGAATCACAAATGGAAATTGAAACTTTAAAGAAAAAAGTTATTGTTGAATCGAAAGGATCAATCTTAACTGATGATAAAAAAGAAGCTTTAGAAAAATTAGCTGAAAATATTGAGTCTGATAAACTTGAGACACAAATTGATAGTTTAATGGAATCAGTTGTAGATACTTTTAATGCAGGTTTTTCAAAAGATGAAATTATTAAAAATGTTGAACAAGAAATTGAAGAAGAAGTAATTGTTGAATCAGTACAAACTTCAATAAGCTCAGGTGATATAGAAACAAAAACATCAGATGAATTGACAAATTTAATGTCATTGGCAGGAATTAGATAGAAATCTTATTAAAATAAGGTTAAAATCTTTTAAAAAATGATATTTTTTAAAATATCGATATAAATAAAAATGAAATAATAAAAAACAGAAGTTCTTTTTAAGGAGAAATTAAAATGGCACAAGTACAACCAAAAATGTTAGTAGAATCATTATTAGAAGGTGTAGCTGAACACAAAAAAGATTCTATGAGAGTAATCTTAGAAAATGAAGCGAATTATGCTGAAACTTTAAATGAAGCTACTTTTAGTGGAGCTATTAAATCAGTTCCAAAATTAATTATGCCTTTGGCAAGAAGAGTGATGACAAATGTTGTTGCAGATCAATTAGTTGGTGTTCAACCACTTAAAGAGAGAACAGGTATCTGTATGTCTCTTAAATATGTTTATGCATCTGATTCAGTAATTGATTTAGGTGATGCTAATACAGCTAATGCTGAAGCAGCTAGATATAATGCATTAGTACAAAATGATCCAGATGCTCCAAAAGCAACTGTTGATGATACGAAAGTAACATACCCTGCTGGAGCAGAAGTATCATATGTAGCCGGTGTTAATCAGTATGCAAGTAAAATGACTACTGAAGATGGTGAAAAAATGACTCTTAATACAGTTGCTAACCCAACTTATAATGAGTTTAAAGAAACAACTTTAAAATTCACTCAAACTACTGTAACTGCTAAAACAAGAAAACTAGCAGCACAATGGTCATTAGAAGCAGCACAAGATGCTCAAGCTTCATTAGGTATCAATATTGAAAAAGAAATGATTACAGCACTTGCACAAACAATTGCTAATGATATTGATAGAGAATTATTACAAACAATCGAATCAAAAGTAGGTTATACAGCAAATTATGATTATGCTAATGTTTCAGGAACAAACTCAATGGCTGAAAAATATCAAGCTATGTACACTAAAGTATTAGAAGTTTCTAATCAAATTGCTGTAAGAACTAGAAGAGGTGCAGCAAACTGGATGATCGTTAATCCTAATGTTTTAACAATTCTTCAAACTCTTAAATCATTCAACTTTGCTCCAACAGCAAGTTCTTATGTTGATCCAACAAACATCGGTTTAGCTGGAACAATCGAGGGTAGATTTAAAGTATTTACTGATATTATTAGAACAACTGATGATATTTTAATGGGTTATAAAGGTAATACTGAAACTGATACTGGTATTGTTTATATGCCATATGTACCATTAGAAGTATCTCCAACAATTTTAGATGGTAACTCATTTATGCCTAGAGTAATGTTAAGTACTAGATATGGTATCGCCGACAATATGATGGGTGCTGATGCATACTATGGTAAAGTAAGTGTTAATTTAGGTTAATTCCTAAATTAATATTTAAGTATATAATAGCCAATAATTATTTTTTAATTATTGGCTTTTTTTATGTTCGCAAAGTTTATAATCCTAATGTTTTTTCTGTCCAAATACTAAAAATATATCCATTTTTTTTAGCCCAAATTTCAGCCGCCATCCATTTATCTTGATTTTTTTGAAAAGCCAAAACTTGTTGATTGTATCTTTGCATTGCTTTTGCTGATTTTTTCTTTGGTGGTTTTGGAGGGATTGTTTGATCATGTGGTTTAATTTCTATTATATATCTTTTTTGATTCCCATCTTTATCATTAATTATAAAATCGACATCTATATAATATCTATGTTGTTTATTATCAACTTGATAAATGTATGGTATAATTATACTTTCGCTCCCCCAAGATATAACAGATGGGTGATGATCTAAGAAATAAAAAACTCTTCTTTCCCAACTACTTCTAAAAATAATCGGTAATGACCCTTTATATTTATCTGGGTTTGTCGGTGTATATTTTCCCTGTTTCCAGCTTCCTGATGACATAATATCTCCATTTTTTCATATTTTCTTTATTTATTTAAATAAATGGTTGGTTTTAATGTTTTAATAAAAAATTGTTTAAAAATAGAATAAATAAAGGAAATAGGAAAAAAGAGGTTAATATGGCAGTAAAAACTTTTGAAAGAGAAGTTAAACAATTATCTACGGAATTCACTAATCTTATTGAAAATTATAATTTTGAGGAATATGATTTTCATTCTATTAGACAAACACTTCAAGATTATATTGAACAAACTTATCCAAATTATAATGATTATTTTAGGTCTGATTATGTTATGATGTTAATTGAATTATTTGCTTTTTATGGTGAAATGATGGCATATCGTATGGATACTAATATGAATGAAGTATATCTATCTTCTGCCAAAGAAAGAAAAAATATAATTAAAATTGCAGATATGCTAGGTTACAAATATGCTAGAATTAAACCTTCAATTTCAATATTAAAAATAGACCTTTCAAATGGTGCATCTGGAGCACAGATTCTAAATAAGGTTAAAAATGTTGGATCAGTAAATGATATACTTTCAAAGACTAATGACATAACCTTTATTCCTATCGAATTTACAGTAAGTAGATATTTTCAATATAAATTAGATTATTTGTTAAAAAATGTAACAGCCGAAGATTTTATGAATACATTAGATAATATATTTGATAAGTTATCTGATTTTAAAGAAACTGAAAATATTAAAGTAAAACGTATAGTAGAAGATAATTTTGAATATTTTGAAAGATCAATTTTTATAGATAAATTTCAAATGAGATATAAACCAAATACTAACATATATCCAGAATATATGGGTCAGGATAAACCATTTGAGCTCCAAAGTTTATTATTTGATAGTGTTACATATTTTAATAGTGAAAATACAGAAGACGCACTATCTTATAATGAAGACGCATTATATGCTCCATTTAATGAGGTTGGATTTGAATTTACATTGCGATATGATAAAGGTTATAATATTTTAGATAAAAATGTATTTATGTATATTCCTGCGATTCAAGGTGGTACATTTACTAGACCAATAGAAGTAACAAAATCTATAAAAAACTTTAAGATGATTTCATATGAAGAAAATATATTTAATGATAAGACATTAGTACGTCAATATGATGCTCAAGATAATTTATTAAGAACTTATTATGAGGTAGATAATTTAAATAATCATACTCACAAATATGCTTATGAAGTAAATAATACTCCAGATGGACATATAGAATTATTATTTGGTGATGGCAAAAATTCTGAAATTCTTTTACCTGCTGCAAAAACATTATTATTTTATAGAAAAAACTTTAATAATAGTGATGAAATTATGAATGTAGTGAATGCAAAAATGCCAGCTATAAGTTTAGATGTAGAATATTATGATAGTTATATTGAACAAACACAAATTTCATCATTAAGTTTAGATGTTATGGATAGATTTAGTGCTAAAGATGGTATGTCTGCAGAAAGTGATGAACAAATCAAATATATGGCCAGAAAGTTAAGAAGTATTCAAGATCGATTTGTAACAGCATCAGACTATGAGACTGCGGGAATGTTACATCCTAGAGTTAAATATTCTACGGTTATTTTGCGTAGTTACATCGGTAAAAATAGTGCTAGAATGACTAATGAATTCATAGATATATTCTTTAATATAGAGAAAATGGATATTTCTGTATTTAAATTAGTTGAAGATGGTTTTGATGATGAGATTTTTATAATTACTCCAACAGCATATTTTACCGAACCATCAGTAGCCGACAAATTTGATAGTATTAAATTTATAGAAAATAGTAAAGAATATTATTTTGAAATTTTTGATATAGATAGTATTCCAGCAAATCTTTGGTATCGTTATCCATCTGAGTTTACGGAAAGGAAAAGCAAAGGTACTATTATTAAATTGATTAATAAAAAAGTTAATGAAAATGATATATTAAGTATTATTAATGAAAATACATTAAATAATATTTTGATGTTTGATTATTCTATTAAAAATATAGTATTTAAATCAAATACAAATAAATATTTATATTTTATATTTGATGCAATGCCAAAAGATGACTTAGAAAACTATTTAGATGATAATAAGGTTAATATTCTATTATCATTAAATAAGTTATTTGATGATATTGATATAGTTGACATTAATTTAACATCGATTGACACATTATATTCAATGACTTTACTATATAAGACAAAAAATATATATTTACCAGAAATAAATTTATCATACGTTTGGACACATTATAAATCAGATGATATATTTATTAATCCTAGTAAATCGAATATAGTTGAGATATACGTTACTGCAATAAAAAAAGATTTAAAAAAGAATATTGATTTATATGAGCCTTTAACGAGTTCTGAAATTAATAATTTGATTAATAATATCAATCAGCGAAAAATGATTTCTGATATAGTTCAAGTTTATAATTCAAATATTTTTGAAATTGAAATTGCTATGAAAATTTTTAAATCTCATACATTTTCAATAACAAATGAATTATTAAAGTCTAAGATTGATGTAGTGATTGATAGTTTCTTTGATATTAGTAATATTCCATTAGGTAAACACTTTTATTTATCTAGATTAATTGAATGGATTCATAGTAATGTTGAGGAAGTACAACATATAGAGATGATTGATAATGATAATGGTGAACAAATAACCCCATCATCAACATTAGATATTTTAAAAGATAAAATAGTTTTTACACAAATTGTTGAGAAACATAAAATTATAAATAATACAAGAAAACCATCAAGAACCATTGATATAGTTTCATAAGGAAAATAAATGCCAAATCTATTAAAATCATTACCTAGAGAAATTCTAGAAAAAGAAGATTCAAAATTTATTTATAATGTCTTAAACCCTCTATTATTTGAAAAAGTACGTGATATAAATATAGAACATGAAAATTCATATACTGTTGGTGAATTATTAAATAAAGATATATATTATAAAAATAAATTCTTACCTCAATTTAGAATACCTTATAATATTGATTCTAGAGCATTTCATGTTTATATGAATGATAGTCAAGAAAAAATAAAACTAGAACGCTATTCAAAAAAAGATTTAGTACAAACACTTGATGATATTAAAGATTTTATATTTTTTTATTTTGCTATAGAAGAGTATAATTTCTTACAACCTATTTGTTCATTATATTTTAAATTTCAAGATACATATAATATAAACAAAGAATTATATGATGAAAATTATAAAAAATATTTAGAGACGCCAGAGATATATAAAAAGAAAGTTTATAAAAGTACATATGAACATTATAAAATAATAGTAGATAAATACAAGCAATTAATTGATGAATTTGATATAATTTTAACAGAATTATCTAAGCAGAATGACTATTCTATCCAACAGATTATTGATAATATAGCTAGTTCATTAAGTTCATTTTTAAATATTAGAACGTTTGATAACGAAATAATTTTTGCGAATAGTGCTTTAGTTATGTATTTAGAAGATTATATTTCATATGATAAAAAAATTGCTAAGTATGTTTTTTCTGGAAAAGAAAAAATCTCTTATGAGAACTTTGTAATTAATAATATAATTGATTTAATAGCTATATTTTCATTGGAAATATCATCGATAGTCGAAAAATATAAAGAATATCAAGGTGTATTAGTAGATAATAATGGTATGGGATATGCATTAGAAAAAAGTCAAACGAAACTTATTAGAGAAGATGTATTTACTAATCAGACTATTAATCTTGATAGTGATAACCTTACTTATTTTTTAAATGAAGAAGATAATAATTTAGAAATTTATTTTTATTTAGATAAAAATTTACAAGTTGATGAATCGACGTTTAAATTGTATATAAACAACGAGCGTATTTATGAAAGAATAGTACCATTAGATGGTGAAGAATTATACGGTTATTCTATAAAAAATTATTTTGATGATACAACTATGTATTATAAAATTATAGTAAGCGATTATATTATTTGTGATTTGAATGGATTATCAATCAATCATATTATAGAAGATATTAGAATTGAAACGGATATAATTGGTGTAATATTTGAAGAAAAAGAACATAATAATTTAACGATGCAAACTACGGGATTTCTAGATAATTTTACAATTTACAAGTATAATAATTCTGGATTTCATGAGAAATTAAACGTTGCATTTAAAGTGAAAGTTGGTATAGAAGAACAAGAAGAGAGATATATTCGAACATATGAAATATTCGGTATAGATGAATCATCACACCAACTAATAATTGAAAACGAAAACTTAATTATTGGTTTTAATACTTATAATTATGTTTATGAACCTAAAATATACGTAGATTTTTTTAATGATTTAAATAATAGTATAAATTTTAGATTTCATACTATAATGGAATACGTATTGATAGATGATGTTATGTATGATGAATTTGAAGTCAATTACTATTCTAATTTTGAGATAAATGACTTTAATAATAATATTAGAAAAAACGTATTTATGGATAATGGTAAAGTATATAAAAAAACTTTTGAACGTTATAATTATACAAATATTCTTAATCCTTATAATGAAAATGTGATTGAGGTTATTGATAAAATTACACTTGACGAATATAAAAGTCGTAATACTATACCATATCTAACAATGATTGATAATATTAAAAAAATTCCATTTTATCAGAATCTTATTTTTTTAAATAAATTTAATTATGATCAAGAACGTAATTTGATTATATTTAATTATTGTAATAGACAATTAATAGTTCCGTTAAATGATGGATTAAATAGAGGTCTAAATATTGACAATCTCAACTTTGATAATATTAAAAATAAAATTATCTATTGTGGCCAGGAGTTATGTGAAGAAGGATTCGTTTTTGCTAATAAAAAAATTTATTTAAAAAATCCAATTACAGAAGAATATGATGAAATAGAAGCTGTCTCTCCAATGACTATTAATAAACCTATACTTAATAGTGTTTATTTTGATAGTTTTGAGATGATTTTTATAATCGAAATAAATGAAAAGAGATTTAAAATTAAAAATTTATATATAGCAAGTAATGATGATGTAATAGGCTATGATAAAATAATATACGTAGATAGTTTGACTGGTATTCCACGATTAAAAATAATGGATATGTATATTGATATTAATTTAAATGATGAACTTTATATTGATAAAAAAGTAAATAATTCAGTTTATTTTGATTCGAAAGAAGAAAAATTATTTTTTATATATGATAATTTGATAACTATTGAGTTAGAAATAGAAGAGACTGAATTTGTTAATTACATTCATAGAGATAGGGGTATGACTGCAAATTCAATTTTTTATGCTGGGAATGTATTACCTCAAAATTCTAATAGCCAATTTTTTGGAAGAGAAAATATTTATTCATCGATGATGATTCCTGATAATGTATATATGTTAGGAAGAGGCCAAGATAAAAATAATAATACACAAGAGCATAATTTATTAGGTGAGCAATTAGATATAGATATTGATAATGCAAAAACTCAAAATTTAGAAGAAGAACCATATTTAATGTTTAAAACTAATACTTCATCTTTAAAAGGGTTAGAATCATATTTAAAGTCAAATTTAAAAGCTATATCGAATGATATAAATGTTTCACCAGTTTATATGGTTCAACGTAATAAATTTATATCTGAATGGGCTAGAGTTTCAACTATATTACCATCTTCAATCTATATTGTTGATACGTTAAAAGAATTAGTTGCGGACCTAATGGAGACGAAATTAATTTCTGGTTCATATGATGATTTGATTGATATTTTTAAAAATAATAATTATGAGCATTTTTCATTAGATACGAATAATATACACAATATATTAATAGCATATATAAGAAAATATCTTGAAGATGATTATTTACTAGAACAATTCGATTATTATTTAATTCATAATGTGTGGATAGAGAATAATTTAAAAGTTATCGTTGATTTTATAAAAGAAAATGCCGATAATGATATTGTGTCTGAAGTTTCAATGATGACATTTAATCAATATGACAAAGAACGGTTATTTTATATTTTTACGGATGAATTAGAAAAGATAAAAAAAGATACTATTGAAACCTATAAACCGATTATAAATTATTCAGATTGGAATGATATTCAAGAAAATAATCATGTGCATTTTGAAAAACCATTTAAATATGATATTCTAAATATAAATGAATTTATTAAAATGTCTGTTGATTGGAAAGAACCATTATTATTAATCCGCCCTATTATTGACGATGGTGTTTTTTCTAAAAAAGATTATAGATTGCTAGATTATAGTATGGTTACTAATTCATATGTTAGTTTTTCTGATAATTACAATGAATATGAAGATAATATTAAATATGAACTAAATAAACCCGTAGATTATTTATTTGAGGTATTAGATGTATTAAATCGATTATCTATTGAACAGGGATTTGATTTATTAAGTGTTAATTTAGTTATAATTCGATGGTTTGTTGAGAGGTTTTTACCAAATTATATTCTTATGAATGATGTAAAGACCGTTGAAGAATTTAAAAATGTAATATATTATGAATTAAAGCAATTTGATCACCCGAATTTATCTGTGGAATATAATAAAATAAAAGAACATACTCTTCTTGCAGATTTGGGTAGTAACACAGATGAAATTTATAAAATGATAATTGATTCAAATTTAGTATATAACTCATTTATTAATCTTGAAATAACCGATTTTGAAGAATTGACATATTTAGATAGTATTAAACAACCAGTAGAACATTATTTTGATTACTTATTCAATATTAAACGTTATGATTTAATAACTAAGATATTAGCATTATTTACAGAAGATGTAATTGCTTCTTCAATGTTGGATTTGTCTATGGCTATTAATATAAAAGACAGTAAAGGTGATGCGACTTATGATATTTATGAGAAAATAGTCCAAGATTTATTTGATGAATTCTTACCTTTTCATACTGTTTTAGATAAAATTATATTTACTATTAAAATTATGGAAAGTTCATCAGCAGAAGCAGTTTCTAAAGAAGCAGATGTTTTAGTTGAAGATAGAAATATTATAGATATTATTTCTGCATTTAGTGAAAAGATTAGAATACAGACACTAGATCGTTCTATAATATCATCTAGAATTGATGTAATATTTCCATCTGAAGGGTTAAAACTATGTGGAGCTCATGATGAAATACCATATGATTATGATAGAAGTGTAAAAGTTGGTGGGCATGATTTAATGGCTATGGATGATGAAACGTATGGTATAGATGATGATTGGTACGTTCTAAATAAAGAAATTTGGAAACAGAGACCTGAATCTATATATACTCCACCTAATTTAGCAAATTTATGGTGGGAATGCATACCTGAAAATGAATTTGAGAAAGTAGTCGACACTTATATTGATGATTATTTTCATATTAAACAAAATATTTTTGAACAAGATAATGTTGTTGAATCACATTTTATAGATTATATACCTACTATTGATATTATGAATAATATTGATGATATTGCAGAAACAAATGTTATAGAAGATTATTTGATTGATATTGATACGGAATTTAATATTCGCTTTTATGATATGGAACAACTACCTATGGATTTATACGGTTTAGATGAATATTCTGGGCCTGAAGATCAAACAACATTAATCGGTATGAAAGATTTAATGCATCAAACTATTTTACATGAGTTTTATGAACAGTTAAATGTAGCTATATTAGACTCTATTTGGACTGATATAGGTATTCTTTATGATGTACTTGATATTCCTGGGCATGACGAATTTGCTATTGATGAATATTATCATCAAAGTAATCCTACAATATTAGGTCAGGATATAAGTACTATGGTCTATGATTCACTATTAGAACAAGGGTTTGAAACGGAAATATTAGATATGAGTGATATTTCATTAAAAGATAAATTTATTGCTAAATTAGATATAGTGGAAAGTGAAAATGTTCAGATATGTCCAATAGATACAATCCATACAGAAATACATATTTGGGCAGGACGACAAAGGGAATCATTTATAACTGAAAATGGAACATTTATACCAGGACATAATGAGTTTGCATACGATGAATTTTATCATAACTCTGCTGATCTAGATAGAATTGCGAATATGGTAGATTCTTTATTAATCGATGCATTGGGTGTTATACGTGTAGATTTCGGGTTTATGCGAATGTTACCAATAGATCCATACGGTGATTTAATTTCACAAAAATTTTATAGAGCTAATCAACCTGGTTCAGATATGCATAATGCAAGAGTTAGAGATTCTTTATTATATGATATACACATTTTTAGCAAGGATATAATTCGTATAAATCTATTAGATTTTTATACTATTGATATAATTGATGAAAATTTAAGAAGTGAAATATATTCACATATTGATAATGATAATATTTCTGAAGAATATTTTGCTAATAAAATTACTGATTCATTAATTAATAGACATATCAAATATGACTTTAGAGAGTATATAGTTTCTTTAGATAAATATGCAAGTATTATTAATGATATATCAATAGTTAGTATTTTTGGAACTAATGCTGCAAATACAGAGCGAGATAACTTATTTAAATTAGAAATTAGTGATAGTATATCTATTGATACTAAAAATAAAATGAAAATAGAAAGAGGAATGACTAAATTTGATAGAGATTATTTAAGATCAATAAAAATTGAAGAGGATAATTTTGTATTACTAAAATATAAAGATAATAATTTAAGAGCTAGGTTAATAGAGAATCTTAAAACATATTTTAATATGATTGAAAAAACTAATATTTTATTAAATGAAAATAATTATGATATTATTAATCAAATAGCTTTAGAAAAACAAGAAATATCTTTATTGGATCGATTATATTATGGGCATCAAAGTAAATTTATTATAGATGGAATGACAGTATCACTAAACGATAAACTTATTGATGTTTTGTCTAATAAAATATATACTGATTCATTGGTTATTTCACAAACAGAGAAAACTATTTTAGAAGATATTGCATTAGATTATGAATTTGATGGCAAGCGATTATCAGAATATCATGATTTATATGGTCAGATGGGATATACTGATGAATCGATAGAACGTTCAATTACATCAAAATTAGATGATAGTTTAATTTTTACTATGACGGATACATTTTATGATAATACTTATCTTACTTTATATGATTATTTAATGCAAGATATATCAAATAACATTCAGGATAGTATATCTGTAAATATTATAGATTCAATAACCAGTTATATCAATATAGTTAAAAAACCCTGGATATGGCAAGAATTTGATAAATTTGGTCATGATGAAGTACCGCATATGTTCCATGGTATATCTGAAGAATTCGATATAACCGCAGAACTTAGAGAATATTTAAGACTTGATTCTATGAATTTATTATACGATTCAAATGCATTGATAACATTTACTGAGAAAATTTTAATTGATGAAGAAATAGAAATAGATGAAATAGGTACAAATATATCAATGACTGATGAGTTAAAAATTATTGAATTTGGTTTTAAAGATAACTTATATATTCAAAATCATGATAATAGTATTATTAGAAAAGAAAATATTGACACTATAACTAACATATCAATTTTTGATACTGTATGGTATGGTTACAAGTTAAGAGATAATTATATGAATGTTCAAATGGTTGATTATCTTGATTATGGTTTTGAAGATGTTAAAATAAGTGAAACAATATTTAAAGTGAGTTTATCAGATTGGTTGCTAACTAAATTTAATTTAGAAGAAGAAAAATCTAATATTATATTTTCGGATAGTTTAGTAGAAATTTATGACACTAATATTTTTTATGATGATAGTATTAATACTAAAATTAAAGATACTCTTCTTATTGATGAATACCGTACTTTAAATTTAGATGATAATGTATCTGTAACTCTAAGTGATAAATTATATTTAAATGATAATAAAATTTTTACAGATTCTTTAACTGTTCAATCCGATAATGAACAAATATCATATGGGAAGGGTAAATGGTTTACAGATAAAATAAGAGGATTTGTATTGAACAGGTTGAGTGTTGATGAATCTGCCGATAACCCATCAGATATTGATGTTCAAATGAATGAAATATTCCAATATAGTGTTGTAAATGATCCACGGGGAAATATTGCATCGGTAAGAACTTATGAACGTTTAAAATATGGTATGATATTTAGTGATCAATTAGATATATCTATTTTTAGAGATGAACAATTATATATTTCTAGAAAATGGACTGTGAACAGATATGGTGTAGATAATGTAATACATGAAAAAGATGATGTTGGGATGGAATATTATGATGATTATTCAATAGATAATAGTGTAACCTCAGGTTTATTCGATGATTTAAATGTTATAAGTGAATTTTTTATCCGAGATACACTAACAGTATATCCTGATGATATGTTAGACATATCTCTTAAACAAGAAAGAATAAATACAAAAGATATTATTTCAATTAATAATTCTGATAATCTTATGTATGGGGTTGGTTATTATGATTATATATGGGATTATAAAGAATGGGAATCTTTTGGTTATAATGTTCCTTATGAGACTTGGGTTGGGCAAATTCCTCATGACGAAATACCATATAATGAATTTGAATATGATCAACAAGGTGATGATTTATCTCAAATTACAACCGGTGTTTATGATAATTTAATTGTTGGTTTTGATTATTATTTTAAAGATACCTTAAATATATCAATACAAGATATTTCTGGTTTTGATTATTATCAATATATGAGTGGATTTTACGAATCATTAAATATAAATGTTCTTGATAATATTAATTCTAGTTATTTAATATTAGATAATAAAAAATTACAAACGAAAATAAGAGCTGAACAAATGAAGTTATCTTATGAATTTGATGATTTAGTTAAGAATCACCTATTTAGTTATAATGATAAATATAGATTAGAAAGTATAGATATTTTAGATCCAAATATTAATCAGATTATTGCATCAATTTTTAAATATCGTATGTATGAAAAAATAGATATAGATATAAATAATGATATATTAACAAGTGCTTTATTTAGATTTGATGAATATATGTCTTTAGATACTGATTATAAAACAAAAATAGATTTATATAAAGAACAAACTGACGGTTCTATAGCTAAATCAATGACTGTTATTAAGGATAATACTTCATCAATAGTTGAATTGATATTTGGGGATTATACAGAAGTTGGAATTATTGATAAAATACAAGGAACTTACGCTGAAAATCCTAATGTATATCTTTAAAACTTAATAAAAAAATCTTTTTTAAAATAAAAAAAGGTATTTGAATATAAATAAAATAAAACAAATAAAAAATTGTTCAAGGGGAACCAAAATGAGTATGAAAGAAATGTCAACACCGAGTGTAATTGGTACATTAAAAGTATTTGATGGCTTAGATTTAGTTGTTGAAAAAAGAAATAAAATTAAATTAGATAACTTTGTTAGAACATTAGCATTTGGAGCGGTTCATGGTGATGTAACTAATGCTGATGCATATAGAATAGCAACTATCAGATTTGGATCTGGTGGAGAAGATGTAGATGGTAATGAAAAAACTCCAGATGTATCTACCGACACATTATTTGAAGCGGCACATTCAGAAGATGTAGTTGGATCTGGGAATGGTATCAAAGTTTTAGACATTACAGATGATGCTAATAATATAATTGAACCAAATTCAAAAATTATTGAAGTTAATGCTACTATCAGTTCAACAGAAGCTAATGGTGTTAAATTTAATGAATTAGGTTTATTTGATATATCAAATAAAAAATTAACACATATCACATTTGATGGTATTACTAAAACTGAAAATAGAACACTTTCATTTACTTATCAAGTAGAGATTACTGTTTCTTAATTTTTAACTATTCATATCCACTAGAACTTATTTTATAGAAGGTTATACCTTCTATAAAAACTCCATACCCTATATTGCTGCAAAATTAACTTTTCATATTATAATCTTATTATTTGGTATAAATAAATCATTATAAGGAGTAATTGATGCAAGTTTATAATAAAGAAGATTTTCTATTAGATAATATATATGATGCTTTGTCACCCTATATTACTGAATTAGAAACATTAGAATTCAAATATAATACATTGAATGATCAAGTATTAACAATTAAAAAAGATTTTTTCCATGATTTATTTTTATATGAGCAAATGAAAATAAATGACAAAACTATAATTCCAGATAAAATAGTTTTATCTCAATATAAACTTTTAGAAAAAGATGAGAATTATTTACGTATAAAAAAAGAAATAGATGACTATAAAAGAAAAATAAATAATATTAATAAAATAATAACTGATAAAAGAAAATATTTAGGTGGTCTTTTTAAATTTGATCAACTAAATTATATTAAATATATAGAAATTTTCACTATATTTCTTGAAAATGAAGATGATATTGTATTAGACTCATTATTTGAAGAAATTTTTAATAATGAATTTTTAGATAAAGAACTATATTATAATATTAAGTGGACCAGAAATTATGAGATTTTTAATTTAATAGTTGAACAAGCTCCAGAAGAAATGAGAGCAATAATGCAGTATATAATTGATTATAGATATATAAACGATGTTCAATTTGATTATAATTTTATACCTATTGTAGAAGAAAACCCTATGCTTGATCGAATGTATGAATATGAATATCAATTTAATAAAAAGGATTCTTAAAAATGAGTACTATTACAACTGCACCATCAAAACCATTACCAACTAATAATGCCTTAAAAGCAAAAAATGCCATCAGAGCAAAAAGTCCTTCATATGATGATGCTTGTAAAAAAACATCTCAAGCCAAACAAGATGTTATGGATGCAAATAATAATTTACAACAAAAAAAGAACGATATTAGCAAATTGGAAAACAAAAAACAGATAGCTAAAAATAAAATAGAAGCAAATAATGATAAAATAGAAGCAAATAATGATAAAATAGAAGCAAATAATGATAAAATAGAAGCAAATAATAAAGCTATAGTCGATTTAAAAGTTCGAGAAGAGGAATTATATAATGTTGCTATTGATAATTCAAAATCTCCAGAAGAAGTAGCGGCAGCAAATGAAGCATATGAGAAAGTTGTAGCGGAGAGAAAAGCATTAGAATCGGAGAATTCTACATTAGCAACAGAAAATGGAGATTTAACAACAGAAAATGGAGATTTAACAACGGAAAACGGAAATTTAGAAGATGGTATAGAAGATTATGATAAAGATATTGAAACTGCAGAAAATGAACTGTCGGCTCTTGAAAATGATGTATCGAAAAGTGAAGATATTTATTCAGAATCATTAAAGAATGAAGAAAAAATAAAAGAACAATTAGCTGAAGATTTCCCGGAAATTTATAAAGATATGGTAGATGCTGTTGAAGTTGCAAAAGAACAAGATGAATCAAATTTAAAAACGAATGCTGAAAACATTGAAAAAGATAAAGAGAATGCTGAAATAGCAAAAAAACGTGCGGCTATTCAAGCAAAGATAGATGCTGAAAAGAAACGTATAGCTGATTTAAATAAAATTGTTAATGATCCTAATGCAAGTATTAGAGAAAAACAAAATGCTGCCACCCAATTATATGATACAACACATAAGATAGAAGAATTAAAAAAGAAAACCGCCGAAGATCTTATTTTGGATCAAATTTACAGAGATTCAGCAAATAAATTAAAATCTGAAAATGAAGGGGCATATCTAAAATTTGATGCAAAAATGGCTAATACTGATGGTGAGTTAGAAAAAATAATCTCACAGCATATACAACCAAAAAATAAACATGCTTATATGGGTGAATTTCCCTCAAAATTATCAGATTTAGATTGGATGGTTAAAACCATAGATAGACCTAAAGTTGATATAGAGAGTATTGAACAAATCCGATTCAATGTTAAACGACAGTATCCAGTAAAATATAACATTGGTGATGTTAGTGTTACATTTTGGGATGATGTCGATCATAAAACAGTTTCAACCCTATATTCGTATTTTGCTGGTGATGTATGGGATCATAAATCAGTTGGTAATACTGGTACTTTTCTTTTAAGAGATTCAATATTAATACCTGTATTCTCTATATATGATTTGAGTGTTGAGACAAATAAACATTTAGAATATAAATTTGAAAATGCGGTATTAAGTAGTTTTGATTTTGATGCAGCAGATGATGAAGGTGATGAAACTGTATATACCGTACAAGCAGTATTTAAAGTAGAAAAGTTTAATGTTATTCAAGGTTCATCTCCTAGGGTATTAAAAAAGGGGAACAGTCCTATTTGGAGATAAAATTAGATTTTTAATAAATAAATATAAAAAGGAATAATTATGTTTGATCTGGACAACGTTTTATCCCCCTTAGCATCAGTATCATTAACAAGCGGGACAAGTTCAGCTATAACCGGAATATTAGGTAATACTGCTGATTCTGCTATGAGTAATCTTTTAGGTTCAGAACCTTGTCCTAGTGGTGCTGGCGGTGGACAAGGTTCTGGAGACGCTAATAATGATCCTTGTGGGTCTGGTAACAACGCCTTATTAAATGCTGTTGCTGATTTGGGTATGTCTCTAGCTGGACCTTCAATATCGGAAACAGGAAATTTTATAGGATCGGGATTAGATAAAGGTATAGGAACTATTTCATCAACATTAGGTGATGGAATAGGGGCAACAACAAATGCTATTGGTGGTGCACTTGGAATGGAGCCAGATTCAAGTGGTCAAGCTATAATAAGTTCATCACTTGGAGCAGGAGTTGTTTCTGCAACAACAGGACAAAATGCTACAGATAGTGGTACAAACATTTTAACTAGTGCTGCAGTAACAGCATCAAATGAAAATACAACTGATTATTTTTCAAGTGTTAAATCAGCTGTAGTTTAAAAAATTATTCATACCGTATTTTATATTCTATTTCGTATTCTTTTATTTTTTCTTTATAACGTCTTGGAACAACAATTTGTAAAATTGCATCATTAACTAAGGTTAAAGGTGAGTCTACAATAACTAATTCATCCTCAGTACCTAAAGAATTTATATAATTCTCAAAAGGTATATAATTGGTATCATATATATAATCCTCAATTTCTGCAACAGACATTTCAGATAAAATTAAATCAATATCCAGTACACCATTATCCATATAATCGTCAAAGAATTTTAATGAAAAATTATCGGTATTATTCCAGTTTATATTTTTATAATTTTCCCTAAAATAATCTTTAGAACTTTTATATTTACCTTTTGTTATAAATGATAAAATGCTTGGTCTTTTATCTAACCATTCAGTAGAATATCTAACTGTAAATATTTCATTACTTTTTTTTAATAACTCTTTATCAAATGTTACTTCAATAGTTCCATATTCTTCTAAATATTGGTTAATTGTTGAACTACGTTTAGTTGTTAATGCTATCCAATTTTTACCATCAACAATACCTTTTCTTTGATCTCTTAATGATTTATCATATGAATATACTTGACCATCTTTTAGTAAATCTAAAATCCATTCAAATGAACAATATTTAAAGAGTCTATTTTCATTTTGGTCTCTAGCTTCATATATAGCTTTTAGTTCTTTAAGTTGCATATGTCGAAACTCCTATTTAATTTAATCTTATTTATTCAACAAAATAAATATTTTATAAAAAAAGATTAATAAAGTATAAATAAAGAAAAAAGGATTACTATATGAACTATAAAGATTTAATATACAAAATAACTAGTAGATCTGATAATAATTTAAATATAGAAAAAAATAAAGATGTAAATCCTGCAAAGAAATCTGTTCAAGTTAATAATTTAAATATTGGGGTTATTGCTAATGATGATTTAGAATTATCAGATGATATGATATATGCATTAAAACGAGAAATAGAACGCACATTAACAGTTTTATTTAATAGTCCTATATCTGACCAATTTGCTTTTTTACCATATAATAAACGTTTATTAGAATATATGACACCGTTATTTCCTTCTAGAGATTTTCATTATGTAACAACTAGAGAAGAATTTAATGATATAAAAAAATTAAAACAAGAAAAATTAAATATTAAATCCATTTATCCTAGTTTAAATAAAAAGGAAGACTTTTTAAAAAAAATAGATTATTTAGTAACCCTTAATTATGAAATAGAAGAAACAATGAAGTCGTATCTAGACAGTCATAAAATTATGATATTTCCTATGTCATTTCGTGGTACTGAAAGTTTTTCACAAAAGGAAAAATTAGTAACACCAGACCCAACAGGTTGGAGTTACAATTCTGCATCTGGATTATGGACTAAAACTTGGGGTGATGATGGTTCCCAAACTATTCAAGGGTGGTAAATTTAAAATCTAATGCCTTGAATTCCTCCTTTTGGAGATTTTGAGACAGTTTGAGTATTTAATTTATCTTGATTTTCAGCTAAACTTTTATATGCTGCTTGATATGCTTCATCTGGTTTACCAGGAAACATTTCTTCTAAATTTACACCATTCTCAATATAATTCTCATTAGGTATAGTTGGGATATTCCCTTTTTGTATGCTGTTTAATTGTTCTTTAGCAACTTTTGGATCCATAAGATCGTCATTATTAGAAGTCTCATTAAATTGTTCAATCGGTGATTTTAGAGGTTTTTCTTCATCGAGTCTTAAATGATTCTCAATAGCATCCAATCTGTTTCTCATTTCAATCATTAAAAACGTTATTTGATTTAAGCGTTCAAATAACTCTAAGGGTTTAAATTTTTTTAAAGCATTTTCGATTTCAGCATATGAGTCTGTAACCTTTTTAAGTTCGTCCATACTATCATCTATAATTGCAGATTGAGATGCAACTTTTTTTATTTCATCATCAAGTGAATTATTTAATTTTGATTGAAGATTGGCCTTTCCATCATTATCTATTTGTTGTATATGCGTGGGTATAATCGAATTATTTTCTTCTGAAATGTCTGAAATGGAAGTAGATAATGACTCTGTGTTATTAAAATATTTACTCATGTAATAAATCCTCCTTTATATAATTATTTATACAAAGGAGTGATAAGAAAAAGCTATTTTCTTATGATCATTTTTACAACTTGATCTTTCATAAGTTGTCTAGTAAACATTATTCTATTGTTAGCAACTTCTTGATAGTCCTCACCAGTCCATTGAATTTGTCTATCAACATAAACTTCAATTGCTCCAGCATTAGGAGTATATGTTTCATTATTCGGTAAAAATACATCATATGTTCCATCTGCTAAAATTGTTACACTTAATGTGATTGTTTTTATATCAGTTGATTGTGCTGTAAATTGTTGGATTCTCAACTTACCACCAACTTTCCAATCATTAACAATTATTGATTTTGTAATATTATCTACGGCATATTGATCTAATATTCTAAACATTCCATCAATTCTAACATTGTCATTACCGTTACTATCTACTTTTCTATCGATAATTAAACCATCTTGAAATACCATTGTTAGGTTCGATAATTGGTCAAACTTAGACGTATAAATTCTTTGAATATTATTTTTAGGAAGAATTTCATAATGATTTTCACTAGATAAATTATTTACATTAGTAACTTTTTTGTTGAATTCATATATTACTATCTCTTCACCTGCTACAACATTATCTAAGCTAAATGCCATAATATCTGTATAATCTTCTGGATCAACATTTAATACTGGATTACCTTCACTATCATAAATTGGATCACCATTAATATCTAATGCCGGTACTGTATTGTTATAAACTCTTTCAGCAAATACTTTATATGTATTTATTTGAGTTTGATTAGTATCTTCGGATTCAGGCTGTTTTCTTGTAATTAATTGACCATTTTTAAATACTAAAAGGAATTCATCTGCTACAAATTCGGTATTTTGTAATTGGAAATATTCATAGCCGTCTGTTGTTGCTGTAATTATTTCTTTAGTATATGTTAAATCATCTTCAGCTATTACATCTTTAGTAAAGAATTGATAAACTATAATAATATCCCCTTTAGCATTAGGATTAATAGCAAGTTCATCGATTGTTGGGCCATTACAATCTGAAACTACTAATTTACCGTCATCATTGATATAGAAATTAGTATCGTCTAGTTTCATACCATTTCTATATACTAAAATATCTTTTTGACTATCTATTTCATTGAACGTAAAAATATTAAACCCATCAACTGTAGCACCAAATTCTTCTAAATAAATATTATAGAATTCTGGTTGTGAAACTTGCATAACAGTTACTATATCACCTATTTGTACTCCAGATATAGATTCATCGTTTGTTTCTGCATCTCCAAAAATTTGTACTTTTCTTAATCCATCAACAGTATATGTAATACCATTATCATCGACAAGTGTTTCTTGAGTAATAATATTTATGTTTGCTGATTCTTGTAACATACCATTTCTATATACTAATAAAGGGCTATTTAAGTCAAAATCTTGATTTAACTCTATTGTTATCCAACCTTCATTTGCAGCTAAAGCCTCTTTATAATTAAATTCAATAGGAACATAATTATGTGGTAAGTAGAATTGAAAAAATCGTATTTCATCTAAAGAATTAGCATGCATTGTTAATGTATTATTAGTTGTATTGACTGTATAATTTACTGGAGAAACAAACAGATTATTTCTTGTTACGAAGAAATGATAATCTGCATCAATATCCATTAAACTAAAAGTAACAGTTTTTTCAGTATCATTAAAAATATAATCGACATCAACTTCACCATATCCAGCAGTATTTTTTGAAGCAGCTTGAAGCATATCTGTCATCATTTTACCCGCAACATTTAGAGTTGATTCTGTTGTATCTTCAACTGCTCCAATAGTAAAAGAGTTTTCTCGACTGAAGAATGATGATTTATAATCATTACCAGCAATTAACTGTATGATTGTATAAATTTCCCCTGCATTAGTATTAGGTATAATAATCTTATTTTCATTTGATTCATTGATTGTTAAATCGTCTGTAGGTATAAAAATACCTTCTTTAAATACTATAATAGATCCTAAAGATAAATCTGCTATTTGATTTGATGTTTTAATAGGGAATCTACTTTCAATTTCATCCAATATAGCCCAATCAGCATCAGTTAAGTCACTTTCAGAACTATTATCACCATACTGTGCTATTAATTCAACTAACTTAGCATCATATTCGGCTTTAACAATATCATATTCTTCTTGCTCTTCTAATGTTCTAGTATAGTTATCAATAGTAAAATTACCATTAATAGTTGATTTGAATTTTTTAACTAAATAATTTATAGAAATATCACCATTAAATTGTAAAATATCAATTTCATCATCACCCGCAGCACTATTAAGAATTAAATCTTGAGAATCTGTATAATAATCATCTGTAAATCTACCATTTCTAAAAACAAAAAATGATCTATTTAGATTAACTTTTTGAATATCAATAATTCTTCTTTCACCTTCACTTATATCTGGATGTATAACTTCAACAACATCAGATGTTATACCAACATTTTCAACAATAACATCTCTACTAACTGCTAGAGGTACTCTTGTTGTAATACCATCTGAAACTATAACTATTTCATGTGAGATTTCATCATAATTAATTGATACATCATCACCTGTTGTACTATTATCAATATTTATATTAATATCTTTCCAATCAGAACCATCATAGATTTTTAATGCATTATTAACATAAGCCATGTCACCATTTTTAGGACTAGCAGGAATTGTTAAGTGTGCTCTAGCATTTTCTGGTAAAGATGCCCATCTCCCATCTTTCATAACTTTTAATTCTGAACTTGTAGTATCTAACCATAATTGCCCGGCAGTAGCATCCAATGGTGTTTGGTAACTTACAATAGTGCTTGAATTATTAACAACCGTCCACGAAGTACCATTAAAAATCTTTAGTTCGGATCTTGTATTGTCGAACCATAATTGTCCTTCTTTTGGTGAAATTGGCGCTACACCGTATTCAATTAAACCTGTATCTTGTACAGCTTCCCAATTACTACCAACTTTAATTTTCATAGAGCCAGTTGAAGTGTCAAACCATACCATACCATCTTTAGCATCAGTTGGCATTGTTTCAGAAATATATGAAATTGCTGTCTGATCAATATCAGTCCATACTCCAGATTTTCTAATTTTTAATACATCATTACCATCTAACCAAAACATACCATCTTTAGCATCAACTGGTTCATTTACAGATTTTATAGCACCACCAAATTCTGGAATTTCAACCCATACAGGTGAAGTTTTAGTACCTTTATTAATATATAGGATATTTGAAAAAGTTGTACGGGTTATATGTAATGCACCAGTTTTAGCAATAGTTGGTAAAATATCACCTTCAGTAACAATTTCTGCACCTAATTCTTGCCAATAATATTCACCAGTAGATGGTTCTTGTTTATATATAAATATTTGACCTGTTGTGGTATTTGTCCAAAATTGACCAACCGGCGAATTAGTTGGTTGATTCGTACTTTCAATAGTTGAGATTAATCTTTGGAATTGTGAACCATCATAAACTTTAAGATTATTAATATTCTTATCATACCATAAATCTGATGCTTCACTATCACTAGGTTGAATAAAAGATGCTATTGAATTAAAACCAAATGAAACCCATTCAGTACCATTAAAAACTTTTAATACATTTACATTTGTATCAAACCAAGTAGTACCAATAGACACATCTGTTGGTGGTATAGTCCCTGCATTACTTTCTTGTAATTCAGTAACTAAAGCATCAAATTTAGCTTCAATATCTGTATCTTTATTAATTATTTCCCATTCTTGTCCTATTGTATAAACTGATAAAACACCTGAACCAGTATTATACCATATTTGACCAACTTGTGGGTTTTGTGGTTCAATTGAACTAGCAAAATTTTCTAGTAAGTGTACAAAATTGTTTACATATGCCTCACCCCAGTTTAAAACACCTTTACCTGGCAATTTTAAACTTGTTGATACATCATCATATGTTTTATTCGCAATATTAAGGAATTCGCTCCCATCTGCGTGTTTAACGATTAAACCCATATCATTTCTCCATCTCTAATATATTTTTTATTTATTTATTAGAGAATTTCCTTTTTCATAAGTAATAAAGAATTGAGATTGGTATAAATGTATGGGAAATCATTTTTAATCTTATTCATAAAGGAATTTAGAGTATTTAGTTTTAAATTATTTAAGTTTAAAATAAAAATTATATCATCGAAAGTTTCAACAAGTTCAAAAATAAATTCATCTGAAACTTTATTTTTGCTATATTTGTATATGATTTCTAATGATAAATTTTGGCGTAAATTTTTATATAAAGATAAGTCGGTTGGAGCAACTTCAAAGAAATATTTTAATGTTTCATCATTTATATCTAATCTAGTATTCATGTTGGTAAGAATAAAATAGGGTTGGTTTAATTTTTTTAATTCGAGAAATTTATTAGGATGTTTATTTAACCAATCAAATATTTTATAATTATCTTTTTCAAAAATTTTGTTTATAGCATTATCTATATTTAATTTTAATGTTAAATCTATATATCTATCAATATCGTTATCATATATAAAAGTTAATAACTTATCGTCAATAGATAATATTTTATTATTTAGTACTTGATTGGTTATTTCTTTATAGAAAGTGCACTCATATTCAAATTGTTTATTTTTTGTAAATATATCTTTAATTATTAAAAAAGTTTTAAAATCTAATATAATATTATTATCTGTAACTTTATCTTTATAATGGATTATTATTTTTAAAGCTTTATCAAAATTATTATGATTTTGATATTTTAATAAATTACGTAATAATAAATCTGTTTTTAAATTAATAAAAAAATCAAAATAAAATTTTAGTTCATTATTAATATTTTTATTAAATGGTATCATAGCAAATTCATCATTTTCTAATAATTGAGTAATTAAAATTTCTAAATTATTCATAGCCCATATCTTTTGGTGTTGTTGGTGGGTGTGAAGGTTGTTGGTCTTTTTGAACATCAAAGTCTTCACAATTAAAGTTTATATTTGGTGCATCTACAAAAATATCTTGTCTAGAACGTATTTCAATTTTAGCATCACTTTCAATTACTATTTTTGTATCTGCATCAGCAACACCAATATAAAATGTTTTATTCATTTCATCTAAGATTAATTGTTGTGAACCATCACTCGTAGTTATTTGAATTTTACTCATACCACTTGGAGTATCTAGCATAATTATTTCATGTCCTTGCATAGTAATGATTTGTGTTCTTTGTCCGCCACCATCACCAAAATCCTGTGGTAATTGAATAATTCTATGATTATTATTAGCTTGTGGTGGTGCTGGACTCATATCGATTGGATTTGCAGCCATTTTTAACTCCTTTCTTAACTTGGATCAAATTTATTTATTAATGCACCTTCTGTTACATCAATATCTGTTAAAACTGACGGTCTTATTACTTCTGGTATAGTTGGAGCTCCACAAGGTGTAGAATGTGAAATACCGCATGCTACTACATTATATGAACCACTTGATGATTGAATATCATAACCTAAATTTGCTCTCATTTGAATCATATTATCAGCATGTAATAAAAGATTATTTGCTGCATAGATACTAATATCCCCAGTTAATGGTTTACCACCAGCACCTTTACCTGCAAGATTGTGATTCTGGATAGTAATATCACCATTTTCAACATCCATAGTGATTTGCATCATTTTATCATTTGTAGTTAATTGTATCTTACCTTTATTTGATGCTTGCATATGTCCAATAGTTCCTTGATCATGATCCAATAATAATAATTCATGACCAGAAGTAGTGTGAGCATGAATCCTTGGACATAATGGGCTATCAGCAAGCCAAATTTTTTGATATGCTTCAGTTTGAATTAACTGATATGAAGAAAAATCGATTTGATTTGGATCCAACAATCGATGTCTTTCTTCCCCCATATCATCAATTAAATATGGTGTTTGCATGTGATCGACAAATAACATATGGTGTTTTTGTGAAGCAAACCACATAGCATCATAAAGATCGGGTAAACCATCTTCCATATAGATGTGTTTGCCTCTATATGAATTCAATAGAACTTTTTCATCAAAATCAATATCAGACATAACTAATTGATGTCCTTTTTTTGTAGATAACATTGCTCTTCGTTTATAAATTGTGTTAGATAAAGTTAAATAATGCCCAACGTTAAAATGCTGATTCTCTGGATCATATTTATCTCCAGTATCTTCGATCCATTTTTTAAGTTTTTTTCTAAATGGTGCTCCAGCAATCCATGGCACTTTTGGAATTTTATCATTCACATATCGTTCATCGCCTTTTGCCACTTTTAAAGTTTGATAAATTGGGCAATATGTTTTTGAAGTTTCATGTGTACCATCAGTCATTCTATCATCTAACCGAATTTCTCCACGTACTTTATCTGGTAGATCAGCTCCAGTATCAGGGTGTGGTTCTTCATGATAATCATGTCCATTTGTTGCTAATTTAATATATTGTGACTCGTGTGATAAAGGTGGTTTATCAGTTCTCTGAGTCCAAAATTCTTTATTTATATTAAATCCTTCCCATAAATCTCTATAATCTGTTTGTCGAACAGGTGAATATTTTTTATGATTTCTTCCAGCTGTACCAGGTGAAATACTGTGATTTCCTATATCTACCATCTGTAAAAAGTTATTTTCGGCAGACCTATGTTCAACTAATTTTGCTGTTGATCCCCATTTATCATGTATTTTTGTTGTATTATATATTAAATGGTCATTTTTTCTCCATCTATGTAAAAAAGAAGCAGGTTGGAAAACATCACCTAAAACTGGCTTTGCTAAATGTAGTCCTCGAGTTGTTAAATTAGGCCAATGGGATGAATTATATTCTAATGAGTTATTTTGCATATTTTGAGCTTCAACTGGAATATTAGTTCCAGGAAAATTTAAACTAGGACTATTAATAGAGCCTAATATAATATATAATTTATTAATATATGTATAAAATACATAATCACCATATTCTGGAACACAATATACACCATGACCTTCACCTCTTATTGGGGATAATAGTTCAGCCCATTTATATCGTTCTATCTCTTTATTTTTCGCATCAGTATGTACTTGTTCTGAATCTTCAACGTTTCTTTTCAATGCCTCAACATCAATTCTGATACGACCTTGATTAGTATGATCAGCACGACCAATTACTTTTGCAATTCCAAAAACGCCATTCCCATCGACATTTCTAAGTCGATTTATTTCTCTTCTACCATTTTCATCGAATGTGCTCATTTATTTCTCCATTTATTATAAAATTCTACTGATTTGCAAAATATAAGTGTGATAATTTAATTTGAGTTGAATTACCATTTAAACCTATTGTATGTGTTACTGTTGAAATACGATATTTATTTGAAATCCCTTTTACTAGCTCTAATTTATTGCAATCTGGGGAAGTATACCAGAAGAAATCAAGTTGTGTTCCTTGCATAATATGTATTCCCCCTCCAGTTGATCCCTCAATAGCATCTTTTAATAATCCTCCGTGAATTATAGGTGTAAAACCATATGAATATGGCAATTCAACTTCAATTACAAACTTTGGAAATTTTAGTTTATTTAAAAGAGTATCTATACCTGCCCATGATCCATCAGCTGCAAACTCATGAGGATTATTAGCTCCAGTTACTTGAGTATGTGTTTGTCCTTCAATAGGTGTATTTTTTTCTGGTAAACATTGTCCGGTTGTTTCAGCAGCACCTTTTCCAGTTCCTGTATTTTCAAGTTCTTTATCGATTACTTGAGTTGCTAATAATGATAAAAGAGGTTTAAAATCCATACCAACTAGTTGTCCTCTAAATCTAGAGCCGTTACAGTTATCATCTGTTCCAATACAAATTTTATCTGTGCTAATTACACTTTTTTCATCTTCTAAGCCCCAAATTTTAACATCGATATGAATAATATCACCTTCAGTTTTTTCAAAATTCACTTCAATGGTAGGCTTATCATTTTTTACGCCTTTTTCATTTAAGAATATAATGTTAAAAAAATCTATAATAGCATCAGATATAGTTTTACCTGCACCAATCTTATATGGTTCAATAGTTCTTACATTTTCTTCTGTTTTTTCAGTTCTGTGTATTGGAGTCAACCATAATTTATTTGTTGGATTACCAAAATTAAGTTTGATTGTTTTTGCATTACACTTATTATGATTTTTTGCTGCAGTATTCCATTCAGTTTCAAGTTCTGATAAAAATTGCATAAAATTTGTACCTGGTTCAGTCCACCCATTAACTTCTATTTCTTCAGTATTTGTAACGTATTCAGATCTAGCATGCATCAACATAGGTTTACCTGTAAAAGTGTATGTGAAACCTTGAGTTGGTGAAAATTCAACAGAACAACCTTCTCTATCAGGTACGTAAATCGCAGCATCACCAGACCAAAGAGCACCTGTTGAATCAGGACCTTTAAAATAAATCCAATATGATCCCGTTTGCAATTTCATAAAATTTTGAAATGTTTCACCTGCAATATCATGTAGAGTAAATGTTATATTCGCATCAGTTTTATCGCCAAATGAACCGGAATTAACAAACCCCCATTTTATTTCAGATAATGACGTGCCCTTTTTATAAGAATAAGTATCGGCTAGTAATGTTAAATCACCCTTATTGTCAATAGTACCGATTTTTAATTCATAATGCATCATTACTACATCAGATTTTCCTACTGCTGTGTGTATGTCGCCTGCAAATCCAGAACTATCATAAGCCATATAAGTAATCCTTTTTTTATTATATTTTCTTTATTTATTCCCTAAAATATGATAAATTAAAAAAGAAAAAAATATTGTAAAATTTTCATAAATTAGTATAAACTAACACTATAAATATATCCAATATATTATACAAATAACAAGTTTAAAAGGGATTTCAAGAATGGCTAAACATTATAAAATAGTAAAGAGAAATGGAGATATTACCCCATTAGATATAACAAAAATAAGACAGGTTATTGAATGGGCTGCTGATGGGTTAAATGTGAATCCTATTGAATTAGAATCGAATATCCATATGAGATTTCGTAACAATATGACGACTAAAGAAATACAGGAAAATTTGATTGATACTGCGTTACAACTAACTTCTATTGATGAACCAGATTGGAGAATTTTAGCAGCAAGACTAAAACTTATGGATCTATATAAAGATGTGAAGTTTGAAAAAGGTTATGAAACATTCGGATATGATAGTTATTTAAAACATATTAAACAATCTATAAAAGAGAATTTGTATGAGTCATCAATATTAGATTATTATGATGAATCGGAGATTAAAATTATTGGTAAATTTCTTAATGTTAATTATGATATGTCATTTGATTATGCTGGTGCAAATTTAATGATAAACAGATATTTATTAACACGGGGATCTAAACCATGGGAATTACCTCAAGAAGCATTTTTAACTGCTGCATTATTAATTGAAAAAAACCAACCAAAAGAATTAAGGTTAGATAGAATTAAAGATACGTATGAAAAATTAGCACAACGAAAATTATCTCTGGCTACACCTATGCTTATGAATTTAAGAAAACCATTCGGTAATTTATCGAGTTGTTTTATTGCAGCAATGGATGATTCAAGAGATAGCATTTATTATGTTATCGATCAAATTGCTGAAATATCTAAGAATGGTGGAGGAGTTGGTTTAAACGTTTCCAGAATTCGTTGTAAAGGTTCATGGATTGGACAAATGCCAAATGCATCTGGTGGTGTTGTACCTTGGATTAGAAATGTTAATGATACTGTTGTAGCCGTTAATCAACAAGGGAAAAGAGCTGGGGCTTGTACTGTTGCATTGGATATATGGCATATGGATATTGAGGATTTTTTAGAACTTCAAACGGAAAATGGTGATCAACGAACAAAAGCATTTGATATTTTTCCACAAGTTGTTATCCCTGATGAATTTATGCGTAGAAATAAAAAGAACCAAGATTGGTTTATGGTTGATCCTTATGAAATTAAGAAAAAACTTAATGTTGATTTAGCAGAATCTTGGGGTGAATCGTTTGAAAAAGTTTATAGAAAGATTGAAAAGATGATTTTAAAAATTGGTCAAGAGGCTAATATTGATTTAACTGAATTATATGATGAGGAGTTTGATACTACTTATAGAGGCTTAATTTCTGGAAGAGAGGATGAATATAAAGTATTAAAATTAGTTAGACGTACAAAAGCAAGAGAATTATTTAAAACTATAATGAAGACTCAAGTTGAAACGGGTATGCCTTATTTAACTTTTAAAGATGCTATGAATAGAGCTAATCCAAATAAACATGATGGAATGATTGGTAATGGTAATTTATGTCAAGAATCGTATTCAAATTTTAGACCATCTAAGGTAATTGAGAATAAAATTGAAGAAGAAAATGGTAAATTTAAAATTATAAGAGAAACTGAAGCTGGGTTAGTACATACTTGTAATTTGAATAGTATTAATCTTGCTAATATAGAAGATGAAGCTGATTTACATAGTGCTTGTGAAACAGCAGTAAGATTATTGGATAATGCTATAGATTTTACTGATGTTCCTATTAAAGAAGGTGAAATTCATAATAATGTATATAGAACTATTGGTGTTGGTTCTATGGGATTAGCTGATTATTTAGCTAAACGCAATATTGCATATACTAAATCTGATGAAGTTGTTGATAAACTATTTGAGAACATAGCTTACTATACTATTAATGCATCGATCAATTTAGCTAAAGAAAGAGGAAAATATCCAAAATATGATGGTTCGGAGTGGTCTAAAGGATTAATTTTAGGTAGAGATAGACAATGGTATAAAGAAAATACAGATAATCCAGAAAGATGGATGAACACTTTTGATAGACTTGAGAAATACGGTATAAGAAATTCACATCTACATATGATTGCTCCAAATACAAGTTCATCGTTGGTGCAAGGGTGTTCGGCATCGGTATTGCCAATTTTTAGTAAATTTTATGTTGATAAAAATTCTAAAGGTGCAGTACCAATAATGCCCCCATTTATTAAGGATAAAATGTGGTTTTATCAAGAATTTAAAAATATCCCACAAAAAGACGTAGTACGTATAATCTCTATAATACAAAAATGGACAGATACGGGAATATCTATGGAATTGATATTTAATTTAAATTTACCAGAAGTAAATGCCAAATATATGTATGAAACATTAATGTATGCGTGGGAACGTGATATGAAAACGGTTTATTATATTAGAAGTGTCCAAAAAAATTCATCTGATGTTTCTGAAAAAGAAGAATGTATTAGTTGTAGTGGATAAAATATCTATTTCCCTATATAGAAATTATAAATAATTGAAAAGTATAGGGGGAATAACTATGATTATAATAGATAAAAAAACCGATTTGTCATTATTAGTTGTAACTAATCCGAATTGTTCGGTTTGTAGAGAATTACAAAAAAATAATGATTGTGATAAAATTCCATTAACTCGTAAGTTGCTATTGGCGCCATTTAGTCCTATGGATGAATTAGCAATACAAGTAATATTTAAATCAAAAAATCCATTAAATGCATACTATCAATTATTATCTGGGCAACCTTTAAATAATATTGAAATTGATTGGAATAAAGATATTTCGGACGTATGGAATAAAAATATTTCTATGTTTGACTATTTATCATCAAATTATGATATAAAAGGTACTCCAGCTTTTTTTATTGTTGATAGTAATGATAATGTGATTGAATCTATAAAAATGGAAATGACACCAGTAGAAGTATTAAATTATAATATTGATAAATTTCTTCATCTTAATAAATAATAATAAATTATAATGGAGAAATTTAAAAATGGCTAAAATAAAATTACATAATCCTGAACTAGCTAAAAATAGTAAATTTTCAAATTTAGTACTTGAAAGTTTAACATCAGATCCAACATTAAATGGTGTTGAATCTGTTGGTCGTTTATGGTTTAATAATACGGATAAAACATTTAAAGGTGGTTTTTTAGATGCTGATGGAACAAACGTTGAAATTAAACCTATCGGTATCGATAATAGTGCTGATGTAGAAGCAAATACTGAAGCTATAGAACAAGAAATAGTAGATAGAACTTCTGCAGATACAACATTACAAACAAATATTGATTCTGAAATATCTAGAGCAACAGCAACAGAAGGGGATATATCAGCACTTACTACGGATGATACGACCAACTTAGTTACTGCAATTAATGAAGTAGATGCAAATACAGATATTAATACAGCAAGTATTAATACTGAAATATCTAGAGCAATATCAGTAGAAGGTGATTTAGCGACATTAACTACAACTGATAAAACAAATTTAGTTACTGCAATTAATGAAGTAGATGCAAATACAGATATTAATACAGCAAGTATTAATACGGAAATGTCTAGAGCAACATCAGTAGAAGGCGATATATCGGCACTTACTACCGATGATACGACCAACTTAGTTGCTGCAATTAATGAAGTAGATGCAAATACAGATATTAATACAACTGCTATTTCAAACATAGTAGATGATTTATCAACTAATTATTTAAATAAAACATCTTCAGACTCCCAAGTTGTAACAGCAGAAACAACATTTTCTAATAATTTAATAATACAGGGTGATCTTACAGTAAGTGGAACAACTACCACTATTGAAACAGAAACATTAAAAGTTGCTGATAACATTATAACATTAAATGATGGTATTGGTGATGTGGATCCAACTGAAAATGCAGGTATTGAAGTTGATAGAGGAAATGAAGGATTAACAACAATATTACAATGGAATGAAACTCTTGATCAAGTTGAAATTCAATCAGATGGTAGCCTTAAAAAAGTAGCAACTGAGGATTATGTTGATACCGCTGATAATATATTACGTGCAGACATAGACACTATATCATCGGATCTATCAACAGAAATTACAAATAGAACTAATGCTGATGATAATTTGCAGTCTAATATTGATACTGAAGCCACAACAAGAAGTGATGCAGATGCATCATTAGATTCTCGTATTACGGACTTAGAAACTCAAATCGATAGTAAAATAGGTGATTTATCAGATCTAACAACTGATGCACAAGATACATTAGTAAATGCTATTAATGAAGTTGATTCTAATATAGATGGTGAAGTATCCAACCGAATTAATGCTGATTCAGCAATACAATCGGAAATTGATAGAGTTGAAACTGGTGCAGGTTTAAATGATGATGGTACGTATGTTGTTGAAGCGTTGACAAATTATATTTCATCAGCAACAAGTGTACATAATGCTACAGTATTATTAGATACCTCAATTAAAACTAATGAGGATTCAATATCGTCTATCGATATACGAGTTACTAATATCGAATCTCAAGTTGATGGTAAAATAGGTGATTTATCAGATCTAACAACTGATGCACAAGATACATTAGTAAATGCTATTAATGAAGTTGATGCTAATTTAAATAGTGAAGTAACAAGAGCAACTACTGCAGAAACAAATTTACAGACTGCTATTGATGATGAAAGTACTACTAGATTTAACAATGACGACGCTTTATCTACAAGAATTGACAATATTAATATCGCTGCAGGAATATCGGATGATACTTATACATCAAATTCCAATGCAACATATATAACATCAGCTACTTCATTGTATGATTCGGATAATATTTTAGATAGTGCTATTAAAACAAATTATGATAATTTGATTGCTACAACTTCTGGTAATGGTACAAATTATGTTGGGTATGATGGATATACAGAATCTGATACAAATATAGTTAATCCAACAATCGAATTAAATGCCGATACACTAAAGAATACACTTGATAATATTGCATCTTTAGTAAATACTAAAATCAATGATATTGAAAATCGTTATGTTAAAGGTGAAGTAGCAGAAGAAGATGCGGCAGACACTTATACTGTCGCTCATAATTTAAATACTGAATTTGTTGATGTTTCAGTACAAGTATATGATGCATCTGAATCGGTATGGAGATTCGATCTAGTAGTAACGGAAGTTATTGATGTTAATACTGTAAAAATTTCGTTAGCTAGTGGCGATGCTGAACAAATAAGATATGTAATTCAAGGTTACTAAAAATAAAAAAATGTAAAATAATCTCTAAAAAAAGGGATTATTTTATATGGACCAACAGAATATAAAAATTAACCTCCAAAAAATCTTACAAAACTTAAAATCTATTGACTTTTCCCAAATTAATATTGTTCAAAATAAAGAATATCTCCGAAATGAAATGTTTAAAATAAATGTGATCTTAGGAAAAATTTTAAGAGGTATCGATAAATGAATCAGGAAGAGATATTAAAAAAACAATTAGAAGCATGGATTGAATTTACATCTAAGTTAGTCGACAGAACATTATCAAAGAAAGTGATTGAAAAAAGAGATATTATAAAAATAGCACAGAAGGTCGAAGATGTTATTAATGTTTTGGATGGTAAATCAAAAATATCTGGTTGGAAGAATTAAGATTATTCTAAGATAAATCAATATATAATTTAGAAATAATTTCAAAAAGGTCTAAATATGAAAAAACGAACAAATGCGTATGAAAGAATGAAAAATAAATCAAAAAGTTCAAAAATTGATTTTAAAAGTGCATTAAAACAAGAAGAAACTTATTGGCTTGGTGCAGGTGGAGCAGCTATGCTAATAGCAGGGATATTTGATGGTGGTATTTCTGTGGCTTTAGCTTATGGTGCAAAAAAATTATATGATTATAATAACGGTAATTAATAATGTCAAGAGTAATCACACAAGTTTCTCCAAAAACTGTTTTGCGTTCAGCTATGAAAAAAGAGAATAAGCGGTTTTGGGTTTCTGGGATAAGAATCGAGAAATATGCAGGTGATGAAAAACAACATGTGGATGTTGATTATATTGAACCTCAAGAAGTTTCTATCGAAATAGGCGATCGAAGATATTGGCATGGTGATGATTCTATAACACGTTTAACACTTATAATGAAAGATGGAACTAAATTATCTAGATGGGAAGCAAATTCAAAAGGTATTAAATTTTTTAAAACTCGTGATGATGCTGAAAAATATTTTTTATATGTGTCGGATGACATTATTAAGAAAATGAATGATATTTTAAATATACACGATGATTTATATAAAAAAATAAGTATTGATTGTCCTTCATTCATTGAAAGTGTATTATGATTACTAAATTAGATGATGGTAGAATCTTTAAGACCCTACCAATATTAGATATTGAATTTAAACCAGAAGAAAGAGTTTATAAGTATGTATTTAAAACATCAGATCGGATAGTCAAATCATCACCGTCGCATTTATGGGGTGTATGGGATTCTAAAACTAAAGAATTAACTATGAAAAAGATGGAAGATTTAAAAATACAAATTGATCATCTATTAATTCAAGAATAGGGTTATAGTATGGTGACTATGTATAGGAAAAATAGAAAATGGAAAGCTATAAACGTATCAATAGATATAGATATGTTAGATGATTTAGAACAAGTTATTAGTTCGGAAGTACGAAATACATTATCTGAGAAAGATAAGAAAAATAAATGGTTAGCAATTGATATTGTTGATACATTAAAAATTTCTACTGATGTAAATCCTATAAGTGGTAAATCTACGTTAAATCTACTTATATATGTTGCTGATATGACAGGGGAGCAACTTTGAATATAGAACTAAACATACCTTATATGCATTATAAAAATAAAAAAAAGTATAAGCCTCAATTTTTTTGTTCGATTTAAGTTGATAATATATGGGTTCCAGCAGGTGGTTATATTGAAATGTTTGTGAAAACTCATAATCCATATATTAGGACTATTGAAGAATTTCAACAAAAATTTATAAGGGTGAATGATGAGTAAATTAATTAGAGATAAATACGAATCTATTATCGATACTAATCGACTATATATTGCTGAAGATATTTCAGAAAAATTTATTTTTTTGAAAGATAAAATATATGAAGAATTAGAAGAGCTTTCCGAAACAGCTTTTAATGATATTGAAGAGTATGCTGATGTTATTGAGATTATATATGCTATGGCTGAATTTCAAGGTATTTATAGAGATGAAATAGAGTCTGCAAGGATTAATAAGCTTAAAAAAAGGGGTGGGTTTAAAAAATGGTTGATATTAAAAGAATAAAACAATGGATATGGTATCAGCAAAGGATTAAATATTTAAAGAAAGAATTATTATATGCGCAGTCAATCCTTAATTATTTTGAATCTGTTAGATCATATGATTTAATGCGACAAAAAATAGGATTAAATGATCTCAATATGTCAAAAATACCTAGAGCGAATCCAAAAAAGGAGAAAGCTATGTTTGGTACATCGACAAGGGTTATGGAAACTATTGTTAATGTTATACCTAATGAATTTGAAAAACTCAAACGATGGAGAAATATTAATAATATCAGTAATAAAAGTATAACTGGTAAAGTGATTTTTTCATGAAACTTCAAGAAATTCCCGCTATAAGTCAATTTGAAATAATAATGCAAGTTTTAAAAACGAGTAAACCTGAATTATTTTTAAAATTATTAGGTAGTGATCAGGATATTTATGAATTCCATCATATATTATGGGATCTGCCATTTTATCGAAAATTATATTTAATTAAAAATAGCTTTAATACATTAACGTATATTTATATAAGTGATAGGAATACTCCTAGAAATTTATTATTTCATATGTATGAACTAAAATATAAAAAATTATCTTTTCCAGGTAGTTTTAATATTGAAAAAAATATAATAGATATAGACATTAGTAGAGAAAAATTTAAAGATTATTTTCAAGATATACAATATTTAGAGCCCGAAATAAGTATCACAGACGATTTAATAAATTATATATCAATAATTTAATATAAAATTAATGTAGAATAATATATAATATACTAAATTAATTTTAGAAGGAACATAATGAATTTAGAACAAAATTTAAAACCAAAAGCAGCATACGCTCCCATTGTAATTGAGAATGATGGAGATAGAGAACGTAGTTTTGATTTACCATCAAGACTTTTAAAAGACCGAATTGTTATGTTGAATAGTGATGTAAATAATCAGTCAGCTATGTCGATTATTATGCAATTGTTAGTATTATCTTCTGAAGATCCAGAAGCAGATATTTACTTTTATATTAATTCTCCGGGTGGAAGTGTTTCTGATGGTTTGGCTGTTTTGGATACTATGAATTTAATACCTAATGATGTTGTTACTATTTGTATTGGTAGTGCTGCATCTATGGGGTCATTTTTAGTATCTGGAGGAGCACAAGGTAAACGTTATTCACTTCCAAATAGTAGATTAATGTATCATCAGGTAATGAGTGGTATTCAAGGTGGTACGCAGTACGTTGATATGGAAAGAAGTGTTGAAGAAACGAGAAAACTTTATGAAAAATTAAATAGATATTTATCAGAATTTACAGGTGGCAAAACTTCTTTTGAAGAGATGAAAAAGAAAACTGATAGAGATTGGTGGTTATCTCCAGAAGAAGCAGCGGAAGAAGGCTTTATTGATAAGGTAATTACTAGTTTAAGTGATGTACAGTAATAAGAACCTTAAATCTATTGGTGTCTTAAAACATTATTTTGGTATAGGTCAAGACGTTTACTACGCTTCTCTTATACCGTCATTTGATTGGTTTGAGAACCAATATAAAATTGAAACTATCATAGAACCTATAAAAACTACAATTACACATTATACACTAATGCCAGACAGTATAATGAATTCTGATAAAGTATTAACTAACAATTTAGGTATCACTAATATTATTAGAAAATATATATTGAATTTGACTTTAGAAATAGGATATGATATTGAATTAATTGTTTATGAAGATCGAAATAAAGAAATCATCATTTTATCTGATACTAATAAAATTGTAAATAATGATATTAACAAAGTATTATTAGATTTTATTAGATTGGTATTTACTACTCATAAATCTATAAATTATAATTCTAAAGAATTTACATTGATATATGATTCAAATTATAAAAAATTCGAATCACTTTATAATATCTTCAAAGAAGAATATCCTGATGAATTAATAAAAATACATTCTACTAGAGAAATTAATTAGATAAATTGATTTCTTTATAATATAATAAAATAAAAAATTGTAAAATAAAGTATAATATAAGGAGATTAAATGCAATTGAATGAAATAAATATTGATGAATTTGATATGGTAGAAATTAATAGTGTTTATAGTACTAATAAAGTCATTAATATGAATGATATACAAGTAGAAGATAATGAAACATTTATTCTTGAAAATGGATTATTAACACATAATTCTGCAATAGCTTCATTTACTGAGATTAGGGATCCAGAGACACAAGCAGGGATGCCATTAAAAGGTAAAGTTTTAAATGTTTATGGTAAAGCACCAATAGATGCAATGAATAATGATGAAGTAGCTGATATAATTACAGCAATAAATCTTGAGTTTAATGAACAAATGGGTGATTGGGTGATTAGTGATAATGTGAATATATATGAGGTAACTTTTGAAAGTATTTTTGAAGTTGATAAAGAAGGTGAACCTATAATCAAAACAGTAATTGTTAGCTCAGAAGATAAATTCCACTTAAATAAAAAATGGGTTAGTATTGGTGAGTTGGTAAATAATGAAACACTATATCGTGGATATATTCAAAAAATAGAAACAAGTGACGCTACAATTTCTGATCTTTCAGCCCCAGATTATTTTCATTTTAGAAGAAAATGGGAATTTAGAGGATTTAGAAAAAATGGTGTTAAATACGAAGTTAAAATAGGTAGAACGACATTAATTTGCAATGACATCGATGAAGTATATATTGATAAAAAATGGCATAAAGTGTCTATGTTACTTAAAAAAATGCCAAAAACAACACAAAGTATAGAGATTAAAAAAGCTGATTCTACTGCTAAATTAGTTAGATTTCATAAATGGTTACGTCCTGCTTTTGATACGAAATTGAAATATTCAAAAATTTATATAGCAACTGATGCTGATCCAGATGGAAGTGCTATTAATAATCTTGTTGTTAATTTATTCCATGAATATTTCCCAGAACTATTTTGGGATCATGAAAACCCATTTATTAATAGAATTGTATTTCCTATGATTGCTGCAAAAAAAGGTAAAAAAGTATTATATTATTCAAATAGACATGAATTTGATGAAGCTAAAGAATCTGGTGCGGTTGATGATTCGTGGAAAATTGATTACTTTAAAGGATTAGGATCTATGCAAAAGCCGGATTGGGAATATGTATTTTCAAATTTGGATGAATATGCCTTTAATATTACTGATCAAGGACATTTAGATGAATTAATGCAAATATTTTTTGATGATAATGCATCAATTAGAAAAGAATGGCTAGCTACAAAATAATATGTTATGGAAACTAAATTAAAAGAAGAAATTGAATATTATAAAACTAAAAAAAATATTTATTTTAAAAACTTTTCAAAAGAACTTATTGGGTATCTTAATGAGAGATACCCAACTTTATCTATAAAAGCCCAATGGTATTTATTGATAAGGGATCTAGATACTCCTCCAAAATGTCAATTTAAAAATTGTTCAAATTATGCTTCATTTAATGAACGTACTAATATATTTAATTTAGGATGTTCAAAAGAACATAATCAAAAAATAACATTTCTTAAAAATTATGGAACAGAACACCCTTTACAAAATGAAAAACAAAAAAAGAAATTAAAAAAGACGGTTAAAGAAAAATATGGTGTTGATTCTATTGCAAAATTAGATAGTACAAAAGAAAAAATAAAAAAGACGGTTAAAGAAAAATATGGTGTTGATTCTATTGCAAAATTAGATAGTACAAAAGAAAAAATAAAAAAGACAATGATTGAGAAATATGGGGTGGAATATGCACAACAATCTCAAGAAATTAGAAATAAAACGATAACTACCAATTTGATTAAATATGGTGTTAAACACCCTTTATCATTAGATTATATTAGAAAAAAAGCATATAATACAAACTTAAAAAAATTCGGAACTATATTTCCTATAAAGAATAAATCTATTTTAGAAAAACGTAAAAATACAATTATTTCAAAATATGATAGTTATTCTGCTCAAAAAAATCCTATATCCTTATCAAAAATTGATAGTACCCTTAATAATAAAATTTTTGAAAAATTTAAAGATAATATTTTTGTTACTTGTATTGATGATTTGCAGGTATATGATAACAAATATAAATATAAATTTAAATGTAAGAGATGTAATAATATAATTACAAGTCTAATTGATAGTAATAATTTACCCGTTTGTTTTCAATGTAATCCTAGATTAAATAATAGAAAACATATTTTAAATAAAATCCAAGATTTTTTAAGTTCAATAGGGTATATCTTTAAGATAGTAGATATGGATAAAATAGAAATCTTAAAATCAAATATATTTATAGAGATTTTGTCACCATCAACTTCGAGGGATACATCTTATATTGATAGTAGTCTAATCGCTGATAATTTAGATATAACATTGATACAATTTTATGAATATGAATGGGAATATCATGAAGATTATTGTAAACAGATTATACTCCATAAATTAAAATATAAAATAAAAACCCTAGATATTAATGAGCTTGAAGTCAAAATAATTGATACTTCCATAGGTTTTGATTTTTTAAATAAACATATGTATAATATCAACCTATCATTTATAAAAATGTATGGTGCATTTTTTAATGGTGAACTCTTAGCTGTAATGGGTATTTCTAATCATAAAAATAATATAGAAATTAAACATTTTATAATATGTCCAGAAATAAATTTTAACACTAATCCATTTATAGATATTTTAATATCGACCGATAAGCCTATAATAATATCAATTGACCGAAGATTTAATTTATATTTGGATTTATTTTTTAAGATTGACTTTAGTTTTGAAGGATCAATATCAGAATCATTATATTATAATAAAGAAAAAATATTTATTTCCCATAATACTTTAGATCATACTAATATAATGGGATATATAGATTTGTATGATGAAAATTTAACAATTAAAGAAAATATGATAATGAATGGGTTTTTAATTTATACGGATAGTGGAAGACGTATTTTAAAAAAATATTAAAAAAATGTAAAATAATAATTTTATAATCTGTATTTATTAAAAGTCAATTTTAGAATATTAGATATAAATAAAAGTGAAATTATACAAGAAAAGGAGAATAATATGTCTTTGATACGATTAAATCAACTACACAATGAAATTATGAGTAAAGTTGATGAGAAAGACGTTGCAATCAAGCAACAAATTGAAACGTCTTTACAATATACTGTTGGTCCAGATGCACCAGCAGCACCAACAGTAGGGTATAGATGGTTCGATACAACAACAAGTTTAATGAAAATTTGGAATGGTACTGGAGAAGGAGCAGATTGGGAATTAACAAATGCAAATGCTATATATTTACCAGGAAGAAATGCTATTGATTCTGCTTCAACAGCAAGAAAACAAATTACAACTGGTTCAGGTTTCTTAGAATTTGGTGGTAAAATTAATAGTCCTAAAACTATTAATAAATCAATGTTAGCTAATGATGGAATTCCAAGAATTGCAGGTATTGTTGGAGAAGGTGAGGATGCTATTAAGAAATTTTGGTTTGAAAACTTCTTCTTATTAAATGCTAATGGATATACTGAAGATACATTAGATCCAAGTACTGGTGAATTAACTGAAGTATTAGTGGATGGTATTAATTTAACAATACAAGGTACACTTCCTAATAGTGAAGTAATTACAGATAGTAAATTAATGGCGATAAATCTACCAGATGCTCCAAATACAGTTGATGAATTAGTAAGAGATGAACTAGTATTTTTGGAAGTATGGAGAGAGGACATTACTGAAACTGGATTTGTTTTCCCATATGGTAATGTACAATATACTGGTGAAAATGCAGATGGTATAGCTACTGAATATTTTACAGGTGAAGTAGGTTACTGTGAATCATTTGATGGTGATTCAATTACTCTAACAGAAATTGATCAAAATGGTAATGAAACAACAACTGAAAAACCAAAAGGTAGAGGTTGGCAATGGACTAATTTAAAAGCAGCTTATAAAAATATAATTGCAGCAAATTATAAACATAATATATTTGTAGATGGTGATAAACTTGTACAGATTAGATATAGAGTAAGAGTTGTTTCTTTTGCTAAGAACCCTGCTACACCTTTAACAGATACTACTGTATTAGGTTATACAAAAGACAATGATGCAACATCAGTAATTAAAGCACAAGGTAAACTAGGTACTATTAATAATTCTGATGATAATTACAAAATATTAGCTCCTTTTAATGAAGATAATCCTCATTCACTTAATGGTACATATTCAACAGAATATACAACTGATTTGTCACAAGATGGATATGTATTTGCATTGCCTCTAGCTGCAGTTTCAAGAAGAAATACAGGTGTTTTTGATACAATATTTAATCCTAATGGATCTGCAAGATTTAGAGATGGATTAAGATTAGTTGCTGATTATGATGAATCTGATGATATTATAGGTTTTGCATTAATGGATATTGCTAATGCTACTCTAGCATCATCTACAACTGGTGCAACTTGGGAAGATAAATATGAAATTATGATGAACTGGTTATTTGATAGAACAACTATCTTAGCTTCATATGATAATGCTGCCGGATTTGTTATTGGTGGTGATATGAATTCTGGTATTTCTGGAAGATATGACGGTCTTTATTATGATGAAGTAAATGAAGTTGATATTAAGGATTTAAGAATTGATATTAATAAACAATTAGATTTAGCATATATTTTAGAACAAGAATTTAATAAATTTATCCTTGGTGATCAAAGAGGTTGGCAACAAGAAAATCATCTATATCAATGGGAAGGTAACATTGCTCAAGATGCATTAGTACAACAAGCTGATGGTTCATATTTAATGGATAATGGTGAGCATGTAAAAGGGTATGGTTATGTAACTGAATTGCCAATTTACTATAAACTTGCAGATGGAAGCGAAATTACTGGTATGGATGCTAAAATTGCTACAAATATTACTAGTGGTTATACATCATCTTTATTTGTAAGACCTGGTGTTGAACCAACAGATACTAATCCAAGACCTTTTTATTCTAATACGTTTACTAGAAGAGTACAAGTAAAATTAATGCCTGTTCTAGATACAAATGGTGAAGAACAAACTGATATTGATGGAAATTTAATCCAAAAAATAGTAATTTCGGATGGTGCAATTTATATTGATGAAGCTACAGAATTTATTTTAGTTTCACCAAAAGATAGAGCTGCTAGAAAATCACAATTATTTGCAGATATAATTGGGGATCCAAAAGGAAATTCGTTTAAATTTAGTACATCTATGCATACTGGTAATGATTTAGATGCTGATACTATTTTAGAAAATGGTAATATTGCTTTTACAGGTCAAAATTATTATGTTTATAGAGGAGCTACAAAAAATCTAAATGATATTCAAGGTACGCAAACTGATAACGCAGGTTATTTTTCAATAGATGAAACTGATACAAATACTTGGATTGATATTACCGATAAAGGTGGTTATTCTGAAGGTTGGAAAATGTATGGGAATTTAGGTACTGCTATGGTTGTTAATGAAGAAGGTGATTCTATGTTGCCAAGAGATGTTATTAGTGGTATATGGGATAGCAATCAAAATAAACAAGTTTATACAAATACTAAATTTTTTAAATTATCTAAACCAGTAGAGTCAATCAAAAAAGTTATTGTAACAACTGATAAAAAAGCCGGAAAAAAAGCCTTTTTAACACAAATCACAGCATCAAATAATGGTAAATCAATTATTGATCAAGTAGATGAAACTCCTGCTACATTTGGTTTTGAAAATTCAGTTTACTTAACTAATAATAATACAATCGCTATTAACTGGGAAACTTTCACAGATGATGCTATAGTTGAGATTTATTATGAAGTTTCATCTAATCCAACATCTATTACTGTATCAACAAAAGTAGATATGCTAGGTGATATATGGTTAGGTAATGCTCTTAAACAAGATTTAGGGTGTAAGGCTATATCTAATCTAATGGATAAAGTTTCAATTCATGATGCTCCACTTGGTTCAAAAGGTGCAGCAAAAAGAATTCCACTTTCAACTTATCTAGTTAATAAGGGTGAAGATGGAGCGGTTTTAAATGATGAATGGTCAATTTTAACACATGCTGAAGTTGACTTAGCAGGTAATGGACCAGCTATTAAAATTTTACCGTATATTACTTCTGTTAGAGGTGAGATGTTCTTAAAACTTTTATATAAAGAGTTAGATATGGATATTGATATTAATGGTGTTGCATATAAACTAGACAATAATCAATTTGTTGTAGTTGATGGAGAAACAACAGATGATAATGGCGGTACAGGAAATATGGTTAAGGTTGGTCATAGAAAAATTAAACTTCCATATTATTTTGGAGATGCAGTTTAAGGGGGTTTATCCCTTAAACTCTAATAAAGGAGATTTATAATGGTTACAAAATACAAATATTCATTTAATAATGGAAAAGTTACAAGAGTTGCAGAGTATTCATTTACAGCGGCAGAAAATTTAATCGAAAGATTATCTGGAATTGACAACCAGAAAGTTATTAATTCTATTGCTAATACAACTTTAAAAGGTGAAGCAGAACGAGAATTAATAGGTATCGAAGATGCTTGGTTTAAGGCTCAAACAGATTTACAAAAAATGGATGCTGAACGAGAGACTTTAGAGTTAAAACTAAAAAATGGTGATAGAAATGGTAATCCTTTAACACCAGATGTTCAAGCAAATATTAAGGCTAGAATTGCGGAATGTACTGAAGGAACAATAACAGTTGAGAAAGAGTTTTATGATCACTATACTAGAGAAACACATAAAGTTAAAGAGGTGCACCAAACTCCTTATACTATTGCACTAGAATTAAGAAATGATTTAGAATCTAACAACGGTTATTTAGCTGGGTTCAGAGGTATTACTTCAGCGCCTGCTAGACCTATACCATCATTAAGTGATGACAAAGAACAAGCAATTAAAAAGATTCTTGTTAGACAAGAAATTAATGTACAAGTTGGTGATGATAAAGATTTAATTGCTGATATGTCCAATGCATTAACTGCATTAATTAAACAAATCAATGGTGAGAACTTAACACCTGATGATTCAAACGCAATAAACAAATACGTTGAAAGACAAAATATCATTTCTGATATTTTATCAGCAGATTATAACTAATTCTTTTCTATGGGTTTTAAACCCATAGAATCATAACTTTCTTTAAAATATCCTGTAAAAATACATAAATAATACAAAATAAAAATAAGGATACCTTATGGGAATTGTATTAACACAAACTGATAATCATGCATCTATTGTTGAAGTGCCTAATAAAACGATTAAAGAACTTGCAGGTATAAAATTAGTCGGAAAGGGTGCAGGCGATATAGTTAAAACAAATAATGAAAATTTATTAAAAATTTTACAAAATTTTGCGGGTAATAATCCTCCAGAAAACCCTATGCCCGGACAATTATGGTATGATACTAATGAACAAACAGTAAAATTATTTCATGGTGATGGATGGGTTGAATTGACACCTGTAAAACGTAGAGATGAATTTAAATTGCGAAAAAAAGAACAAAAACTTACACCCTCATTCGATATTGTAAATAATTCATTTGAAGTTACAAGAAATGGGTTAAAATTATCTACTTTAGAATATCGTCAAGAAGATAATAGTATTATTATTCCCAATTCAAAACGCAGCGATATAATTATAATATCTAATTAAAAAGTAAATTTAAGTATAAATAAAAACAGTAAATCAATTCTGTGAAACCGACTCGAATTGATTAAATAATGACTGGTGTGTCGGCATTAGTGTTTTTATAATATACTTTTACAGTTCTTCATAATACACTCATGCCCTTTCATACTTTTCATCAACGAATTTTAAGCTTAAAATTTTATAAACAGGAGAAATATAATGGGTATTAGATTAGATCAACTTCATAGTGAAGTATTTGAGAAAATTAATAACGATCTCAATAATGCTTCAGCAGCATTTTCAGATTATTTAGAAGCAAAAATTGCTGAGATAGATGTTGTATTTGGATTACCGGAAACAACACATATTGAAAGAGATATTGAAGTTAATAAACGCAATTTAGAGAAATCTGGATTTATTGAAATCAATAGAAATTTCGTACCATTTAGAAATGGCGAACAGGCAGATACCGGTGTATGGATTTCAAATTTAGATGAGAATGAATCACCATTTGAACCACAAACTATTGATGGACAAAAAAGAGGTATTAATGTAGCAGGATATAATATTAATTATACTAAAGGTGATATTGGTCAAGATATATCAAAAATGATGCAACTTCCTATTGCACCAAATCTTCCAGTTTTCTTTCCAGAAGATAACGATATGATATTAAATTTCCAACCTAAAAAAACTGTTATTAATGAAAAAGTAATAACCGATTCTGCAATAACTATTACAGTAACTAATAGAATAACTGATGAATATAAGATTGATATAGATCAAATGATTGACGGTGATGTTGTAAAATATTATTATATGGATGAAGATAGTAATGTTTTCTATTTAAGAGCAGATGGAACATCATATATTGAAACTGATCCAGATGCAGATCCTTTAGTGGAACCATATACTCGATATTCAATAGATTTTGGTAATACTTTTCAATTTGAACGAATTTATAATTCTGAAGCTGTAGCACAATATATCGATTCTGATACCTCAAGAATTTTTGATATAGTACCATCGGTTTCTAATGATGCTACAGAGGTAAGATTGCAACATAATGATTCTGATGTATTTTTAGATACAATGACAGTTACCAGATTTGTTGAGGAAAATGGTGTATTGGTTGAATCTGAAATAACACAACCTATGTTAGTAACATATAATATTACTACACAAACAATAAATGGGCTTGATACTGAAATTCTTAATAAAGTAATTGTATCCGAACAAGGATTTAAAGTTCAAACAGACAATAATGGAAATGAATATATAGAAGATAAAAATATAAGAATGTATTTAAATACAGGAAAAAAATATTTTTATTATCCTTATTCAAAACAACTTAATGATGAAACATATGCATCAGGAGATTTTGTTTGGTTGTATGAAGATGGTACATTACGAACAGATGCAGATGGAAATTATATTCCTGCAACAGCCGGAGCACCTAAAATAGTAGTTGATACATCTTATGTGAAATATATTGATGTAGCAGATATAACTGATACTAATGGTAATATTGCTACAACTATAACAGTACAAGATAATTTAGATGATTACGACGTTAAAGATATACATACTATTGATACGACTGAAATTAATTATTACAGAGTGGATGCTTTAATGGTTGGTGATGGTGGTAATATTGTTAGTACCTTAGATACTGATGGTAATTATACCAGTACTGATGTTAATGCTAATAGAGCTGTTAAAATCACTACCGAAAATATTTTAATAACTACACTTAATAGTGAAATATATACACATAGTGCAGGTAAAGTTTTTTATTATTATCATGAAGTTGGTACAAAATATTATAAAAAATCAAATGGTGATATTTACTTTATTGATAGTAAAGGCGACTTATATACTCCATCGAATGATGTTCAAGAAATTTTTGAAGGTACATTAGATAATTCTGATACATATGAACACTCAGATATTATGATTTATGTTGCTAATAACCTTACATTTTATATTGATAGTGAATCATTAAGAACATATATTTTAGATGAATCAAAACAAGAAATACAATTAACCGATGTTAATGGGTATAGAGTTTTTGAGAAAAAAACTGACAGTACGAAAGTTTATGTTTATGTAGATTCTGAAGATAATCTTAAAATGGTAACAATTTCTGAAGATGGTACTGAAACACCTATAACAATTTCTTATAATGAAATAATGCCTGTATTTGAAACTGAAGAAGTATTAGAAGATGTATTAAATTTAGTTATTCCGGTCGATTTCAATATTATACAAGGTAATATCAAATTAACTAGAAATGGTCAATTACTTTCAATTTATAGTGATTATGAAATTGATGGTTTATTAAGTCTAGATAAACCTTTAGAATTTAATGAAGAAATTAATAAAGGTGATACATTATATATTAAACGTGTTGGAAAAAAAGATATTATTTTACGTTTAGAAAAAACAGGAACACCAACAAATGATATTGATGGTCATTGGGCTAATGATAATGGTATAATTGTTATGCCAGAACCTTTAACAGGAAATAGTTTTAATTGGACGGATGGACAAGAATTATTACCTAGTGAACAACTAGATTATAATGATATTGTTAAAAAAGATAATAAGTATTTTCAGTATTTAGGTTCTGCACTTTCATACGAGGATATGCCAGTTGATGATAAAACTGTAACGGTTGTAGAAGGTGGAGTGTTTTGGGAAGATGTAACAGTTCAAGAATTAGAGTATGAAAGAAAAGGTCAAAATTATAAAATTTTTAATGCTGATAAGAATGACATCATTAGATTTACTATTATTAGACGTGTTTGGGAACAAGATAGTATTTCCGGCGAATTAACAGTTGTTGAAAAAGATCCTTATACTATTGAAAAAATTGCAGCTCAAGATGGCGAAAATTTATTTATTTTAGATGATCAAAATTTCTTTATAGATGATAATGCATCATTAGAATCATATATTCTTACATTAGAAAAAATTACTTATTTTGGTGAATATACCGGGAATAGAGCAAATGATTTTACTTTACGTTTAACTGGTTTACAAACAGTAGCAGTAAATGAAGACCCAGCAATGATTTATGGTGAAGGGTATTTCTTATCTAAAAATATTCTTACTCTTTTATCTGGTTCAATGACAGATGTTATGGTATTAAAAAGAATACAAGCTCCACAAGCGGAACTTAAAATAGATTTTATTACTGAAGAGCCACAACCAAAGGTAACAGTACCATTTGATATTATTAAAAATAAATTTGATATTGTTGTGCCGCAAGTTATTGAAGGGCACGAATATACATGGATTATGGGTGAAACTTTACCTGAAGGTAAAGCACTTAAAAATGGCGATGTAGTTTTTGACAAAGAAAATTTAAAATTTTATAAATTTATTGGTCAAACTAAAGTTGACTCATTAGGAAATCCAATATTAAAAAGAAGTTTATTACGAGAATCAGATGATTTACAAAAAGAGTTATTGAGACAATATTTGGAAATAGAGTCAGATTTAACAGGTAACTGGTTTAGTAATTTTGATATTGAATGGGCTAAGAATGCAGAGCAATTATCATCAGAAGATAATTTATCATTAGAATATTTTGTTGTTGATAGTAATGGTAATAATGTTTTAAATTTAGATGATGCTAAAGTTGTTTCTTACTTACAAAAAGCTAAAGAAACTATGGTTAATGAGATGGTTAATGACTTAAATGAAGAGTCGATTAATAATATGACGGATACAGATATTTTAACACCATCAGAAAAACAAAAAGTCATAGAAATATTATCAACAGATCTAGACCAATTTGTATTAAAACTTATAAAGTATGGTGGAGATGGAAACCCATTATTAGATGAAGATGGAAATATTGTATATTATTACAAATATACTAGAACTTTTATGGTTGAAGAAAATGATGACGGATTCTTTATAGTACGTAATATCAATGGCGTTGAAACTGAATTACAAAATACATGGGAAAATATAACCGTACCAAAAGTTGGTTATTATAGATTTGGTAAAACATTTACTATACTAGATACTAAGGATCGAGATCAAGTTGTTGTAAGACTATTATCTACTGGTGCTGAAGAGTTTACATCTAAACGTGTTGTTTCTGAAGGTGGAGAAATTACATTCGCAATTGATTTTAATATTGAAGAAGATGATGGAACTGAAATTCCGTTTGAAGTTATATATGAAGAAATTAATTGGGTTGAAGGATTAGATTATATTCAAGAAGGTCAAGACTTAACTTTAACTATGCTTGAGGAAATTGGACAAGAAGTTACTATTAGACGTAATGATGAATTTGATCTTATTGATATTGTTGTACTAGAAAGAAAAGATTTAGTATTTATTGAAGTTTGGCATGAAGCTGTTGATGAAACAGATTTTATATTCCCATTTGGAAATGTACAATATCAAGGATCTACATCTGATAATATTGATACTGTTATTTTTGATCATACATTTTATGATACTGTTAATGGTGAAACAGCAGCAATTCCAGATGGAGCAAAACAATATTGTCAAGCATTCCAAAAAAGTAATATAGTATATAACTATTATGATGGTACAGAATTTGATTCTGTTACAGATGAAGAAAAGAAACTTATTGATGAAACATTTGTTGAAGATAATACTATTGGTAGAGGATGGAAATTATCTGAATTAAGTGATGAAGACAGAAAAACTATTTTTCATAATGCGGACCACAACCTTTATTTTGATGGTGATAAATTAGTACAAATAAGATATAGAACTAGAATTGTTGGATTGAATTTATTTAATAACTTTTTTAGAGGTACATCACCATATATGTCTGAAGGATTAAGATTCCAAGGGAAATCCCCAGTCACTAGTAGAATTGTTACTCAAGAAGTTGGAGAAGATGCAACTGGGCAACCAATTACTGAAACACTACAAATATTTGCTGGTGGAACATTAATTCAAGCGAGTAATCCAAATTCATTATTATATAAAGAAGGAAAATTATTTGATGATGCTCTATTTACCGTAGAAGAACCAACAGACTTATCTCATAATAATTATGTATATGCAATTCCAGTTGCTATTGTAAATAGAAGAAACCAAGGTGTCTATCATCCAGAATTCAATGATAATGGAACATCATTCTTTATTAATGGTATTCATGTATCTGAAGATATAGAGGACTTTGCAGATGATATTTCAGGTTTTACACTTGTTGATGAAAATGCTGCAACTTTAGAAACTTCTTCTGTTGGTAGAGATAGAAAAGCTAAATTTAAAGTGATGTTAAAATGGTTATTTTCAGCGGATTATAAAGCTGGGGGTTCTATGGTATCTAGAACCACTTATAGACCAGACGGTTTATTGTATGATGAAATTAATACTAGAGACATTTTTGATTTAAGAATTGATGCTAACGATCAAAGAAAAAGAATTGAAGATTTAGAAGCTGATGTTAAAAAAGGGTTTAACGATTTAGATGAGTTTTCGGTTGCTACTGATTTAAGATTTGATCAAACAACAAGTTATATCAATACAACAGCAAATTTAATCTATGATAATATAGCAAAAGTTGAAGCTTCAGTACGAAAGGATATGGAAGCTAAAGATGAAGAATTAACTCAAAGTCTTGAAACAACTAATATTAATTTAGCCGATTTAAGTGCTAATGTATTTACTAAAGATATTTCAACAAGTCTTTTAATAGATACTATTCTTGGATTGACAGATTATAATACTACTGATGCATTTACATCTGGAACAAGACCAACAAGAGATGAAATAACTGGAATGGTAAATTCGTTTGTTGAAAATATGGAAGGTCCTTATACAAAAGCAGAATTTATGAAATTTTTAGTAACTGTTTTAAAATCTATTGTGAGTGAAACAATGTTAGATGATGAAACGCTTGATAGATGGATTAGACGACTATCTGTAAAAGATTTATCTTTAGATGCAGATACAGAAATATATTCTAGAGCAGAATCATTAGAATTGATTTATGAAGGGTTAGTTTTAGCTTCATCTGCTAGAATTCTTCCACCAGTTGGTTCTGATAAACTTGAGAATTGGGCTTTTAAAGGTACTAGATTTGATGGTTGGTTGGGAACAAGACATTTAGATCTTAAAAAAGATTTTATAGAAAATGGTAGAACTCCGTTAGCAGAAAAAGAAGTAAAAGTAGTAGATTTTACAAAAACATATACTGATAGATTAGGAAAAGTTTGGAATAAAGGATATATTGCAGGACCAACTGTTTGGGGTAATGTTCATAATTACCATGCTATATACACTACTTGGATATTTGTTGAGAAACCTTTTAAATTAGATTATGTTAAAATGAATGGTGATGATCCACACGCGATTTATATAAATGAAGAGAAAATTGCATCAAATAAATATTGCTGTAGAGATACAGCGTATTCTTACGATTTTGCTGTAGCTGGTTGGTATAGAATTGATGCTATGTATTCTGAAAGATATGGTGGGCATGCGGTACAATTAGGATGGAACCCTAAAGATTATACGGATAATATAAAATATGTTACAACTACAAATATGGATGAAGCTGTAAGAGTAACTAAACTAAGATTAGATAATTGGGCATCTAAAATGAAGTCTTTAATATCAACTATTAAGGGTGATGCATCTGGATATTTTACTAAATTAGAAATTAAATTGATTTTAATAGAAGGTTTACAGAGAATAACGCATAATATTTTAGAAAATGGTACTAATGTTACCGATGATATGCTGCGATTATTCCATACAGGTGATAGTACTAATATTGGTTTAGAAGCTTGGATTGATAATATTAATCCATCAGATCCAGGTACATTTAGTGCTTTAGGATATGAAGTTCAAGATGGTACTGATGAATTTGGTAATACTTATCCAAGAGCAGATGAATTTAGACCTATTCCAGATTTAACAGGAAATTATAATAAAGTTGAAATTATCGAAATTATAAGAAAATCATTACAATTAGCAAATGGTATTGATAGTATCAATAGTGATGATATACAAAAATGGTTTGATAGATTAAATATTTCAATAGATATGCCAGATGGCGTTAGATATTATACAAAAACACAAATCAATACTTTAATTAAAGACGGATCAAATTATTTAGCTGGTATGGATAGCGCAACATCATATGAGATTAGTGCGTGGTTAGATAATCATATAAGTAATATTGGTGAAGGTATTACGGATGTTAATTATGTATTTACGGATGCTAATGGTAATGATTTATCGGTTACTGATGCAACTCAAACATATTCAAAAACAGAAGCAAATACATTATTAGCTACTGAAACTAAAAAAATATTAGGTGCTCAATCAGCAAGAACTAGATAAATATGATTTAGGGTATAAATAATTATACCCTAAACTTTTAATAAGGAGATTAAAAATGTGGAAATGGTTATTAGATAAAGTAATGAATTATATTATTGGTAAAGATGTTTTTGGAAAAATAAAAGATCTTGTAAATAATGTTGCATTGAATAATGAATTATCTGGTGCGCAAAAGAGAGAGAAAGTTATAGCAGAGGCTAAAGAACTTGGAACTGATTTTGCATCACATATGTTGAACTTAGCAATTGAAGCTGCTGTAGTTTTAATGAAAGAAAAAGCTACTAAATAATTTTTAGTATTTTTTCTAATTTTGGGTATTCATTTACTGGTATTCCGCCAGCATGTGAATGTCCTTTACATCCAAAGTCATCATACCAATCATTTAAGTCTAATATTGATGATGATTGTGGTATTCTCACAGAACATTGTGTTGTATTTGGATACTTAAATATAAACATATCAACATTTTCTTCTTCTAAAACATAATTCATAAACTTCATTTTTATAAAGTCAGTTGGTGATGATGCCTCCGTTAAAACAACTATAATATTTTTGTATTCAAAAATAATAGCATTTTCTTCTAATTCTTTTAAATTTCTCTCACCTCTTATTTGCTTCGTATCAATTATTTTATGTTCTTTTTTCGTTAATTTGAATGGATTCGGATTTTTTAACCATCGATCTCTAAATTGATCTGGGTTATATCCAATCTGATAGTCTAATAAATCATTAATCTTAACAGCATATTCAAAATCTTTATTATCTATACGCCACATATCATAGACATCACTTAAATAAACGATATCCTCCAATTCGTATAAAAAAGAATTAGAAGGAAAATATTCTAACATCTTTATCCATGTTAATGTTGCACCACAAATATCATTTTCCAATACACTTATGTTTGCTTTTGGTAAATTTGCAAACATATCTTCTGACGCTGGATTAATATGGTGATCATAAATGATTATTTTATTATCTTTAATTTTATCTATTAAGTCGTTATTTTTATCATCTGGATATAAGCCTAAATCCGTTAATAAAATTATATCAATATCATTTATAATTTTTCTTATTTCTGATTCTGCTTTTGCTATAGCTATGCTTTTGGAAATTACATTTTCACCCAAACAACTTTTAACACATGCTCCAGATACAGCGCCATCAAAATCAGCATGGTGAAGATTAACTACAAATTTATTTTTAAAAGGATTATTCATATAATAATTATAAAAAGTTTTAACTTAAATCAAACTGATTTTATATTTTTTAATGTATTCCATTCAAAACCAAATGCAAATTCTCGTAGTTTATGTTTCCTTACAAATTTTAAAAATTCTGACTGTTTTGTTTGTGAATGATCTTTATTTAATTCATTAAGAATTGCATCGGTTACATGTTCAGGAATATTATCTATTTTTAAACAAATTAATTTTTCATTTCTTTTAAATCCGTCCCTAAATGAATTTATAACATTGAATAATTTACTTTCGGTTATATCCTCTTTTTTAGCCAATTTAATAATGTCTTTTAGGTGCTTATCTTTTATTTGTAATTTTTCATTGTCTTTAAAATTATTTTCTTTTTTTGCTAATTTAACATCATCCTTTATTTTATCTTTCTTTTCTCTAGCTATTGATAGTACTTCAGTCCATTCTTCTTCAGTTAAATCATCTGGAATATCATCAATTTCCAAAAATTTACTTATATAGTATTTTTGCCTTTCAATCATTTTATCCACTTTATCAAATTCGACTTCTAAACGAGATTTATCCGTAGCAATAGATTCTAAAATATCTTTTTTAATACGAGGGTATGATGATGGGACATTATCTCCTGCATCACCTTTAACTAATTTAGTAATATAATCTAAATGTGAATATCCGCCCGATACATATATTTTTTTAATAGGGTTAAAAATTTTAACTCCTTTATATCTTAATAATTGTTTAAAATCTCCATCGGTGGAAACTATTATTGTAGTATCGCCTTCAGCAGAAAATTTTTGAGTTAAAACTGCTATTATGTCATCACCTTCTGCTTCATCGGCTCGTAAAACAATAGCATTTGTAAAATCCCTCATAAAATCTGCAGCTTTATTTACAGCCTCATAAAATAGGTCTAGTTTATCATCGGCCTCTTTTCCAGCATCTCTATTTGCCTTGTAAAGTGGATAGTATGTTTTTCTCCATGAACGACTTTCTAATGTTAATATAACTCTGTCCGCTTTTAAGACATTTACATAGTTTGCAATACTAACTAACATAGTATCTAAGAAATAATTTATCCATTCTTCGTCACTCATCATTAATGTTGAAGAGTCTTTTGACATAGCGCCAAAACGAGTTATAGCGGTTAGATTTGCAAAATCTAATATTAAATTTTTCATTTTCACCTCTTATTTAAATTGAATTATTTTTATTTTACAAAAAAGGTTTTAAAGAGTATAAATAATTAAAAATTGGAGTAACTTATAAGTTTAAGGAGAAAGTATAATGGCTGAAATTAAAGTATATAATACTGAAAATCAAGAAATTGCCACTATTGCCGAAGATACTATAAATTCAACATTTGAGACCGCATTAATTGGTGAAAATGTTGAGAATTTTATTGGTGATATAAATGACAACTTTGTTAAATTATTAGAAAATTTTGCAGGTGAGAGTACACCACCACAAGCATCTACTAATGATGGGGTTGTTGAGGGACAAATATGGTATGATAAAGCTAATAATAGAATTAATTATAGAACTAATTCTGAGTGGCTTTCAAATGCTGATAAAATTGGTGGTAAGACATTGGATGGTGTCCGTGAGTATGTTTTATCTGGTTTGGATACAACTGGAAAATTATCTAAAACTGGTGGTACTATTACTGGTGAAGTAGATATTTCTGGAGCAGTACAAATCCGAAAATCAATTTTGCCTGTTGTAACGGAACAATCAAATCTCGGTGGAAAAAATAATAGATTTAGAAATATTTATTTAAAAGAAGATGGTATTACATTAGGTGATGAATCTAAGGGATTAAAATTTAAATCTAATAACTTTGTATATGTTGTTGAAAATGATAATTCTGATGTATCGAAATTCCCAGTAGGTGCAATTATCTTACATCAGGAAACAGGTGAAGCCATTATTAAGAAATCAACTGGTATTTTTGGTGCTAATAATAAAACATTTAGAAAACTAGCTGATGATAAACAAAATTCAGCTGTTATAGGTGGGAATAAATTTAAATTCTTAGGCGATATTGGTTTAATAGCCGGAGGCTGGGGTTCTGTTGGTGGTCATAGAAATGCGTCAATTGAAAAAATAACAATTTCAACACCTGGTAATGGTCAAACATTCGGAAATCTATCGTATGGTAGAAGTCATATGGGTGCGGGTATGTCTAGTGGAACCAGAGGAGTTTTCCAAGGTGGTTGGAATGGTTCACATGGTTCACATAATGGAAAAATGGATTATGTTACTTTTGCTTCTCCTAGTAACGCTACATATTTTGGAACTATCGGATATGAAAATTATGGTTCATCATCAGTATCAGATGGAACAAAAGGTATTATTGGTCCAGGTTATAATGCTCGAACTCCAGGTCCTAGAGGACACCATTATATTGCAACTTATATTACGATAGAAACACCTGGTAATTCATCTAAATTTGGAACTATCAAACAAGGATATTGGGGATCAGCTGTATCTTCTGGAACAAGAGGTGTATTCGGTGGTTATTCAAGAAGAGGATGGTCTAGTAGATTAGAATACATTACTATTCAAACTCTAAAGAATTCAATTTATTTTGGAAGTACAAGAAGACATAGAGGACCAGCTGGATCAGCACTAACGGATACTATCAAAGGATTATACTTTGGTGGCTGGGATGGTAATTGGACTAATAATTATATTGAATATATTACCATAGCTACTCCTAGTAACGGTATTGATTTTGGAAGAACTAGAAGAAGTAGAAATAGTGCGGGAATAGGTTTATCAAACGGTATAACTGGTGTGTCTGCAGCAACATGGTGGGATAATACTATGGAATCAGTAACTATCCAAACACCTATGAATTCTATTAATTTTGGAAATATGACGATGCGAAGAGGGTCTAGACCTTCTGGAGCTTCAGGGAATTAAGGAGATAAAAATTATGAATATAATATATGCAATATATAAAGAAAATGTTATACCTTTAGTTGGTGGAGTTAATCCCGATGGTATAGAAATAGGTATGGCTGAATATAATGGGTGGAAATTGTGTGCTATGGTTGAAGAAGAATTCGATAAATATTCAGAATTTAAACTGTATCCTATTCCTAAATCGATAGCGGTAGGTATGATGTTAGATAATGAAACATATCAATCTATACAGGAAGATATGGATGTTATGCCAAGCGAAATAGCTTTAGAAAATGAACAATTTGGTTCAAGTGAAGAAGAATTAAAATTGATCTCTTTATCTAAAGAATATATAGATAAATTAGAATTAAAATTTATAACACGATCTAAGATAAGACAATTTAAAGATTTTGAAGATGATTTATCTGATACTAAACTGTTAATAGAATTTTTATTAAGATATATTTTAGAAGATTATGAAATGAAATCAGAATCTGAAAAAGCTAATTTCCCTATGAAAGATCTAATGAATGGTTTAACATCAACAATAAATGAAAAAGATATTAGAATTAATGATAGTAAATTTTTAAATAAAATACCAAAAATTATAAAAGATGAAACATTTATTTCAAGGATTGTTAAATCTAATTATACTGAAATGTTGAAAAAGATAGGTTAGGAAGGAGTAAAAAATGGCTGGAAATATTGAAATACGAAATACATCGAATGAGGTTGTTACATCTATAACTGATGGAACGATTGATAGTTCAACAACACCTATAAATCTTTTTGGGAAGGGTACAGAAACATATTTAAAAGAAGTCAATGAAAACTTCTATGCTTTATTAGAAAATTTTGCCTCAAAAAAAGCCCCTGCTAATCCTGTTGTTGGTCAATTATGGTATTCTAAAAAAGGTTCTAATATCATTAATGTACGAGGTACGGGGTTAAATTATAATGCTAGTAGATATATACAATTTGCAGGTAATACCGGTATTAGAATTAAAAACCGAAGAGGTATAGCATTAGTTATTTTTGATTCTAATTTTAGAACAAAAGTTAAATCTATTGGTTATTATGATACATATGGTTCAAATGCGGCTAGAACACAGTTAGCTAGAAAATTAGGAACTATTGCTAAAAATGATATGTTTATAATGGTGTCATATGATGCAATTGGTACTAATAATGATTTGAATAAACGAATGGATTTATTAAAATCTAAAGCATGGCATAAAGTAAAAAGAAGCTGGCGTTATCCATATGCTGCGATTGGTACTGGTAAATTTGGTATTATATCAGAAGATTTAAAAGGTTATGATGAAAAGAAACACGCATATGCACAAGTAGCATTTGAATCATTAGTTCCATCTGAAGGTATGGGTCCTCATACGGCATTGACATCTTTAACGGACTCAAATGGTAATCCTATGCCAAATTCAAATTTATTAGTTTGGGATGGAGATACATGGAGTTTATCGGCAGAAACATTAGATGGAAAAGATTTATCATCACTTAGAAGTTATATATTATCAGGTGTAGATTTATCTGTTAAATACGATAAAACGGGTGGAACAATTAACGGATCAATAGTATTATCTAATACATTACACCCTGCTAAAGATATTATACCAACGGGTAATGAAATTCAGGATTTAGGTTCACCATCAAAAAGATATAGATCTTTACACTTATCAGAAAATGCTTCGATTTACATGGGTGTAGGAAAAGAATTTAATAAAAATTCATTTGTTTATACTGTTGAAAAAGAAACAGATTCTGTTACTAATGTTCCAGCGGGATCATTAATTCTTAATAGAGCTACAGGGGAAGCTATAGTTAAAAAATCAAATTTTAAAGCTAGTACATCAAATGGTACATTTAGAACTTTAGCACAAGATTCAAAATATGGTTCGGTAATAGGTGGTAATAATTATAGTTTTAAAGGTGATATAGGTATTTTTATGGGTTCATGGAACCATGGAGTTATTCAAAAAATAAATATTCCTACACCAGCTAATGCTGTAAATTTTGGTACTTGTAGAACTGGTGGTCATTCAGCAGGAGCATCAGATTCAACTAGAGGATTATCATTCCATCAACATAATTATACGGGTATTCAATATGTTACAATAGCTACACCAATGAATGCTGTGAATTTTGGAAGATTTTATGGTGGTTGGAGAGCTGAAGCTGCATCAGATGGTAATAGAGCTGTTATATTTGGTGGTCGATATAATCAAACGATTTCTAATTATGTACTATTTGCAACACCAATGAATGCTGTACAATACGGAAATTTAGGAACATCATCATATTGGAATGCGGCTGTATCTGATGGTACAAAAGCAATTTTTGATAGAGGAGTTAATGGTTGGTCGAATCAAGAATTTAGATATGTAAGTTTATCAACTCCATCAAATGCAATTATTTTTGGTAAAATGCAACAAAGTAGAGGATGGACTGGAGCATCTTCTAATGGTATTCATGGTCTATGGGCAGGTGGACATTATAATGGCAGTAACTTGAATAGTATAGAAAAATTAACATTAGCAACACCTAGTAATTCTAGTCAATTTGGTAACTTAACATATTCTAGACATTCAACAACGCCAATTTCAAATGATTCTATAATGGTGGCAGCAGGTGGTAGTAGTTATTCTAGAACATTAGATAGTATTTCATATGCTAATGGTGGTACTGCTACAAAATTTGGTAATGCTACAATCGGGGTAAGATACCCAGCAGCATTTTCAGGTAATTAAGGAGATATAAGATGTATGTAATTTATAAAGAAAATATTATTCCTGGAGTTGGTGGAGTTCACCCTCGGGGAATTGAAATAGGGTTAGCATATTATGAAGGCTGGAATTTAGCAGATTGTCCAATGGAGAAAATTCATAATTATAAAGAATTTGATTTTATTGTAGTTGATACTATTGTAGCAAATGGTTTAAAATTATTATCAACGCAAGTAGAAGAAGATGATGGTGCGCCAGAATCTACAAATTTTAATTTATCTGAAAAAGATAAAAGTGATATGGAAGTTGCCAAAACCTTTATAAATAATATTAAATTGAAACTTGTAACTCGTGCAAAAGTACGAGAAATGAAGGATGTTGAAGATGATTTAGTGGATCTTAAAAAATTAGTTCAATCTTTAATGGTTTTTGTGGTTGATGATTGGAATGATAAAGATGAGAATGAAAAATCTAAAAGTAAATTCAAAGATATTTTTCCTTCAATTCAAGAAGCTATTTCAGGTAGTATAAATTCGTTATCAACTATTGAAAATGATTTAGAAAAAATAGAAGAAATTGTAGACTTAGAAGTAGAAATAGCTAAAATAGTAGATAACTATTATTTAACTAAGAAACTATAAGGGAGAGGAGAAAAGATGACAACCGTAATTACAGTTAAGAATACTCAAAATGAAGTAATAGCTGATATTAGTTCAAAAGAAATCTTAAAAGATGTCGTATCAACTGCATTAATAGGTAGGGGTGCGGAATCATATATTGAAGATTTAAACCAGAATTTTATTAAAATACTTGAAAATTTAGCAAGTGAAGATGAACCTGAAAATCCATTACCTGGTCAAATGTGGTTTGATACATCAACAAATACTTTAAAGTTATTTAATGGTACTGATTGGGGTTTTAATGTTAGTAAAATAGGTGGGAAAAGTATTCAAGAAATCAAAGATTGGGTACTAGGATATGTAAATTTAGATGATAAATTTGATAAATCTGGTGGTACAATTAGTGGCGCATTAACAGTTGAAGAAAAATTTTCAACTTCTGGTAATATCACTCCATCAAGAAATGAAATGTTTGACCTTGGTTCGTTTTCATTAAGATTTAAAACCCTTTATATTAGAGATCGATCTATTTATCTTGGTGATAGAGGGCAATATCATATTACTAAAGATTCATTTATCTATACAGTTAATTCTAATGAGGATGATGTTTCAAAAATACCAACAGGTGTTATCATATTGAATAAATCTACGGGAACTGCTGTTGTTAAGCGTAGTATTGGTAAATTTGATAGTTCAAATGCAAAATTTGGACAATTAGTATATGATGTTAATAATGCTGTAAAATTAGGACGTATTGTTAAAGGTTTCCAAGGTGATAGAATGGTTATGTCTAGAGGGTGGAAATGTGGTCAAGGTCCTAATGAATATACTTATGTGCAGATAAGTACTCCTATGAATGCTAAATTTTTTGGAGCTCCAAGACAAATGACTCTTTCGCCGATTGGTGTAACTGGTGGAAATAGAGGTTTATGGCATACTGGTGGTTGGCCGGGTCATCAATGGTCTTCTACTTATGAATATGTTACATTTGCTACCCCAGGTAATGGACAATATTTTGGAAATGCTACTTGGAGAGCTGTAGGTGCACAAGGTGTTTCTGATGGTGTAAGAGGTGTATTTTCGGGAGGATGGAATAGTTGGTGGTCAGCTAGATCAGATATTGAATATGTAACAATTACTACTCCTTCAAATTCAAAGAATTTTGGTACGGCGTATAGAGCTAGAAAATGGTCACAAACACATATTACTGATGGTACTAAAGGTGTAAATGCCGGTGGTAGACAACATTGGTGGTGGTGGGGTGTATCAAAAGATATGGACTATATCACTATATCGACACCTTCAAATGGAACTTATTTTGGTGGATTAAGATGGCACAGATGGTGTAATGTTGGTAATACTGATGGTATCAAAGGTTTTATCTTTGGTGGATGGTGGAATCCAAAAGGGTCAATTGAAGTTATTACTATTGCAAGTCCTAGTAATTCATCATATTTTGGGAATATAGGAAATTATTTTTCACATTCGGCTTCATCAGGAAATGGAACGTCTATAACTGTTGCTGGTGGATGGGGATATGGTTGGTGTGGTTGGAGACAAATTAGAAAATATAACACATCTACACCTCAAAATGCATCTTATTTTGGTAATATGTCGTATCATTTACATCATTTTGATGCTAATTCAGGTAACTAGGAGGAAATAATGGTAGGAATATTTAAAACAAATGATATTGAAACGATAGGTGGAACTACTCCGCAAGGTGATGATATTGCACTTGGTGGAGATATATCTGGATGGAATGTTGTAGAACTTCCAGATGATATGATTTCATCAGTACAGGAATTTGATATACAACCAGTTGATGATAATTTTATAGAGGCTATAAATGGACCAAGAGAAGAAGGAGCATATAATGCACCTGCTTATGAAATTGGTGGGACTGGGGATAAATTGCGTATTGAAAATAATCCTGGACAAGTAAATGAAGACGGTACTCCAATAGTATCACCTGATGATGCAGATGACCGTTCACAAAAAAACTTTACAAGTGAAGATGTAAAACCATACAAAGAAGCTTATAAAACAATTAAAAAAATAAATGCGAAATCTATATTAAGAAATAATATTCGTGGGAATGTAATTGATATTGAGGATGATTTAGCAGATAGTAAAGTTGTTGCTCAAACTGTTTTATATTATTTAGCAAATGAATGGAATTTGCGTGATGAATCAAAAAAACTCACAAAATCATATAAAGATAAAATGGATAAATTATCGTCAAAACTTTTATCTAATGAAACTAAAATGAGAGCTGATCTTTCAAATGGAATTGAAAAAATCAATGAAATTATAGAAAGAGAAGAAAGAATTAATAAAATAGTTAAAGAAACTTATAAATACGATAACCAAAGAGGAAATTAATTTATTAATTAATCATCTTTTCTCCCGGTACTTTCCTTTTATTTTTTGTAAAATATAATAAAAATTAAATAAAAGGAAAGGAATAAATGAGTGATATTATAAAAAAAGATACTACTTCAAATCTTACAACATCTGAAAATAATCTATTAGAAAAATTTACAAGTTCTGAATTTCATACAATAACAACACGCGCGGGGTCAGAAGACTTTTCCATGGTTACTATTGATGATGCTAAAATGAATAAAATAGCGGAACGTATGACTGAAATAAATAGAGGATTAAATGCGTTTTCTAAAACAAATACTCAATTAGTTTCATTGGGACTTACTCTATCTGAAGCAACTCCAGAAAGAAATATACGTCAGATACATGCACAGATAGAATCTAAAAGGGGTGCATTATCAGAATCTCAATTTAGACTATTAAAGCAACAGAATGATTTAAAACGTAAACTACTACGCAGAGATGAAATTTTAGCCGCTGAAGTAGGAGAGGGTACAAAATATCCAACAGAAGATTACAGACAATTAGATTTAGAACGTATAGATATTGATATTGAAGAAATAAAATCTAAAATGGTGGATGGTAGAGTTCATGTAGAACAGGCTATTAAAGAAATAGGTATGTATCAAGATGCATATGATGATATTGTTGAAACCTTTGGATTAGAAAACTGGGATGAAGTTGATATGGAAAAGGCAGATATTGATTACAATTTACGTAGATGTTTTTATCAGTCTTTAAGAAGTTGTAGACAAATTCATCATATTAATGAACCAAATCAAGAATGGCTCGAACAGTTAGGTATTAATCCATCATTTGTTCAACATGAAATGCTATCTTTTTTAGCAACTGAACAAAAAGTAATGGAAGAAATGGCTCAAAAAGGTGAGGGGTTTGGGGATGATATGACAGCAGTCGATGAATTCATTGATCATTTAGTTAAGAAATATTATGATATGCCAGTTAATCGAATTAAGTCTCGTGGTATGAAAAGTCATCTATATGATGAATGGTCATTTAAAGATTCAAATAGAGAACAAAAACGAATAGATAGCGAGAAAAATTAAGGTGGAACCGAACTTATTTAAGATGGAAGATGCGATAGGTAAAGTATTTAGACATAAGAGATTATTTAATTATGTAATATCACCTATCAAGATTGAAGATAAATTTATCATTTGTTTAGCAGGTTTAAATATCGAACAAGAAATACCCCTTGATTATTTTAAACGTGATTGGAAATTAGATTCAAATATAGAGTTAGATGATATGTTGAAAAGAATGGAGGGATTCCCAGAAGATACTCCATTTACAGTTGCATTCAATGAATTTTATGAAGAAGATGATGGTTTAGAACATAGCTATCTGTATTTTGAAATCGATGAAGAATCAGACAATTTTCCAGTTTGGAAAATTAGTAGATGTACAAAATTTATTCGTGATAACACTATTAATCCTTTTACAATGATTATGCCTATTAAAGATGGTGTAGATGAAGAGTTAGAAATAGAAGTTAATTTAATGAATGAAATTAGAAAAGAAAATGAATTTATTGAATTTGGTGATTTTCAAGGTTTTGAATTTGGATTATTAAAATTACTAGAAAAAAAATACTTGAGAGAAATTTAATTATTCTCCAAGTATATCTTTTAATTTTTCTTTAAGTACTTGTGGTGTAAACGGTTTAACGATGTAATTTGTCGAACCAAGTTTTAAAGCTTTCAAAACTTCAGATTTTCCACCCTCTGTTGAGATAGTTACGATTGGTATATTCTCATCCAATTTTCTTACTTCTTTTATTAAATCATATCCATTTTTATTCGGCATGTTTATATCTGTTAAAATTATCCCAAAAAAATCATTCCCTTTTTCTCTAAATAAATTTAATGCTACTTCGCCATCTTCTGCCTCAAATAAATTTTCTTTTTTATACCCCAATCTTATAATTGTATTCTTTATAATTCGTCTCATTGTTGATGAATCATCTACTACTAAAAATTTCACCTTTTAAACTCCTTTACTTTTTTAATTAATTCATCGGAAAGATCTATATATTTTATAGCGTACCACCCTTTAAATGTATTATACTCAAAAGTATCTTTCATTTTCTTTAAATTACCATTATCTAAATCAATATATATTTTTTTGCCTTTAGCAATATATGATTTCCTAAACGCATTCATAGGGTATTTATGTTCTTTGCAGAAAGTAGTAAATGAGCTTTCAATAATCTCAATAATTTCATCATTATCATTCATAATTATTATTGTATTTAAACGTGGATTATTTTTTGAAGTAAATTTAAATCCTTTTTCTTTTTTGTCGTCCAAGCTTTCTTAGCTAATTTCTGATATTGACTTAACCCATTCTTATCTTTCTTTAATTTTGTTTTATTTGCTTTTATACTTGCTCTCTGATACCTATTTAATCCATCTTCACCAACTTCCAACATCGTTTTTGATCTCGATTCAGTTCTCTTTTTAATATGGTCTTCACTATGAGTAAATTGTCTTCCAGTAGTATCACAACCATTAGGTGTGTGATTTGATTTATTCCAAAATTTATTATTATGTTTAACGTCAAATTTCTGATGTATAAATGATTCAAATAATATTTTGTCAACCGAATTATCAAAAATTCGTAATATCTTGAATTTAAATTTATCTAAGTTTGCTTTTATAAATTCTTTTCTATATGATGATGTACCATAAGATTTTAAATCATTGGTGCATGTAGTATATGCATCGTGGATAGACCTATTACATGTTCTAGATCCAATATATGACATATTTGTATCGATTTCTGTAATTCTATATACATAATGTAATCTTCCATCAATTTCAAAGTTAAAAGTATCAAAAAATTGTGTTCTAAATTTTTTAAAATTCATTTGTAAATCCTATATTTTTAAACTATATAATTATTTATGCCCCAATATCAATTTTTTAAGTAGTTTTAAGTATAGAATCAATATAATATATTAATTGATATATTAAAGGAAGATAATGAATTTTAAACGATATTTTGATCAACTTCCAGAGCCTTTTAAATCAGATACACTTTTTATTACTAAAACTTTTATGGATGCAGGCTATGAATGTCTTATAGTTGGTGGACCTGTTAGAGATTTATATCTTGGTATTAGTCCAAAAGATATTGATTTTGCAACAAATTGTCCAATAGAAATAACTAATAAATTATTTAAAACTGTCATCCCAACTGGCGAAATGCATGGAACTGTATCTATTAAAATCGGTAAAGAACTATATGAGGTAACACGGTATCGATATGATGTATCTTGTGATGGTAGAAATGCTACCATTGCTTTTACTGATAATTTTGAAGAAGACGCAAAACGTAGAGATTTCACTATCAATGCAGTTGGGTATAATCCTATAACAAATGAACTTAAAGATCCTACTAATGGCATTCAAGACTCTGATGATAGAATTATCAGATTTGTTGGGGACGCAACTGAAAGGATTAAAGAAGATAATCTTCGTTCAATTCGATTTGTGAGATTTCTCTCACGATTTGATAGTCTTGGTTTTACTACAACAAGAGATCAATTAGATGCAGCTATTTATACGTATGATAACTCTATTGTTTCAGTAGAACGGCTTTATCAGGAGCTAAACTCAATGTTCAAAATTCTTAAAAAGGATTCTTATTCTTTAAACTTTGTTATTGATACTCTACATGATATGAGGATATTCCATAGATTTATTAAAGATAAAGAAGTTCATAAAATGGTACTCGTAGATATATTTAAGACATTTGATTACTTACCACTTTTACTTGAAATGAAAGGGTCTATTCAAGCACTTAAATTGAGTTCTGAATATAAAGCGTTATACACACTTTTCATTACATTTCAAGATGGATTTGAGGGGAGAGATTTTTCAGATCAAGCAACGGTCAAAGCACTGCTTAGATTAGCAGATGGTAATTTCGAGTTATGTGAACGACTTTTAAACACGTTTAAAACTCTTAATAAGGAGAATAATCATAAAGCCGGTTTAATCACTCTAAAAACCCTTAAAAATAAGGTGGGTACGGTTGATGAAGAACCATATAAAGTTACTCAACTAAAAGTAAATGGTGTAGATATGATAAACCTTGGTTTTAAAGGACCGGAAATTGGAATGCATTTGAATATGCTTCTGAAAATAGTAGTTGATAAACCGGAATTAAATACTAAAGAACAATTATTAAAGGTTTTAAAATAATGACAATCAAAGATAATAAAAATAAATATGCTTTAATTAAAAATAGACTTAAAAAAATATATATTTCAGATTTTTTTATATTAGTGAAGATATGGAGTGCAATAATTGTTCCTATTTTAATTATTTCCGTAATATTTATTAAACTAGATTTCTTTAAAAAAACAAATTTTAGAGAAAATGCCCTTAATCTTGTTAGAAATGATTATCCCACTTTAATATGTTTATCACCCCAAGGGGCAATACGTATTTATCATACTAAAACTTATGAAATCTTTAATGATCCTGTTAATGGTTGGCAAATATATGATAAAAAACAAGGACATATACCTAGTTCTACATTTCACCTTTCTAGATGTGAGTTAAAATAATTTTAATGTATAATTTAGTATAGTGAACTACCCAACCGCTAAAGACGATTGGGCTTCTAAGGGAGTGCCGAGAGGCACTCCAATCATCGAATTTCAGAATTAACTGACATTCTCGATACAAAGATTCTGATTGATCTGCAGTAAAGAAATAAAGTTTAAGGAAATCGGATTGTTTGGTATTTGGTTGTAATCTATATTTGTAGTTGCGATTTAATTTCAATCCGATCTCCTTAAACTTTATATCTATATACTTTTTACATTATTTTAATGTAAAATTAATACAAAATTAATATTGAATTTGATATAATTAACAACATTATTGCTGATTCATCCCAATGGCTAAAGATCATTGGGTTTTCTCAGCGTGGTGCATAAAGAAAAAACTGTTATAGTATTTAACCAAAGTTAAAAAGTATAACTAAGGAGAAAAAGAATGATTATGAATACCTACACTATTAGCTTTAAATATGAAGATGAATTTAATTCTACATATGATGAAATAGAAACTGTGAAAGCAAATTCCGAGCAAGCTGCTATCAAGATATTAAAAGAAGATTATCAAGATGATGATTTAGAGGTTACAAACATTGAAATGCTTCCAAACGTTGGATTAGCTGTAATGAGAATGCAACCTATGCATAATGGTCACTTTGAATTGATTTCTCGTATGATGAAAGAAATGGATATTGTCATTATTGGTTTAGGTTCAATTCAAGAAAGTGGCAATATTAATAATCCATTTACACCGAAACAACGTAGAGAGATGATTGAAAAAGTTTTTGGTGTAACAGGTAAAAAATCTAAATTAAAAATTATAGAGCTTAAAGATCTTGGTGCGGTTTCTAAAATTGCCTGGGCTTCTTTTGTATTTGGTAAAATTGATGGTATGAACCTACCAAAACCAAATCATTACTATGCTGGTTCTAAGCATGATGCAAGTTGGTTTAATGCTCTAAATGAAGAATATGGTGAAAATACTATTCAAATACATATTGTTGATAGACTAAAAGAAAGTATTTGTATGAGCGGAACAGAAATCCGAAAAGCTATTATGGATGAATCTGATGAATGGAAAGAGTTTGTTCCACCAGTTTTAACACCGTATATTGAAAATACTTTCCCAACCGAATTGAGATTATCTAATAATATAGATGTTGAAGCGGAAAAACTAGCTTTTGAAAAATTAAAGTCTAAAAGTTAAACCTTTTCATCCAATAATAAACTAGGAAGAATATTTTCTTTAAAGTATTTAACTCTTTTTATATATTCTTCTGGTGGAGTAGATTTTAATACTATTTCACCAGTTTCATCAAATTCTTTTATCTGTATCATATTAATATCTCTATTTAACTCAACTTTTAGATTCTTTTCTTTTAATAACTCATTAACTTCATTTATACTTTTCTCAATATCAAGTATTTCATTAAAAGATTTTTCTTGTATATTATTTAATTGTGGTTCAGTATAGTTTATAGAAGGTATTGAATTAGATAATGATTTTGTTAATTCCTGAATCATAGTTATCTCCTTTACCGTATTAGTTTACATACACGTTTTGCGTCCTCTAAATCTTCTACTTTACCTAGAATAATTTTCGTACTTAGATAATCAGTAAATTCTTTTATTTTATCATCTGATGCACTCATTGTAAGCATATCTAATGCTTCGATTAATTTGTCTTTAATTGCAACACTTTTCTTAGTACTATCAAATGATTTATCTTTACTCAATTCTATTAATTCATTTAATTTCTCTTCCATGCGAAAATAAAAAATTGATAAAAAACTACTTACGTCATTAGCATATCCACCCATAATAATCTCCTTTTAATTAAAAAGGAGGGTTAATAACCCTCCTATAATCTTAATATTCTATTGGAATAATCTTAGAATACTTTGTTGTTGTTGAGCTGCCATATTAAATGCGAACATTGCAGCTTGATTTCTAACAGTCCAGTTATCTAATTCAGCTTTTGCTTGTGCTTCATCTACATCTCTAATATTAGATTCTGCAGATAAGACGTTTTGTTGTGTTACTTGCATATTTCTAACTTTAGATTCAAGACCTTGTGTAACAGAACCGATACCACTTCTAATACCGTCAAGAGATTTAAGAGCAGCATCGATATTATCCAATGCTGTTGCAGCGTTTGTAGAAGTATCAACTGTCAACGCATCAATACCCAAATCAGCTGTTTTAACACTAGAAATTGATATAGATGTTGTTTGTCCACTATATGCCCCAGTTTGGAATACTTTATTTGTAAAAGTACCATCTAATAATTTAATACCATTATAAGACGTATCAGTTGCTATAGCTTCCGCAGATTTAATCATTTCATTAATATCATTTTGTAAAGCTGTTCTAGATTCGGTTGAATTTGAATCAGAAATTGCTTGAGACGCTTTATCTCTAATTTCCATAAGGACTTTAGTATATTCTTCTAAAGCTCCATCAGCTATGTTTGTTAATGAAATTGCCTCATTTAAATTTCTAATGGCTTGACCCAAACCATTAGCTTGTGATTTAAGTTGGTTTGCGATAGCCATACCAGAAGCATCATCTGCCGCTCTGTTAATTCTTTTACCTGTTTGTAACTGCTCATTTAATCTATAAATTTGATCATTTGAATTATTAATCCCTAAAATTGATTGAGCTTGTCCTAAATTAAACATGATACACCTCCAATGTGTAAAGTGGAAATTCCTTTTCCATTTAAGTTTAATTTAAAGAGAAATATGATATAATGTAGTATATATTTCTCTTACAATTAGAATATCGGTTATAGTGCAAAAAACTTAAACTAAAATGGCAAAAATATTGCAAAATTAATACTTATGTTAATTTCCTTAAATAAATATCTTAAAAATGGAGTAACTATGATTGATTATTATGCGATTTTGGAAATATCTCCTAATGCTTTATTAGAGGATATAAAATATAAGTATAGAAAATTAGCAAAAAAATATCACCCAGATTTAAATAAAGACTTAGAGGCTGAAACTATCTTTAAAAAGATTAATGCGGCTTATGATATTCTTTCAAATTCACAAAAACGTTCTGATTATGATAAACTTTATTATAGTTATAATAAAAATACACGTACAATTTTTAGATACCCAAAGAAAGAAATCAAAAAGAAATTAAAAAAAACTTTTAAAAAAGATGAAGTAATTCAAATGCACATTAATTTCTATGAATCAATCATTGGTGTCGAAATACCATTTGAATTTAAGCAAAAGAGTGAATGTAATGAATGTAACGGGTATGGTGGTAACTTTAAGCCCTGTCCAAATTGTGACGGTAATGGCACTATTCAAAGTAAGAGTGGATTTGTTACTACAAATATATTATGTTCAAACTGTAAAGGTATAGGATATACAAAAATATATTCATGTAGTAGCTGTGATGGTCTAGGATTCAAAGAAGAGATTATAAAATTAAAATGTGTTGTACCATCAGGAGTCGACAATCATACCCGTTTAGTTATGAGAGGTAAAGCTAATAAAATTAATAATATAAAAGGTGATTTATATATTGAACTTAATATTAATAATGATAGTGAATTTAGGAGAGATGGTTTAGATATATATAAGACTTTAAAACTTAATGTGTTAGATATTTTAATAGAAGATGAAATTATTATTGATGGTGTTGATGAACAAATTACTATTGACACCAATGATATAAAAAATAAAAAGAAATTAGTTTTTAAAGAAAAAGGTATTAAGTCAATTAATAAAGATAAAATCGGGGATTTTATAGTAGAAATAGAAATTTTTTATGTTGATCTTAGTCAAAAACAGAAAGAAATTATTAAATCTTGGCTCCATAAATAGTCATATTTTAAAGGGGTTAAAAATAACATTTTGTAAAATTCCTTTAAAATATATAGAAATAAACTTTATAATAAAGTAAAAAACTTAACTAAATAATAATACAAATTAGGACTAAACAAGAGGATTATTATGAATGAATTAAATACTGTACTAGGTTTATATAAATTTAATGAAGAAATTGAGAGTATTAATTTAAAATTAATGCAAGAATTAGAAACAGCTAATGAGCATGGTATAAAATATTTTATAGTAGGTGATTTATCGGAAAAAGTAACAGGTTTTAAACGTGGTGAACGTATGTCTACAATAATAACAACATTAAATAAATTAAAAAAAACAAATATAAAAATTTCAATTAAAAATACGTTTGAAGATATAAATTTTTATAAGCGTATTTTAGAGAAAGTTCCTAATATCGGATTTACATTTGATAAAGAAAATGCTGAACAATTTAGTAATAATAGTATCGAAGAATGGAATGAATTTATAGATAGTCTAAACGTATATAGTTTTTAATTATACGTTTAGAATAGTGAATCCATAGCTATATTTTCAAGTTTTTCTTTGCTAAATCCAATAACATCAAAAATAGTTTCCATTTTACCAAAGAAATAAGTTTCTAGCATTCTCTTTTTATCTGGGGTAAAATCATTAATAAATGATGGTATGTGTTTAGAACTAGAAGGGAATGCAATACAATCAAATTCTTGTATCATATCAAATACTTCACCATCACTATTTGTATATTTTATATTTATTTTTGTAGGTTTAATATAAAAAAGTTTAATTTTTTCACCGTTTAATATTTGATTAAACTCGGATGATAAATTATATTCATCTAATAGATAGTTATATAAAATAGACGCCTTTATATGAAATGGTACAACCATTTTTACCTTTGCTTCAATATAAATTTCGCCATTAACATCTTTTATTAATTCACCATCTTCTAATGAATAACGACCTCTACCTTCTCTCATAAAATCAAAATATATTTTATCATTTATTTTAATTTTTATATCAGGGTACTCTTCTTTTAAAAATTCATCAATTTTTTCTATATTATAAGGTCTAGATTTATATTCAATTTCATAATTGAATGCTTTTAAATATTTACCTAAATTATTCGCTGAACGTTTTGCAGATAAATCATATAAGCTTAGATCATCATAATCCGACTCAATTTTATCCATAGCTTCTTTGATTTGCTCATGTTTTAAACCTTTCATAATTTCAGTAAAGAACGGTTTCATTTCCATAGATAGTTGTTTGGGTGAATCAGATCTTTTAATAGATAGACCGGTAATACCTAATTTTGGCTTTGGAAGTACTTCACCATCTTCCCAACCTTTTAGAAATGCATATTGTTTCTTTTTACCATATGATAATGTTGAACGGGCAATAGCTTCAAAATCGGATCTCATGACATCATCACCATTAAAAATATCTTTAACCAACATTGGAATACTACCTTCATCACATGCTTTTACAACATCGGCACCAATTTTTTGAGCTTCCTCCAAATTTTCTGCCTCCATTATTCTAAAATAGCAACTGTTATGTACTAAAATATTATTAGCAAAAAATGTATGTGGGTTGGACTTCATAGTTATATCATATACTTTGTCATAATATTTAACTTTTTTAATAGATTTTATTTTTTTGTGAGATAGTGTCATTGTAAATACCTTATTATACTATGTTATTTGTATAATATTTTACAATTTTTTTAAAAAAGAAATATGTCCTTTATTTCATTAGGTATAAGTGTGGGATCTCCATTTTTAACAATTAATGATAATACTTTTTCAGAATTAGCTATAAAATTAGTACGTAATTCATGATTTTTAATCAGATATAATAATTCAAAAAGTTTTTTTTCGCTTATATCTAATATAGATTCAATATATTTTTTTTGTGTATTTTCTAATAACAACTTATGTTCTAAATCATAAATTAAAATATCTGCAGTTATAAATTCTTTATAAATAATATAATAAAAATCATTTAAGAGAGACTTTAATAGAGGTTTTGATTTTAAGATTATTTCATCGTGGATTTTTTTTAAAGTGTCATATTTGATTGAAAATTTATCTACATAATCGGTACCATATAAAGTTGTTAAACCGATTATAATAGTCTCAAATAATTCAGAATACTTAATTATTGATAGTATTACATTTAATCTATCCTCGCCCTTTATAAATTTACTAATTTTACCATTTTTAATAATTACTTCTGCTTCAGTAGGATAATTTGAGAATAAAAAGGTAATAGTTTCATTATCATCTATTGTGTATATTGTATTTTTATCTATTAGATAATGATCCATAAATAGTTTAAAATCATTTTTTAGAATCTTAGAAAGTGATAAAATATTTAACCCGTCAACTGTAAAATTTTTTTTAAAAATAGTTTTTTCCAAACTACTTATTGTTTTACTACTGCCTATTTTTAATGCATATACGTATGCTAAAATTACAGCATTAAATCCAACATAATCTTTATATTTTTCATTTGTGGATAATTTCAATTTGGATAATGTTGATCTTATATCTTTTAATTTATTATTTTCTATTTGTTCTTTGAGAGTATTGATTAATGTATTTATGTCATTATCTGACATTTCTATGGGAGAAGGACTTTCGTATGAATAACGTCGAGAATAATACCCATAACCCATTATTAACTACCTTCTATTTAGATTGAGGATGTCATTTTGCATAGCAGCTAAAACTTTCCTCATTTCAGATGACTTATTATTTTTCTTAAAATCATTACTTAAAGGTATAAATTCATCAAAACTACTATCAATCTTATATTGTCGTGTTAATTTTTTATAATCATTTTTATTTTTTATAGTTGTTGTTAATCCTCGGCGAGCACTATCGCTTGAATCTACAAATCTAAATGTTTTATTCGATTTATCTAAATATACAATAATTCCATTTTCAAAGTTTAGAGAAAGTGATTCATTTAATTCAAGTAATGTCATTCATATCATCCTTTTTGATTTATTTATAGAAAAAATTATTTATTTTTCTTTTTTCTCTTTCTTTTTACGTGGACGTTTTATAGAAACTGTTGGTGTTTCAATACCCATAGCTTTCATTTTAGCTTCTCTATTACGTTTTCTTGTTGCTGCCGCTTTTGCAGCTCTCTTTTTCTGATATTCACTAGTTCGCATATAAGTTCCTAACCATTTAGAGGCTTTAAATTTTTGTTCTTTTGTCATTTCTCTTTTAGCATTTGCATCTAAAATCGCTACGATTTCTTCATCGTCTTGACCATATTCAGTTAAAAATGCTACTTGTTTATCAGAAAGTAAATTAGGCATTTTTTTCTCATGTTTTTTAAGCCATTTGGTTAATTCATCTTTAAGTTCTAAGGCTTCTTTAGGGATTTTTATATTTAATTCTTTCTCCATAGTTTTTGCAAATTTTAATTGTGCTTCACTAGGTGGTAAAGTAGCTTTATCAATTATTTCAATATTATTTTTTTCACCTATCTCATATAATTTTTTAGCCTGTTCTTCTACCATTTTCTTAAATTCTAATTCATATTCTTTTTTTGTCAAACTACCATCAACAATTTGATTAAGTTTTGCTTCCATATCGGCTCTTAATTTAGGATTAGTCATTTCATCAGGTAATAAATTTGTAAGTGTTATTGCCTTTTCACTAGCATCAATAACTCTACCTTTTTTGATTAAGTATTTTGATTTAAATAAAGAATCTAAAATACTTGCTCTTGTAGCAGGAGTACCAATGCCTTTTTCTAATCCTTCTAATTCTGGATATATACGTGAAATATTTTCCATTCCTTTTAATAAGCTAAATTCACTAAACATAGGTTTGGGTTTAGTTTCTAATGATTCTTTTTCTATCGTAATGATTTCAATATTATCACCTTTTTTCATTGTTGGTAAGGTTTGTTGTTCTACGTAAGTAAAACCGTACATATTAGCTGGATTATATAACTCTCTCCAACCTTTTTTAGTTTGAATATTTTGAAAAGTAGTCAAATATATTTCATCATCAATATCGGCATCCATTTCAACTTTATAGTATTCAAATTTATCCATAAATTGAATAAGGTATCTTGTTGCAACCATATCAAAAATAATTTTTTGTTCTCCGGATAATGATTTGTCAGTCATTTCTTTTGCTGTAGGTGCTAAACCTGTATGAGCTGATACTTTTGCACTATTAAATACTCCAGTTTTTACTTTAAATGGAGTAGGAATATTAACATTTTTAAATGATGATAGATTTAATAAATTTGGTATTATCTTTTTAATATTTGACATTTCGCCACTAGCATAATATCTATTATCTGTTCTAGGATAAGATTGCCATTGTCCTTCATACAACTTTTGCGCCGTAGCTAATGTTTTTGCAGGTGTAAAATTATGTAAATTACCTGCCTCTGATTGTAAGTCAGTTAGTGAATATGCTAATGGTGGATTTTGGGTAAGATTATTTTTTTGTGTGAAATTACTTACTTTAAAATTCATACCTATTTTTATGGCATTTTCTACTTTTTTTCTCATTTTACTTGAATAAATATCTCTTTCTGAACTCTCAAATTCTTTAACTAATTCATTTAATTTCCATCTTAATTTGCCTAATTCATTATATAATGATGAAACTTTATCTTTATTAACTTCATCATCTTTATCGATAGACTCTAATTCCTTTTCAAGTTTATCTATATTTTTTTGAGTTTTGATAATATCTGTATCATCTTGTTTAATTTTTATAATATAATTAAATTCCACACCAGATTCTTTATGTTTTGCTAAACCCCCGAATCTCCAATATTTAACAGGTTTAAAATTCTTAATATGATTTAGTCTATCTACTACCATTCTTATAACAGGTGATTTCACACCACCAACATGATATGTTTGACCACCACCCAATAAAACAGACGCTAAAATAGTATTATTTAAGCCAAAAGCCCAGTCAAATTCTCCTCTAGCAAAACCACTTTGTGCCATATTCCAAAAAGGTATTTTGTCTAAAGTTTTTACTTCCTCTTTTAATGAATGAAAATCAAGTTTGGACATATTAACCATGCCGATTACTTTATCTTCAGCATTACATTCCATAATAACTTCCATACCTAATGCACAACCTTCATTATCAGGATCAACACCTAGTACAATCCAATCAGCTTCATCAAATGCTCGCTTAGCATTTAAAACCATTTCCTGATAATCAGTTTTAAATTTGCCTGTTGATTTTTCTTTAACAACTAACTCATAGTTATCAGGTATAAATGGTAGATCTTTATCTTTAACCATTTTATACCATGATTTATCCTTTAGCTTAGGATTATATTCATCAAAATTTTTTAGTCTCATAGTATGACCAGCAAGCGAAATATTTTTAATATGTTTTGTATCTTTTGTAGATCCCATAACGGGCTTTATAGCTTTTACTTGTGAGGGCTTTTCAAATAGCATAACAAATTTTCTATCTTTATCTTCAAACCATGCAATGTCTAAGTCATTTAATTGCTTTAAATATTCGATTGCCTTTTTAGAAAGGTTATTCATATATATTCCTTATTTTCTTTTTTAATATTTTACAAAAAAATGTAAAATTAATCTAATATAACAAAGGAGATAGAATTGATAAAAAATTTAACAGATGAAAATATTGATAGGGTTTTATTAGAAGATAAAGCACAGTACATACTATTTTATTCGGATGATATACCTACTAAGAATCAGATTTTAGAAATATTTAAAGAATTTGATGGTCGTTTAAAAGGGAAAGTAGATATTTATCTATGTCGTATATTAGAACAACATAAAGTAGCTTCATATTTCCAAATGAATACATTACCGGCGGTATTATTTATGAAAAAAGGTAAGGTCTATGGTAATTTAGCAGGCCCTGCATCAAAAAGTAAATATGAAGATATACTTAAAAATGCATTATCTAGTCTAATTCAAGAACAAGATGTCCTAAATTAAAATATTAAATTCATCTAAACAAGATTCAAAAAAAGGACAATATACACATTGTTTAGATGGATTGATAGAAAAAGTATCAGTTTTTTCTATTGTGGAAATATCGGATAATAGATTATCTCGAAATTTAATAATTGACTGTTTATCTATTGTAATGATATTAAATTTATTATGTTCGATATAATAAAAAAGTAAATCAATTTCATCTATTTGTGGATATTTTTCTATTAACCATATAGAGTATAATTGCAATTGTTCAAAACTTGGTCGGTCTTTGAATTTTCCACTTTTCCAGTCAACAATTACACCTAGATTATCATGTACTGCATAATAATCTATAAAACCAGTAAACATACTATCTTTTTTTGATTTAGAAATTTTACAAGATTTATCTAATTTGATAGGTTGCTCTACTTCCGTAATATCAAAGTCGAATGTTATATTTATATAGTCGTTTTCTAGCGCTTCATCTGCTTGGTTTATCAAATTTAATTTATCATCTATTTCTATTGATGCATAACCATTTATTTCTATATTTTGGCCTAATAATCGTTTTGCGATATATTGGTGTATAAATCGACCCCGTTGAAAGTATGCGGGATCGCTATAATTTTTATCAATGTTTTTTTTATTTACATAAGTCCATTCAAATTTTTTTTGGCAATGCTTGTACGTGTTAATTTTGGAAAATGAATATGGTGAATATCTCAATTTAAACCTTTTAAAAATGGGTTTCGATGAATAACTGTGTCTCACTATTTAAAAATAAATTATAAGTGTTAATAACTTCCAAAAAATCTTCTTTTGAACCTATAACAAAAGATCTCAGTAATTTATCAACAATAGGTATTTCCCATTGTGAAATATAATTTAATTCAAATAAGAATCCACCAACACCAACACCATTATAAAATATTTTATCAGGTTTAAACTTAATTTGATTTGATATTGTATCAACAAAGTCTATAACAAGTGACGGTTGTTGTGTTTCTTCATCTTTAAACTTCATTATACGAATAATAAACTTATTTTTTAATAAAATTTTAAATATTTCTGAATCATTTATAATTACAATGTTGTGAATAATGAAGGATATTTTTGATTTTTTTTGTTTTGATGCAAAAAAAACTGAATTATCGCTGAGGTTATGTGTATCATAACCTCCGATCTGTATTTTATTTGATTCCATCTAAAATAGTATTTCTCATAATTGGATCATCAAATACACCACTATAATCTTCAGTTGTAGTAGTGGAATATTGTTTTGCGCCACGAGTTGTTTCACAGGAATGAACAATATTAAAAAGCCCAACATATACATCTTCAGTTTCTGCAATTTTAGAAATTTTTTCGTGAATTAGTGCAGTTACCTCTTCTTGTAAAGATGGTCTATTTAAACACCATTCTACGAATCTTCCAATTTTACTCAAACCTAATAGTTTATCTTTAGGAATATATGAAATTACAATTCTACTATTACTATCATTAGTTATACTAAATGGTAAGAAATGATGTGAACAGACACTTCCAATCCCAGCATTTTCAATATTGACCGTAACAGGACGTTTTCTATCTTTTTCAGATGCTGGAAATGCTGCAAGTCTAGGCATTTTTGTAAATCTTCCATCACCATATTCTCTAATATTTTCAGAATCTAAAGTATTTCCAGCCCATATTTTTGCTATACGTCCAGCAGTGCCGATATTACCCATGGAATTATCTATCTTGAGATTATCGTCATTATCAGTATCAAATTTTAAAGCGTTTAATGCTTTTTCAACATGCCATGTTGCAACTAAACGTAATACATAATGCGTCTCTTTAGAAATACCTTCTGGTACTAAATCATAGATATTCCCTTTTGCTAAAAATACAGGAATTGTTTTATATTCTGTCCAAGATTTTTCAAAATCCCCATTGGAAAATTTCATATAAAAACTATCTCTGATTTCATCTTTAATAAAATTGTCTATATCGTCTAAACATATTTTTGTTTTCGATGTTTTAATATTTGCTAAATCTTGTGCTTCTTCAACATCTACTTTTACTGGTTGATTTTGTATCATTTGTTATCCTTCTTTTTCTTTAATTTTACATTTTTAGAAGGTTTATTTTTGATTTTTGGCAATTTTGTAATTGTCGTAATTCCATAAAGGTAATCGGTCATATCTGTAATAATCTCATTACCATATTTAATTTTGATAGTCCTAAATGCTCCGATTTCATTATCAAACATAAACATTTTACCATCATTTGAAATATAAGTATCCATAATAGAATATGGATTAGCTGGTTCAATATAACTATCATACGAAATTACACCTGGGCGAGATAATAAATCTTTATAAGAAATCCATGCTTCGCTTCTTTCTGCAATTTGTTTTTCTTCTTCAGTTAAAATATTACCAAAGCAATCTTCAAATAATTCTTCATATACTTCACCAAAAACATTAGCAGCAGCTTTATGTTCTGAAGTTTTTCCATACATACCATATGATTCTCTATGAGCCATATACATGGAGTAATCAGTAACAACCTTAATATCTCCCATAGTCCAAATCATAAATGCTGCAGAAGCTACTTCACCTTTACCAATAGTTACAACATGTTGAAAGTTATTGATTATTGAAGCTAAGTCAACAGCAGTATTAAGACTTCCACCCGGTGAATTAAGGGTAATTTCAATAACATCATATTGATGTGATAAATTATTTAATTTTGAAAGCTCCTCAATATATTCTGAAGGTTCATCGATTTCGCCATATATGCGTAAAACTGCTATATTTCTTTGTTGATCGTCAAAGACAGATATATTTTTAGGCTTTGTTATTGGTAAAGGGATTTCAATCTCATATTCATTATGAGATTGATTCTGTTTGATATTTTTCATAAAATAAACCTTAATTTAAATTTTAGTTTTCAGTTTCTTCATCTAATAAATCTTCCGGTTCAAAAGACATATTTTCAACAGCTTCTAACATTAGATCTGCGTTTGCTAATGCACTTCTTTCATCTTCCATTTTTTCTTGAGTTTTCTCAATTTTATCTGCTGCAAAAGCTTTAATTATTTTTTTAGCGATGCCTTTACTTACACCAAAGTCTGCTGCAAGAGTACCTAAAGCTTCATTTAAAATTTCTTCTTGTTGAGCGATAATTAGTGATGCTCTCATTGCATTTTCCATAACTTCTGTATCAAATTCTATTGCCATTTTTTAAATCCTTTTTGTTTTTAATTTGTTTTCATATATAATTATACAATTAACTATATTTTTTTTTCAATGTTTTCAAATGTTTTTTTATTACTGAATCGGGAATATCAGTTTGTTTTGCTGTTGTTTTCAAAATTGCCTTTGCATGTTCAACGGTTATTTTTTCAACAATGTCTTTTAATGATTTACCTGGAGACACACTTTCTAAAAATTTAATATGGTGTTCTAAATAATCTTTAATAGATTTTTTATCTTTTGTCCCCCGAGATGAATCTGATAAAAGCTTAGTAATCTGAATATTTTTCATAGCTTCTTCCATGACTTGTTTATCATCAGCCTCTGAAATATCTCTAAACCCCATAGCTCTTAATTCATCTCCACTTTCTTCTAAAGAATTAGCTGGAGGTTGTATGGGTGTGATTAATGCATCAACTATTTCATTTTCCGATAATTCTTCAAGATTTTTATCTTCCATATCTCAACCTTTATTTTAGAATATTTTTCCATTTTAGAACAGTCATTCTATCTTTATTATCAACATTAAAAATGTCATATGTATCATCAATAATTTTATCAGCTGTATTTGTAAAGTTATTATCTATATCTTCGATAGAAATATTTTCAATAACAGAGTGTAGTAATTCATTATCTTCAATACCTTTATTAACCTTTACATATGTTCCATCTTTATATCCTGATAGCTGTCTGATATGATTTAAAGTGTGTTTTGCGATATAATATGCACTTATATTAAAACCGATTTTATTTGCCAATTCTAGGATTAGCATTAAAGCTGCACCAGGACGTTGTAGTAAATTATTTGCTGAAATACTTACAAAGTTAATCCAATCATTTTCACTAAGTTGTACAGTTTCATCTTCACCAGTCAGGTCACCAAGTACCTTTTGAGATAGTGTAAAAAATAGTAGATCGGTCAATTCGATTTTAATATTATTTTTTACTCCCGTATGCATTGAATCCCAATCAACAGAATCCATAGTCCTTTGACCTTCAGCACCTTTCCACCATTTCCAACCTAATGCATGTTTTTGTCCATTAGCATCGACGTATTCGGTATCAATTAATTCTGCCATTTCCTGATGATTTGCAACCATAAAATCTAATTCGTTACGATTAGTTTTCCAATTTGGTGTTATTAACTCATTTAGCGCATCTTGTAATTTAGTTAATTCATCTAGTGTTTCTTTTTTCATATAGTTCCTCTTTAATTGAATTAATAATATTTTACAAAAAATCGAATAAATATATAAAAATGATATAAAAACGGAGAGCATATATGTCAGCAGATTTTTATTTAAAACAACATCTAAATATGAGCCCGAATGCTAAAATTAAAAATTTAGTACCAGAAACTTTAAATGCTGTACCACCTGAATCGGAGTGGCGATTAGGCAGAATATGGTATAATACTTCTATTGGAAAATTTCAAAGTGTTAATCTGAAATTAGATCCACAGACTGGACTACCCTATGAACCTCATATATTAGAAGTTGTTTTATTGGGTTCGGATGAAATTGGTTTTACAAGAGATGGCGAATATTATCCAGATGGTTTGTTTGAATTCAGTACTACTACAAAAATATCAACAGCAGTAGATGAAATTAATGAAGCATTGAAAGATTTAGCACCAGCAGAAGCGTCACCCTTATTCGGGGATTTAGTAATTAATGTTGTGGGTGGCTTTAAATCAGGAAAAATAGCTAAACAAAATGATCAAATCCCTGAATTATTACGACTAGATGATTTATCCGATGGTGATTATATAACGTATATTATAACTGATAATAAACTTTCTGCTGAATTGCCTATAAATGGATATATGGTAAAAGATAAGCAACAACTACAATTCGGTAGAGCAGATCAAGGTACTATTGTTGCGGTATATGATAATATAGAAGTTGATAATGGTATTGATTTGTTTAATAATTTTAATGAAACAAGCAGAGATTATTATGGTGTAGTTCAAGGGTTTTTACCAGATATCAATCAAACGATAACTCTTAATGATGGAACAAGTACTAATATTATAGCAAATCCGAATAAAGATTTATATCGTAGTTCTACACAAATATTAACAATAAATACCGTTGAACGTTATAATGATTTTAAAAAATGGCAACGAGGAACGGGTGAATTAAATATAGGTACTATATCTGGACAAACATCGATTTCTCCAGGGAAACATTCCTTTTATGTTAAGCATATTGATGTAGTGGGTGGAGATTACTCAACTAATATATCGGAAATATTTTATGATTATGATAAAACTATTGTAAATACTATAATTGATAATTTTTATTTAAAAAGTGGGATTACAAAAAGCATTTCTGGGGTGGAGTTTTTCTATGATAATATTGCATTTAATCTAAGTTTAACAGCTGAAAATATTTTTGCTAATACTTATTGGGATCATCCTTTAAGTTTAACATTAGCTTATTCTGATGCAGGTAATGTTATTTGGAATGATTCATCTAGTAATTTAGCTGGAGAATTAGTACCTAATTGGAATGATAGATTGATTCTAACTGACTATGTAATTAACTTTACTGGAACCGGTGTTATGCTTGATAAAGTAGAAATATATGCAAAAGGTGGAAAAGTCACAACAGGATGGGGTCCTACTACATCATTCAAAATAGATTTATTAATTGATACTAATAATATTAATAATAATTCAAATTTATTAAAAGAGACATTTAAAGACGAAGATTATCGATTGCCAGATTCAATAAATTTTGATGATATAACATTAATTGGTTCGAAGAGTATATGGGATAGCGAAGTATTATTAGAACAATATAATGCTCAACAATTTTTAGGAAAACTTAAAAAAGCGAATACTGATTATACTAATTACGGTATTGCAGTAGATTATAGTTTATTTTCATCAGATAACCAATTTTATTATAGGTCATTTCAAGCACCATTAAAATCTAATTCTAATGGACGTATCAAAATACTAACATTGGGTAATATAGGTGTAGATTTTGATATATTTATTAAATTTCCATCATTAACAGGCTGGCTGGATTTAAATATTTTATATGATGTTCAGGATTTTTCAAATAATAGTACAGTAGATGGTACAGGTTGCGCAACTGATATTAATAAGATTGGTGATCGACTTGAAATTGGTTGGACGATTGGTGCAAATTCAACGGTAGATTCTAATTACGGATATTTTTTAAAAATCGTTCTATATAGTGATATTGAAATAAGTGAAATTGAAGAAATTTCAGATAACTGGAGATAGAAATGACAGACATTACAAAAATAAATTATTCACATAAAAAAATAGTTAATAAACGCCATACATCAAATAATAAACAATGGTTCGAAGAGGATGATGGCCTCTTAATTTATCCACATGCAAAAGAAGTTTGGATTGATTATATTCCATCTACTCCAGATACAGCTTTAAATAATATAGAATATTTAGATAATATTATTATGACGGAGGATACAACTGTACAAGATCGTAAAGCTTGGAAGTTAATAATTGATTCTGAGCTTATTAATGGGTTGATACCACCATCATATGGTATTGATTATTCTATTAATATTTTTGCAAATGGTGTAAAAATACCAACCTCACATCCGTCCCAACCTTTGTTTGATTATACTAACGGTATTTTATCATTTGAAAATTCTCCTCCAGTAGGAGATATTACTGTTAGTGTTTATAGGTATATTGGTCGTACTGTTGCACAATATATTGATTCTGAAAATAGATCGATTGTTAAAGCTGTATTAGGTATAGATCAACCATCAACTGAATATATAATACAACATAATATGGCTACATTTGATTTAGATATTATATTATATACTTATGATGATGTACAAGGTACTAAATATTGGAAAAGAGATGTAGTGCCACTTATTTTATTGGATGAAAATAGAATCAAGATCCAATTAAGTGAGTCTCAAGCTATTAGATATATAATAAAGTCATATGAGACATTATCTATTTAGTAGAAATATTTATCCAATTACTACCATCGAATATTAACAATTCACCCGAAGTATTATTAAGAGATAATTCACCTTTAACTGGTGAATTATTATTAGTATTAAATGATATATGGTTTAAAATATTTAAATATGCTTGAAATAGATCCATATTAAATTCATCATAACTTTGTATCTTATTATCTTTTATAAAATTGTCCAAACTCTCATGATTTGGTAAAACAGATATTAGTTTTAAATAAATATCCGGTGACATCTCTTTAAGACTATTTAATAGTTTACTTTGGTTTATTAGCATATTGAGTTCGTAATAATTTAATTACATCCATTGCATCATCGACTGCTAAATGTGTAACAACTCCAGATATATTTGCCCTTTGTTTGCATAATTCTAAATGTGGGGCTGAAGTATCATTTTCCCAATCAATAAATAAAATGGCTGGATCAATTACTCTTTGTCGCATACGTATTTTCTTAGTAAAATCTGGTACATTTTCTAAAAACTTACGATCAAATCCGGAGAAATTTTTCCCTGCAACATTAATTGTGCATGAAAAATTTGTTCCACCTTTATGCGTACTTTCTTTGATTTCCAATCCTTGAATTTTACACCATGCAAGAAAATCATCAGCTAAATCCTCAACTTTTATAAAATTATATTTATCTTTTAAGTCTTTCTCATTTTTAAGGTTACTGATAATTTCCTTGTTAAGATCTAAAGCATATATATTTCCAGAAATATTTCCGCCAGGATGTTTGATATATGCATGATATGTTGGTAATTCATCTAAAGGTTTGATATTATTAGTGTCTTCCAAGACAGCTCCAAATTCTAAAATTTGACATGTTTCAGGATTCAAACCAGTTGTTTCTAAATCTATACTTATATACACCATTATTACTCTTCCTCATCAATTAAAGCTAAAAGAGTAAATCCCAGAACATTTAACTGTTTATTTGCTACAATTTCATGTGTTTTTTGACCTTCATTTAAATTATAAATAATATTATCAAGGCCAGCTCCAACTTCCTCATATTTTTCAGGTGATTTAATAATATCATCTACCATTAAATCCCAAAATTCAGCACAATCACTATCAGTAAATTTAGAAAAAACTAAATTTCGTAATGCTTTAGCATCACCTTTGCAGAATAATTTACTATAATCGTCAAAAAGTTTTGATCCTCCACTTTCTTTAATAACTATGCGTAAAATTTTACCTTCTTCTGTATCAATCGTATTTTGTTGTAATAATTGAATTAATTTTCTAATATCTGTACTATTATTTTTAATTAAACTTACTAAATCATCTTCATTTTCTATTTCGACTTCTTCATTTTCTAATATTGTGATAACTCTTTCTAATATAGGCTCTAAAGCTGGTTTCTCCAAAGTAAATCCCTGTAATCTACTATGTAAAGCAGGAATAATTTTTTTAGGATAATTTGCCGTTAAAATAAATCTAGCGGAATTATAACTAGATTCAATAAGATTTCTTAGAGCAGCCTGTGCCTGTGGTGATAAATGGTCTGCTTCATCAAGAAAAATAAATCTAATTGGTAGTTCCTGATTTATACTCATGCTCATAGCAAAGGGTTTAATCATATTTCTTACAGCATCTACACTATTTACATCAGAAGCATTTAAAAACATAATATCTCCATCATCAACTCCCAATGAATCCAATAATACTTTACCTGTTGTTGTTTTACCTGTACCGGCAGGTCCAGCAAAAAGAAGATTAGGAATATTTTTTGTTCTAACAAAATCTTCCATTTTTTCCTTAATTTCATCAGTCATGATAGTTTCATTCAAGTTTGATGGTGCATATTTCGCAACCCATATTTGGTCTTTTAGATTACTCATTATTTTCCTTTTTTATAAATTGTATTAATGATATTTTACAAATAATTTTTAAATTTTAAAATTTGATTCGTAAATAGATTTTGTAGCTATAGCATCGGCTAGGGTGGTTAGTTTATCTGTAAATTCATCAAGGATCTCAATATAATTTTTGTCTGTAAAATTTGTAACATCTTGTAAATTTGTAGTTAAAAATAAAATTGCTGATTCAAATCCATCTCTTAATACCTGAAAATTATTTACAATCGTTTTATCTAATGTATAAACATAAACCATATCAAATTGTGTGCGAATATCCATTATTAGTTTAGTTTCTTCAAATTGATAAATCTCCCTCATTATCGGTTGAGTTTGCGGCAATTTATTCATTATTTCTTTTTGCATTTGTGCAAGTATTGAATATTTCTTAACTAATCCTAAAAGCTGTACAACAGTTCCAGATATACCATATACCTGTAAATCCGTTAATCCTTCTTCTGGTGCTTCATTTACTTCTATTTCTTCCATTTTACTCATTACTATCTCCTATTAAATTTATTAAATCATCTTCATTGATTATTTGTATTGATCTATCTTCACCATTATTATGCCATTCTGCATTAAGTTTTAATACCTTAGTCATTTTACTAGAAGTCGTTTCAGGGTCATTTGTAACTAAATAATTTAATGATTTATTAACACTAGAAACTAATCCACCCATAGATTTAATTAAATTTTCATAATCTTTCCTTTTCCCTTTATTCAAAGTACCTGTTATACAGAAAGACTTTCCTGTAATTTTACTTGAATGCTGAATTTTATTTTTCTTTGTTATTATGGTAAAATGTTCAGCATTTTCACGTATTCTTTCTAAATTCATTTGAATGCCGTCATATATAGCTTGAGCTGTTTTTTCTGCAATTCCTTTAGTATCTAATAAATCTTCAGCTTTAAAATCTGGATCTAGTAATTTTTCTATTGGTGTTTCAGATAATAAATTCTCAAATACTCGAACACCTTGGTTTGGTATATTTAATAATGCCATAAATTGTTCTGGACTCACTTCTTTAACACTATGAATGGCGTTGTATGCTTTTTCTGCTGATTTTCTAGCAAAGCCTTCAAGAGATTCTATATCATCAATCGTAAGTTTCATAAGATCATCGATAGTTTTAATATTGAATTGTTCAATAGCTTTATCTATAAATTTTTCACTTAATCCTTTTATATCTAATGTTCCGAAGAAATTAGTAAAGATTCCCTTAGTCTTAGCTTCACAAAATGGATTTTCACAAACTAAATCAACTGAAAAATTATGTACTTTTTCATGACATATTGGGCATAAATCAGGTATTTGTATATCCGATATTTTTTTATTGTCAGCAACACCTATTATTTGTGGTATAACATCGCCTTTCCTTGCAACTATCATTTTACTTCCAATACCAATATCATATTTGTTTATATAATCCATTAAATAATCAAAGTTATGCATTGATGCTTTGGTAATGGTTACTCCCATAATGTCTACAGGTTTTAAAATAGCAGTTGGGATAATTTTTCCAGTCATACCAACAGTCCATCTTATATCTACTAATTCCGTACTTTTAGATATACTATCAAATTTTATAGCTGTAGCAAATTTCGGGTTTAAACCGTTTGGTTCATATCCTAATTTTTCTTGAATTTCATAATCATTAACTTCTTCAACTAAACCATCTATATCATAAGATAGGTTCTCACGTTTACCTTCTGTGTATTCTTTGTATATAGCAAGAATTTCATCAGTTGATTCAACTTCATAAAAATTAGGTATATTAAAGCCTTCTTTTGCTAGAAATTTAAATTTACAACTAGGTTTTTCAAATAATTCTTTGTTTATTATTTTCATTTTTAAGCCTTATTTTTATTTAGAGATATTTTACAAAAAAATGAATAAATAAAAGAAATATATTAAAGAGAGGATTAATCATATGTTTATGTTTAGGAAAAAAGATACAACTAAATCAACAACAGCTTCATTACAAAAACAAGCTAAAAAATTCCAAGAGGTCGTAAAAGAAATTAATAAAACTATAAAACCTGGGGATATTACAATAAGTGTCATAGAATCATATGCAGAAAAAGCAGGAGTTGATAAACAATTTATGTTTGAGGCATTTGATACTTTTCTATATAAGAACGCTTTAACAGCAATAAGAAAAGTAAAATCTGGTGAAAATTATACAGTATTGGACTTAGAACAAGCGGCTGCAAATTATGGTTTTGAATTAGATGATTTAAACGTAACTTATTTTAGTGAAGAATAATTAATAAAAATGTAAAATTACCTTATATTTAAAATAAGGAAAAGTATATGTCACAATTAGAATTTCTTCAAGAAGTCCTGACTGATTATGAATTTGATGATCTAACTGAAATAATGAATTTTTCATTAGATCCAAAAATTGATCTTGAAAAATTGCAAGAGTCTATAGCTCTTGCATCATTCCACCAATCAAAACTTACAAAGATAATGTTTAAGATTAGACTGATGTATGCTGATTTAGAGACAGAATTTGAATCATGGCATTCACGACAATTTCATAGTATAGCAGAAGATTATGATGGATTTCCCGAACTCTTAAAAACTACTAAAGACTATGAACGAGAAATTAGAAAACTATCAGAATATAAAGCTACTAAATCATTATTGCGTAAAATGGAGCAAACTATTCATGCTATGCAGACAAAAGAAAAAGAATTATCGGCTTTTGACTGGAAAGTCAAAGGGATTATAGATCTTCATAAAATTCAACATAATATAATGTATTAAAATGTTAATAATCGAAATTAAATGGCGAACCCTTAATGCCTTATCTAATGAGATAAAAAACATAATGATTGATAATGCTAAATTTTTAGAACGTTTTAATGATAATATTTTAATTGTATTGACCGACACAGTATTAAAAAAATATGATATATTTGATATGTTATATACTAAAGAAGAACATTTAATTTTAGATCTAACGCCTTTGAGTTTAATAGCAAAAAATAGACTGATTTCAAATTTTGATAAAGAATATCCTGAAATAGCTTTTATGATAATGGGTTCGGGAAATAATTCACATTTACTTAAAATAAAAGAAGGTAGTATATGACAGAGAAAGATAAAGAATATCTTGGCACTTTAATAGATGCTTTAATTTTATCAGGTATCAAATTTAATCATAAAAAAATTAATAAAAATACTAAAAGTTTATATCGGTTTGGCACATTTGAAATAGAGGGATATAATTATGTAATTGTATCCTGGTCCTTTATTAAATCTATTGTGACATTTGAAAATACAGATTCTTTATCAAAGATTAAATTTTCTATAAATGATAAAAAAATTATCTCAGGTGAGTTTGAGAAAATGACTAAAATTGTAAAATATAAGAAATATTTAAAAAATAAATTAGCAGATATATTAAAGGAATTAAGTGATAAATTACGGAATTAAACAAGAAGGATTTATAACTCAATATTTTAGAATGGGTAATACATCATCTAAGGGGTGGCGACAAAACTTAACAGGTTGTCCATATTGTCATGATGGTCGCAGTAAAAATCCAAGAAGCCACTTTTTATTTCAACATGATGAAATAGGATTTCAATGTTTTAATTGTGGGAGAAAACACAGATTTACTGGTTCAAACATTAATACCTTGGCTAACTTCATATCAAAATCAGCATGGAAAAAAGTAGGTGCTATTCTTCTTGAAATTAAAAAAGAGAAATTATTTCCAAAAGCGGAATTAAAAGATCAAGAAGAATTAAAAGATGAAGTTGATGATGATAAAATAGAACTTATTACATATAAAGAAATTGAATTGCCAGATGTATCAATCAACTTAAATATGAAAAAAGATAAAATATCAATGCAATATAGAAAAAGATTTATTGAAAACAGAAAAAAAGCTAAAGAATACCTTAAAAACCATGGTTTGGATGATATATCAGCCTCTAAAGAGTTATTTATTTGTTTGGAAGGGGATTATAGTAATAGATTAATTTTCCCAATTTATTTTAACGGAAAACTTATTTCGTTTGCTGCGAGAGCACTTTTTCCCACAAAAACTAAATATTTATATCCTCCTTCGGACGAGGATTATAATGATCGTGGAAGAATAATTTATGGGCTTGATAAATTATTTAAATCAGAAGATATTAAACAAATTTTTATAACCGAGTCATTAGTCGATGCATGGATTTTTGATGGTATGGCGGTACTATCCAAAAACATAACTTATGAACAAATGGAAATTTTGAAATCTTTTAACTTCCAAAAAAAGAAACTTATGTTTGTTTTGGATAAAGATAAAATAAACTTTAAGTGGGATACAGACTTGAAGGGGTTAGAATTAGGTAAAGCTGTGTTAAAAGCAAACGTACCAGAATGGGTTGTATCGTATCCGAAATTTACTTCGCCTGCAAAAGATGTGGGTGAGAGTTTTGAAAAATTTGGGTGGTTAGAAACATATGATATGATTATGAATGGGGTAGTAAAAGGTGATACCAATTTAACCTTAAAATCTAAATTAGCTAATATTGGTATCAGTAAGCGTAGAAAAATTAAACGTTAGTCTAATTTTTCTATAATGCTTTCTTTTGGACTAACAATATATGTTACAGATTTAGTTTTATTATTGGTAAATACGTTCTCCATATCTACCGTTATAATAAACTTTGTACCATCATTGGAATACAATATAAGGGGTTTTTTTAATTTTTTAAACTCCTTATATGTAGGTCTTTCGATATCTTCATTAAATTCATGCTCTTTAATTTTATTCTGAACTTTATCAATGACCGTTGATGTTACAACTGAAACTTTATCTATAATATTTGTAGCTAATTCTTGTGCATCTTCTGCTAATTCTTCTAACTCTGACTTACTTTTTACAGCTTCTGCAGCTATAATTATATCCTCAACAGCATCAATAAGAGCCTCTTCATTTTTACTTTCAATTGCATCTTGTAATGCTTCTAAATCTAATGAACTAATAAAATTATGAACTTCGTTAATTTGTCTGGCTCTTTTTTTATCTTTATGTTTATCATAAAGGTCTTTCCCAAATGATGCAGTTGATGCGATTGTTAAAACGGTCCCTAATGTTTTTAATGCTCCAATCATTATTTAAATCCTTCTTTTTTAATTTATAAATTATAAAGAGATTTTACTTAAATTAACCTTTGAATTTATTAATAATATTTTTTAACGTGGTGATAATGCTATAATCAAATACATCATCTCTACTTAATAAAAGACTGATCATAAATTTATTTTTATTTGACTTACTAAAAAGTTCAATAGTATTTGATATACTATTATATATTTTGCGATACTTTATATCTGTTTCTTTATATTTTTTAAATGTTTTTTTATAAAATTTTAGTATATCTATATTAACTATTTTTTCATTCATAATATCTTTGTTCTGTTCTACACCAATATAAATACCTTTGTGTGCGCCAATATATAGATCAACCATATTATTACAATAAGGACACCAATCATATTCATTAGTGATAAATGTTTTATCATCATATTCAATAAAATCACCAATTTCATAGTATTCTAAAACTTTTTCAAAATTCTTACTTTGTAATCCTTGTGTTAATTGAAATTTTTTAGAACAATGAGGACATGTTAATGTCTTATTAACTTCAAAAGTATCATACATACCCATAGTTATCTCCAAATAGAAAAATCTGATGAAGTACTTATTTTAGATATTTGTAAGGCTTCTAAAATCTTTTCAGGGTATTTATCGATATATTGACTAAGAGTTTTACTCGCATAATCAATTATAACTTTCAATTCCTTGCTTGTGGACGTGTTTATTTTAAATTTTTTTAAAATTGATTGTAAGAAAATAATTTTAGCTGTTAGTTTATCTTTGTGTACCATATGTCCCTGTACTTTTATATAATTTTTTTTATATTTCGTAAATATATATAAAAATTTTTCAGGTTTTAAATAGTAGCATTTGTAAGTGTCGATTACTTCCCATTGCATACCATCCATATATTCATAATTTTCTATAATTACTCTATGATATTTAAGTTCACCTGACATATTAAAAAACCATGTATATATAGGTTCACCAGATAGATATTTCATATTACATCTCATAAATTATTGGAGTGTCTGAATTTGCTAATTGTTGTAATTCATCAAATTCATCGTGAGATAAACGGTCAATAATAATTTTAGAAGCTATAGACACATAATATTCTAATTCATGCTGTAAATCGATTTCTAAACGTCCAAACCATTCTGATGCAAGCCAATCATTGAATAATACATAATACATAGAAATATTTCCAGTAATTAAAACATCTACAAAATCAAAATCGTTATAAAATGTCTTATTGTTATGAATGTATAGTAAACTATCATCTATACGTTTTTTAATCATCTTGTTTGTATTTTCTAAATTAAAACGATAAATTACTTTTCTATTACCAAGAGTATTTTTTAAAGATAATAATGTAATATCTTTATATGTTTTAAATGCCCATTCTGTGAATGATCGATATTCACTAGGCAATAATTCATCTTGCCATATTTCTAATATATCCCATAGCGACTTTCGATATTTAAAAATATTTTCTTTTAGTAATATTTCTTCGGCCTCACTTTTAGTGTAATTACCTTCTTTTTTTAATTTATTAATTTTTCCAAAGTGTACATGAAATAAAAATTTATTATTTTCATGTATAATCAATCCTAATCTATAAATTTTTTTTAAATCTATATTATTATATTTACAAGATGATATATGTTTTAGGTGTCCCTTTTCAGTTTTATACGTTTTACCACACATACATTTAAACATAATTTACCTTATTTAGTATAAACCATACATACATCATCTACTGATAATTCTGATGGTTTCTTTTTAATAGTTGGTTCTCCATTTTTATCCAAAATCATTATAGAGTGGTCTTCAGTCACCTTGATTGAACTACCATCCTCTAATTCTATTTCAAAAATTTCTTTCTCAACTCTATGTGCATATAGATATTGAACTTCATCGAATACTACTTTATTATCTATGTAATTCGTTACTTGTAAAGGAGAATCAAAATAAAAATACTCTTTATTATTTTCAGTTTTAACATGTGATGCTTTTAACTCTAATTCACCAAATGTAATAACACCGAATAAATCCGTTTCGATAGTTGCATCTTTTGTTACACTATCAGTATCGGAAATTACTGCACTTCTTAATTTTTGTGATTCTGGATTTTCAAAGAACTCATCATCATCTGCAGCAACAATAATATTATCAAGTAATGGGAATTCAAATCTACTTTCTCTTTCAGGATTAAAAAATTGCTCTATGGTTTCAATAAGGCCATATTTTGATAAAATTCTTCCTGTTAAAGTAGTTGAAGCGCCTAATGCTTGCCATTCATCAGCAAATTTAAAATGTGGCATAATTTGAACACCATATACACTATTAAGATTGATTTTAAGAGCAAATTGTACTGCATCCTGTTGTGATTCCATAGTTGTTTCATAATGCAATATCTTCTCAAACTCTTTTTTTGATATAATTGTGCCATCATCAGTAAATACGGTTTCTTGTAAATATTCAAGTTCGTCATCTGTTAATTCATTAATCAATTCTTCTAATTTGCTCATATAACCCCCAATTTTATACTAATTATACAATTATAAATTCTAAAATATTAATGTAGCAACATAGTCATGCATAGTATTAATCTTCTTTAGTATTTTATTAAGTTCCTCTTTTTCATTAAAAGAAGCTCTTTTAAATAGCCCATATAATCTTTTCAGATTATCAAAATAGAATAAAATATTTTTATAATCATTATAATTTAAATTTATTTTAGCTAGTCTTTTAATATAATGGAGGCTAATTTTATCTAATATTATATCATATTCGTCTTTATTTTCATCAATATAGTATATTCTATATAATTGACTACTTTTAACATAATCAAAAAGAAACTCAAAGGATTTTTCAAATTCAATTTTTGAAATAATAACTTTTAGTTTGTAATCGAATTGTTTATTATTTAATAGATCCTTTTCCGATACTATTTTTTTATTAATGACATTAACATTATTTTCTATGATTATTTCATTTTTAATTTCTATATTTTCAAAATCAAAAGTATCTTCAACATAAGTTTGAGCTAATTGTCTTGGCTTAATTAATGATTTCTTTTTTATACTTTTTCGCTTTGACATTATCTCTCCTTCTTTCATGTTTAATATCTTAATCATTATACAAAAATATTAATATTAGTAATAAATAATAGAAATAATTAATGAGGTGCAAAAATATGGCAGATGAAACTAATCTCAATATTGTAATACCAGATGTAGCACAAGAAGCAAAAATTATACTTGATTGGGATGATGGGCAATGGTATATATCCAGTATTCAAAGTTCAGATGGTACTGATATAACGGACACTAGTACGAGTACAACAGATACCACTTCAGGTGTAAAAGTTGCTGTTTGGGATTCTGAATACAAGTATTTAGTTGATGATATTGTTGGATACAATGGATCAATGTATGTATCAAAACAAAATCAGAATAAAGGGAATATACCAACCGACGGTACATTTTGGTGGCATCCACTAGTTGATCTTAGTAATGTAAATGCTGTAACTTTAGAAGGAAAAAACCTAGCTGAAATATCTAAGGATATTCTTGGTGGTAGCCTTATTACCGACTTTTATAAAAAGCAAGAAACTGATAACTTGATATTAAAATATATTAATAATGTTAATGCTAAGTTATTAGAAGATTGGTCACTCCAGAATATAAAAGATGATTATACTGAATTGATAAATGATTCTAAAATAGAAGCTGAACAATATGCTATTGATTATTTTGTTTCAGATTCATCTGATAGTTACCAACAATCATTAATTAATAGATTTAATGAGAATATTGCTGATGATAATATCAATCAAAATATTTAAGGAAAGTATAAATGAGATTAATTTTTGATAGAATAATAACTGAATTTAATAAAATATATTTTGGAACAAAAAGAGTAGGAGATGCCGCTAAATTAGGTGGAAAATATGAACGTAATTTAAGTGTTTTAGATTCATCTAAATTAGGTGGGAAAACGGAAAGTTCTCTTAATGTTAATCATTCAGTATTTTCAGATAATGCCGAAAAAATAAGAAGTGTTGATATTAATGGTGAACCAACAGTAAATATTAATGGTGAACCGGTATATAAAACAGAAAATACTCTTAGTGTTTATAATACAGAAATGGTTAGAGGTTTAGAACCCTTTAACTTAGAAGTAGATATTTCTAGGCGTTTAAAAGCAGGAGAATTACCTGACTCACCTACATTTACTGTTGCTAGTTTAATGAGTGATGTGAATTTAAGACGTGTAAAAGATTCTGCTTTATTGGCTGGGAAGACTGAAGATACTTTGGATGTAAGGACTGCTGTTAATGCTGATAATGCATATCTATTAGATAATACATCACAATCTGAGTTAGTAGTAAAAGAGGCAAATCAAGCCCTTAAATTAAAAAGAAGTAATGGTGATTTAGTAGGGGAGACTGAACTAATTGTTTATGCATCAAACCATATAAAGTATGGTACGGTTGATTACAATTTAATAGAACTACGAGATTATATTCTTAGCTCCGAACAAGCAAAAGAAGTACTTGTTTATAATGCGTTTACTGCTAATGGTTTAAAAATGGCAAATGGAAATACAAAATCTTGGGATGAATTAAAAGATGAATTAAAGACGGATAGCAATTCAGAAATTTATAAAGCTACTAGATTTGTAGTATCAAGTAGTGAAATTTATACGGGGGTAGAATATAAGACCTGGGTTATTAATAGTGTTGATTTCAGCAATAAAGTCGCAGCTTTAAATGCTAATACTGCAAATAGAGCAGTACGTTTTGGTGATGCAGACGATAATAAGACTATAACTGAATTTCGAGCTGAAATCTTAACAACAAAAGTTAATAATGCTAAAGAGGCGGATACTTTAAATGGTAATAGTGCTGAAAATATTATTTCTACTACCAGAAGTAGAATATTAACTAATGCATCATCAAATTTAACTACAAATGAAGCTGATGGTTTTTTCAGTAATAATGATGTTAAATTAAACGTTAAAGCTATAAAAGTTGATGCAGCTGTAAATGCGGATACACTTTCCACTTTTAGTTATACAGATATTAAAGACCAAGTTAAGAGTGAAGGTGGTGTTTATTCTAGTAAATATATTTATACAGACCCTAATGGTTCAGGTCTAAAATCATATATTGATATAACGAATGATATTAACAATTCAAAAATATCTATTTTAGATGGTGTAAGTACTGATTATGATACATTATTAAAAATAGAAACTATAATAAAAGATAATAAGACTGATTTAGATAATAAAATAATTACGGAACAAGTAAATCGAACAACAGCAGATAATAATTTAACTGATAGAATTGATACTTTGACATCTGATTTTAATAATGAAGTTAGTACTAGAGTTGCAGTAGATAATCAACTAACGTCAGAATTAGAATTAAAATTAAACCACATACATCAACTAAAATTTGATGTTATTTTAACTTCTGATGCTACGGCTGTTATTGGTACTAGGTATTATGTTGATGTTACAAATAATCCCATAACACTTATCTTGCCTGATAGTAGTGTTAGTAATTTTGATAGGATATTGATACATTGTTTAGCAGGTGATTTTTCAGTAAATAATTTAACTATTGAATCGAATAATACATTTATGAAATCATCGTCTCCTCTAATAGTAAATACAAATGATGAGACGTTTGAACTAGTATTTATAAATAATGATTGGAGAATTTTATGATATATTTAAGTGATTTTAGACCGAAAAGTTTTGAGTATAACGGGATGCCATTGGATATTACATCTGATGGTATTGTATATAGTTCAGATGAAATAGTACCTGCTAACACAGCTTATAATTCGGGGAATAGACGTACATTAATTAGTATAACGAGTACTTTTGATATAGTATCTGGAAATATTGAAAATTTAATTGATGGTGGTACGACTTTTGTAACCCTTAATGCTTTAGATAACACCCCTGATGGTAATTTTGTTTATTTTACTTTTGCATCAGCTCAAGAATTTGACAGAATAAAACTAACGTCTAAAAATTGGCAATACACACCCGTTATAAATTTTTATTGTTCAGAAAATAATATTGATTGGATTATTTTTGCTACTACTAGATTAGAAAATACTGAAACTATATCCGATATTAAAGTATCTTTACCAACAGGAGATTTTAAATATTTTAAATTTGGTTCACTTTCTGAAGATACATACGATAAAGGTGACATAAGTAAACTAGAATTTAATATTATAGATAAGAAAATATTGACCCCTATAATCCCAAAGGTAGATTCTACTGGAACTTTTGACTTTGAAAATACTACAATGGAAAATACTGATAGTAGTGGTAATCCGTCTGTAGTTTTTAATATGAAAAATAATCCTAGTCCACACCCCTCAGAATATAAGATGATTACAATGACCGGCCCTAGATTATCAAATGGGCTTTCTATACCTTCAAACACACAATTTCATGGCTATTTGGGTACAGACAAGGCTATATTTTGTAGTGATTATATTTATGCAAAAACATTTATTCAAACTGATAGTGGATTAATAAAATTTAAGGATTCAAAAGCTAATGAATGGAGGGATTTAAGTTATTTAGGCGAAGGGGCAACAATCGATTCCAAAACTTATCCTGCTGGACTTTTTGTTGAAAATAGTAATGGCGCATTTGAAGCAATAATTACTAGTTCAAATATAAGTGCTGCAACATCTTCAGTTTCAATAGATGATACAACACCTAGTACAACCACAGTATATTCATCAGATAAAACACAAACTGAATTAGATGCAAAGGTTGATTCAAGTCGAGTATTAACTGATGTTCCATCAGGGGCAGTATTTACTGATACAATTACAGTAATAGATGATACAACACCTAGTACAACCACAGTATATTCATCAGATAAAACACAAACTGAATTAGATGCAAAGGTTGATTCAAGTCGAGTATTAACTGA